TTTTTCAGTGTAGTAAAATATTAGACATTTTAGGTGTGGTTTTTATCATATAGAGGAAAATAAATAAAATGGGAGGTGAAGATTCGTTCGACGACAGGTACGATTCTGATGCGCTCTGGGAAAATGAAGGAGCAAAATCGATTCAAGTAAAGGAAACGGATTTGGAGGTGTACCGAATGCACCGCAGAGCGGTACCCACTCTAGAAGAAAAAAATAGAACAGCTTTAAGGTACTATTCAGATTGGTCTCCTGTTTACAGAGTGCCTCTCTTCTCTTTAAAGGATGGAAGTGATCCCCACGAAAGAGATTTTAGTTTCAATGTAGATCCACGACGATTTGGAAAAGTACCAGTGAAGGTGAGACGAGTTGACGTGAGAAATCCTTCACGAACGGCTGCCATTTTCGTGCCAACTGGACCAGGACTTCATGTATCGTCTTACACTGGAGACGGGATGTTGGTCTGCCCTAATCACAATTTTATAGGAGATCTTTGTTCTGAAATAGCATCCGATATAACAATTTATAATACAAGTAGTTCAGGGCGGCTATCTTATGCAACAAACTTTAATAGTGTTGAAGATAATTCCCCTGTCGGTATTTTATTCGAGACTCTTCCTGACGACAAAATGTTCCAACAAGTGTCTATTTTTTCCGCTACTGAACCGGCTTCCAATATCTCTATCGGACCCATGAGTCATGTGAAAATCAAGCTCGGTTACTATGATGAAGAGAACGCTACCGCAGTCGGTGTCATTAGATATGGAGGATTATTCTACACCTCTGTCGGTGCATGCATTATCCCAGAAGGGGTTTTCTTTGATGATGTTGTGGGAAATCATAGCTCAATGAACATATACAACATGACTAACCAACCAAAAGAAATTGTACTAAAAGAGCCAAGAGGAGAGGATGCCATGGAAGAAGATGATGGTGAAGAAGCAGATTATAATTTCTTGGGTTATGTAGTAAGATTTGAACATGATTTGAAAATGCAAGCCATGTCGTCAGCATATAGCTCAGTTTCTATTGATATTAACAGTTCAAGTTTCCACAAATGTTTCCTAATTAAACCTAAATATAACTCTATTTTACAACCTCTCGTTTCTTCAGAAGTTGTGCTTAATGATCTCTCGCTCAATACACGTGGGAGAGAAGTAGAGTTTCATGACAGGCTCCCGTCTGGTGCACAAGACAACTCATATTCGATTGTAAAATACATGAAAATAGTATCTCTAAAGGAAGGCCTAAAGGTTGTAAACCCTATAATCAATACAGAATTGTATAAGAAAAAACAGGCTTTAAAGGTGCATGTTTTAAATATGACGCGTGATGTTGTGGGACTAGATACGAGTGAGCATAGTTTTGGAGTAATAGTGTGTCATGCTGCAAAACTTCCCGAAGTGATTGGTCAATAAAAATTTTTCATTGAGAGATAAACTTTTTTATTTTAGCCAGAATGTGGACAAAATGCTTATTTTAATTAATTCGCTACTATTAATATTGATCATTGCAATCATTGCTGGGTATGTGTTTCTGCTTCAAAGAATATTCCTTAAACGACCATGGGCTGTAGAAAATGACCAGATATCAATCAATAGAAATGAAGAAGCTGTCGCTGAAAATAATGCTGCTATTGCTGCTGCTGCTGCTGCTACTACTACAACTCTTGAGGATATAAAATAAAAACCAGAATGAAATTATACATGTTTTTTATTATCATTTCTTACAAAACACAAGATAGACATGCAGCAGCCAATTCTACTGCTGCCGTATGATAAATACCAGTTATAAAGGACAATTTACAATTTCCATTGACACGTTCGTTACAAAGTTCATCCATGTTATACAATGGTCCAAAAAATCTTTCATCAGTATAATTCCACACAGTACCTGTAGTGGTAGAAAAGGCCAGACCTCTAACAGCGTCTTTTATTTCACTAACACTCATACCAGCTACAGGTTTCTGAGCAAACCTTAAAGACTCAAACAAAAATATAATTGTATTTGTGTCATGGTTATAATTTAAAGGCAATAAAGATTTCACCAACTTTCTATCTTGAGCATCTTTTACCCTTTTTAACACTTCCTGGGCCAATAGTTTATCCCCTCCGAACAACATCTCAGCCATCAAATCTACAGAGTCATCTAGGCCAATTTGCCGGGCCAATCTTTCGTTCTCAAATTTTAAAGCTAGCGTGTACAAGAGGACAAAATACAATGATTGACAACAAGCCATGTCGCATGTATCTGTGCACTTGTGTTTTCCTATTAGAGAATTGAGTGCAACTTCAAAAGGCACACCCATTAATGGTTTTTCTTCACGCGTTTCTGGGATGGACACGGGGCACTTTTTCCAATGGTCTTGAGTCAATTTTCTAGACGCATCTAAAACTGGGAAAAACTTAACCTTAACTGCAGCAACCATGGCGTCCAATTCAGACTTAAAAGGCCCTCCCTTTTCTTGCCTCTTCTTGTTGGAGAGATTACGTATTTGATCCAATTGAGATATTAAATTTTCCATTTGGTCTGCTACTCTTTGGTCCAATTTCATGACTGAAGTTATATAGGAAGATAATGTACAATTGCTATATTGTTGTAAGACTCTGGTTCTCTCTTCATTGTTGGTGCAAGAAGAATGTGTTGCTTTTAGTAAACGGTCAAGAATGACATCTCTCGCATCTTTCTTCCCACATTTACTCAACGAACTAGCAATTTCCTCCGTCTTTCCCTTTGCCGTCTTAGAGCCCTTTCTTTCTCCCTCCGTTTTCTCGCTTGTTTTAGTTTCTTCACCAACATCCTTGTTAGTGCTTCGTCCAGGGATCTTTTTTTCCGTGACACAGTCACCTTTGTTCTCTTCGTTTTCACCATTTTCTTCGTCCTCTTCTTCTGCTTCTTCGTCGTCGTCGTCGTCGTCTTCACCGTAATCCTTTCCCCCTCCAACAAACAATAACATTTGTTTATTATTTAGAGATCGTATACAAGCCATAGCCACGTCCTTTGTAACAATGACGCCTGTATTAAATGACAATGCTCCTCTTCTCAGAGAAAATCCAGTATTGGCAGATGTAGAACACAACACTTCTACATTTTTAGCAATCATGGATTTTATTGCCGTCTTATCGCTCTCAACCATCTTGTATACAGATGTGATGGCGTTGGGCACAACAGATAAATTCTTGACTGAAAATGCAGGAACACTTCCCTTCATGTTGGTGGCATCCCAACGCACGCTACCAGCGTTAAAATAACCAGCAGGGACTTCCCCTTCCTCTGCCGAAAGACTCCAAGAAGAAACTGATGTCACCGTCTTAAATTTCTGCCCCAATGAAATTTCTGAAGAAGGGTTCAGGTGGTTATTTATCGCTAGAGCTAGAGGATTAGGTCTACTCTGTTCTTTTGACGTATCAAACTTGTTGACTCGGGAACTAGTAATCATCATAGCAGGATTTGTTATATGGGATGCAAAATTCTCCACATGATTCTTCATCACATCCAAATAACAGCTTTTCTTTTCCTCTATTTTTGGTAAAAATCTTGCAATCAATGATTGGAGACCCTTTAGTTTGGTGGTGGGTGTAATTCCCTTCTTCACAAAGGCTCCCTTTTTGTAAGGGGTGAAAGCTGCATTCGCTTGCGTCACCGCCTCCATCATTTCTGTACCCGCTTCTATGGGGCGGGAAGTCATGGCGTCAATCCAGTTACCCTTCTCCACCCCTACAATTTGTGAGGCATACAAGTTGTTGATAACAGAAGCATCCATGGCCATCCACGTAGGTGAAGAGGTAAACCATTCCTCCATACTCTTCTCGTCATGAATTCCTTCCTCTTCCAAAAAGCTTTTCAATTTCTTACCAGCGGGTCCTTCGGCCGCTCTAAGAATCAATGAAGGATTATGGGGAACAACATACCCATCTGCGTGGCTAGGTCTCTTGATAAAGGATGCAAACTTATTATTGTTATCGGTTGATTTCAATTTTATCATGTCATTGAACGCTGCACTATTTTCATTAAAGTGAAGCATATGGTATGTTTTCTTGGCAAACAAAAGACCAGCGACAGCTAGACGTTCATGGGCGATATTCATCATGCCCACACCAGCGTCTCGGCGCTCTACAAACTGGATGCCCTTTGTTAACGAGTTGACTAGGATGGGAATAATTGCAGCCATTTTATTTTTTAGAGCAATATCCATCACATAATAATATTTGCCAGTTTGTTCATCATATTCTGGTATCATTCCTCCATCACCTACAATATTATGCACGCAGAATACAGAATCTGTATCCCCGTACGTCTGCTTAGTACCAGGAAGAGCCATCTGTAATCCACAACCAATATTGCCAAATACACATCGAGCATTTTCTGTAATCTGATTGGCCGTCACCGAGTGCCTTGTGCCTCCTCCAATTCCTCCGGTGGCTGACATGTTGGAAATACTTGAGGCAGTATTGGCAGATCCAGACGCAAACTCTTTACGGCTCGAACGTGCTCTTAGGGCCAAATGACCATACATGGAATTCATACCGAGCTTCATAATATTTTGTCCAACTTTGTTTAGACCAGCTCTTTTCATGTCTCCCATCTTGGCAAACTCCTTGGCCTTGTTCTGCATCACAACTCGATCGGCTCTGTAAGTGGCTTGCATTTGAGGGATGATTCCCTTAAGAATGTCAGTTTTTACGTTCCATGTCCTAACCAACATTCCAACATTGATTAGACGAGAAGACCACAGTCTAACAGCTGGATCATTGGCCGAATCAAATGCGCCAACGCGGCGATAAATTCTGTCTGATAAGCTAACCAACCTCTCGAATTTTTCATTGCCTTCATAATCACGGATATTTCTTCCCGTAGATTCAATAATGTGACGAGCCATTTGGGTCACAGGACTATGACAGAAATCGTATTGTTTTTGACCCTTAAATGTCCAATGGGTTCTTATAATTTCCTCATCTTTTTCAACAGAAAAGTCCTTTTCGAGTTCTGAGAGAATATCCTCCAATGTACGACATTTTCCAGCTGTTATGTGTGCGCCAATGTACGGTCTGTCGATTAACATTATGGGCAATACTTGAAGCATATACTCTAAACTTGCTGGGGCTATATGCATATCATCATTCACCTTGGCCGCAAACTGCATATTAATGTCACACACAATCTCGGGGAAGTAATCCATACCTGCGGCAGTGACATTCATATTGGGAGATGTATTGGTGCACCACGTTTTATTATTTGTCTTCTCGGCATCCAAATTTTCTATGAATCTTAGACCCAAACTTTCCTCTATGCGAGTAATTGGAGTTTGTCTATTAGAGTTGCTATTCTTCCATGATGCGACTGCAATATCAATGGGTCTGTACTCGGACAACACAATCTGATTGCACTCGTCAATAACGTCCAACAACAATAAAGAGTCGGTGGTTTTGTTTTTCATTTTTTCAAGTACCAATCTATCCCTCAGTTGCATAATTTGTCGATGGGTCACAAAGGTAGTGGTGCACAGATTATTCTGACACATGGTCATCGGGTACAAACTTGTCATGTCAATCGTTTGATAGGGAACATGATTGACGATAGGTTGACTCACCATACCTCCCTTTGTGTCTGTGGCAATAGAGTGTCTTCTTACTCCCACACCTCTTCTATCTGCCCTTTCTTCTCCCATATTTCTACAGATTGCTCCTTCTCCTATACATAGAGGAGTGGCCAGGTTGGCTGTCACGACCGCCTCGGTTAAAGCAGAGTCCATACACAGCCTAAAAATCTCCCCTTCCTTGTTGATGGAGGTAGAAACTATACCAGTCAAGTAGGCATCCTTGCAACAATAGACGTGTACTTTTGCCTGATCCTGGGCCTTCTTCAGCTTCAAGAATCCCAATAGATGAAAGTGTAGGTCTACTTCATCTTTTACATTTTTAACCTTGTCGCCGACACTACTCACTTTGGCGAGCACGGCGTTCAAATTAAATTCAGAGAGGGATTCTTTATAGGCCTTTTCGCACACTTTCATGAGATCCAACCGAATAGCACTGCACATACCGCCAATAATTTTCTGGAACCATCCTGCTGATCCTTTATTACTGGAGGATAACTTGTTGCGTTCCTTAAACTTGGTATTGGCCTGACTTTCTGCCCCGGCCAATAAATCTGCAGTCATTTCAGGTTTCAACATGCCAGTTTTCTTGTCTACAAATTTTCCCAATTTATTGAAAATACCAGTGCTTGCTAGTTGTATTCTTTCTTGAGGGGTGCTCAATCTATATGGAGTTTCTCCTCCTCCTCCTTCTGTTGCTCTAGGAAGGACAGATTCTGCTGTAGATGCATCTGCTACACAATAAGACATGTCTTTGGTGTGATCACTCAAATGTTTGACGATACGAGTAAAGACAAAGGGGTCGTCAAAAGCTACATTGTTCCACCCACTAATCACGTGAGGCTTCACTTTATCTATATACTTTCCAAAACCAAGCAACATTTCAAACTCGTTGGTGAAAATTTCAATCACTTGAGGGCACTGTTTCATAATGTCTTCCTTTTCTTCAGGATCGTACGAATTTATTATAGTCTCTTTCACCTTTTCCACGTCGGATCCAGGTGCAACCAGTCCAAATACTCCTCTCTCTCCTCCATGTGTCATATCGCCTCCCGTACACAAACAGAACCCAATAGATGTGATGACTGATTTTTTGTCGGTGAAATCTTTATCTGTTGTTTCAATATCATAGTACAGTATCTTGTGCTGCCCTATAGCTCGCTCCATAGCGTCCGTAGAGATGGCCGTATCGTGGTTAACGTTTTCAAAGATGATGGCATTTTCATCCTTGGCCAACCATACACGAGCACCTTCACGTGACTTTAGGATCCTCATTACACGAGCACTAACTCGGCCATTATTAATAGTATCTTGGGCACGATTAGATCTACAGCCAGTCACTTCTAGTGAAAAGAAGGGATCAGACACTATCGATTCTGAAGAGATGAAACCAGTTTCTTTATCCACACTAAATTTCCTATTTTCAACCATGAGACAAAAATTCTTGACACTCTGTGTAATGTCGGATACGACTTCACCTACACTCCCTAGATTTTCCCCTCTACAGAATCCCTTAAAAACTATTCTGTCATCGACGGTAGTGCTTCCTGGATTAGGTAGACGAGGGAGAGTTTCCATACAGGCCAAATCGGATATTTTTCTATCCTTTTCAACTTTACATTTTGTTACTTGAAAAGTCCACATGTTCACACCCACAAAATTAATAGTCCACCACTTCCCAGAAGCAGAACCTCGAGGCACCACATTTTCATTGTTTTTATGTCCAGTTAAAATGTGACAATTTTGAATAAACACTAGCAACATTTTTCCAAATGGATTAAGCAAGTTGTACAAGATATCAAAATTGAATCGGGGAAGTTTTCTATCCCCTAGATTTTTCAATGTGTTTACTAGAGAATGGGTAACAAATTCATGGGCAATAGGTTCCACAGTGTGAGTAGGCCAATTCCACTGCCTGCCATTGGGTCCAAGTGGGATGGTATTGGAATAGGCAGTTTCATGAGCCTTTTGGGTAATATCAGCCAGCATATGGAAGGTCTTTTTAAAGACATTATTTTCTTCTCCTCCATTTTCATTGTTTCGTAGTCGTTCATCTATCCATGCTTGCGCTTGTCCAATTTTAGAGGCATCCGTTGATATGAAGGAAGATTCATCACCTGGGTTCTCCAATACAAAGAACATTGATGCGAAGCAGGCAATACATCCATAGTTTCCTTCATTGTCCAGTTTTAGTTGCATGGCTGAAGAATGGGGGCATGGTGTTGAATCAACACCAAATCTTCCTCCTCTTGTTCCCCCAATCACATCGAAACTAGCTTCTAGGGCTTCCTTTCCTCCCTCTCCGTCCCCGCTCATAAATGTGAACGCAGGTGCTCCACCAACATTCTTCCTCTTCTTATTCTTGTTGTTGTAGTTATTGTCCAGGGCTTGCATGATTTTTCTCCTGCACTTGTAATACGAGTTGATAAGTTGTGCTCGGACGACAGAAAAACTCTTCTCGTGGTGGCACCATCTTTCGTCCAGAAAAGCACCCGCATAATCAAACGTGTACAAGTCCATATTGGCGTTAATTTCTCCCCATAAACTATTGTGCTTCAAGAAAGCCGCCATAAAAATTAGGGCGTCCATCTCATTGTGCACTTCAAAATACACGGGGGAACTATTAAATATGTTGAATCCAGTCATTCCAGAAGGGTTGTGCACCACGACAGTTTCATGTTCTTCCTTGACAAAGTTTTCTAGACGGAGTTGCATACCCACTGTCGTTATAGGGGTTGTACACCAACTACTAATTTTGCTCAATTTTTGGTCACCAGAAAAATAGTATTTCTCGGTGTGGTCCATCAAGGAACGTGTGTACTTCATTTTAAAGTCGCTGGACGTTTTCTTTATCACACTTTCAATCACTTCTGAAGGGCGTGTAATATTGTCCAGACAGTTGTTACTCATGTCACTGAAGCGTTCATGACCAGATTTAGACCAGTTATATTTGACCATATATGTTCCCACAAATATCTGGTCGGGGGATATCTGGGTAACAACATTATCAGAGACTCCAGAAAGTACACCAATTAGTTCCAGATTTTTGGGTTCACACTTGAATTTGGAATTGGTGTCGTAGATGACCACTTCCTTGTTGTTGTCAAGGAGGAAACCACATCGGTTTACAATAGTGGTACAACTGGATTTGGGGGTGGAAGAGGGTGATGGAGCTGGAGATGTCATCTCGACGGAGGGTACAAGTCGACTGTGGGTTCCGAGGGGGTGCAGGCTGGTTTTATATAGAGGTGAGGAAAGAGTTGATGAAAACGATGTTGGGGGGGGGTGAGCAAACCAATTTAATGTCTGCACATGTGTTTTATGTTGTACATGAAATATAGCCTTTTTTAGTAATTTCACTCCAAAAAGTCTTGCATGAAGATGAGTGTTGACGCTAAAAAATATGTAATTTGCCCAAATTTGATATACGATATTGAAAAAACACATATCTCATCGCACGTCTTCATTTTATCATCTTTTCCTGTAATGGGAAATAATGAATAGGAAATAGCAATTTCTACAGAAATCACGAGTACACTTCCCAGATCAAGAGCATGGTCCGTAGATTTATTATACTGGCACACCATTGTTAGGGTTACACGGTATAAAAATGGAAGACTTTAAACAATTAAAAGTAAAAAATGGTATTTGTTTGTCTGGGGAAAATACCGAAAATTATGAACGGGTACTATTAACATTCAAATCAGTCAAGAGTGTCAGGAGAAGTGAGCTAAAGGAAGGACATTTTATAGTTCGTCTTAGAGACAAGGAAGTACTCCACATCAAGAACGGTAACGAAAGATTGAGACAATTAACAGGAGATCCTACGCTTCAGATTGGACTAAAATACACATCCAGTCTCCCAAAACAAGGTAGTTTCTTAGAAGATGAAGACCCTAATTATGGAAAAAAATGGAACGAATCACTACCAAGCCCATTCCAGGAAATGAACAAAATTGTGGAAGAAAAGGCTCTAGTTAATGACAAGAACTTTAAATTTTCACCCCTATACAGAATCATACATGAACGTCTTTCAAATGCGGCCGTTAAGAAATGTGATTATATGATAATCACAACAGACTTCTTAGTAGGGTGTGGGTTTTCTCCTAGAAATTGTACCCGTACTCTTAAGAATATGGAACAAGTGTTAGTGCAACACGGTGGTACCTCTTCTCGTGTATCAGTGTATGATATCTGTGATAGGTTAACGTACAATGGCTTAAGTATCGCAAACCCCATAGTTGGCAGTTTTTCAAATATGTGCCTAATTGTACCAATGGATAAACTTGGATTACTTTTCTACAACAGCACACACCCGTCAGCTAAAAGCATTGGAAATTACATGTCATGCCTTTTCAATGCTGCAGTTGTATACACGCTAGAAAAGAGTAATCAAAAATTAGATAATTTCGAAAAGGAAATCAGATTTGCAAAAAATGAAGTCAACCTTCTAGTTAGCGAAAGAAGTGTTCTGGAAGAAAAACTTAAAGAATCCAAAAAGCTATATGCTGCCTCAGAAGAACAAAGGATTTCTCTTCGAGATGTGCATAAAAAGTCCTCAATTGCATCATCCAGATATGACGGCGGTGCCTGTCTGGTCTTTGCCTTTTCTGACCGAGATTTCTCCTTGTTGTGCAGAACCAATGGAAATGGTTCCTTTTACTCTGCCACAGAAGAAGGAATCAGATACGTCTCTTCGGACGACTACAGAAAGAGGGACGTGGATGAACGTAGGCCCAGATTGGTCATGTCCATAACTGGCTCAGATGCACCTATATGCATCAGAGATAGTATACGAAACCATTTTAATAACCATTTCATTGCATCCGGAAAGGGTAATGAAATATCATTCATCGATCCTCCGAATGAAAGGTTGTTGATGGAGATGGTCAGAGAGGTTACTGGATCAGACATCAAAATCTTCATGGATAATGGAAAAGTATATCAAGATGGTGTAGAAATAAAAGTGATTGACCCCTCTTCTAAAGAAGGCAAGGACATAATAAAAAAGGAAGAAACATTACCAGAGGAGGAAAGGAAGCGTCTGCGCCGAGAGCGTCGCATGATTTTCAACACAGTTAAGGCAATTGAGACGTACAACGAGGAACGTGGGGAAGAAGAAGAAGTAGCCACAAGCAGTGGAGGAACAAAGAGAAAGAGGGAGGAGAAAGAAGGCGATTATGTTGCCCTTTTGAACAAGGCATGCAAAGAAATTAAAGTTTGTTGAATATAATGGACAATAAAACAAGTTATAACATTTCACAAGTGTTTTATTATTTCTTAGCAACCATTTCTTGTACATCAAAGAAAAATCCATTCTCCATTACATAATAATTTTTAACTCCTTCTTCTACATTTTTCATGGTACAAATCTCAAACCCGTACATACTTTCTAAGGCATATTTAACCCTAACACAGTTACTATAAACAATCCTGTGTTTCTCCACACAATGATTAGAATCAGCAGGAGAAACCTTCTCTTCACATATCCAGCACATGTTTGTTCCACATTCACAAAACACATTCACACAACCTCCATATTTCTGGATAGCCTTTTTACATGAAGGACAATTTACAACTCTAACATCATCATTGTCCTTTTCATACATCCATTCAATCGTCCTTTCTTTGCAGGGGACAAATTCAGGTTTGGGGAGCGACCCAGAAAATGAGGCTGCAGCAGCCGCATTCTGTCTGGCCGCATTTAGGTTCTGGATATAGGCGTTTCTTGTGGCATCATCTGGACGCATGTGAACCAATTCGTCAGTAATGAGGAGAGTTTTGCCTACAAATGAATGGGCGCGGTGTATGACACATTCTGGCGTCTGAAGTAAAACTTCCATGAGATAACTTTTGACTAATAGTTCTGCCCATTCAAGTAACTTTTTAGATGCGTCTGGACGCACCCTTTTCTCGTGGAAGAAGGCCTTTATTAAAGCAATTTTATTCACCTTTCTTTTAACGAGTTCCAGACTAGGGCTCATGGATCTACCAATAACACAGGGGTAGTTTATCGCACGTAACAAGAAACTGTCGCCTCTATAAAGTACGGCATTTACCCCTTCTAGTAAATCAAACATATTTTTGGGCAATTCCCCACTCTTTCTCCAGTTGGCTAGCGCTATAATGGCTTGCCCCACTGCCGATTGATCATCCCATCCTGCCATTTTCTTCCTCGGTGCTCTTCCTAGAAAAGTTACAGCATCTCTGCACGTACTAATGGTGGGTGTTTCTCCACTGGAACCCGCAATAAAGTTACAGGTAAATTTTGCTGGCCACATATGATTTCCGGGACCATCATCATACTCTTCCGAATCAACAATCTCGGTAAGATTAATTAGAGGGGGAGTTACATCCACCATTTCATAGTCCGTACTTTCATTCGGCTCATCACATACGACAGGAGATACGCATTTGTAACAGTACAAGGCACACAGTCTATCCAAATCTTTTACATTCTTTACTACCTTATTGTAAACATGGGGAATGTCTTTAGCTCCATGCGCAATTCTCCTCGCAGTTTCAAAATCATACTGGAGAAACTCTAGGGAGTAAAAACAAGCCTCTGCGCGATTTATGGTAGCATCAAAGAGAGAAGAACAATGAGTCGATGTGTATGGTAGTATCATTCTCTTACACAAATTTGAAAACTCGTAACATCTTCCCTTTAGATTGAGCATGCCACTTTTACAACCAGGGCACTGGAACAAATCTACAACTTTTACACCTGCCACACCAGTCATTTTCTCATACAGGGAAATGATGTACGGGAATATACATTCGGAACAAATCTTTGCTCCACAACACTTGTCATCATGTGATGAGGAGAATGCGTGGACGGGGAAGAAATTGTGCCTTGCCACATGTTCACTATAAGAAAAATCGGGCGTCTTGTCAATTTCACAAAAGCACATACAACAGTTTTCTGGCTTGTTTTTCTCCTCAATGCACTGTCGTATTTTTTCAGAGAAATCATCACCAATAATACCAGCGTTGATTGAAACTATGCAGTCGGCAACATCTTGTGATAGGGAAGATTGTAATGTTGTATCCTTTTGGAGTAAATAGAATCCCAATTTTCTTGCAGATGGTATAGATAATGTAATTCCTTTTACTCCTTGCTTGATGTCTATAGAATTTGAAGACAGGAGATATGGAAGATTTAGCATTGAATAAGAGTACACTTTCTGGAGAATACCGGCGAGTCTTGAACCGAATAATTTACTGAGTACACGTATAGGGATCTTTGTCACTGCATCATTAACTGGTTCAGCCACATACACTCTAAAAATTCTAGATGTTGATGGAGGTTTCTTCTCAGCTTTGTTGCGCATAATGGTGACCATTCGCTTGACGACAGATGCGTGTATGGATTCCCATTCACTTTCTCCCCCAACTTCTCCTTCTATATGATCTAAACCGGCCAACAGATTAAACATCCTGAAATCTCTAGACACGTATGCTCCTTTGATATTTGTAGGAGGCCAGTTGTTACTGAATTCATTGAAGGGGAGTGCTAGAACAGCTTCAGTGATGACTCGGTACGCTTTAGATCTGGGGGGAAGAACTACCAAAGTACCGAAAATGTACAGCAAATCCACATCAGTTATTGGGATCAGGGGAGCTCTAGAAGAGGAGGATTCTCCAGATCCAGATCCAGATATTTTCTTGTCCAGAACGCCCTGTAACTCCTTGACGCCGTTCACATAGGAAAATACTCCATTATACAGATCCTTGACAAAATAACAGTATGATTCTTCAATGTCATTGTCCAATGTTCTCCCGTGAAGACTTCCCACTATTCTTGGTTCCAGATGTGGTTGGTTCTTGAACGGGTGCAAAGGGAACAGATTTCCTCCATTTCTTTCTCCTTGGATCAGGTGCGAGATGTCGGCCAGAAACTGGATGGGGCACTTCTGGTTTCTTCCTGTCTCGTCACATTTCTGGGTAATCTTGTCCACCAGATCTGGGTGAGCCAGAGCCTTGAGAAAGGTCTGGTAGGTGGAGATGCGGAACGAGAACGACGACGACGAGGAGGAGGACATGTTGACTCTTAGATGGACTACGGTTGAATGATACAAAATATAAAAATTATATATTATTAATGCACGAATTTTAAGGTGGTGGCTGGCAACTACATTTTTGCCTCTATAAAAGAGAGAGAGCTCGCTCGAGAGAGTTAGACAAGTCTTACCCTTCAACATGATTGTATTCGTCGAAGGATCTCCCCTAACTGGGAAAACTTCATGGGTGGATAACATGAGAACTGCCGGAAAGGGCAAACAGTCTTTCCTCAACTTCATGTACACCAATTATAGGGACTATTTACCCATCTTCCCATGGACCATTCAAGAGCATTTGCGTGCATCCGATTACCAGGAACGTCCCAGGCTCGTGGATGGAATGTTTGGATCATCATTGAACTTTTTCACAGGCATGTGGAGGCACGACACAGAACAGTTTCCAGAATCAAAAATTGGATTGAGGGAGTATTTGGAGATGTATGGAGAAGAATTCAAAGCATGTGTCGCCGAGTGGGTCAAATACAAGCCAGTTTTCCATGTGATGGTTTACAGGGAAGAAGATGTCAAGAAAATGGAACCAATTATTCAAGAATTGAATGATGCACATAACTGGTTTATTGACGTTCTCAAGGAGGAGAGAGCGTTGTTTGTAAAGATTGAAGTTATCCCCAGAAATGTGTACAAAGGGAATATTTGTAGTTCATGTTTCTCGACGAGTAAGAATTACGTGTACCGTGTTGGTAAATGCACGAATAGTATTGTACACTGTGATATGAAATGTAAGTTTATTGCTGAGAAGATTATTTGATGAGATTTTAGTTGAATAAATAAATTACAAAATGTTTTTTGTTGTTTTATTGGTCTATTGATTTTTTAAGAATTGGACTATATTATTACACATATTCCAGTTAAATATGACGTCCACCTCCACCGCCTCACTGGGATGTAGAGGTGGTGGCTTGAAAAGTGCCACATTTTGTGTACTACGCACAAAGAAATATGACATTCCGAGACATTCTAAAGACGTAATTTTTTGCCGATTTCATCTACAGATTAAGTAATTCAAGCAACGTGGCAATTTGCGTATCGGCCCACTCTGTGTCACAGTTCAATGGCAAGGTCTGTAGGTTTATTATCTGTGACACCCGAGTATGACACATTTAAGTATATCAAAATGGAAGAATTCAAGACTTTAAAGGTAAAAAATGGATTCACTATTTCTGGTGAAAACCCTGACAAATACGAACATATTCTATTATCATTCAAATCTGTTGATAGGGTTACAAAAAGTGAATTAAGGGACGGACTATATATAGTCCGTCTAAAAGATAAGGAAGTACTTCACATAAAAAACGGAGTGCATAGACTGAGACAATTGACAGGCGACAATACTCTTCAAGTCGGATTAAAGTATACTCACAATCTCCCCAGGTTAGGGAGTTTATTGCAAGATGATGGGTGTGAGGATTATGGGGAAAAGTGGAACGAATCACTCCCCATTGATATGCAAAATATCAACAAAATCGTTAAAGAAAAGGCCCTTCTTAGTGACAAAAACTTTAAATTTTCTCCTCTCTACAGGCTTTTACACGAAAGACTTTCTAATGCAGCTGTGAAAAAATGTGACTATATGATAATAACCACTGACTTTTTAGTAGGGTGTGGCTACACGCCGAGCCATTGCCCTAGAACACTTCGTAACATGGAACAATTATTGGTGGAACAATGTGGCTTTTCTTCCCGCATATCAGTGTATGATATATGTGATAGGTTAACATACAAAGGGGCCTACATTGCAAACCCAATCACAGGCAGTTACTCCAACATGTGCCTAATTGTTCCAATGGATAAACTAGGTTTGATTTTCTACAACAGTACACACCCATCAGCTAAAAGTATTGGAAATTATATGTCATCTCTTTTCAATGCAACCGTCATATACGCAAATGAAAGGGATAATTTACAGATGGATAATTTCAGAAGAGAAATAAAGTTTGCAGAGAATGAAGTAAATATGAAGGAAGAAGAACTGAAGGAATTGAGGAAACGTTGTGCCGTCTCTGAAGAACAAAGGATTTCTTTGAGGGATGTGCACAAAAAATCATCGATTGCGACATCCCGCTATGATGGTGGAGCCTGCTTAGTGTTTGCTTTTTCTGACCGAGATTTCTCCTTGCTATGCAGAACCAACGGAAATGGTTCCTTTTATTCTGCAACAGAAGAAGGAATCAGGTATGTCTCTTCACCTGAATATAAAAAGAGAGATGTGGGAGAACGTAGGCCCCGTTTGATCATGTCCATAACTGGATCGGATGCCCCTATATGTATTAGGGACAGTGTACGAAACCACTTCAAGACGAGACTTTTCTCCCGCACCAGTGGCAATAGTATAACCTTTGCAGTCCCTCCAGGAGAAAGGGAACTAATGGAAATGGTCAGAGAGGTAACAGGAACAGACATCAAAATTTTCATGGATAATGGAAAAGTATATCAAAATGGTGCCGAAATCAATGTGATTGATCCGACATCTAAGGAATACAAAGAGTTACTCAAAAGGGAAGAAAACTTGCCCGAAGACGAACGGAAGCGTTTGCGGCGAGAACGACGCATGATTTTCAATACGTCAAGGGCAATTTCCATGTATAATGAAGAACGTGGAGATGGAGGAAGTGGAGGAGAAACTTCAGAAGATGGAGATGGAAACGGCAGCACCAGCAGTAAAGGAGAGAAAAGGAAAAGAGAAGAAAATGAAGGGAATGAATATGTAGTCCTTTTGAACAAGGCTTGTAAAGACATAAAAGTTTGCTAACCATGCATTTATTTTAAATGGGTTTGGGACAAAAAATAAAAAAAACAAAACAGTCCTTTATTAACTGAAACCTCTATAATTAGCCCTGTACTTAATCCAACCTAAATCCCTAATTGGCTCTTTTTCAATTTCTCTGAGATTCCTTAAAGTATTCATAAGATATTCTGCATGATACAATATTTCACCTGGGTCTTTATCTAAGTACATTTCTAACTGGTTAATGAAATTTTGTGTCACAAATTCTAGTAAACCGAAAGTATTCATTAAACCATCGACATCCCATCCGTGATATACAAGTAGTCCAAAAAATGAGCGGAACATATAAACGATTTCCTGGGTCCCTTTTGCATCTAATAATAATTTCCGTGGGTTTATATAACCATGTACTTTACAAACATCGTGTAAAGATGGAGGTTTTATGTATATTAATCTATTTGTAGCATTAACAAATTTTTGTGGTAATCTACTATTATTTGCTATATTAACCTCGCAAATTTTTAAATCGAATTCGTTTAAGTGTTTTGATTTCTTTTTTATAGATCCAGGATTTTCATCAAATCTAACATTATCTGCGTAGTTGCCATATGTGACATTATCTATAAATAATAAAACATTGCCCGTATTTCGCAAACTAGTAACAAAGAAGTCAAACAATGAAGAGTTATTTGACTCAATATATACATGTGATTTAGGCTCCATACAGTAAACAGTGTTATTTAAATCTCTGTTATTTCGATCTCTGTTTTTACCATAAAAATCATCATTTTCATAAGCAAACTGATCATTCACCCTTCTACAGGCGTTATCTTGTGATAACGCATACATTATTAAATCCGTGTCAGTAAAGTTGTGGACACGTAAGGTAACTTTAACTCTATAGTTTGGGTTTTTTATATCAATTTCTTCCCCAAAAACTTCTCTGTTGACACATACTGGTTTTAAAGTAACCCCTCCATCAAACGAATTCAATACTTCATTTTCAGCACGTACTACATTTACGGGACACCAATCTCTTCCACAATTATTAGAAACTATTTTTATTTTTGCATTTGAGGTTTGTAGTTCATATTGGAGTTTAACTAGCGCTTGACGGCGTCTTACAGAATATTTTTCTCCTTTTTCTCCTTTTTCTCCTTTTTCTCCTTTTTCTCCTTTTTCTCCTTTTTCTCCTTTTTCTCCTTTTTCTCCTTTTTCTCCTTTTTCTCCTTTTTCTCCTTTTTCTCCTTTTTCTCCTTTTTCTCCTTTTTCTCCTTTTTCTCCTTTTTCTCCTTTTTCTCCTTTTTCTCCTTTTTCTCCTTTTTCTCCTTTTTCTCCTTTTTCTCCTTTTATAGAAATGTTACATTCTTTATATAATGGTGAATCTGGTACAGCTGCCATGGTTTTTGTCTTTTTTAAAGTGTGGGTAACATTATTTTAAAAGCCTTTTTATATTTATTGAAGATAAAAAAATATAAAAAAATAATCATGTTAATAACACACATAGCCTAGAAACACATCTATCCAGAAATGGTTATCAAACACTATGCATTTCTAGCCAACTCCTTTTCTGGTTAAACTAAGCATAGAAGTGTACTTCTCCAGAAATGAGCATCAAACCTCATGCGTTTCTGGCACATATAGTGATGGTACGAGTTGGCAACTCTATCACTACCCCCTCTCCCCCCCCCACCCGTGCCACGAGTGTATATATAGGACCCCCGATCCTGCACCACAGCACACTTGATCATCGTAATCATCAGCATCCTAACCTAATACTACTACTACTTGTTCTACCCACGAGTTCCAAAAATAACCCCCAAAATGGTCTCTTCTAGAACATCAACAACATCTTCATCTGCAGTAGCAGCCACCTCTACTCTTCTCCCCACCAAGAGGAAGAGGGAGCCAGAAGAAGTAAAGGTGAAAGTGGAAGTAAAAATGGAACAAGAAGAACTGGTAGAGGACTCGTCAAGTAACAAGCGCCCCAGAATTAAGGAAGAGAAGGAGGAAGAACACAAAGAAACACATCACCTCTCCCTCCCATGTAAAGAAGAAGAAGACGATGGTGAAGAAGAGGAATATGAGGAAGAGGAGGATGAGGAAGAATATGAAGACAGAGTGGACGACGACACTGCAGAGAAAATGGAAAATCTTTTGGTGCAACTGGACAATACTACCAAAAACATCAAACTGAAAAACCCCCTAAGGGAACATGACATGGCAGTTTCACACTATGAGCATGAATTTGAGGTACAAAATACTGTCAATTTTAGTTTTGGAGTACTATCTGATATTGGGTTCCTGATCAACCGTGAAGCCGTTTCTAGGTGGGGTAATACACCCCCACCAAAAGAGTTTGGCGACATGGAGATTGGATCTCTTACAGTTAACCAGTTGCTCCACAAGTGTGATAATTTTGTACAGGCTGTAGTACAGAAAGTGAAGGAAGATATAACCCCTTCTATTGAAGTTACAATAGATAGTTTGATTGATGATCCTTGTTGGTAAAAAACAAATAAAATATACCTAAAAATTATTCCACTTGTTTTTATTAATCCAAAAAATCATATAATGTATTTTTAGATGTTTTATTGTTTAGTCTTCTTTTTGTTTCAAAAGATGTTCCTCTTCAACCTCCTTTTCTTCCAAGTTATTGATTTCTGCATCTACAAGTAAACCTAGACGTTCACTTTCCTCGATGAAACCATCAATCTCTTTCATGTGTTTATCGATTTCAGCCAATATTGCACGTCTTTCTTCTGGGTCTAGAGGAATTATTATTTGTTGCTGTTGCTGATGCTTCTTTCGCTCTTCGTTTTTGTCGAGGACCTTTTGAGCCTGTTCAAATTGCTTATTTGTTTTGTGATGTAACTCTTCGATCTGCTTTTGTATCTGGGCATGTCTTTCAGTTCTATTTGACAAGTAAAGAGTTTTATGAGACCTTTTTGGTGCACCATTTTTATGTACAATTTCAATACCACTAGAACGAGATTTACTATTCCCCATTTCAGTAATGTTCAGTACAAGACATACACACAGAATGACACAGGCTCTCCTCCTGTGGGCTATATTTATACCACCCCCCCCCACACAACTGGACCCAGAAAATGTATCCAAAAACTAGCATCAAACCTTCTGCATGTGTGGATTTCTGGTGTAGGTGACAAAGGTACTAGTTGGCAACCTTATTTTCTCCCCCCACTTCCCCATCTTGAAATTGTATATAAGGCCTGCAGGATCCCACCTGAGCACACACTTGTTCAGTCTCTTTGAACACTAAGAAGTTCATATACAACATCATCCAAGAACCTCAAAATGGTTTCCACCAGGTCTATGGAAGCAAAAGCTGCAGCAGCAGCAAAAGCAAAAGAAGTTTCTCCCACGACCAGTAAGAGAAAGGCGGAGGACCTCACTGAAGGAACAGAAGAAGAAGAAGAATCAGTAGAAACACACCCGCCGAGTAAGCTCCCCAGAGTCGATGAAGATGAAGTCTATATTGATGAAAATGTTGATGGTGATGTGCAGATCCTCGCCTCATCAATCGAAGTCGCCAGAATGGAGAGAGAAAGACTTGCCGAAGCCATGGTCCGAGACATAAAAATCGAGGAAGAAAAAGCCGCAACGGAAGCGAGGAAAGAAATAGCCTCTCGCCTAATTTATAAAGAAATGGTATATCTTTTGCCTCAACTGGAAAACATGACTAACCGCCTCCGTCCGAGATCACTTCTCAGGCACAACGAAATGACCATTACAGACCGCACGTTCAGTGATTTGCAGATATTCAACAAAGTCACTTTTGAATTCCCTATACTGACTGATATTGCTTTCCTTGCCCGTGAAAAATCACGTGTCGAGGGTTCGAGATTCTACAACGATATGAAGATTGGACCTATAACAGCCTACAAATTGAATTTGATGTGTAATAAATTCATAGAGTCTGTTGTGCAAAAGGTGAAGGCAGAAATATCCCCATTTGTTGAAGTTAGTGTATCAAGTGAACTTGAAGGGTCACCTTTTTGGGATTTCAAGCAAAGAATAGTAAAACACACCTAGAATATTGTACCATTTTTATGTTGTTGAATAACCCTTTATCGGGCAAGAGTTGATATACCACAATGACCGTAAGGTCGAAAATAGCATACTTCTCATCCTTCAGGGCTACGCCACTATTTCACTAGTGACACGAGTTTTTTACATCCTATTCTCAGGCAACTCGAATAAAGTGATACTTCAACGGCATCTTGTCTTTCTTTTCCATTAACTTTTTATCCCAAAACCCTAGAAATTTATGAACAATATTGGTGCTTGCATTGAAGTCCCTGTCGACGAATTTTCCTCCCAAGACACATGTAATGGAAGTAGGAGTACAAAAGGAAGAGGAAGTGGAAGAAGGTACTGGCGTTTCCATAGAGATATCTCCTGTCGATACTTTTCGGTTTGAACTGTAACCGAATTGCGTCTTTTCGGACGAGCATCTTCTGGTATCTCTATTTTCTCTGAGAGGTGTAGCCTTCTTCCATTTTCCATTTTCTTCGTCTTCTTCTGTTGTTGTTGTTGTTGTGGTTGTTACTATTGTCGGCGGTTTTCTTTTCTTATTCGGTGAAAAACAATCCTTCTCCAGCATATTTAAAGGTTGATTGCAGCGATGGCATACTTTTGACGTATATTTCTCGTCCACGAAAGTAAACCTCTTATCACCTCCGACTCTTTCCTTTATCTTCTTGGCGAAAATCCTGGCAGGTGATGCGTATTGCTCACCTCTTCCCGTGCAGGCAAATTTCGCATCCCCAAAAGCAATGTGGTAATCTTCAATTTTATCCCTTTTAGGGATTAATTCATCTATAAAGTTAGATATGCACTTTTGTTTTCTAGAGTATACTTTCATGGCATTTTTCCTGTACTTTTTCTTTCCCTTTTCGTTCCACAGTAACCTGTAGTGCTCGTTCACTACCTTCAAGTAAGCTTCGAATTTTTTAGTGGGTGTAGAAGTATCACCGTTACCATCATTTATAATTTCTTCGCCATTATCGTACCTAGTTATTTCCTCTAACGCCTCTTTGTACTCTTTATTGTTCTTCTTGTACGTTTCGTTTGCCTTTCTTCTATCTGTCATCCAAGATTCTTGATAGTATTGTTTCGCAGTCATTCTGTGTTTTCTCACTACCCTTTTTTGACGGGTATCAAATACCGAACAGGAAACGACATTAGTTCTTCCCGGATCTACACCCACTACGTACTTGGCATTAGTGGGCGGGTAATTTCTCCTATCCTCATCTCCTCTAGGTTTTTTATTTTTCTTACTTTTCTTGGAAACAGTCTCTACTTCTTCCACTTCTCTGGAAAATAGTACAGAGACGCCTTCGCCGTCCGTCTGGATAGAGTGAAAGTTCCAGTTTGGACGCAATTTCTTAATCTTTTTAACGTCGAATAATAGGTACCATCCTTGCTTGTAAAGTATATCTTCTGATTGTTTGTGTCGTTCTTCCATATCCTTCCACACTCCCAAATCTTTACAAATTCCTTGAATGGTCGTTTGGTCAAACGTACAATAGTGTATCTTTAGTTTGTGTTTTGGGACAACTATCATTTTCTGTATTTTCTTGTTTTGTGGATACTCTGTTTGTAGAAACTTGTAATAATTTAGTATTGAGGGTATCGGATATTTCTCTTCAGGTGAATAGGAAATTGTACCATTCTTCTTATCACTAATAACACATAAATGTTTCCTATGAAGAGTCACGAAATTTTTCGTTCCTTCTTTTACCCTTTCCAAATCACCACTGTCCACCCAATCACTCTTGTAGGTACATCCAATTATCCAGTGTTGTACGAGTTTCGTATACTTTTTATCGAACCCGTTTTCAGCTAACCATCCAGATATGGCCCTCTGTTGTCGTGTCCGGAAATGGGTGCGTAGGTTTGTTTCGAAGCAAGTTTTTAGTTGTTTGGCGGCGTAGGTGATGGTATTGAAATCCATGAGATGTCTCTTTATGGGATTATTTCCTTCTCCTTGCTGGGATAGGAATGTTTCTTGGACGATGGGGGAATTCCAAACATCTTCTACAACAGGATGTGTAGATCCTTCTTTCAATTTCTTCTTGTCTAAACCCTTCCTCAACAATTGGACGTAAAAGTTATCCTTCGTCATATCTGGCCATTTATCGATTTCGTCTTCTAGATGGTTGTAACGTCTCAGACACTCGTCCACTACTAACCTCAAAAACAGTGAACCTTTGACCATCATCTTGCTTACGGATTTACACCTCTCCTCAAACCTTTCTTTGGTTGAGGTGACATTACTTCTACTACTTTCACTCTTGATTATGGAAGAAAGGTAACACTTTACAGAAGTGTAAACAGTAGAAGTTGTTTTGGGTTCTTTATTTCTGGACCTTTTACTGACAGACGGTTCTGGGTCTTTTTCTGTTGTTGCAGCCGTCTCAGTCTTTTTTTCCATTGTATCATTTTCCTTACTGGTGTTGTTGTTAACCTCTCTTCTCTGTTCCTCTTCCAACGATGTCTCAGTTAGAAGTGATGCGGACATAGGAACATCCAATTCCTTTTATACACTCTATGTGAGTCATAACTTCCGTTCCAAGAATTTATAGGATATAGAAAAACAACACGTTTTGTGTGGATTATTTATTTGCAAACCAATATGGACCTAATTGCATACGTACAAATACAGTCACTTGCCCGATAAAGAGTTATTTAGTTGTTTGAAGACCATAATGCAAGTTTTCACATTCATCCAATAATGTATCAATGGATAATTCTATATGGTTTATTTCCTCGAGACAATCATCAATCTCTTTCATACTCCTATCAATATCAGCCGACAATACAAGTCTTTCTTCTGGGTCTAGAGGGTTTCCCTTCTCTTTTTGTTGAAGGATTCGTTCCTCTATTTCTCGGAACCTTTTATCATCTTCAAATAATTTATCATATTTTTTTTGCATCTCTCCTGTCTGCTCATCTATTCTGGTGTATTTTTCAAGTGTGTTTTCCGTGGCTACTGACAAGTCATGGATTTTTTGAGACCGTATCTCCTTGCAGGGATATATTTATAACACCAACTGAAAAGTCTCCTACTCTTTTATTTTATTTCATACTTTCCAACTCTTCATCAATGAGCTTTATTATACGTTCATTTTCCTCAAGAAGGGCATCTAACTCTTTGTTACTCTTGTCAATTTCAGCCAACATTGTACGTCTTTCTTCTGGGTCTAGAGGGATTCCCTGCTCTTTGAGGTATTTAACTCTTTCCTCCATCTTGCGGAATTTTTCCGTCTCCTCCTCTACGAAACATTTATCATATTTTAGTTGTGTATTTTTCATCTGCTCATTGATTTTTTCACATAATTCAGTTTTATTTTCAATTTCTGATTCCAAATCATTAATTCTTTGAATCAGTCTTGTTTCATAATCTTTATTGTCCCCCATTTCTCTAATGTTGCTAATACAAGATCTCCACATGTAATGGCACAGTACCTTTTACTCATTCTATTTATATCTTCCAATTTAAAAAAAACTATGTAGACGGAGTTACTCTTTTTTTTATTTTTTAAAGAAACAATAAAACAACACATATTTAATATACCATATTTTATTTTTTGCCATATTGAGAAAAAACACCATTCTTCCAAACAAATCCTCCATTATCTGTATTGATACCCATTGCTTTTTCTTCTTCTTTTGAGAGTTTTCTTCCATTGATGAAAACACCTCCATTATTCACAGTAACTGATTGCCCTCCAATATTGACGTCGTCATCATAGTCGTCGTCAACTTTTTTAGTATCTGGTGGAGTTGGTGTAGTAGTAGTAGTAGTGGAAGTAGTGGTGGTTGTGGAAGAAGAATGGTAAGGATGAAACTGCACCGGCGGCTGCGGCGGCGGCGAGTAGCTCTGTGGGCTCACATCACAATTAACTGGTGCAGTTCCCAGTACCACAATCAACAAAGTCATGACAGTCACCAGCAGGAGGACGCAGCCCAGAACAGATGCGATGACACATGCAATTCTTCCTCCTCTTCCTAGATAGCAAATGTGACAGCACACTGGTTGTTTCTTGTTGGTAGACCCGTAGTCGTTTACTTGCCCTTCCTCCACGAGTAGAGTTCGGTCGTTCAAGTTAGCAGAGCCCATTCTTGTTGGAAGTTGAGGAGTATTTTCTTCACTGGGTCCTTCTCTACTGCTCAGGACAGACAAAGTGTGAATCCGAGGGCTCGAGCCAGTCGTTTTATACCCCTAACATGACGTCAATCGGCATTTCCATTGACGTCATGTACCAGGAAAAGAGATGAGTACGTTGAGCAATTCTCAGAAGTTGAGGATAAAAACTAGGCGGATATGACGTCAATGGCTGGTATTTACGTGCGTTAACACACACACTTATAAGTTTTTTTCATTGCATGATCTCACCCTCCAAAATGAGTCATGAAAGATGGCGTCCGGGTTTGCTATCAAGGGAATCGTTAAAAACTATAGAAGAATACCGTCCATTATCGAGTCTATCAAAAGTATACGGAGAAGCGAACTCGCTGAAGGTGTATATATCGTCTCTTTGCATAAAAATACTCCAAAACATGAGGTGGATGAAATTGTGAATAAAATACGCCTCTCAGCAGGCAACCCCTGCTTGGAAAAAACGTCATTATTTCTTCAACATCATTCACAAATGAGGAATTTCTATACAAGGAAAGGTGCTGAATCTGAATCTGATTGGCTCAAAAGACTACCAGAAGATTTGAGGAATATCAACAATATAGTGAAAAGAGAAGCTTTACCCCATGACAAGTCTTTCACTTTCTCCCCTCTATATAGAATTCTCACTGATAGACTATTCAATGCAGCAATTCACAACTGCAAGTACATAATTGTAACTGCTGATTTATTGATGGGTTGTGGGATAACCAACAACAAAGTCGAAAAGAAACTGTTAAGTATGGGTAGTATTTTAGGGGGCGAATCAATGGTACCTTTACACGATATAGCACATCGATTATCCTACAAAGGCCTCCGCATAGAAAATCCTATAGTGGGTAGTTGTCATGACCAATGCTTAGTTGTTCCAGTGAGTATGTTAGGGAAGATTTTTTCAAGTAATATGTACCCCACATTTAAAAATTTTGATCAATGCATGGCATTATTTTTGAATGCAGTTGTTACACATTCGGCCGAAAAAATGGACGGTAAGCATGAACGTAATAAGGTCATCCATATGCCAAACGAGGTATACCTTGACGCCGCAAGGAGGAAATACCTAGAAGAAAAACTAGAGGAAACCAACAAATTGGATGCTATCGATGAAGAAGCAAGGGAAGAATATGGAAACGAAATAGGAAGAATAGGAGACAAAAGTACGTGTCTCGTGTTTGCATTATCTGCACGAGACTTTTTCCTCACAAACAGATTCAATGAAGACACACCCCTATATTCTGGTACAGAAAGAGGAATCAGATTCATGTGTTCAAATTATTGTACAATGAGAGATGAGGGTGGTTTCAGGCCCCGTTTGATCATGTCTGCCTACGGGCCAACATCTTACCCTATCATCTTCAATACTTTATATGATCAATTCAATGTGCAATATTATCCATGTGTTTCTGGAGTTGTTTTATCTTTTATTGGCGATGATCAGTTAGCACCAGAACCAGAATCATTAGTGGACATTGTTGTACGTTCTATAAAAAATCCGTCTATTAGAATTTTTTCTGGTGATGGTGAAACAGTATACCAGGATGGACGTAGGGTCGATGTTGGTGGTGAGGGAAAGAATCAGAAGTTTAACCGAGAAGAGCGCACCATTTTAAATGTATTGAGGATAATTAAAGCATATAATGAAGAACGAACTAAAGAAGATGAAGATGAAGAGGAAGAAGAGGAGGAAGAAGAGGAACAACAAACAGCAGCAACAGTGACAGTAGAAAGTGATTGGGATCTCTCACTAGAGAGGGGGGAGAATTGGGTGTAGTAACTTATTTGAGCAATAAAAATACAACTGAATTTTATATATTGTTTTATTTTTTATAAGAAATGTACAATCCTATGCCTTGCAAAAGGGCACAACAAATCACAATGTACAACATTGTTATAGTTTGTTCCAAAGTTATACAAGTTTCTCTTAGTGTTAGAGAAACATGCACTACAAACATTGCCATTGAAGACTACTCTAGGGGTCACTTTTATTTCTTGAATATTGCCCCTCTTCTCTCTAATAATTTCAGCCATCCACTTGGTTGCAGTATCCATATCTAGATCCTCCTCGTTCAAGAATCCACTCTTGACAGCTTCATCTGTATAGGTAAACACGTGGAAGGCTAGTGGCCTTTGTCTCAACCATTCTGCGATGTAGATCTCCATGACTTGGCCGTTGTAGTCCAGATATTCCTTCAAACTCTCTTTTCCTTGCTCTTTCTTCCACGAGTCGACAAAGGTCTTTAGGACAGGTTCAAACATTCCATCCACCACTCTGGTTTCTCTGAAACCTAACTGGAGATGTTCTGTCCCGATTTCGGCAGGCCAGTTGTAGTAGTCAGAAGTGTTCATACGAAGAAAATTGAGGAAAGACATTCCACATGATCCTGTATCTATCAACTTGGACATCCATGAACTCTTCCCTGTGAGGGGGGAACCTTCGACGAAGATATACATGATGGATTATTTAGAGATGGGGTGATGATGTTGATTGGACGGAGGGTGATGAGGTTGTGTGTCTAAGGTGTGCGAGGGTACCTCCCTTTATACCCCCTCTGTTGCAAGGGTTTTCACCCTCTTCCTCCGTCTCAAAAACTTTTGAAAAATTTTTTAGGGTCGCTCGAGTTTAGAGGGTGGACCGCTGGGTCGGCCTGATGTCAAGTTCCGAGGGTGGACCTCTGGGTCGACCCAGTGTCAGATTGCAGAGAGGTGTACTATACCATAATCAAGTTAATGTACAAGATGCGAGAAAATATAACACTTTCCAGAAATGGCTGTTCCAGAAACGGCTATAAACGTTTCTGGATTCTGGTCGACCTAGATTTCTGGAACAGCCATTTCTGGAGGCATGTGCCGCCAGTATGCGTGCGTACCTTCTCCTACCAGGTTTTCACCCTCTTTCTCGATTCAAAAACTTTTGAAAAATTTTTTGAGCTCACTCCAGTTTAGGAGGGTGGACCGCTGGGTCGGCCTGATGTCAAGTTCGAAGGGTGGACCGCTGGGTCGACCCAATGTCAGATTGCACGAAGGTGCCAGAAATGTATGGTAAGTTATTGTACCAAATCTAAGAAATTGTAACTCTTTCCAGAAATGACTGTTCCAGAAATGGTTAGAAACGTTTCTGGAATCTGGCCGACCCAGATTTCTGGACAGCCATTTCTGGAACAGCAGTGAACGGACGACACCATCCAGATCGTGCCTTTCAAGAGGGTGTTTTCACCCTCTTACTCGATTCAAAAACTTTTGAAAAATTTTTTCAGCTCACTCCAGTTTAGGGGGTGGACCGCTGGGTCGGCCTGATGTCAAGTTCGAAGGGTGGACCGCTGGGTCGACCCAATGTCAGATTGCACGAAGATACCAGAAATGTATGGTAAGTTATTGTACCAAATCTAAGAAATTGTAACTCTTTCCAGAAATGACTGTTCCAGAAATGGTTAGAATCGTTTCTGGAATCTGGCCGACCCAGATTTCTGGACAGCCATTTCTGGACCGGCTCGATCTAACCAGAAGCCGTCGTAGACATGCCTTCTGTTACCAGGTTTTCACCCTCATCCTCGATTCAAAAACTTTTGAAAAATTTTTTGAGCTCACTCCAGTTTAGAGGGTGGACCGCTGGGTCGGCCTGATGTCAAGTTCGAAGGGTGGACCGCTGGGTCGGCCCAATGTCAGATTGCACGAAGATACCAGAAATGTATGGTAAGTTATTGTACCACATCTAAGAAATTGTAACCCTTTCCAGAAATGACTGTTCCAGAAATGGTTATAGACGTTTCTGGAATCTGATTTCTGGACAGCCATTTCTGGAACAGCAGTGAACGGATGCTACCGACCAGCAACCACTTTCTAACAGGTGTTTTCACCCTCATCCTCGTTTCAAAAACTTTTCAAAAATTTTTTGAGCTCACTCCAGTTTAGGGGGTGGACCGCTGGGTCGGCCTGATGTCAAGTTCGAAGGGTGGACCGCTGGGTCGACCCAATGTCAGATTGCACAAAGGGGCTAGAATATATGCTAGAAATAATGCACCAGTTATAAGAAATTGTAACCCTTTCCAGAAATGACTGTTCCAGAAATGGTTAGAAACGTTTCTGGAATCTGTCCGACCCAGATTTCTGGACAGCCATTTCTGGAACAGGGCCGATCTGCCACCCTCTGAGTGTATAGTACGTACCCACTTTTCACCCTCTTCTTCATCTCAAAAACTTTTGAAAAATTTTTCAGCTCACTCCAGTTTAGGGGGTGGACCGCTGGGTCGGCCTGATGTCAAGTTCGAAGGGTGGACCGCTGGGTCGGGCCAATGTCAGATTGCGCCAGAAACGTATTGGCCAAAAAAACATCCTGTCTTAGCCGGATATGACTAGTTTGAGTAATAGGAAATTGCACCATTATATAAACGTTTTTGAAAAATGTCATCTCTAAAAATAGACCCTGTTTATACGTACGAGCGTCAATTGACGTCACACGAAAGGGGTATAAAAGCGGCCTGCGGAGGCACCTCAGCATACAGTTGTCGAGATCGTTTCCTACCGTCAACATCAACTTCTACCATAAAGATATACTACAATGTTGGGCCGTATCCGTTCAAGCGCTTCTTCCACCATGAGCAAGAGTTCTAGTTCTACTGTGAAATCTGCATCTTTTTTGAACTCTTTGATGGAAAATGCACCTTCCTCCAAGATTGAACTTTTAGAAGATGGATGGACTAAGAAAGCTGCTGCTGCTGATACAGATACTCCAACTGCAAAACCTACTGGTCTAAGTATCTCGTTGATGGATATTAGTGGTTCAATGGGAAGTGTGAAATCGGCTGTGGCTGATAGTTGTTCTGGCATCATGGCTACACTCAATGTGATTGCTCCAGGCATTCAAAATGCTATAGTTTACTACAATGATTTCGACAAACACTCCATTGAAAGTGGACCTGTTGTGCGTGCACCAGACTGTTCAGAGTGGGAAGGGGGAGATTTTGTGAAGCATATGCGCAAGACCGAAGTGTGCGGAGGCGGCGGCGGTGGCAGTGAAGCTCTTCATTCTTCCCTGATGTACGTGTTTAACAACATGATTCCTGCATTCAAGAAAATGCATGGCATTACCAGGGATGAAAAATTCCCCATCCTCATTTTTGTGTTCACCGATGAGGATATGCGTATTGCCAATAGTGACACTGGAAAATTATGTGCCAACTCGTACGATTCGGAAACTGCACCAGAAGAAGAATTCATCATGAAGACTTGGGGACAAAAACCCTTGACTATTCTTGACATGAGGAAGGCGCTAGTGGAGAATGATTGTTGGCTACGCATCCTCAATTTCTCTAGATGTAGTGGCAGTAACCAGAGTGAATTGTGCCAAGAAGATGTGATCAATTTTTCTGGATACGACAACAACAGATGGCAACTTTTTGAATCCTTTGACAGAAGATCGTGCAATGTGCGCAAGAATATCGCAACCTTTATTATGAGGCAATCTATTTCCCTCTTCAAGAACCTGAATGATCAATTTAGTGCCTTCCCCATCTTGAGGGAAATCAACCAAGAAGAATTGAATGTTTTTATTGAAAGTGAAGGAAGATCAGAGCCTGCAGGATTTGAAAAGTATGGCGACGCTCAACGTGAATCTTTCAAGTCTAGGGTTTTAAATATGGCACCTTTAGATTTTGGAAGAGTTGTACAGGGAGGAGGAAGATATAACAACCACAAGCGTAGCGTGTTCTTGAATTGTGCATATGATAGTGCCTTTTGTTGCTCTAAGCAAACCTTTAATCCACAGCAGCAACAACAACAACAACAGTCTTCTAGCGGTGGTGGTGGTATCAGCAAACTGGCTGTAGTGACTCAAAGGGCCCAGTCAATTACAGGGGGAGGAAATGCCGCCTCTACTCTGGCACTGCACATGAACGCGTGTTTCCAGTCGTTGGACGATTTTGGAATTGACCATACAAACCTCTGTGATTGTAAGGGTTGTACAAAATTGATGGCAAGTGTTGAAGCTACATCTGATCAAGGAAGAAAAACCAAGTTGTCTCGCAAGTATGCTCGCGTACACTGGGCCAAGATGTTTGCTGAAAAACTCTTCAAAATGATGATCAAGGAACAATCAATGATGTACGCTTGCAGTGCTGTGCCTGATGAAATTGGGGCTATTTATGCCTTTGTTACAGGCAATAATGCAGGAGTGTGCTCGAGGGTCTCTACCATCCTTTCTGATCTGGGAACTGAATGCGGAAACAAGGCAGAATATGCCTTCCTAAAAGAAGGAAAGCACATGAAATCTGCTAGCTATGATGCACTCCAAGTGATTAACAATACAGATCTCACACCTGAACAATCCTCCATGTTTATGTGGTTCTATGTGCCCAATGATGCCTTGGAAGAAGCTGGCAAAATCTTCCACCAGTCATTTAGTTTCTCCAATTCATATACAGGAGGAGGATTATTATCACTGGACGAATACAAGAGGTTCGAGTTTGGACAGTGCTTTGATTTCATCAAGAAATTGGTATCATGTCTAAAGATTACTAGAAATGTTGAAGATGTGCTTTTGGAGACGTCAAAAACCTCCAACAGATATTTTGCCATCCCAGTCTTTTGTGGATCAGATGACCAGAAGGAAGTGCTTCGAGAAGAATTGGCCAGCGATCTATTTGGAGGACGAGAAGATGTGGCAGAAATGATGTTTATCGACTTGGAGACTGTGATTCAAAAATTGGGAACTTTGTATGATGTACGTCTGAGTCTGCCAGAAGGAGGTTATGCAGCAATCAAATCTGTGTGTGCAGCCGCCTCTTGGGCTGCCTCCTGTGAAGTACCCTCCAACACTTCAAACATGATCCTCTCTATTGCAAAAATGGCATTCACAAAGTATTACCAAGAGCAGAATAGCAGTTCCGAGACTGATTTGGATATTATTTTGCCCTCTATTCTTGAAGGAACTGCCGATGGAGAGATCGAGAATAATCTTTCCGGTGTAGTATTTTTGAGGTGCTTAATTACATGGGCCAATAAGATTGGAGTTGACAAGAACTTTACCAATAAACTAGAACACTTTTTGGCTCTGAGAATCTTGACAAAGGCTGGCGACTCAAAGATTGGGGAGAAATATGAGACGTTCCCTGTACGTCGACTTGACCTATCAGAGAAGGACTTGAAATATATATGCAAAAGATGTGGTGTAAAATCTCTAAAGATGGAATATGATAATGATGAAAAATTGTGCTTGAGATGCAAGGGAAACTACAGGATGGGCAAACCAATGGTCTATCACTGGGACAATAAATTGACCAGAGATCCTCGTGCCAAAACTGCATCACCCACAACCCTCAATCTTTTGAATGCCAAGAAAATTGATGACAAAGTAAAGGAGATGGCTAGTGATATCATTGGAGCTCTCAATCTTCCCCCAACAGATAAAGACAATGAAATTGCTGTTTCAGCTGCAGCGAAGGCTGTGGGGATTTTGTATGGGAAGACTTGTCTTCTCTACAAGCTATTGAATGAGGGCAATATTGATATTCCAGTTGCTGTATGTGTAGAATGTGATTGCTGCAAATCCAAGTACATGATGTCTACTCTTGGTCCGGACAAGCCGCAGAACAGAAAATGTCCCTGGTGCAGGTACGCCAACAAACTCGTCGCAATGGGGAGAGGAGGGAAGAAACTGCTGATGGATTTGATTGAATGTGGAGCACCTTCTTTGGCTATGGTGGAAGAAGCCATCAGGACATCTGGTGATGTGATGTATGAAGAACTGGGAGAGGGTGAAGAGTTTTACATTATCGACTATTTCTTGAAACTCAAGAACACTGCAATTGCCGAAGGAAATAAACTGCAACAAAATAATAATAAGAGACCAGCGCCTCTTCAGGTCACTTCTCCTTCTTCACCGCCAAAGAAAATGAGGAGTGATCTTCCCGATTCCTTGTTGGCTGCCATTGGCGAGTGTGCGATCGAGACAAAAGAAAAGACGACAGTCAATCTAATTGGACTCGGGGAAGTAAAGGTAGTGGAAAATGTTGGACCAAATGACCTGGACGGGAAAGACCCCTTCATTTCTCTCCAGGAATACTGTTCATGGGATAAATTTAATAGTCTATTTGTAAACCCATGGTTGGGGTACAGGCTCGATGAGCAATGGGATGATTGGAATACTTTCTTGATTCATGTAAAGAAGAATGATGTATGGAAGTTCTTGTGCAACAAAACTTCCCCATTTTCTGTTGTTGTAATGAATGATGGTAGTGGTCTGTTGAATGTTGATAATGTTAATGTACTTGTCCGTCAAAAAATATGTGTGTGATAAGGATAATGAATAAAACTTTTTGAATCTTTCTTATGTATTTTATTTTGTTATTACCTTTTGTTTCAAATTAATTGTTTTTATTGTACACATTAAAAATAATAATAATGGAGGCGAGACTTGCAGAACTATTTAAAGATGGGGAAATTTCCTCTAGGGTGACAAATGTTTTGGACACGAGGTCGTCAGATACTGCAACTGCTTCCATGGCTGGGGTAGATTTGTATGGAGGACATATTAAACCCTACGGAGAGACTGTATTCAATAATAAAATGCAGGGCAACAGAGGGAAAATTAGAGCACTAATAAATGAAAAAGCAGCAGCAACTTTACCAATGTCTGAAGACAACATTAGTGCCTGGGTAACTGAGGTGGCTGCGGATGTTTTCCCTGATCCGAAATCGGCATTAACTTTTTTTGTACCGAACAAGAGCCTCAATGCGTTTGCATGGGACGTACTAAAAACGCCAGCTAGCGTTGAAATTGATATAGGGAAGAGAATTCCTCAATTGATTGAAAATCTTCACATGAGTGATTTTACAGTGGCAATTTTTAGAGTAAAATGTGATGACCAAGGGAGGTATGAAACCAGCTACAATTTATCTCCTTCTATGGGAGGAAAAATAAATCACGGGCTAATCAGAACACTGGCTAAGGCCCAAGATATTGTAGTCTGGAAGAGGGATTTTTCTCTAACAATTGAGAATTTTGAAGTAGATAATGGGAAAAAACGGCTCGATTTTTTGTTCAATAATCAAACGGATAAATCTTGCTTTGTAAAGATCTTCCACGAAATGGAATCTGAAAAGGATATCGCAATTAAGCCTGAAAAAAGAGGTTCATCTGCTGTATGGGATGAAGTATATTCCGATATAGTTACAAAGAATACGCGTAATGCAAAATTTTCATTACGATATAGAAATGAAAAACCAGTTGATCACCTTTTATTGTACTGCATGGTTACATATTTTTAACTATTTGTAACCAAATTTTTATGTATTAAAGGGTGGAAAATTTTCCAATACCATGTAGCAAGAATGTCTAATACGAATGCCCCTGTTTTGATCCTGGTGATTTTTCTGATAATAGCTGCTCTTGTTGCAGTAGGTTTTTTTGTATTTTCGAATAATGGTGGAAGAAGATCTTTAGGTGGAAGCGATAATAAAAGGCAGAAGACTGGGGGAGGAGGAGGAGGAGGAGGGAGTGGAGGAGGGGTAAGCGGAAGCGGAGGAGGAGGAGGAATAATAACATTACCAACAGTTAATTCTGGTACAGATACAGATGACGAATTTGTTCCTAACAGGGAACTTTCTCCTAGAGAAAAAATGGACCTGAGAAGATTAGTGAAATCGAAACTACTCGAAGATTTGGAACAAAAACCCGAATCTTATTATGAAGACATGACCACTCCCAAATTCAATACCCTGGCCGATGAATTAGAACCTAAATTGAAGGAGGATTTCTCAGCATCAGACCAACTCGCAGTGGAGAAAAGTGTGGAAGATATATTGAAGGAATTTGAAAGAAGTCAACTGTTTACAATGGCAGGCATGAAGGATTCTTCCATGAGGTCTAATGCTAATTCAGTAGTGAGAGACGTTAAAGTTAAAGTGGACGAAAAATTGGCAGCAGAAGCTCTTGTCGAATCTATTTATAATAAATCTGTAGTTCCTCCAAAGGGAGTATTAACCAAGACTGAAAATTTACAAGAGCTTCCAGTGCCTGACCCAGTGATAACTGTAACCAAAGCAGATTGGGTACAATCTTTAATGGATATGTCCAAGAAGGTTGCAAGTAGTTCCATATTAGAAGGATTTATAGCAAAGCAACCATTGGAACAAATGCTAACAATAAATAGGTTTGGTTTTGAAGTTGACCTGGGCCGAGGAACTATAATCAACTATTTTGACTCTGTGAACTCAAAAGATGTGATATTTAGACTGAGAACGGACGGCGACGGTTTGAGTAATCAAAGTGAACGCCATAAACAATACGTTGATTTCTATATCGATATTGATAAAATAACAACAATTGCTGAAATAGATGTAGTTAATAGATGTGACACTAAATGTTTCTCAATGATGCCTATAATACATCCTGTAGGTGGAAAATGTCCCACTTCAATATATTCTGACAATATAATGAGGGACGGGACATATTTGTACGTGGCATGCAAAAATGATAAGGTTAATTTTAAGTGTAGACTTGAAACTTATTCTAGACCATACATTTCTGGTATGGTGATAGATTTATTAATACTGGAAGAAGATGCTCCTGTCAGGATACAAAACAGGATACCAGAACAAACTATACTTTCTGACTCGGGCATGCACGCCATATTGGGTACACGTTTAAGTACAAGATTAGGTGTGTAAAGGAAAAAATAAATCCATTTCCATGTGTTGTATTTTTCTTTATATCCTGATGGTAAAAAATGGATGGTACTACTACTACTAACAGGGATTATTTCAAAGAAGAAATCATAAAAATACTATCTGAATTACCGTCTGACGAAGAATGGATAAGGGAATCTGGAAACATTGTGAAAAGAAAGATTGAACAGAATATACAGAAAAGGACAAAGGCTTTGGAACCTTCTGTAAAGACAACAATCGAAAATAACGTCGACAAGGAATTTAATGACCATGTTTCAAGTCAAGTACCTAATGGGTTTTTTGAGGACTTTAAACCCATATACCGTGAACATACGGAAAATTTATTAAAGGAGGTGGAGAATGGACAAATAGAGGCCAAGACTAGGACTGTTCTGTATTCCCTTATAAACAAATCAGCTGAAGCTCAAAGGGGAGTTGTCACTAGCACATTTGGAGATGACGATAAAAAATGGAAAAGTTTCCTGAGAGGTTTTACACTCATATCTAACAAGGCGTTCATGAGAAGTAATGGTACTATAAAATTTGGAGATTTTGGGTCAGCCGTTGGTTATCCTTTTAGGACGGAATATAAAGTATTGCTGGAAGATCAAGCTGGTAATAATGTACCCCATAACGCTTTAATGAAATTTGAAGCAGGAGACGGAAAGGTCGTAATAAAGGTTAAACGCATAGACGATGAAAAAATAGACCTCCATTTCTTTGTGCATGTACAAGCATTAGGTGGAGGAAATATTCACTTTAGAAATACGGGAAGTGGAGACCCGAATAATTATTCTTTTGAAAAGAATTCGTATAGGGGAAAATTGCCAGCCAAACCTTTAACCGGGCACGTAGATCTAAGAGATAACGAAACCGAGTACAGGACTATTTGTGTGATAAATACACCAAGAATAGCACAAAGCCATATGACCTCAGGTGATCCTTCTATAGCTATTCATGTCATGTGCATGTGATTTCTAAAATTGGATCAATAAATGGACTTTTTATGTTTCAATTTTTTAAACTAAGCTAACCGAGCCAATTAATCAATCGCCAACCAATATTAAAAAAAATGGAGGCAGGACTTGCAACCGTGTTACAGCAAGATGTGGGGATAAACTCTAACATGAACGGCATAGTAGATGGAAGACTCGATGAGGTGATCGATGCAGCCCTAGCAGGCAGGAATATTTATGATGAAGGGGTTAAACCTTACGCACAGAGCGTTTACGACAATATCATCCGAACAAAAGATGATAAGATTAGGACCATCATCAGCGCTAGCAATCCTTCCCCCACGGCTCAGGCAAAAGATTATACAGCATGGACGACAGATATGATTAACAGGCTATGGGCTGACCCGAGAGCAGCTATACAAACTCATGCGACACCGTCTAGCGACCTGGACGGTTTGATTAATAAAATACTAAGCACTCCTGAAGATATAACGGATAACATAGATACGAAAGTGCCAACTTTAATTAACACTATTAACCCTAGAAGTGATTTTGCTGTTTCAATTTGCAGGATAGTATTCAATAAGGATGCATTTGCCGAACAATTCAATCTTGCACCAGGAATGGGATTTAAAGACAACTACAATATAGTACGCGTGGCACAAGACCGTGAGAGTTTACCCTATGATAATAAAAATATCATTCTTCAAATAACATCCGCAGGTATTGTACCGGGTCATGAAGACGTAGATAATGGTCCAAAACGTAGTTTTGAATTTAATATGACAAACTATACAAACAAAAGCTGTTTCGTAAGAATCTTCAATCAATTCGAAACAAGGAAAGTTAGTAAAGGTGCGAGTGCATGGGCGCAATCATTCTCGGGTGTAATGGGTCCAAAACAGACAAAAAAATTCTCCTTAAGGATAAAAAGTAATGGTGGAAACGACGCTTACCTATTATTGTATTGTATGGTTACATATTTCTCATGATTGTAACCAATTTTTATTCAGATGTAAAAGTTATCAATAAAGATGACATGCCTTTTTTCTACTATAACAATGTTTATTGTACACGTACTTTTAATATTAATTGCGGTAGCTATTTTTATTGCATTATTTTACTTCACGTATGAATATGTTATCAAAAGAAAGCTCACCACGCCGGGTGGGAATGGATACAAGAGGTTGCACTTATCTTCAAATGAAAAGGGAAGCGGGATGCCTGGAAGAGGATTAGACACTTCAAATACAAGACCACTATTACCAGATGAATCTATTGCATCTGATCATGAACCTGGACGCAGTGACGTAGACGAAGATAATAACCCCCCTCCTCCCAGAACACCTACCCCTCCTCCCAGAACACCTACCCCTCCTCCCAGAACACCTACCCCTCCTCCCCCGTCACCTCCGACCCCTCCTCCCCCGTCACCTCCGACCCCTCCTCCCCCATCGCCTCCGACCCCTCCTCCCCCAACACCTCCCAGAACACCTACCCCTCCTCCGCCTGAAAAAACTGAGCTTACACAGCCAGAGAAAGATGAGCTTCGAACATTGGTGAGGGGTAAAATGTTAGAGAGACTGGACGAGAAACCAGCGAGCCATTTTGAGAACAAACTAACACCCGAGTTCACTCAACTAGAAAGCCAATTGGAAAACAAGTTAAAGGAAGATTTCACTGCTGCTGAATTACTAACTGACGTCACCACACTAGAAGACGTTCTACGAGCTTCGGACAGAAGCTACATGTTTGATAGAGCAGGAATAAACACTGGATCAATGACTGGAACAACTAACGCAGAAATAGCCAATCTAAAATCTGGTATGACAGAAAATTTGGCGGCACAAATGGTAGTGGATGCAATTACTAATAAATCTGTAACGGTACCAAAAGGTTTGGCGGGTAAAGAAGAAGGAGCTGTTGTACAAGGAAGTGTCATTGGTAGTGCAGTTAACATGTCTAGAGAAATCGGACTAGACTCATTAATTGATGGTTTCTTGGAAAAAAGACCAGAAAGCCAAATACTTTCTGTTAACAGGTTTGGTGTAGAGTACGATTTCGAGGATGCAGATGATGTAAAGTTTGACTTTTTCTCATCAGTGAATGGGCCGAATTTGCAATTCAGGAGAAGAGAAACCGGTGATGGATTAAGTGACACCAGTATCGATGGAAAGGTTGAGTATCTCGATTTTTATGTAACACAACAACCAGGTGAAAAAACTGTGGTAGATATCAAGATAATCAATAGGTGTAAAGATAGAAGCTTTTCTATCATGCCTTGTATTTTCCCTGTGGGTGGAATGGCAACCACATCCATCTGGCACAATTTCGAGTTTAGATCAGGGACGTTCCTGTACGTTGCTTGTGGGGGAGATAGAACTGGTTTCTATTGTAAAGTAGGAGAAAACGAAGATGTCACTGGAATGGTTATCGATCTGATGGTTTTGGGTGAGAAAGCCCCTCAAGAACTGCTGGACAGAGATACCGCAATAATGACAGATGATCAACTACTGTCCATTTTTGGACCATCTTTAGCAACTATGCAAAAATCACCCAAATAGAAGTTTATACAAAAATAAGCAATGTAAGAAAAAAAATTGACTACTTGTAATATAACTTTTCTTCCATAAACAAGGAAAATGGCGACGGCGGATCTTATTAAAAAAGAAGTAGGCGTCATACTAGGAACATTACCATCAGACCAAGAATGGTTGGATCGATCGAAAGAATTGATAGAACGAAAACTTGAGGAAAATATACAGAATAGGAATAGGGCCTTGGAAGGGACTGTATCAACAAGCATTGAAAATAACACCGACCAAGAGTTCAGGGAGTATGTTTCAAATCATATACCAACAGGTATTTTTGAAGACTTTAAGCACATATACGATAACCTTGCAGAAAATTTTATAAGAGAAATTGATAATGGGCAAATTCAAACACACACTGACCAAATCATGGAATCTTTAACAGGAAAAACTGCAGGAGCTCAAAGGACACTTGTTGACGATACTTTTACGGATGAAAAAAAATGGATAGCTCTTTTGAGAGGGTTCACAATCATGACTTTAAAGGTAGTAGCAGGACCATCAGTAAATATCGTATTAGAAGAAGGGTCTCTTTATAGTTATCCCTTTAAAAATCATTATAAAATTGTTTTAAACGAATATCATGAAAAGCACATCAGTGCTTTGAATGCAACAATTATCTACGTCATTAACGGGAGAGATATTACCCTAAAAATGAGAAGAGTGGATGACGAGAAAGTTGACTTGAATTTTTTGATAAATATACAAGCTTTTAGTGGTTCGCATCTCCATTTCCATAACTACTTGTATTCAAACCCGAATAATTACTATATAAAAAAGGGAACATATAGGACATTGTTCCCAGCAAAACCCCAGGATGGTACAGAGGACAAAGAAGATGAGGAATTCAAGACAATTTGTACTATCCATATGCCTATGTTGGACGTCAGTAAACGTGCGACCAAAAATCACAACCCTGAATTCAGAATCAACATTATCTGCATGTAATATTTTCACAGCCTTGAAGGTGCCTTGAGCCAAAATTTATATGTTTCTTTTAATGTTATAATACACACTATTATTATGTGCAACAACCATGGAAGGGGATAATAACAATAACAATAATAACAATAAGATAGCCAAGATGGCTTCGCCATTGGTGGCGTCTTTAGGAGGAGGAAAAAATATACTTTTTGGTTTACTTTTAATAACAATAATTGTCATTGTTATTGCTGTAATAATAATCAAGGCTCCTCTCTTAGCATCTCTCCTGGCGGGCACAGCACTGGCCGGCACGATCGCTTCTGCGCTGGGATCAATACCAGGAGTGGGCGGTGCATTCAAGAAAGCCTTTGGAAAAGGAAAGGGGAAAGGAGGACCAAAAACACCAGATGGTGGGGCCAAGAAAACTAACCAAAAACCAAAGAAGGGTAAGAAAAAACCCCCCACCCGTCGTTCCATATTCAAGAGGATACCTAAAATAAAATTTTAGAAGAAATAAAACAATAAACATAATACTTTAAAATGTATTTTATTTTGTTCCTTGTAATTTTTCATAAATTATAGAAGTACCAGTTACAGGCTTAATTTTAACACTATTCTTATTATTGTATGTGCCAGTCAGATCACTAATTTCAATAGTGGGCATGACTGATTTGAAACTAGCCTTTACAACATAATTACTTGCCATGTGGCGTAAAAAGTACCTATTTTCTGTAACTCCTTCTTCACCATCTTCGACGTATTCCTTCTCGAGGCAGAAGAACCTTTCATCTGTACCAGTGGTGCTGACGATGGAAGTTATCTCCGTGTTAATATACGGCTTTTCAGTAGAATTGTAAATGGGATTTGGGTTGTTGATATTGTATGATAAAAACCCTCCATTATAATATGGTGATTCGATCAACACAAAACTTTCATCCCTTTCAAGGTGGTCTTTATTTTCATCACCGTTTAAAGGTTTAAAATTTCTAACGTGGAAAAAATGTAAATAGAACTGGCTATCCTCCACGTCTTTGTAGGTTTCATATGGCCTTTGATTTGTGGACATTCCGTTCCTTACTAATGTCGCATAATCTCCATCCATGGCTATATTGACTAAATTTTTCGTTGATGTGGAATATTGTACCCTAGATGGAAACGTCCCTGACTCTGAATCAGAAACATTATCCCATAATCCTCCTACTCCTCCAGAATTTGTGGAGTTAATAGTAGTGTCATTACTAATGGCCCCAGAGAACCAGTTATTCTTCTTTATGTATACGAAGAAATTCACCCCAACAAATATTAATGGGGCTAATATAATCAACATGATAATTAAAAGAAACATCCTTTCTAAAAGGGGAGGAAAAACAATCCAAATGTCCTTTTTCCAATCCCTCTAAGCAGTCCTTTGCCTCTAGATGCTCGCTTTAATCCTCTTCCTCCTCTGAGACTGCGCCGATTAATTAGAGTCTTCTTTCTCTTGACGTGTATTTTTCTTTTGGATAATTTCCTCTTCCTTCTTAAAGTCCTGTTTCTGGCGCGCGGGCTCTGCTTCCTTGTCTGGCGGCGTTGACGCTTGTTGTTGTTGTTATTGTTATCGGTTTTTGATGCCTTTTCCTTATCAGCCTTTTTCTTTTGTTTTTCTGGTAAATCGATATCTTCTGAAAAAAATTCTGACTGCACCAAGGACCCTATGTAGGTACCAAATAAAGCAGATGAAGATATCCCTCCTGCCGCTGCAACGGTAGCGGCGGCAGTGGCGCCTGAAGAAGATGAGGAATTGCTATGTATAAAAAATGCCATAAGACATATTGTAACAATCGTAACGATAAGGGTTACACACAAAATCTTAAGCAAAAGAGGACGATCCATTTTTGGTAATAAAGTATCGTACCATCTGGCAACCTCGTGGAGGTAGAACTAGTATAAAAGGATTGGTTTTACCCCCGTGTCCGACATTCACCGAGAGTGCATCATGGGGAGTAAACGTCCGTGCTCCAGCGGCCAAGAGCCAGTTACCAAAAAACAAAAGAAGAACAACAACAATAATTCAAATCCAGTTCCAGTTATCAACATCAAATCATACCCCTTTCTGGCTACCAGAACCCAGGTGCTCAGAAGTGCAGTTGCAGCTGCAGCGGCATCCCCTTCTGGGTCTTCTTCTTCCTCCTCCTCCTCTGCTTCTGCGGTCAAGCTCCCAGATACGTGCAAGGAGGCCAGAAAGGTATTGAGCACTGTTTCCTTGCAACAGTCTCTGGCAGTGAGGTATCTGTGCAACTCGATTTCTGTCAGTTATGCTGGAGGAGGAATATCTGTGTTCCATCTGGGTGGTCTTCCTGGAGCTGGGAAAACTACAATGGTCAAGGAACTAATTGCAGTTCTTAACGACCACGGCTTGATTGATTCTGGATCTGCAGACATGCTCCTGTGTTGCAAATCTAATTCTGCAAAGGAGAGTCTCATGTGTGCATGCAAGAAACCAGGAGGTTCTTCCTTGATGTACCCAGAAAGTGTGTTTTCTACCCTCAACAAAGGATTTGAGATTCCAGTTATATTTAGGAAAGATGAAATAACTCTAGAAAAAATCCAATTTGTGGCCGATAAACTAAAATGGAAAGTGATACAAGTGTTGGCAAATTTAAGGTTCCTTGTTATCGATGAGTATACAATGGCCAGTTGCAGGGAATTGGTGTTTATTGATGCTGTTTTACGTATAGCGAAACACAGGCCAGATATACCTTTCGGAGGAGTGTTTGTTATACTACTTGGAGATAACAGGCAAAATTCTGCAGTAGTGGAAGATAACACTAACCATATCCAGAAGAAAATAAAGAACCCGAGTGAGGAAGAAAAACCTCAGAAGAACAACAAGAACAACAAGAACAAGAAGAAGAAGAAAGAGAAGAAAGAGAAAGGTGGTGAAGAAGAAGAGGGAGACGAAAACGAAGAAGAAGAGGGGGAGGAGGAGGAAGAAGAAGAAGAAAGTGACGATGAAGCTGAGACGAAGAAAGAGGAAGAAAAGAGTACCTTCTTCCAAGGGTCAGTCGAACAAGATAATTTTGGCCAAGAAGATAATGCAAAACTATACACTGAAGTTTTTATAAAGATACTGAAAATGTTTTGCTCTAGAGACTTTTTTGGCAACCCAAGTAACCTGCGGAATATTGTCAATAAACGCCATGAAGCAATTTTAATGAAGAGTAATAACGTCAAGTCAGTTAACAACAATTTAGTCTCAAGTGCTATTAAAGTTGAAGACTGTGGTAATGCTTCTAATAAAAAGGAAGTGACGGCACCAAGTTCTTCCCCGGCCCAATCCACGGCAGAAGAAAATTGTGACGAATTTGATGACGAAGAAGATGACGATTTCTTTAACAGTGAAGCATTTTTGAAACTGATGGAAAGAAATGCACTTGAAAAGGACAGAGCATCGGGAGCTTTGAATGGATTCTCTTTACGCTGCAAGAGCATTTCTGATGCAAACGAAAAGATAAGAAGTGGAACAACTTCTGTATCAGACAAGAAGTCTTCTTTGGATATGATGAAATCTCTCCCCCTTTCCGCTCTAATAGAAGAAGGAATATGTTCAGAGCTAGCTCACATATCTGAACTCAAGAAAATGAGCAATGCAAATCTAGAAAAGTACACTGAAAATGTATGCAGTATTGTGTTCGACATGATGGCCAAAGCCATGAGAGAAATTGATTACAGTGGCCGAGAAAAATTGTATATTGTTTCTAGCCTATCAGAGAGATTTAAGGATACACATCTGACCTCCTTAATGGATGAAGAGATATTGAACGTCAAGTATGTGCACGGTTCTGATCCCAAGTGTATAGATGCAGTACCATTCAATTCTGCACATAACCGTGCGTCTGCTGTGGCAGCGTGTGTGAGGAACGCCTTCTTTAGAGATGGAAAAGACTTTGTGGATGAAACTCCTATCGCTAATTACTTTAAAGATAATTTGCGTACAGTTGCTTCATTTTTAGAGAATGAAACTTTAACATACAAAGAACTACTAGCGAAATCTGAAAATATAAGATCTATTCTCTTGAAGAAAGAAACTGGTAATAATAATAGTGCATCATCACGTACAGCTGCAGCAGCAGCTTATTATGAGGACGACGAGGACTATTGTTATTTCGATGAAGAAGAAGCAATGGATTTGGAAGACGGAGGAAGTGGAGGTTCTGGTATGAAAAGTAGTGGTGGGGGAGGTGATGACGATGATGAAGAAAGTGGAGAAATGATATATAGAACTGATATACCAGATAAATTGCACCGTGACGCATCTACTCTAGATCGTGTAGGTCATTTAGTTGACTTTCATGTTGTGTGGAAAAAATGGCTCACTGAAAATAAGCCTTCAGATTTGGTACGAGCCCGTGTGTGGTATTTGTATACACTAGTGAGAATGCAACAGGTTAAATTTGATAATGGAAAACTCCCTTCTCTTGATAAATCTGCACTGTCTGGACGCTTGTTCCACTCGCCCTCAGAATGGGCCACAAGCACAGGAGTAGGAGGAGGAGGAGGAGCAGGGGCAGATAAGCCTCTCCATGACGAATATTGGTTGAGGGTATTATCTATGCCCATATCAACAGGAGGAGATGTAGGGAAGAGTATGTTATTACCTGCATATTCTTCCTATCTTTCTGCCCTTTCGAGAACATATATCATGTCGTCGTTAAAGAGAATAGACATTATTAAGCACGCTTATTCGTTAATGTACGGTATTTCATTGTTTGATATGACTGCCAACCTTCAAGACTTGGTAGATACGCGAATGGCCGGTAGATCATCCAGAAATGGGAGTGTTTTCATGGACAACTTTGACCCAGTGCAATATTTTGATAACATCTTCCCTTCAATGGTTAACGAATTTCTTATGTACAGAAAGGAAGATGTTTTCAATAATGGTCAAATGATGGAGGGTGTTAAGGGTAGTTTAAAGATTTCCAGAGTGCTTCAAACTGCTCACACTGAAAATAACAACATTAACAATAGGCACAATAACTCACTTAAATACTCTGAAAAATCTATAGTGTTGGCCATGCAAATGGTGACTAGTATTTCAAAGGGAAATGAGAGGAGGAAGAAGATTGAAGAGTTTATAACAAAAGAACAAGGGCAGCCTAAGGATATGTGTGAACGCCTCATGGCCAACTCTAAAGCCAAACAAGAAAAGGATGCAATTTCTTCCAAAACTGACAAGATGATGGGTGCAATCACACTCACTAAAAAACACGTTTTAAAGAATGCAGTCTCGAATTTAGTGGATACTTCTATCATCAAAGAAACTAAAAAGAACAATAACAATTCCTCATCCTCCTCTTCTACTTCACTTGCAGCGGCTGCGGCAGTTGAAAATTCTGTGCCCGCATTAAGAGTGGAAGTAAAATTTGTAGTTTTGAATATGGATCTGTCTGACATTAGCCACGAGAAAACCATCTCTCACAAGTACCGGCAACAATTAATTAACGCCATTAAAACTCGCAGTACACCACTTTTTGACAAGTTTACAGACAGGAAAATTTTGAGGGCAGCCGAATCTCCTAGGGCATTAACTACGATTCTTTTGGATGAGAAAAAGAAGGTAACTAGGGCTAAATCTATTACTCTTTATCAGGGCCAAAATGTGATTTTCACTACATCTAATAGAATGATCCATGGCACTCAGGAAAGGTTCGTGACTAAGGACACTGGAGTGGTTACTAATTTAATGTACAAGAATGGTGAATTGACAGTATTTGTGTACGTGGAACGGCTAGGACAAAAATGCCTAGAAATTAAAGAAGGACGACAAATTATCGGTAATCCAAATATCAAGAATGGAGGATTTGGGAACAATGTATACGTTCAATATCTTCCATTTGAATCTAGTCAAGCCATGACGATATATTCTTGCCAAGGGCACACTTTCTTTAGAGACACTATTGTTGACCTTTCTGGTGCATCTACCCAGGATGCGTATGTTGCTGTAACCCGCAATAGTAATCCTCAAAACTTGTTCATTATTCAAAATCATTCTGTTGAACGGGGTAACTTGTGTAACATTAAATGCGCCATGAGTAAAGACAAGGCTTATACTATGCCTATTGGAGGCATTGCTGATTTTAATGGGAGCGACTTTATTAACCACGATACAGTTAGTGTCTCTAGAGAGGTGGCAGAATCTTCCGCTGCAATGGATGATGACTATAATGGAGATGGAGGAGTAACAATGTATTCTGCCTATGACCCTTCTAAAGATGTGGTAGCTGCCGCTGAAGAATTCATCCTAAGTAGATCGGGAAAATCTTTATCGTTTAATGCGTCTTGGATGGCCAACACTGCTAAGGTTATTCAGCAACATGGGCTAGAAACAGAACTTAAAAACATTAGAGACTTTTTCTTTGGTGTTAATAATGGAGATGTGGCTAAACATTATGAGAAATTATGTAACAAGAAAATGATTGAGCTATACACTGCTATCGTTCGTTCAATCACACACTACTCTATAGCCAGTGGTATTGTAAAACAGCCCTCTTCAAAGTTGTGTGAAGAATATGAGACGAAACAAAAGAACAAGAAAGACTATATCAAAATACACCCAGTTTTTGTGAATAGGGCACCAAAGGAGTCCACTATTGAAATGTTGTTGTTTGATATTGCACCCCATAACAAGGCTACAATTGTGTTCCAATTTTATGTCCATTATATATTTTTAGTGTATGAAAAATTGAACGTTTTGAATTCTTCATTCGCCTTTTTGCCATCTCCCAATCCGTGCCTGAATCAGTATGTACGCCCAAAATCAATTACCACCAATTCTACTCATGTACCAAATCTGGGTTACGAGTCTAAAGATTTTGCCCATTGCAAGGACGGGGGAGAAAGAGATGTCAAATTGCGTCTTCCTATAACAAGCGCGGATGAGTTTTCAAATAACATTGAAGGTATTTTGAAAAAAGTTAGTGACACATCTAATCAAAATAAGGTTAATAAATACATGGATGTTGTATGTAAGAGTATGCAGCACAACTTGCGTAGGACTGGTAAATTTTGTCGTCCTACGGAAACTTGTGGTCTATCGAAACATGGGTCTATTGTAACGTCCACATGCACAGCTCAAGAGAAGGGAGAAAATATCCATGTAGATGCAGAAAAGGGATGGCTGTGTATGTCAGACGAAGCTAATGTATATTGTATGTTAATGTTCATGTCAAAAATAGCAGCAGCTTCTGGTGTTAGTGAATTCCCCATTAAGGACAAAAGTATTCTTGAAAGTAACCCAGAAACACCATCTGATACGATTAGTCTTTTGGCACCAAGAAAGACAATTTCACCTACTAACAATCTCCACTTTTCAATGTCTGAAGATGTCCTGTTCTGTGGACAAGTTCATCCAATGAAAAGGGTACAATTTTCTTTGCATGTAAAGAGAACTGGAGGAGCACTGAAAAGTACTTTTGAGGAAGAAGAAGGTCTTCCCACAAAGATATTCTCTCCCAACTTTGCCACATATCCTCTATTCAAAAAATGTAAAATGTATGGTGCTATAATCATTGCCATGACTGAAATGCAAGGGCATGAATTTGCCAAGTATTCAACATTGGATATCAGAAAGAGCATGTTTACTGGTGTTGGAACTGTGGTGGATTTGGAAAAGATATCAGGAGAAGGTAATGAAGTAATGGATAAAGTTGACAAATTTATTGTGAAAAATGTATCAAACATATTGTTTAAGGAACAAGGGAAGCGTGTCTCTTTCTTTGTTTCATGTGCTATACACTAGTAGTAGGAATAAGGAATGAATAAACCATTGTATTAGAATTTAGGCATTTTTATTTTGTAATATATTACAATTGAAAATATAGAAATAACTGTTACTGTTATACAAACAATACCTGAAATAAACATAGCAACTACAGTTTGTTTTTTATTAGCCCAATCTTCCCCAATTTTCTTTGTCACTTTTGTTTCTATCAGGTCCCTTGACCGATCAACAATTTTGCTTCTAAGAGTTTCATGCCAGAAAACATCAGAGGAATAACCTACATTCTGGACAATAATAGGTGCAGAAGTAAAAGGCTTCCAGTTCTTCCATACACTAAGTCTGAATTTAGGGGTATGTTCATCCCCAACCCAGACTGCCAAACAAAATAAGGCTTTTGATGACTCTTGTTCAATTTTAAAGTTGGCGATGGAAGAAGAAACTCTGCTCATGATACCAAGTCTCCAATTTTTTTGATCAAGAAATCTAATGAAGGGAAGTTTTGAGTTACTGCCAAAGATTTCTGGTTCATTAAAAGACTCGTAATCAAAATCTTCCACAACCTCTCTAACAATAGGATTAGTAGTAGTAGTAGTAGTAGTAGTAGTGGTTGTTGTTGTTGTCAAAGGTCTTCTACGAGGTCCGATAAGTTTTCCACTTTTCTTAATGTAAGGTAGCGCAACTTCTACTTCTTCTTCTTCCACTCTCTCTTCTTCTTCCTCCTCAACACCGGGATTTCTTCTTCTTCCTTCGCTCCCATATTCCCGCTCCCCCAGTTGATGTTTAGTTAGGAGGTCTTTAGAGTCTGCAACACCCCAAACAGCTATCCATTCTTCCCTCTTGTTCAGGATGTCCGAATTCGATACAAGACACTGAGGAGTACTTCCTATATCGTCTGAAAAATCGTTGACAAAATATGTCATATCCTTAGGGTTCATGGGTGTGCCTGACATTCTTCCCATCATCATATTATCTTCTGTGACGTCAGTGATGATAGGCTTGAGTGTAGTTCGTTGAAGGCTTATGAAAAGGTAGGCTGAATTAGTATCACCCTCAGATGTCTTTCCGTTAGTGTGAGCAGCAAGCCATTCCCCTTGGACTTCTTTCTGCGTAGAAGTAAAGGAAGAAACAAATGCCTGCCCGCACCCACACTTCTGGTCGTTATCCCTCCATAAAGATGTCCACACAACATCAGACCACCATTTTTTAGGTAGAATTATGGTGGTAGTTTTTCTTGATCCGTCCCACAATAAATCGTCAGGTTCTGTTGTTTCATGAGTACGGTGTTGATGTTCATGACTCGCACATGAACAGAAAATAAGGTTCAAGCCCAAAGGGGAAGTTTCTGGCCATTGAATAGAACGAGTTTCAGAACAGTCATGTCTGAATATGGAATTAGCATAATAAGGAATCTTCTTCCCCAGAACGTTGATTAAGGTGTCCTTCTTGGTTCCACTTAAAACACGATTTCCTTCGACCCAGAAAACACTCGATTCAGGAGTAAAGGAATAGGAAGACGATGAAAAAGGTGGGACTGCCGGTGCTCCTTCTGTTACTGTTCCTAGAAGTGTAACAACACCCAATAACAATGATACACCACCACCACCACCGACCAGGATATTCTTCTGTACTCCCATTTTACCTAATTTTCTATTATGATAATTATCCTCTTTATTAAGAGGTTGTTTAAATTGTCATATATCGAGACACGTTACATGGCTAGTGACAAAATGCTAGTCTCAGTCTCTGGGGCAATTTCTTCCAGTGCGCGCTTTTTAGAGAGATTAGAGTACTTGAGAATAAGTGACTCTGATGGACATGAAAAACGCCCACCTTCAGAAGATGACGGGCAATTTTGTTCAGTTATTTGTGAACAAAGAGTTGTGTTGCGCTTATTGTCCCTAAAATAAGGAGGAGGAACAAGAACAGATTTGAGTTTAAAGTTTCTGACCTCTTCAACTGCCAGAAGTTGTTTCCCTGTTTTTGGCGGATCCTGAACAAACTTGGTCGTGGCAGAAGGTGTTGAAATTATGTAGTTGTTTACAGTCATTGTTTTTGTTGATGACATAGAGGCGACAATTATGGGAACGTCCACAATTTCGAATATGCTTTTGTAGTTTGTTTGGTATTGGTTGGTAATATTTTTTCCAATTTCTAATATGTTCAAATCCTTGTTGAAAGATACGTGTTCTGTTATTTTTTCTGGCTCAGAGTAAAGATGGACTAAACAACGTTCAGTGTGGTATATGCACCTAGGTGTATAAGTCAACGCAGAATGCTCCACACCGCCGTCGTTGTTATCTTTTCTAGGTCTCTTTGAAATGGGTGCTGTTAGATCACAAAAATACTTGTACTCCTTTACAGATGACGGGGCCTTATCTGTCCATTTGCATTTTTCATTAATAGGAGGTATGGCCATTTCTGTAAAGTACTGCTTCGCCTTCAAGAGGAAACTCATTTCCTTTTCCAGTCTGACGACCCTGACAGAATTACCATCAGGGGAATTTCCTATGATATTTAGGACGTATATGCTTTCAATCCCGGTTTCATTTTCTAGCTGTTCTAGGGCAAACAATGGCTTATTTCCATTCGATTCAAAACCGTACACGTCAGTAAAGAGTGTAGCCACGTTAGACATGGTCACTGCGTATTCACTTCCCTGAGAAGGGGTTTGAGGAGGAACATAGTTATCCGCTAGTATGTCTTGGAATTTTCTAAAGGTCATGAGGGCAACAAAGGCAGCCATCTTATCAAAATAATCAACCTTTGTAGTTTTATTTGTCCAATCATATTTGTGGAGTTTCACTAGATTATTTTTCCAACTACTAATCATTGCCCGATCGTTTATTTTGCACGCTCTCCATTTCTTGGGTGTAATTAGAGGTGTGACGGGGACATTAGACCAAAAATCAGTATCACTGTACTTGTCTTCGTTATCTTTATCAGAAGGTTTATTGTCCCCGTTTTCTTCTTCTACTACTGCTGCTGCTGCTGCTGCTACCACTTCTGGCCTTTTAACTAGAGGAGGTAACCACTGAAGAATAGAAGGGGATAGAGGATGCTCTGCTTGAACGCCGTCTATTGAAGGTTCTACCGTAAAAGACACCTCTCTATTATTTTCAGTAATGGATAATCCAGTCCTATATTCCGATAGCTTGATTTGGTGGTGTGTTGATCCATCTTCTGCAAGAATGGACAAGGATCCAATGCCCGTAGTAGTACTACTTCCAGATGTCATTATCGCTACTCTAGGAGTATTATTGGAAGTAGAAGAAGCTGGAGGGAGGAAATCCATAGACCTTATAGTTCTTTGCATATCCACTAAATCCATGCCCCTTTTAATCAAGGATGATGCGACGCACTTGCACGCAAACTCCACTAATGTTTCTACTCTATCTATTACACCGTCTCTCATTTCAAGTGTTTTATTGAAATTGTTAGGCATAATTTTCCATCCCGAACCAGTGGGGTCGTTTATGATCAAGTAGATGGACGAAGCATTGGTCTCTGACATGACAACATTAACGCAGTGCCCATCGGGGACGTACGTCATCTCTCCGTCTGTGAGGTGCATTACTTGAGCAGCTATAGCACTAAGTATGCTGAAAGAATCCACCACTATCTTCTCTCTTGTTTTATCCACTTGCTTATCTCTAGCTTGACTTCTCCTTAGAGATTTGGTTATGGTGGGCAATTGTTTGATGATGTAGTTCTTGCTTGAAAATACAGCAGAATTCAAAGCGGGGGATCTAATTAAGCGCAAAGCTGAACCTCCTCCGTTGAACATGTTGTCTTCGAAGATTGCCGAACCGGTGTCTAAAAATATTCCCGTGAATATTGACTCTTTCATATTTCTACTATTATTTAGTTCCTTTTCCATTGCCCGTGTAAAATCCATAGGTAGAGTATTGTATTGAGCTAGTCTTTCTTCCACACCTATGCGTTTAGATGTGATTTTTATATCCAAATCGTGAGGGTCCAGTGTCATTATTCCCACATCTGATTGTCCTCGTGATCCAAAGAGTACAACATCCTTGGAAACGGGTAAAATGACCCCCGGGTCGGTGATCATTTTCCCAAACCAGCTAGCATACTCAGGGTTGAAGCTGAGCATAATTGCCGTTCTCTTATTTCCTTGTTGCTTAAAGGTATGCCTATATTAGTGTCCTGTGATTTCACGACAAAATCGATTCCTTTCACCGAAGCAGTCCTCACACTTCGCTTCAATGAGTTTTCTCTTATGTATGACAATAGCCTTAGAATAGCCGAATGGGCAGCATTATTACTCAACACCACAGAGTCAGATTGGTCGGAAAAAACAATTTCAATTCTATCAAAAAAGCAAGAAACGCCAGTCAAAATGCGAAATTTGTTAAATCCTACATGCTGGACTAAAGGTGGGCAAAAAAGAATATTTTCGTGAGGCAGGATATACTTTTTTCTGTGTTGAGTAACAAACAAGTTTAAACAATTTCCATTAATAACAACAGAATGTTTGACTACACTTTCTGCCAACTTGTTATTGTTCATCCTGTGTTGTGAAAAAATAGTGACTTCTTCTATTTGAGGGCATGGAAGCACATAGTCTTTTCTATCCCTATTGTTAGTAGGACTCACTGAAGAGGGGTTGTTCTCTTCCTCATTTTCTCCTGCAACAACGTCGGATGAAGCACCACCACCAGCAGCAGCGGAGGTTTTCAATTTTTTAGAGTGTTGGCCCTTTTTTCCTGACAAAGAATCCATCATTTTCCGTTTTCCATTAACAGCTCCTTTTTTAAGTACATTCATCAACATGTTGTCGTGATTGGTTTTGCTGATAGGTGGAAGTGTTGATGTTGTTGTTTTTTGTTTCTTGGTTTGTTTCTTGGGTTGTTTCTTCTTAGTTTTTTCGTCTTCATCATCATCATCATCGTCATCATCATCACAACAATCATCGTCGTCTTCTAAAGAGGAAGAAGAAGCGGCCAGTGCCGATGAATTTGTCTCAGAAACAGGCTCGTTATTAACTAATGATTGAAGGTCTGTTTTGGAGTCGAAAGGTCCATTCTCTTCAAAGATTGTGTATTTAAAATATAAAAATTCCCCACCTTCAATAACACACAAATTTCTTGCCTTGTACGCGTAAGATGCAGAGTTGTTAGTGGTGGAGCATAGGGCATATAACAGATCGGAACAGACGCACCTAGGCTGCAATCTTGATGTGTGTTTTATCTTGTTACTGACTAAAACTTCAGCCTCTAAACGAGTCTTGTCCTTTTTAGATGTGTGGAACAACAACGACGTCCAAGAGCCGTTGAAGGAAGATTGTTGGGAGCTGTCCTTGTACATACCTCCTCCTCCGGCTGCCGAGCCCGTTAGTAAGGAGAGGTACAATTTCTTGAGTTCAATTCTTTCGGCGAAGGCTTCTTTCTCTACCAGATTGTTAAAGAAGGCAAGAAGAGACATGGGTTTCTTGTGAATAGATTCGGCACCTCCACTAATTTTCTCGACAGTGCATGACGGGCATGTAACTTCATACTTTTTACTATTATTGCCATCAATCCATATGGTCATTGAAGAGACATCAAAATTGCCTTGAGTGTTATTACAACTACAATACACCAGCTTTTCTGATACATCAAAAGCTGCAGCAGCTAAATCGGGTTTAGTTAGAGCCCTTTCCAAAAGTATACCCTCAATAAGGGACGTTATCCTAAAGGGTATGCATTTATCTCCCTTCTTATCTTCTTCATAAAGAGCCGGTCGGCTTCGCACAGACGTGGCGTCCACGCCTCCTCCGAACGATCCTAGAAGGCGCTCCACGCGGTTAACCAATGGGCAACAACAATCGTACTCTGTATACCATCGTACAAGTTTCACCGCAGTTTCTTGGTTAAAAGTATCGTCTCTCATTTTTGAACAGTTGTTGTTATTATTATTAATCCTCAGGATATTAGGTCTGCAAGACACATAATATATTACAAAATCTTAGATCTCGTCAGTAGGCAATGGCAGCCAGTTCCCGTATCAATTGTTCATCCACACTTTGCAATTCAGGGTCTTCTAAACGACGTTTTTTCTTTGGATTTTTCCGCTCACACACTTTACTGATACGGGCTGCAATAACCGATTGTTTGTCCTGGTGGCGTAATCTTTCACGCGCTTCCTCGTCTTCAACCATATCATATTTGTTGTATTTAACGATGTTATCTTCATCATCCAACGTCAGTACAGCGTCTTGATTATTCCTTACTAATTTCCTCTTCTTATTAGCTTCGGGAGCTGTTGAAGGGCATACCATTTCGTCTTGTTTTTCAGGTTTAATCAGTCTCAAACGTAATCTCACTATAGAGGTTTCACTTTCGAAGGAATACTCAATAACAAAATCAGGAACAGCAGCATGAAGAAATCCTGTATTGGGACATAGTACAGAAACTGCTTCACCCTTTATAAGCTTCTGGCGCTTGTCTGGGTCAGAAAAGAACCCCCACAAATCTTTGAGGAGAAACCTGTTACTGTTTCTGGATGAACCAGCTGCTGGTGCATTAGTGGCCAGAAGAAGACGTTTAATACTAGCTTCTCTCGCCTTTTCTCTGGCGGCCGAGACCTTGGCTGCATTAACATTTAAGCAGGTGGAGGCTATTTTTCTCACTTTAGAAGAGTCGTCCATTACAGCTTCTACTTCCCCCATATCTAAGGCAGAAGAAATTGCAATGGCTGCAGCAGCCAGTTCTGTTTTAGCCACCCCTACCTTATTCAGGCCCCCTAAACGTCCTCTTCCCAATTCTTCTTTGGCCAATTTTTCAGAGGTTCTGCGAGTATACCCCCACAATCCATTCTCTTGTTCGTTACATAGGTAATTTCTACTAAAATATGGAACAAAATTAGCTGAATTCGTGTGCCCAAGATGGTACATATCCAGCGATGAAGATAGGGCGGCAAACATGTCTTTATCACCTCTTGTATAGGTACGAAGCGCATCGACAGCCCATGATGTTGCAGTCACTCTTCCTACGTGGGTTCGGGTGCTCACGTTAACGCACGAGTGAACAAGGGCCAATTGTTTTCGATCAGATAGGGATGTGTTTTTTATAAATTTTTTCTGATCTGCAACTGAGGGTAATCTATCACTGTCTCTGTGAAAGGTGTCGGTATTTGTGTCAAGTTTATTGGTTATTTTCAAGTCACCTAATATTCCAAAATTCACTAAATCAGCTAAAAGTAAATGGTTGCACATTTTAGCACCAAGCCATTCGTAGTTGCCTTTAGCGATAGCGTATTCGTTCCAATCCTTTTTCAGTACGTTCCTTTTGCACCACACGGCCAGAAGGGCAATATCCCCAACAGACATGAAACGTTCTTTTTGGTTAGTTTTATCGAGTATAGACACAAACACCATCTTCATAGGAGAAGCCATTAAATATTCCTCCACGTCTCTATTCAATCTATATCTTTGTTGTGTAGAATTTTCTTCCTGCTGTGGAACATCCTTTTCTTCTTCGTAGAATGCTTTAGGGATAGGTGTCATCAACGCTGAAGATGTGTCATACGGTGTGTTTTGTTCCATGCCTTGTTTTACATTTTCAACCACGTCTGAAAAGGCTCCTTCGCCGTAGTATTTGTCAATAGAATCTTTCACTAGATTATCAAACATGCCGAGAAATCCTGCGGTTTCTCCTTCGGCTGGAAACTCTCTCTTAGCCTTTAGAAGTTGTTCCACGCCTACAAAATCCCCTAAATTGTATTGAGAAGAAGATGCTGTCATGAGAGGGTTTATCTTAGGGACAGGTAATCCGAGGGCTTTTTGTATAGAGTAAGGAAGACCCAATAGATGGGCATAAGAGAGTGTCAGGCCCGCCTCTTCTTCTTCCACACCTTCCATTTCCGCTGCTTCTATTCGGCATCTCTTGGCGGCCCTCACCTTATTTGTGTGGGCGTGCGTCTGCCCCATGATGAGGCGAAGCGCCGATTCGAGTGATACTTTTTTCGCACCACTGAATCTGTGGAATAAAACAAAGGTGAAATATATAAAGATGACTGAATCACACCATCTTTCTAGGGATTTAGATATCCTTTGTTGGAGAGCTGGAGATACACGCACTTCTACACCAGATAAGAGAGCCGTCATTGTTCCCATAGCCATTTCAGCAAAACCTAAGAAAGACACCAATGTTCTTGTATGGAGACTTGTTTTTGAAGGTGAACCAAAATCCCTCACACCCACCCCCTTTCCTCCTTTCATTAGGGCGGAATCGATATCCATGAGCCGCTTGGCTGAGACGGATGGGGCGGCTGTGCCCATGGGGAAAAACATGTGTTGATAGACGAACGTCAATGTGGACAAAAAACTGGCGGAATGGAGAAACGGACCATGACAATACATGAAGGAGAAAAGGTTAAAGAAATTAAATGGTAGAGGGGATACTGCGCGAGAATGTTTTGCCTTATTTAGAGCATAAAAGGCGTAGCAGAATATTAAATACCTTCTAAACTTTCCTCTATATTGTATGACAGTGCTTTTTGTGTATTTGTCATTCTTCCCTATGGCCAAAAGAACATCCAAACACTTGTCGATTTCTGCAAAGACCATCTTGTACTCTTTCGCCGAATCAATCTGGGGATTTATTAGCGTCTCTTGAGTCTTGTAGTAATTTCGTTTGCCGGGATGTGCGGTACTATTTTTATAGAGGACGTTTTTAAATTTCAAACGTAAGTGGTCTGCCAAATTATTGAAAGAATGGGGTAGCACGAATAAATTGTCGTCCGTTGGCTTGTCTAGCGATTTAGTGGTTTGTTTTGATGCTTCACTTTCTGTCCACCCTATAACTTCTGTCCACCTGAATTTATTATCGAATGTTGGTTTTCGTTGATAAAAAGTGTTGCCTTTAAAGAAAAGCTTCCTTTTAGTGTCCAGTCTGTGTAGAGTGGAAAAGACGTGCGATATTTCTGCCTTGGTCGTGTCCAGGTTGGCTCGTTCTGAAGGAGGAATGTCCTTGTTTTCATTGACAGTGTTATTTTCTCCCTTGTTGAAATTATTCTCCAGTAAATTTCTGGTAGCGCCTCTAATTTCTAGCACAGTTGAAGATGAGGATGGTGCATTGGGGAGTTTTTTTACCACCAGTTTGTTAACAAACTTGTTTTTTTCGTTGCCTTTAACACATATTTCTGCCCCCACGCATTTGGTGTTATCGTGCCTAGAGAATAACTGGACGGCAATTTGTAGTATAAGGTTCTCATGGTCCCTGAAAAATTTTAACGACTCATTTTCGTTGTACACTAAAGAGCACTTATTTTTTATATCGAGTTCGTTCACGGCCAGTTCGATTTCGCTACTTTTGGCCACCTGTTTCACGTGTGCGCCTATAATAGCTGTTGGTACAGAAGGTGTTATCGAGCACTTTAAAACCTGGAAGTAATTATCCTTCTTGTCATATTCTGTATTTAATGCTTGGTTCTCTTTCAACGCATCAACACGCTCGTTTGTGGCTTCAACAATATCACTAAGAGCTTTGTTTAAACGTATTTTTGACGTCTTTAGCCGTTCTTCTCTTGAGGGCTTAGGAGGAGGAGGAGGAGGAGGAGGGAGAGGATTAGGTGGAGGAGGACAGAAATTGGTTGGTGTTTTAGGAACTGGGTCTGGGACTGGATCTGGAGCTTGAGATGGCCCTGGTTTTGGTTCTGTTTCTGGTGCTTGAGTTGGTTTATTTTTCTCTTGTTTTTCTTGTTGAATCACTGTCTTGAAAAGGTCATCTATTCCTGTAAAGAATCCCCCCGAGGACGCCATCCTATACTTTTTCTATAGTCCTCTAGCGACACGTCCAACGAGTCCAGCACGTCAGTGCAAGTATCCGGTTTATATTTTTTAGATAAAGGATCAAAGTATATAGGTTTCGGGTTATCGAGTCCTTCCTTTATAGTATTAGGCAATTCAATGTATGCTGTGCCGATATTTATGTTGGTCATTGGCAACCTTTGAGATATGGCATGGACCGTAATGGCTTTAAAAGACGCATTCACCGAGCGGTTAGTTGTGAACAAAGTTGGCTCCGGTACAGACATGGCTCCAGTTGTTGAAGATGACCGCCAGAAATCTCTCTTCCAAAAAGTGGAAAATCTTTATAGAGTTCTGGTAGTTGAACAGAAAAATTCTGCAATTACTCTCTCTGGAAACAAAAACACAAACAAAAGACAATGCCGCCAGGTAGAAGAAGACAAAGTGATTTTTGAAGGAGAGGACAGAACTGTATCTAATTTACCCCAAGCTGTTAAAGAAACCATCGCAGCCAATGCAGAATCTATACTCGATTACTGGTACAAGAACGTTATACCTCTTCTTGACACGAAGAAAGAAAGAAGTGGGAAAAGTGATACGTTTCTGAGGACTGCAGTCATCTGTCTTGTGAGATGTTGTGTGTCATACAAAGACATGAAAACTTGTTCGCTGATATATGAATTCGAACACAAAATTTTAAATAAGAGTACGTTGGACCCTTTATTGAAGGACATTCTCGACAACAAACAAGAACTACTACATATGGATTCGAAATATGGGAGTAAAACTACATCCCCTGAGCTGGCAAAGGAAACCATCGAGGCCTTGTACACGACTGTATATAATCACTGGACAAACGCCTTCAAGCTCTACCAAGCCTCGCTGACTCATAAACCTGTTACGGGTAAGAAATATGCATCAGTCATACACTTTATAAGGACATGGAGGAAGATCGTCAAGGCTTACGTGTCCAAACACAACAACGTGGAGAGGGATCTTTCACTGAAGAACATAATGAAGAATGAGAGTGCTGATAATGCTAATGTTTTAACTATTGAAAAAATGTACAAGAAAATTGGTAACAGTGTCAAGAACACTAATAATAATAGTGCCCACCAAATGTCGGACAGTGAAGATGATGATGATGATGATGACGATGACTGTGAAGGCATGGATGTTTGTGATGAAGCATCAGAAAGGGAAAAGAAGCACCAAGAATCTCTATACCCAATCAACACTCCAGTCACAACAATCACTGGCGATTACATCTTTAAAGTGCTTCTAGAGCTTGTTCTTTCACCCCACATCCACCCTGAATGGAAAATACCTATGTGTGATTTTGTTAATAGGAATATCCCCAAATTAATGAAGGCCATGGAAACTGACATATCAAATGCTGTAATAGAAGTTAGAGCTTCAAAGGTGAACCCTGTACAGATTTTACCCATCGCTGCTAACTTCTGGGATTTTTGTAAGAGCGGGAAACCTCCTTCTGATGTCAAATTTTGTATGATGTTTAATGAACCATCTTCTAACGAGACCCTTTCTTCTGGTGCGGGTGTGTTTGGTCGATTTATTGGAGGACCCTTTTCCCACAAGAGTAAAGAATTGGACATTATTTCAAACTGTCTAAGAAGTTTATTGTTGAATAAAGAAGCGGACAATCTATCTACCAGAATTTGGAGAGAAGGAGGTTCTGTTGTCTGTTTTAATTACTGCCCCATTACTGCCAGAGGTGCTGTTTTAGGGTATGGTGAACAATTGTCCGAGAGATCTATTAAAGCTCTGTGGGCCAAGAAAATCCAGGACGCTGTAACAGAATCTGTCAAGAGGCAAAGGAATGCGGCTGACAAAAATAGTAGGAACTGTGATTTGTTAGGAGACGAGGGTGTAGTATCCATGAAAACTGTAACGTTTGGATGTGCAAATATGTTGAAAACCCAGAACGGTATGGGGAAATTTAATGTAGTTGTAAGCTTCGAGGATTCTATTCAGGCTAATAAGGAAGGGGCGGCCAGACAGTATATGTCTCAGCAAGTTTTTACTCACTCATTTCCAGCTCTAGATCAAGGAAAATAAGCCTTTTGACTGTTATATTCGGACTGGTAAATACCCAGTCCTTTGCAGGCCTGACCTGTATTGTGTGTTTGTACCTAATATATACAGAAAAGAAGAGTAGTTTTAATAACCCCTGTTTGAAAAATTGGTTAAATATATAAAGGAACTATCCACGAGTGATTTCTATAGCCCCCTCTGACCCAGAGCCCGAGCAGAGTATAAAAAACGTCGTTAAAATGGAGGGTGGGGACCAACGGACAAAACTTACGCCAGCAACCGTGATGGGACTTTACCAATCGAAAACGCCAGGAGAAGGAGAAGGAGGAGAAGGAGGAGGGCAATTCAAGATACCTTCAGCCATAGCTGTGAAATCTTGTTGCTCTAAAAACGCTACTCGCCGATCCCCTCCCTCAGATTCTCCTTATTCTCTTAGGCCCATGAAGAGACTAAAGAAGAATAATGGAGAGGTGGGAGGAAAAGCACCGCCTCCTGTGACTTTGAGGCTCCGCGAGGACTACGAGAGCACACCTTACAACTTTAATAGAAATAAGAAGAAGAGGCCTATTACTATTGATGAAAATCAATTTGCAACATTAAATCCAACGTATGCGACAGACATTATCAAGAAGCAGCAATTGCCTTCTGTTAGTGCCGCGTCTGTGTTGAGGAAGCACCGCGCCAATGCCGACACCCAGTACAGAAAAAGATTCTCTCATCCAAATTGTGCAAAATTCTCTACTGTCAATTTGAAGGCTAGAGACTATACTCCACTGTCTGTCCTCCGTTCCCATGTCAAGGGGCCAAAACACTTGAAATCTTCTTGTGATACCGTGACTGAAACAAATGTAGTAAAGAGGAACTTTTCTTCCATTGACAAGTGGGTCAAGCTAGAAAAACCCCCGTGTTACTTTGCAGTGGCAGAGGCTGATACCAATATTGCAGCCGGTCTAGAATCTCCGTTCCATTTGATTAGACAGGCCGCAAAATTAGGCCTCATTTCTGACGTGCAAGATGTGTCGTCCAACTACGAGACCATAAAACAGAGCTGTATTGACGCAAAGGAAAAAGCGTCCAAGTTTTTGTGGTCTAACAACCGTACTAAACAACCCCCTTCATCTTGGTGGCCTGTTGGGTTTGGTAGTAAAAACCTATCCGTTTTAGACACTAGCCCTCTCTTGAACTGGAACAGGTTATGCAAGAATAATGGTAAAGGGTGGATAAAAACCATGAGCATCGATCACATGGCAAAGAATGTTTTTAAGCTTTCCCCTGGAGCATGTGAATCTATATTGGAGAAGAAAACTACACTCTTGGGGGAGGTCACTGCCCAATGTAAGAAATGGGAAAGTTACCGCAGAAATATTCCTGTACCAGCACACGTCCAACCAGAATATGCTTCTCAAGTCGTAATGATTGGACCATCTGAATTATATCTCGAAGTTAAAGTCGGGGTATATTACATGCTTGAAACTGGAAAAGTTATCAAGTTTATGACGGACAAGGAAATGTACTGTGAATTTGTATTTGAAACTGTTTTTAGTCACGCTCTTGAGGGAAGAATGAAAGGCGCAGTAGGTGTGAGAAAGATGTGTGTTGAAGGTTTTTGTGTCGAGATGGATTTTGCAGGCATTTCTGTGATTGATGTATTAAATGGAGACCTGAAATGTAAAATGGACGAGAATGTTGTACAGCAACCTAACCCCTCGACTACTTCCTCCAAGCCAGCCGCTGAGCTCATGCAAGATCATGGCAGCTTGTGTAGGATGAGGGATACTCTGTACGGTGTTAGGATGCTTCAAGCTACTGGCCGCCTGCCTGAAGGTCTACAATCTAAATGCAAGAAACCCATTACGGATTCAATTTCAGCCATAGCTATCGTTGGAAAAATGAGGGAGAGAATGTTAAACCAATTGCCCTTTGTTTTGGTAGAAATTGTAAATATTGTCACTCGGTTGTCTCAACAAGGATTAGTGAATCCGGACATAAAAAGTGACAATATAGTAATTGATGGAATAACTGGTCAACCTAAGATGATTGATTTTGGTTTAATTGTACCATGTAAAAAGTACTACAATTTTAAATGTTGGGGAACTGATGAGAGGTTCTTTAGTAACCATCCTCATACAGCTCCTGAATTTATTAACAGTGAGTTGTGTTCAGAAACTGCCATGACTTTTGGGTTGGCTTATTTGTTAATAGACATGTTGTCCATTTTGATTAAGAGAACTGCAGATTTGTCTGCCAATTCTATCTATACAAACATTCCATTTTTGTCTATTGTATCTAAAATGTATGACCAGGAAAAGACCAATAGGCCGAGAGCGTATGAAATTGCGCCTGTAATTGGTGCATGTTTCCCGTTCAAGGATAATATTGCTAAACTTTTCCAGTCACCTAAACATTCATTGTATAGCAAGAAGGTTAAGTAGGTCAATAAAATATGGTATAAATTTCCTCAATTGTTTTATTTTCTTATTGTTGTAATATTAAAATTCCCTATCTATATAAAAAAGCACGATTTATTTACTCGGTCTCAGTGCCAGAGTAGGTGACGTGCACGTACATGTCGAAAAGATTTCCACCGGCGGTAGCTGCAATTGGTGCGCCAAAGGTGGTACCACACACAAAGGTGCCAACTTCATCCTCATCAATAGAGACGGGGGTGAAGGAGGAGGTGTTGGAGCTACCGACAAAGGCCTTTGATGGGTTAATCTTTGGCACCATCTGCATACCAGTGATGTTGATCTTTCTTGATGTGTTGTTCCACACCTTGAATGTTCCCTCAAAGGTGAGATTCTGCCCCACAGTCACTTCGAGTGCTCGGCCCTCCACGGGAGTGATGACAAGATCCGCATCTTCTTCCTTCATCTGTGCATCAGACTTTCCATTGCGGATCTTGATTTTGCCCAAGGTGTCGCTGTCAAAGGACACATCAGTCATCTTGAAGTAGCCTGATCCAACCTCAGCAGTCACAGGAATGCGGAGGTTTTCATCCATGTTTGTCTCGATATTGTCTGTGTGGGTTTCGATGGTCTTGGTCACAGTGTTGTGATACCTAAAAATCACAATAAATACAGCAATCACAGCAGTGATGGCGAGGATGGCCGACACGACCGAAAGAGTGAAAGAAAGATCCATGACGAGTTTTTTTCTTTATCGAACGTTGCTTGGTTATTAAGATGTCGTTTTGTCGGCGAGGACAAAAAAAAAGGTTACCTTTGGTGATGACAACCTCGTGAAACCACAGAGTACGTAACAGGACAATTGGCAAGCGAGCTGTCGCCTTTTACTCTTTTTTCTGTTACAGTAAGCCAGGGTCTATTCCTTCAACGGATGTGTCATCTTTGGGTTTGTTTCCAGATCCAGAACCTGGACCCCTGCTGGTTGAGCTGCCAGAATATGTAGTTGGGGTCGAGGAGATTGTTGGGGAAGAAGTTTTGCTCTCTTGGGTGGTTGCATTTCGAGATCTAAATAAACCCCAAATTCCGATGATTAATAAAATAAATAAAATGAACCCAATCATCAGTGCAGTATTGAATTTTTTAGTCTTTGGGGAATTTTCGTAACCGTAATAATAATAATCAGAGTTGTCCATTTGCTTCTATTATATCAAACATTTGTCTAGAGATGTCATATAGCTTCTGGTGGTCTTTGCCCTTTGTACAGGTGACCATTCTGGAGCGTGGATACTTATTAGTTATGGCAGGCGTGTGCAATAAACCCCCGATAGGATATTCCATTACCATTCGCCTGCATGTAGAATAGTAGTCTCCGTTGTTATTATTATTATTGGGCGAAGAAACAATCTCGTACATTGTTTTCATGGTCCATGGGAGTTTCGATATGATACCTGCACTTATTTTGACACCTGGAATGAGTGTACTCCACTTGTTATTCATCACATTAAGCAAGAGATTAAACGGAATTTCCCACTCTTCTGAAGGTGTCCTGTAGTATTCCAAAAGAGTGTTTAAAAGTATAATGGCTGCACGTTTTGTAGTCTCTTGTTTGTAGTCGAAGTAAAATTGCCGCATGTCTGATAGGGTTGAGGGCTCTCTTGGGTGTAATAGCCCAGAGGACAATAATCTGCTAGCGTGTAACTCCACATCGTGGAAGAGTTTATGTTGTTGTCGTTGATGTTGTTTTCTGCTAGAGTCATCCATTTGCACGGCCCGTTGAGAAATTGTTTGGGGTGTCTAAAAAGTCCAGGGAGGAGTAAAGATGCACTTGCAAAGGATTTCATTTTGATAAAAAATAAGATATTCGCACCAGTGTCTTTAGAGGCAAAGACAGGGAACAAAAGATGGTTAAACACTTCTGGAATAATAGTTGATTTTCTTACCATAATCCTTATAGGGCTTATTTTTCCATTCGCATACCCTTCGATAAGAATACAGGCTGATGCATTTTCCCCATCATCAGTTTTCAGTCTCTTGTTATTGGATGCTGTAGAAAAGTTACTCCTGTACACTGGAAGAAGAATATTGGCAGCGGCAGTATTTCTCTTTCTCTTGTTGTTGGAAGAAGAGGAGGAGGAGGTGGAAGGTAGAAGAGATAAGGTAGGTCTCTTCATTGTGTCCAGGAAGGTGTTTACTTTTTTTTGTTGGCGGGGCATTTCAGTTAAAAGAGGGAAGAAGCAGTCCCTTTCAGTTAATGCCATCTGGCTAATATTAATGTCTGATTTTAAAAAGTGTTGCACGCACTCGTCGATAGCCAAAAGCTTTGTGTCGGGCGTGGGAGAAAAGGATGAAGCCACTGTTAAAGATGGGTTTTTTGCCCTAGTTAAAAAGGTTTGGCGTCTTATGTAGGAAAAGACACAACAATATATATCATCTAGTACCAATGAAATTGGAGACGCTTGAGATTTCAAGTACCAGTTGACTGCTTCAAAAAATACTACACATTTACTATATGTGTCGAACTCAAAAAACCAGTCAATTAATGATTCCTTGGTGAATTTACTCCTGTTTGCCATACCCCTAACGTCAGCAGCCTCTTTAATCTCCCACGGTTCTTCAAAAATGAAGTCAAAGAGTTCCTCTTTTGATTTGATGCATCCACATTCAACTATTAAATCGCACAATTCCTTGAGTGTTAAACGACGTGCAAATTCTGTACTGTTTTCTCGCCACGTGGGTAAATCTACAGCGACTGGATCTTCTCTTCCAACAAAGGACAATTTCTTCATCATTTTTCGTCGATGTGCTTCTCTGTCTTCAATTCTTCCCCCATTTCCACCCCCGTCTTCATTTTCATCTCCATCTTCTTCTCCTTCGCCATTATTCTCAATTCCGCTCCTATCAATCCATGGACCCAATTTTCTCAACTTATCGGAAAACAATTCCCATTCTTTTGTTACCTGTATATTATTTGTCTGCAAAATAGACACTACAATATCAACATATACCCTTTCTGGGTCCTCGCACGGATCAGGTCCTAAAACGCTATAAGAAGGTCCCCTCATTTTATGAGAAGGTGGTTCTCCGGTTATAAATTCAGTTCCATCTCCTTTTAATGAGGCCGCTGCCGAAGCGGACGCCGTGGATCTAAGATTGTCGTTAACCCGGCGTTGAAGAAGATATAGTGAACAGAATTGACGGAACATGACCAACTGCGACAACTAACGCTGAGTAAGTCTAAAAAGACAAATAGGTTCGTAAGGTGTCCTGACAAAAACCGTACACGATAAAACAACAGGTCTTTACGTTACATTGACGTACCTCTTCATCAAACAGAAAAAAAATGGCCACCACGACTAACACTCTTCCTTTCGGCAGGACCGGAGCCCAGGCCGCTGGCCCTTCTTACACCATGGAAGATCTTGAAGGCTCCATGTCTATGGCTCGCATGGGTCTCTTTTTGATCGTTGCTATCTCAATTGGTATCCTCGTCCTGGCCGTCATGAATGTATGGATGGGACCAAAGAAGGACAGCGATTCTGACACTGATAAGGACACCGATGATGATGACGACACTGCCAACGATAACGATGATGAGGACAAATATAAGAACAGGACCAGGGATATGATGCTTCTGGCTGGGTCCGCTCTTCTGTTCCTCGTTTCCGCCGCCACCGTTTTTATGTCTTACCCCAAGAGGAGGCAGTAAAAATATAGAAAACACAACATCAGGGACAAAAATTATAATTAAAACACCTTTTATTATAAAATAAAATTTATTTGAAAACTTATGCATTGTTTGTATACACCCAAAATTGACTTGCTTCATAATCCCTTTTGTTATTGATGTATTGCATGTTGAGTATGGCACTTCTTCTGTAATATTTGTTGTACTTTTCTTTGAGTGTTTTGGTTGTGTTGACTAGAGATGACATCTGGTTCTTCAGTTGATTATTGGTAGAGGTTGCTTCCTTTCTTCTTTTTTCTGACGTTTCCCTTTCGGCTATCCACGTATTTATCAATTCTTTACGTGTTTTGGCGTCTGCTGCGTTGAAAACGAGTGCAGATATCCCTTCTTTTACTGCGAGGTCGTTTTCTCGTTCCTTTATCGCTGCTTCCCATGCGTCCAGGGCCCTTTTTTGTTCCTCCAGGACAGAATCGATTGCTGAGACAGTCCTTTCTTCTTCCTCTACAGTATTTGTCCATTGTTCTAGATTCTCCACTCTTTCTTCATATACTCTCTCGATAGTGGATTTTAGGTCCTCCATTGTGTAATATGCTGTTGCTTGGCTGCAGGTTAGGCAGGAAATGCTTGTTAGTCATAGCCGGTTGCCCCCTTTTATCCACCACACCAATGCGTGTTGATGTCCAATTTTTCATTGATGTCAAAAGTGAGAGAGAGTTTCAGATACTGCTTGCATCCGTTTCTGGATGCCAGATATAATGCACTAAATACACCCCCAGAAATGTTATGTGTATTCGCCCCCTTTCTGGGTGGACCGGACCCGACGACTTCAAATATTACAAATTATAATTATCCATTGCACATAAGGAAATGATGTCATACAGACTGGCATGCAGCCGCCCACTAGCCAATTCTTGGAACAAGAGGGAGTTTTTGCTTGCAATGACGCACATGAATTCTGGTAGAGGAGTCTAGTCCTTATTCACCCCTTACAAAAGAAAATGCCTTGTCATGGTTTCAAATAGATTCAAGTCTAACCACATTCTTATCTGTGGGCGTCACCCTTTAACGAATTTGTATATAAGAACAGTCCTCCGCCGAGAAATTAACACACGCTTTCTGGACGCCTAACAGCAGCAAGCAGCAAGCAGCAGCAATGGACTCACTTATAAGCAAATTGGAAAACATATTCTCCATTGCCGAGCAGGACTTTTTCAACGCGGACAGCATGTTCATGCAAACCATGCTCCTCCCTACCGACGCCATGTTCACCGATTGCGAGTCTCCATTGTACAAGAACAAGTCGGGAGGGAAGAATATTGTCACCGATGTTGGAGAGAGTGTACTGTCTTCTTCTTCGGACGAAAAGATGAGCTTCAAAGTGCTGTCCCACGTACTCAGGCGATTCCCTGTCCTACTTCATTGCAACTACAAGCAGACGAATACGCCCCTGTGGAAGGAGCTTTACAAGCACGGGAAGTTTGCCCTCCTCGGCGACCTGGTGTTATTCTCCAACCCATTCCACCCCAATATCCCCGCCATGCCGTTTGATAAATCCCCCATTTGTGACACCACTGGAAAATCTATCATTATGAGTGAAGTCATGACCAAGGAGCTTTTGTACAAGTTGGCCGACAAAGATATTGGCCAATTCTTTGCTGTATTGAATGTAACTAACCCCATTACTGGAGATTCTTTCCTCCATTACTTTGCAGGAGGAAATACCATGAGGGATGGGGAAGGGGATAAAATCTGCACATCTGCTGATGTGTTACGCATTATTGCTGAGATAACAATACAGAAAACTGGCAAGATGCCATATGAATTGATGAAGAAATAAATGCCTCAAAATGAATTTTACTTATTTTTTATTGATTCCAGCAAAACATACAATAAAGGTCGTCCATCTCCATGTTCTCTAAAATACACTAAAGTATCAACAAATTGATCCCTAGGGTGTGTTATGGGTGAAAAATGAGGTACGATACCATTACCTTTCAATAGAAAACTATACAATAATCTAGCTGTTCTTCCATTACCATCATTGAAAGGGTGGAGAGTTAGAAAGTTGTACATGAAATATGCGCACGCTTTTATTATTTTAATTTGGTCATTGGTGTGAGCTACAATTTCATTATAATAATCTACTAGATTTTGTATAGAATTGAACGCTTCTTTCTCTGTTTCAAATACAGGGTAGTAATGCCGTTCATTGTTCTTATTTACAGCAAAGCGTACGCATGTACTGAAACTTCCATTTTTACCCTTGGGAAGAATCCCTTTCATTAAAATTTTATGAGTTTCCAGTATCATTGTTTCTACATCCATCAGTATAATTTTTTCTCCTTTGTTGAGTTTTAGGATATTTTCTAAATGGTTTATAGCTTTGTATATATTCAGTACTTCTAGTTCCTCTATTGAGGTAGAATCATTATTACCCGTGTCAATAATCTTTGACGTGTGTTCATACGAATGTATACCAATATTCTCTCCTTTACACGTTTCAGTAATGAAAAATGAGTAGTCTTGCTCTCTCTTTTTATCACACTCTTGACGTGTATGGACGAGGTCGAATGGGAATGTTGTTGTCCAATCTCCTCCACCAAATACTGACAACAAATTCGAACAAGTAGACATTGTGGTAAAATATTAATGATATTAAAACAATATTATTACATTTTATACTTTTATTTATTCGTTTAACACACACACACTAGCCAAAGCAGTGGATTGAGGTAGTTTCTCAATATGAGAAGTTATAGTATATTCTCCATCTCTTCTTTCACTGCCTTTTTGGTTGTTTTTCTTCGCAATTATGTCCTCCGTTTTCTTTTCTAGGGCTAACTTGAAGGCTAACGTTTCATCATCTTTAGTTAGGAATATACGTTCTTCTACTCGTTTCGGTCTAAACAAAAATCTGTCAAGTTTTGTTTCTTCTTCTAGCAATAAAATTTTCCTCAACCTCTCTTTCGCCTCAGCCAACTCCTGATCGGAATCTTTTAGTAATACACCATTAATTCTCACTTTCTCTTTGTACATGTTTATGGCTGCAGTTGAAATATCTCTCAGCTTGACACATTCTTCATTCAGTCGTCTTTTTCCCTTTTCAATTATTTTATTATATTTTGAGAGTTCTTCTTCTTCCTTTTTCTTCATGGCCTCTTCAATTTCTGCTGTCCTTTTTGTTAGTTCTTCTTCCTTTTTCTTCATGGCCTCTTCAATTTCTGCTGTCCTTTTTGCTAGTTCTTCTTCCTTTTTCTTTATGGCCTCTTCAATTTCTGCTGTCCTTTTTGCTAGTTCTTCTTCCACCTTTTTGTTTTCAGGTTTGTGTTTAGGTTTTGATTTTTTGTCTAATTTGACGTTATATGAGCAAATAAAATCTAAATATGTGTCAAATGCACGATTGAACAAATCCATTTCCTTATGGTTAGTCGTTTGGTTTATACCCATTTTCCATTGTATAGTTGGGGGACATTTTCTAAAAATTGTGTCATCAAAGGTTTGGAAACATTTAACACATCTAAAGTTAGCTTTAGAACACTTATTAGACAAGCAAAATGTATGCATGAAATGTCCACATGGGAGTTTGTAACAACGTTTCTCGTCTTCAATATCATATAAACATCCAACACATTCTACAGTCTTCTCTTTAACAAATTCTTCCTTCGTCACATTTTTGTTGAAACTGTAGTGATCACTTATAAACTCTATAATTTCCAGACAATCTTTTGCATCATTTCTTATTGCAAACGCTTTGAGAGATTCATTATGATCCCCGTATGTGTTTGCCCAAGATGCTCCATACCTACAAACGAGATATAGCAATGCAGGGTAATTGTCTTCCATAATTGCTATTTCCAGCGGGATGTACCCTTCATCATTAGTTTTATCAGGGCATGGTATTTTTCCGTTGGCAGGTATGAAAGAGTCTAGTTTTTCCTTTTCATTGCATATGAATTTCGCTATGTTACTGAGCACATGAGAGTCCATTTCTTCATTTTCAAAGTTAGTAAAAGAATTCTTCCTAGATGCAAAGAAGTGAAGAAAACTCCCTCCTTGTTTGCCACGTTCCATATTTAACATATCAAACAAGTAATGTGTGTTGTTTTTGCAAATTGTCTGAAAAGTTGACGTGGACATTATTTCACTCATAAGAACACTCCTTCCTGAAGCATCACATATATTCTCCCTGTCAAACGGGATAGCTGGAACAGGAGTCCAGTTCTTGTTGTTATGAACCAACAATGAGTTGAGGAGTTTGAATTTTCTTTTGTTGTACAACTTCTTCCACAGAGGAATACCTTTATCTTCTTCATTCGTCTTATAAGTGCAGTGGAATAGCAAGGGAAATTTTTCTAAGACGGAAGAAACCATTTGGTAACTCACATCTTCATTGGGGTTTGATAAGACATAGTCTCCAATGGTAGAAACTATACTCTTGTTCCCAAAAATCGGTATAGGTTTGGTGTACGTCTCAGAGTCACAATAAACTACATCACTACTGTAGGACGGGAGAAGAAGTTCCACGACAAGCTTGTGAGCTTCAAGAAAGTTTGTAGAAAGAAGTTCTTGGGTTGGAACTGGTCCTGGGCCTGGACACGGAGTTGAAGCAACCATGGTGCGTTCTCTACTGAGGTCTCATGGACAGATTTTGTCCATATGATGATTCTCTACCTTTGCACCTATCTTTTATACACACACAGAACCCACAAAAACAAACCTCCCACCCTCTTTTTTTTTAAGAAATCTATCAGACTAAAACTTGTCTCTGGACGTACAAAGCCTTTTATGGTCCATTGACGTCAGCAAAATTCTTGGAAATATAATGTATGACGCAGATGTGGCTGACACATCAAACAAGCAGCCTCACCTACTGCCTCCTCTTATCGTCAAGAAATTTTACTCAATCTCTTCATCAAAAATTTTTCAAAAATTTTTCTGCGTCACTCGAGTTTAGAGGGTGGACCGCTGGGTAGGCCCGATGTCAAGTTCGGAGGGTGGACCGCTGGGTCGACCCAATGTCAGATTGCACGAAGGTGCCTGAAATTATACCAGAAATAATATACCAGTTATAAGAAATTGTACCCCCTTTCCAGAAATGACTTGTCCAGAAATGAGTTGAAACGTTTCTGGGTTCTGGCCGACCCAGATATCTGGAACAGCTATCAGCTAGACGAGCATGGGCGAGTGTGTGTATGCTTTGGCGGGCACTATACTACTATATTCCTTCATCAAAAATTTTTCAAAAATTTTTTCAGCTCACTCGAGTTTAGAGGGTGGACCGCTAGGTAGGCCCGATGTCAAGTTCGGAGGGTGGATCGCTGGGTCGACCCAATGTCAGATTGCACGAAGGTGCCAGAAATTATACCAGAAATGATATACCAGTTATAAGAAATTGTACCCCTTTCCAGAAATGGCTTGTCCAGAAATGAGTTGAAACGTTTCTGGGTTCTGGCCGACCCAGATATCTGGAACAGCTATCAGTTCTCTTTCTGTTGTAGACCGCCTCATGTGTTCATGTGTATATGTTGGCTACGGAGTACTATATTCCCTCATCAAAAATTTTTAAAAAATTTTTCTGCGTCACTCGAGTTTAGAGGGTGGACCGCTGGGTAGGCCCGATGTCAAGTTCCGAGGGTGGACCGCTGGGTCGACCCAATGTCAGATTACACCAGAAATGGGAGTGGTCCAGAAATGTACTTTATCTTTTTTATGTGTTTCTGGAGCAGACGTTTCTAGAGAGTGAGCCGCCCAGAAAGGATCACAAGCCTCTGTAGTGCACCTTACACCTAGGAAGTTTCACTCCATCTCCATCTCAAAAAATTTTTAAAATTTTTACTTGCTCACTCGAGTTTAGAGGGTGGACCGCTGGCTAGGCCTGATGTCAAGTTCGGAGGGTGGACCGCTGGGTCAGGCCAATGTCAGATTACACAGAGGTGCCAGAAATGGTACCAGAAATAATGCACCAGATACAATAAATTGTAACCCTTTCCAGAAATGATTGTTCCAGAAATGGTTTGAATCGTTTCTGGATTCTTCCCGACCTAGATATCTGGACAGACTCTGCCTCACTCTCTCGGTTAGTAGTTAGCTAGAGGAGTGTGTACGGTCGCTCCACTGGTAGTGTTTTTCCTCATCAAAAATTTTATAAAAATTTTTTCAGCCCACTCGAGTTTAGAGGGTGGACCGCTGGGTCGGCCTAATGTCAAGTTCGGAGGGTGGACCTCTGGGTCGACCCAATGTCAGATTACACAGAGGTGCCAGAAATGGTACCAGAAATAATGCACCAGATACAATAAATTGTAACCCTTTCCAGAAATGATTGTTCCAGAAATGGCTAGAATCGTTTCTGGATTCTTCCCGACCTAGATATCTGGATAGCCTCTCCCTCCTATCTCATCCACCACCTTCCACAGGGAGCATGCATTGACAAGCATCTTACTTCTATTTTTCCTCATCAAAAATTTTATAAAAATTTTTTCAGCTCACTCGAGTTTAGAGGGTGGACCGCTGGGTCGGCCTAATGTCAAGTTCGGAGGGTGGACCTCTGGGTCGACCCAATGTCAGATTACACAGAGGTGCCAAAAATGGTACCAGAAATAATGCACCAGATACAATAAAATGTAACCCTTTCCAGAAATGAATGTTCCAGAAATGGTTTGAATCGTTTCTGGATTCTTCCCGACCTAGATATCTGGATACGACATGTGTATGCTCAGTTTATTCATATTTTTCCCCTTGTCGGAAACATATAAAATTTTCCACATCGCATTCGCATGAGGGTATAAAAATCCATCCTCCATCAATATTGAACCATAATACTTCCTCTCCCACCAGTGGAAAGATGTGTAACCACCACCACAAGAGATTGTACCTGAGCACTGACGACCATACGAGATGGTATGACAAAAATACATCATGCATCTATCTTGAAGATATTGGAGGAGTACAATTCATGGTATACGAGTTCCATCTAACACCAAAGAACAATCAACTATTCTCCTTCCCTGTTCACCTCCAAATACACAACAGGAATACTGAGAAAACATCCCTCCTCGTATTTGAAAATGAAGAAGATATGAGGGTCAGGAACATTCATCCAAAATCCAAGATATTGATCCCCGTGTCCAAAGACACAGTGCTTGTAGAGAATGGGTTTCGGTACAAGGTGAAAATTGTATTATCAAACAAATAAAACACACAAATTTTATATTATATCTTTATTACTCCTTTTCAATGCCTGGATAATCATCGATATCCAGAATCCTACAATAGTTGATGTAGCAGCAGTAGCAGTGCAGCAGAAGACAGACAGCAACGCCATGGGTGCAGACTGAGGTGTAGAATATTGCTGGTATCCACAGAAAATTCCTGCTCCACATACAGAGCCGAGGACCGACACGAGCCTATAATTATCCATTGCCTTTCTTGAGACGATTTTTCCTGTGATACTTTTAACACACCCAAAATGTCCCAACAAAGATCCAAGACCCATACTCAGTATTATGGTTGTTATGTCTGACGAATAAAGTGACAGACAAAAGAAAGAGGAAAGAAACAATAAAGTTTTTACTACCAATTTCTGAACCATTTTCCTTTCAATTTGATATCAAAAATATTACATGGTACTGAAAAAGTGTTAACATATAACACATCCATCTAGCTGGTCAGACAATTCTATCTGGGGTGTATTGTACGTTCTAGAGTGAATGAGTCTAGTACGCTGTATTTCTTCCATTTTTTCCAGGTTGGTTTTCATTTGCTGGGGTAATAATAGGTTACAATATTTGTCCTCTGGCAATGACAAAAGAGCTTTGTAGCACCCGTGTTGGAGGTTCACTTGTTTGCGCGATAAAAACTCCCACGGTCCTAAAAATACCCCATCCTCTTCTGCTAGTCGTTCAACAATCTCTTTGATGGGGTGATAATCCTCCAACACACTATAAAAGAACCTCTCTGGATCATCGTGATGGAAGATGTATTTTGACTTGCATATCTGCATATAAATCCCACCAACTCTTACAATCAGTTCATTGTTGTTATCATAGTACACCTTCTCCAGAAGAGACTCGTCCAAGACAAAATAATCATTTTCAGTGTCGGGCAAAGTCTTTCTAGGTAACATGTGAAAATCACTAGGAAAGAAACACATCATGGAAACAGTTTACAATTCTTTATTCTTCAACAATATTATATACAATATTTATAATTTTAGTTTGCACCTCCTCAATGGTGCCGCGAGCGTCTACCTTAATCCATACATTCTTTTCGTCCTTATTTGCGAGGTCTAGGAATAGGGCTCTAGCACGTTCTTGAATGGAATTTGTCTCAAATCTTTCGACACCAAAAGTATCCCTATTTGAACACTTTTCAACATCTAAAAGCATCAACAATACAAGATCGGGCTGAGGAAGTCCCTCATCGCTAGCAGAGCACCACTCAACGGTATCCACTCCTCTAGCTAAAGAGAAAACAATCCCCGAGTAGTAATATCTATCCATCACAACATGGATTCCATCGTCTAACAACTGCTTAATTTTACTACAAACTTCCCATCTATTTGCAGAAAATAACAAGTGAGCTGCATGATCATCTAGTTCAATTTTCTTAGTTAAATAATCATTGATGAGTTTACCCGTATGGCTGCTCCTGTCGGGAAAGCACATGTATTCTCCTCCATAAAGAGGCGAGTTTTTATTGGTCAACAAGAGTTTGGCTTGGGTACTCTTACCGCACCTGTCACCTCCTTCAAGTACAACAAGTTTCCCCTTGTTCTTTTTCTTGTTAATTTTTTTGTAACAGTCCCGGCAGGCAGCAGCGTACATTTCAGCTCCTCCTACACATATAACATTATTATCATTGTCATTACCAAACCTTACAGTAAAAGGAGCTTCTTTGGTATCAATTTTACAAATCATACATTTAGATGCTAGCTTAACAATGGAATTTGTATAAGGCAATAGCTTATGAATAGGACTGAACATTTGCTGGTCAGAAGTTCCATCAAGTGCTGCAATCACAATCCTTTTCCCCTTGTCAGCCAGTCTATTGACTAGCACCAAATCCGTGAAGAATTGCCCTTCGTCAATGAGAATCACATCCACAACTTCTGGTAACACACTGATTAGTTCCTTGATAGAAGAAACTGTAGTACAACCTTCAATCACTTCTCCGGCATGAGTGACTATTGTTCCAGTTCCACAACCGTACCTAGTTTCTAGGGAGTGTTTGACAAACAGGCAATGTTTATTGCCTCCATTTTCTTGTTGGTATATGTTTTTCAGGTAGGTAGACTTGCCCGCAAACATGGGTCCAGTGACGAGCTCTACACGACCAGCCATGGTTAGATGATGAGAAAGAATGAGTTGCATTTGCTGATGCGTCCCGCCTTTTATACTCCACGCTGCTTGGAGAAGCACGTGACGTTGTACAGGTCTGCTTTAGATCCATCATGTTCCAGTTTAACAGATACAAAGTTCTGGCCAGTTGCAGGTCCTCTCTTGAGAGCAAAATTTGTAATCCTCTCTCTTTCAGGAACTCCATCAACTTCATCCTCTTCTTCTAGTGCATCTGCACCTGCACCATAACCGTTCAACATAGAACTTCCTCCGAATGGATTAAATGCTGACGGGGCCCGTTTAGGGTGAGATGAGGGTCCATCTGTCTCTACTAATAACCCTCTACATACAGGAGGAGACTTTTTCATTGCTCTATAGACCAAAATTGAAAAAGTACAGGCATATTTTTCATCCTTTTCGACCTCGAATACATTTCTGGGGTCGTTTTCTTCATACACGTCAACATTGTTGTTGTCGTCATCATCATCATCGTCGTCATCGTCATCATCACCCCCACTACTGGTCTTATTTTCTGGATCATCGTACTTCTTTTTCATATATCTTCCGGTATCTGCTAGTAGAAAACTTTTATCTTCATTAGAGTAGCGTACAAATGTTCCCGACTTTCCTGGTGGGACACAAAATCCTTCAAACACCATTTTCTCTTCTTGCCAAGAGTATACATCTGCTACCAAGTATCTGTTGGGCGTCAACTCCTTTGTGTTGTCGAGGGTGAATCCGATTGTACGTTTTACTCTTTTCCGCTTATATTTGTCCTTTGCAAAGACGGTGATAAAATGCTCTGTGGCGTTTGCCGCCTCTCTTGAACCACATGTTGTATTGGGACTTCTCGTAAACGGGAGACTGTTTGGTAAATTTCCCTTGCCTTCTGTGAAGGGTGAAAATACCGTCTTGATATTACTGCACCAATCTCCAGTTGCCTTGATGGATAACACATCTGAAAGGTTCTTTGATATTTCTGTTGAAGTAGTCATTTTGTATGTTTTTAATGTGCACATTCTGACACCTTCTCAAAAAACACATACCAGTATTGACTTTGAGTTATGGGTCCTAGATGCACGCCCCCTTTCCAGTTGCACACCTGCCCCAGTTGTCTTTTGCAGTAACATACGTGTCATAAGAAATGAAACCACTCCTCAACTTGTCTTCTAATTCTTCATCAAAATTTCCATATTGCTCATACAAATGGTTAATATTATATGGTTTGTTGACAGGTGTTAAATGAGGAGCAAGAAGAGATTTGAAGGTTTTGTCCTCATTTCTTTTGTACTCGGTTAAAGTTCCAGTGTATTTAGCTTCATATCTTCTTCCATCTTCTTCGTACATTTCTTGTACATTTTCGATCGCGTATTCTATGTGTATACCCTTACGTCCTCTTGTATCACTGATGATATTGGTTATTTGTTCGATGGCCGCATGGGGAGCGTTGGAGAATTTGTAGTGAAGAATACGGTGTTTGTTTGTGCACATATGCATAGATTCTCCTCTTTTACATGCATAAAAATCCGCCCTACTCAAAAGTGTAATAGTGTGTGAGTCGGGAATAAACCTACAAAAAAGATCCATCCTTTGAATAAGATCACCCTTTGTCATGTTTCTAAAGAATCTTATAACAGAAAATGTACCATCTGTTTTTTTCTGCACATATTTAACATCCGGGCAAGATTTTAACTTGGCAAAATTTATTGGGGAAGGTTCTACCTTGAAATATGCGCTCTCAGTCAAATCTTCCAATTCCATTTTTCTATGGAAAACTAAACAGTCGTGTTTTGCATTACATATTTTAGATGCCATACTAGCAGTAACTTTTTTATCAAAGTATTTGTAGTTTAAATTTAAAGTGTCTTTATCAAAATAAATCCAGTGTCTACATTTTCTCCTACGCTTAACTGCTCGAGTCACTACCCGCGACTTTACATGTTCTACTTTATTCCCTCTATTATTAGAACAAAGCCATTCGTACTGTTCAAGGTTAACATGCGCACAAGCGGCTTGTAGTTCCTCATCTTCAAAATAAGTTTTTGGTATTCTCTTTAAAATTATTAAAGCATCATCCAAACCATTAAGGGTAAATCTAGCATGAATAGACACACCTTTTTTTAATAACGTGTGTACAGGTACATTTTCCTTATGTCTAATAGAAACATTTCTTAGTGATCTATTCTCAGACAAAATTTCGTCTACATCTTCATCATTATAAGAAATTTCATCCACAAAACATAAAAGTATTCTAGTTTCATCCAACCTCACCACTGAACACTTTGGTCCAAAATAGGGCATATTTTCAGGCATTTCATGCTTATGGGTTAGTGTTACGACCACATATCTGCTTTCAGTTTCTCTTTCTATATCCCTTTTTTCCTTTGCTTCCTTTTTTCTGAGGTCTATGTCCCTAAAACATAAATTTTCACACTTGGCACCATATTTTTTCACTAACTGGCGAGGTCCAACTCTTTCTTCGGCCACATTTTTATATTCCCATTCCGAGTCGGTGTTGTAAAGGTACCATCTGGAACATCGCACTCGTTGCTTCATAATTTCTCCCCATATGTAACCAGGGATATTTTTTTCAACATTTACTATCCCGTATTGACTCCGAAAATAGGGAGTAAATTTGTCCAGTTTAGATTTTGGTATACGTAAGTACCCGAAATCAAGATCTCCATCCTTGAAAAACACTTTCCTTAGCATTATTTTTTTTATGGCTGCTTCAATTGCCTTTTCATGCGTAGAAAAAGTCACCCTTATCAGCACTAGTGCATCCTTCTCTTTTTCTTCACTGTTAGAGAAAACAACACCATTGTACGTGTCTTCATCAATGATTTTCAGACGGGATGAAATGTCATTGAATATTGAATAATTAGGGTAAAGGGAGAAATCAAGATAGAAAAGGTGTGTTGCCGGATCCAGGTATGCAGTTCCTCCACTGATTAATCTCCTTTCAAGATCCTCTCCAGCCTTTATTTGGATGTACAAACCAATGGGTTTTTTTCCTTGTGCAGATTGCAATTTCAGGTAGTCCTTGAAAAGTTGGACAGAAAATCCTTCATCATTTGGATTTATTGTATGTAGTTCCTGGACCGAGACGCACCTTGAAAACACCACCACTCTTGTCTCGATTTCTATACCTGCATCTTCTTCCTTGGTAGAGATTTCCGGTTCTGTTGCAACGCACAGTAGATCGGCAGGTACCTTAAACGTGCGCTCCCTAGTATTTGATATAACACAAACTTTATCCATTTCTGGACAAAAATACAGGAGCGTCCGAGGAGCTCCTGCCTCGGTGGTGGCTGGAGCAAGACTGACTCTTTTCTCCTTTGTGAGGTCGGAAGAGTGAGATGAGCAGTATAGAATAAAATTTATACTTTTGGGTTTAAAACACTTCTGGGTGAAACCCTATAAACAGATACCAGAAATCATGTCTGATATGACCAGAAACATCATCGTCGGCTTGGCCGTTGTCGTCATCGCATTGAGCATGGTCGCTTTCATGCTTTCTGTTACTCCTGCACTTACCGGATTCCTCCTAGGTTTGGGTGTATCAGCACTAGGAGTTACACTCTTTGGATGTCCCACTATGAAATCTCCAGGGGGAGGAAATGCTACAATCAACCCCGTGGCATAAAAAGGTGTTTAAAAAAATCAATAAATTTGGTAAATAATACAAAGTCTTTTATTCCAATTCTTTTATTTGTCCGAAAAAATCACATACAAATATAAACCAATTGTTACACAATAAATTAAACATACAATATTACACTAGTCTAGACCCGAAAATAAAGGCGGTTCAGGGATTGAACATTGTCGTCTGATGACAGTTTTCCTCCTCCACTTCCTCCGACTGTCAGAGACGCACAAGCCATTTCCTGAGCAGATACCGGTGCGAGAGCATTTTTACCTGTTGTAAGGTAAATGGTATCTGCAACATTTTCTAGAATTTCAGGGTTAGAAATGAGCATTTTAAGGATAGCTTGACGCTTGGTAAGATCGCGATTGTTTCCATATTCTGGTACAGTAATAAGGTCCGTCAGTTGTCTAGCAGAATAAACCAAATCCCCTGCATTATTCCCCTTAAGTCCCAAAGATTGCATAATTCTTCCCAAATTGTTGTTATCCCTAGCGTTAGAGACAACGTCTTGAAGATCAGTGTTGTATAGGTTGCTAATAGAGTCTGAATCAAGCAAAAGTGTCTTGGCTGATTTGTGTACGATTCCATGTTCTGGTAGTGTTTTCCCGTTGGATGTAGGTAGGTTGAGGCGCTTGCGGATAGCTGCGTTAGCAGCAGAAACACCTCCCAGTTTCAACAAGTGGCTAATACCTCTAACTGGCGCGGAGATTGCACCAATAAGACCAGTCATTTCTGGACGTACTGGAGAAACCATGGCCAGAGCAGCATCTCCTCCGTAGCCACCGGTCAAAAGATCGCTGGTGGCAACGAGCAGAGCAGCCTCGTCTTGGATCACCCTACGACATTCCTCCAATGTCTTGAAGCTGTCGTGCATCTTGTTAATAATAGCGTTTGTTTCTTGGCTTCTGGGTGGAATTCCTCCCGATCTCAAAAGATGAGTGAGTTTATCTGAAGCTTTCTTGAATGTTTGTTGAAGCTGAACAATGTTGTTCCATCCCTTCATGACAGGTTCCATGTCGGATGAGAGGCGGGTGTTGGCGGCTGCACGCAGAGCCCCCGTGCCAATTGATCCTTCAGAGATGCCTGCGATTTTCTTGCGTTTTTCTTCAGTGAGGGAAATTCCCTCAGATGTAAGAGGCACTCCGTTAGCTGTTGCGGCGGCGGTTGGGTTACCAATAAAGAAGGTGGGGAAAGCCTTGGCGTGCATTTTTCTGTCGTTGATATCTCCCCATTTGAATGATGATGTTCCTCCATTTGCTGCAGTGTATAGAGGACGAGTGTCGGGGAATGTGGCATTGGTGATAACAATATCCCCAGTGACTGGATCGACGGTTGTTTTCTTCCCATTTCCGTTGTTGTTGTTGCTGTTGTTGTTGATGTTGTTCTGAGAAACCATTTGCTTAATAACCTCTTCCTTGGTCAGCCCCTTGAATTTGGAGACGGCAGCAATAATCTCGGGCATGAAACCAAATCTCACGTTCATGTTTTCGAGGACAATATCTGCCCTGGAGAACACGTCCAAGAGATTAGAGGAAGCATCAGAACAGAGAACGGCTGGTGTGACACGGGGAAGATTCACAGGCGTATTGTCTCTCCTGACGTACTTGAAGGTATCAGACGAAGATGAGGAAGAAGAAGAAGAGCATCCAGTATTGGTGACGAGGCCAGATGATTCAGATGGCATGGATACTTGCAAGTAGTTGCACGACTTATCATTCAAGACATCAATTCCAGTATTGTTGTTGTTAACGATCAACCTAGCAGAATCCTTGAAGGGGTTCACTACCATAACAGGATCTTGTGTAACAGAGGAATGATAGTTGACGTTTTCTGTGGTGTCTGTGACGGGGTTTGATGTTGTGACGGTAGACTCGTGAAGAATGTGGGAAGAAAGATACAAGCCCATTGGGTTTCCTCCTCCTGCACCCACAGCGGCTCTTGCACCGTTCGCCATTGAAGCAGTGTTGGGATGATTAAGGAAGGTGGTAAGGGAGCGTCTGCTTTCAATGGCAGTATCGGGGTCCATTTGTTCCTGTTGCAAGAGAGCTGTGAAATTTTCTGGGAGGGCCATAATAAGAATAGGGTGGACATTTCTGTACATGAATGTGTCTTCAATATTCTTGACATTGTTGCTACAATTAATGGGTTTTAGATGGCTAAGATCAACTGAGGACGAATTACTGAGACCGTATTGGAAAAAGTTTTCTAGTTTTGATTTGGTTGAAAGAAGGGTCAAATAGATGGCTACTTTCTCGTGTAACGCGCCTTTAGGGTCGACTAATGCGGGTGTAATGTTCTTACGAAGAATGGTTAAGAAGGAAACAATTCTGCTGAATTCTCTCTTGATAGCTAGAGCAAAGGCATTTTGGTTAGTATTTGGTGGACAGTTAGTATAGTCAGAAGAAATATTACGTTCGATATCGTTGAGGATATCCTTGAATTCAGCATCAGTTACTTGCTTAGAGATGGCTTCGAAAACTCGAGCCAAATGCTTACGAAGAGTAGTGTTAGAAGAGGAAGAATAGGTAGAGGATACGGCAGCTGCTGCACCTTGTTCGGCGTTCTTTTCTTCGAATGTATCTCCCTTTGACAGAAGGAAATCAAAGGCGAGAGGGCCGCTGGCGCATGAGGCGAATGGTACATTTTCCGGGCGAGCTGCCTTGCCGGAAATTAGTGTGTGATAGACGGCATTCTTCATGGCTTCTGAGATGAGGACGGGACCATTGTTGGATGTTGTTTCGCTATCTTCATAATCCATTGATTCTACTCCTCCATTATTATTAGATTTGAAGAGGTCGTCAGAGCCTAGTCTATCAATCATTTCCTTGGTGTTTTCATATACGCTTTCTGGTACAGATTCAGCGATGGTGCCGGCCAGTTCGTTCACGATAACCTTTCCAAGATCGGCGATAAGTTGTTCCAAAACATTAGCAAACACGACAGTTTGAGCGTTCATTGTGCTCTTTTGGATGTATCTGTTCCTTGGCAGAGCATTCTGGATCAGTTCAGATTCGTTACCGTTTCCATCGGTTGCCTGGAAGACGGCTGGCATGGCTGAAGCGACAGTTCCCTTGGCGTCGGCGGTGCACACGTGCTGGCGATGACATTCCAATATTCCTAGTACACTTCTTGCATTATTTGGTTTGACAATAACGTCGAGGTTGACTCCTGCCGTTGTCATGCCAGAGTTGGAGAGGGCGAGTCTTGATGGTTCAAATGTTCCATTAAAGTTGGAGTTCATTCTCATTTCAGTCCATTCGCTAACCTTCTTAAGGAGGGAAGATCCTGTTACTCTAGAATCGATCTTGGACATGTTCATCACGTAATGTTTGTCACTAATAAGCTTGTTGGCCTGATAGGGTGTGGCTCTAATTTCTTCCATGGAGACTTCTGGGCGGGCGAATGCGAAAGAGGATACCAGATGCTCGTTATCTGAGGGAGTAAAAGTGTGGTGGAGATGGAAGGGGCAGTTACAATTTTGCTTGTGGGACATGGCGTATTCGTCCCCATATCTTCCCAAGAATTTCTCAAATCGTTCAATGTTCTTGAAGAAGCATTGAGTATCAGTCATGTGCAATTTGATGTTGTCCATGAAAGATGACTTTGTATGGGAATCCATGGAAGAAAGCATGAGGTGAGAAGCGCAGGTGAGGGCGGCAGGGAAGGCTGGGTCAACTCCGTCGAATCTTTTAGCTTGTTTTACTAGATAGGCTGAAGTTAGTAGTCTGTCGACTGCCCTTTCTGGTTGAGTGTCGCGGGTGTTGTAGAGGCAGATTTCAGTGAGAAGAGGGGAAGATTCGCTCAGTAGAGCGCGGGCGGTGAGAGCTCTTGGTTGGGTCAGCATGCTCCTAATTTCCTTGGCCATGGGAACGGGGGACTTTCCACTATCCAACATCATGTGCCTAACGAGCAAAGGAGTAGTATTGAAACTATCCACAGCTTCCATTACATTGGCACTGTTGTTGTTCATCAGAAGACCGCTGGATGCATCGACACGTGACATGAGAAGAGAAAGGGGAACATTGTTGGTACTTGCTCCAGAAGAAATGGCTCCCACGCCTCCTGGAGTCATCAGCATAGACCTCTTCAAATCCTGGAAAGCATCCCTCAGTTGCCTAGTCTCAATTTTATTTTCAATTTCGCACAAGTCACGAGCGAGTTCATTTTCGTTCATCTGGAGAATAGAGGACATTGTATTGCGCTGGATGGCACGAGCTTCAGGACTCCCGGCGACCATTTTTCCTCCTCCAAGCATCTCGAATCTCTTGTTGATCTCCACAGTCTTGTCGAGAATAGTCCCCAGAACAATTTCCGCTGCTGCAACATTTCCATCCTGGCTGGTGGTGACAGGGATGGAAGAAGAACGAAGGAAAGAGTTAAAGAAGGAAGAACCTGCAGCTACTTGGCTGTCTCCCATTGACAGGAGGCTAGCGTCTCTATTGATGCGGGAAATTGTCTTGATGAGGTTAGATTTCATGTCCGAAGAATAAGAGAGTGATGGACGGCCACTGGTTGCGATAGAAGTAATAGAAGTAGGGAGAGAAAGAAGAGTATTTCTGCCATTCTGGCGACCGACAACAGTAGAAACAGCGGACAAAGCATCCACAGCAGTATCGGTCATGGCCTGTACAGCAAGTTGGTTGGACGAATATTTGGTGCTGTCTTCATAAAGGGGAGAAAGCCTATTCCTGACAGAAGATGAAGCTTCTTCAAAGGCTCCAAAGGCAGTGTTGATAGCAGGAACGTTAGACATGGCAGATTTCAGTAGATTTTCACAATTTGACCCCTTTTTGTTAGTAGATGTCATTTTAGAGCCAAAGATGTTGTTGAAAGCGTCATTGTAGCGCTTTGTACTTCCCATCAAATCCATAGGGCAGATATTTGAAACGGTTGTAACGTTTTCGTCATCTCCGTTAGGGAACAGGCGCTGGCGGTAGGCGAGTTGAGTGGCGAACGTAGATTCAGCAGACCCCAAGTAATTAGAGGAACAAACAGGGTCTGGGAAAGCTTCCTTGACCAGATTCTGGATAGACGTGTTGGTGCTCAACAAAGCAGTAGGATCGTTAATGTGACTGGCAGATTTTTGAGCAGAGATGGCAGATACAGATCCTAGAAGAAGCATCTTTTTCATAGCCGATTCCTTATCTCCGTCAGGGAATGAGGAGGCGGCTCTCACCACCTCACCAATTCTCCATGCAGAGTTTGCGCCTGCCACATGAACATCAGTGCCATAATGTCTCACGTTGTTAATGTCTGAAAGCCTGTTTAGACGGAGAGTTTCTTCCTTGTTAGCATTCAGAAGAGAGCCTGGAGCAACCATGAATTTTGTGCCCATATCGATATAAGTTTGACGGTCCTTTGTACATGAAGGGATGCCACTGTTCTTGTCCTTGCGAGCTCCTTCCATAGTGTTTTCAGTGTGCACAATCCTTCTTTCGCCCTGCTTTCTTCCTGTAAACACTGGGAAGCCAGTAGTTTGATCAATGTTTACCAGATTTTGATCACAAGTAGTGTTCAATTGAGATGAAGATTCGCCGCTCATACCAGAAATGATGGCGTCGGTGATGGAGTTGAAGTGTCGCCTCTGGTCCTTGAAGGGGAAGTAAAGGTGCTCGGCGTTGGGAGACGTGCGAGCAAGAGTCTCCACGATGCTTGCAGATGACTTGGGTGCGTCAGCCACATTCTTGTCGGTTGTCCTGTTAACCATGGATCTAAATTTGTCATTTTCAACTCCTGGGCAGTTAAACAACTCAGAAGTAGGAAGGATAACAGTATTAGGTGCAACATTTCCACTGAAAGTACCTCCCAGAAGTGTATTAACAGGGGTGATACACGCAACCTTTTGGCGGTGAGTGAATCCAAAATCTTTGACGTAACCATTGTTGGACTCTAACATTGTTAGTACATCGTGTCTCACGGCAGGACCGTCACTGGATGAAGTGGCAGCGTTCAACATTTCTGTCAGCTGCTTCAGGGATCTTTTGTTCTCGAAATTGAATGAATGAGGAGAAGTATGAGTGGCTTCGTGGACGTTGGTGATCATCATTGCGCATTGCTGGCAGAGTCCAGGAACAATTGATGAGGGAACATTTTCGTACAGCATTTTCTTGGAGGAAGTGGAAGAAGAGTCGAGTACAGACCTAGACAAGTCAGTGATGGTCATCAGTTGCAAGTCGGCATCGCTAGTGGGAACACCACGTGTGTTACTGAGAGGACCCTTGTTCTTTGAATTATAGACAGAAGAAATACGTTTAATTGTCTCGTGAAGAGGTTGCAGGAAGCAGGTGTATGAAGGATCGTAAACAACCCTATCTGCAGCGTATTGTTGTTCCTTTCTCTGTTCTGTAGCTGTCAATTTGGGAAGCTGCTGCTGTTGCTGCTGTTGCTGTTGCTGCTGTTGGATACTTCCTACTCTATCTACCTTGATCAAGAGCTGGTCGACTCGTGCTCCCAAAGAGAGGGTGAGAGGAGACTCTACAATCTCGTCGTTGATGGAGTTTAGTGCAGTGCTTTCAGCGATTTGTGCTTGATTCCTAATCTCTGTGAGCCTTTCACTCTTGATGTTAACCATACCACTATTAACAGTTTCTTCTACATTATTAACAGTATTCCACTGAGCAGCCGAATCTGCCAACCTCTTCCTCAGACGCTCGGTGCGCTCCATCATTATTGCCATAAACATCTCGACAGCCTGAAGACGTTCTCGCTGTCTCCTCTCCACAACTGAAGAAGATACAGGCTCTGAAGCACCGTTGGATTGTCTAGGGAAAGCCTCCAAAGCCTTTGAAAAGTCTACCTTTACAGTATTTTGTCCCTCATTGATGAGTTTGATTCCTCCCTCGAGAATCTGTTTGTTGTACATGTCGACAAATTTACTGTCTGATTTTGTGTCTCTTCCATTGCTCATGTCAGTGGGGGTGTAAACTGTCCCCGAGTTATCAGCAGCGAATGCTTTCAGGCTCTGGAAGAGATTGTTGTCATTTTCAGATGTGTTTTCGTAATCGATAATCTCCTTGAAGTTTGCTACATCTCCTCCACCAGCCTCGATACGGCTCTTTGTAGTTTCAATAAAGCTCCTAGTTTTGTTGTTCTGAAGCTCTAATTCGTTCCTTTTGTTGTCCAAAACACTAATAGCCATCTTTATCTTGTCTGATTCGTTTGAAAAGTTTTGTTGCAAGTTATTAATCTTTGAAATCACCTGTTCTTTGTCCATATCAAGCTCCTTGTCCGTTTCCTTGATGGCCCATGAGGAAGCCTGTTTAGTGTCTGACACGATCTTTGTTTTGATGGCATCAATCAGTTGGTAGTATTCGTTCAACTTGTCAATAGCACGTCTCATCATTTCGCTGAATGGAGCATATGATACTAGAAGAGGGATGCGAACGGCAGCATCTTGTTCGACCATGTTTTTCTGGACAGTTTCTGCCCCTTCTTCAGTATTTTCATCAATGTTCTTCAATTTTCCGTAAGCATAGTTGAAATAGTCTGTCACATTAGAGGAAGAGGATGAGGATGAGGAGGAGGATGATGAAGAGGGAGCAGATCCTGATCCCGAGGAAGAAGAAACCATAGAATCTCCATTAACGGGAAGAGAAACGGCTGCAATAGATGAATCTGGGGTGTAAACCTCGACTGCCTTGATAACTCTTTCCAATAATTCGAGGGCACTTTTCTTAAGGGATTTAGCTTGAGAGATGGCAGTGATGGCAGTCTGGTTAGCAGAGGGGCACTTAGACACGGTGACCATTTCCTTTGTTTCTGTGGTGGAAGCTGCCTGGATGGCCAGATCGATTTTCCTTTCTGCTTCCTTCAAGTCCTTAAATTCTGATGCGTTTTCAATAGATGATAAGATTGAGTTGGCGTACTGGTTAAGCCTGACAGTTACTGGTACCTTATTATCATCTCCATTTGATGATGATGATGATGATGGAGGCAATTGCATGCTGGTGGAGGAAACATTTTCAGGGGCTGAGAAGCGGGTAAGAATTCCTTGGCCTGCGGAAACGGTGGCATTATTATTAGCCTTGTTTGCATTTGGTATAGCAACAACTGTCTCTGCGTGTTGCCTTCCGTTGAAGATGCCAACAGTTGCAGCTTGATTATGAGACGCAAATCTGTGCTTGGTGGTAACAGAAAGTACGTTACTCAAATCGTTAGATTCTTGTGTTTGAAGTTGTTGGAGAGCCACTTTTTTGTGCTCAACATTATCAATATTGGCAGATGAAGAAGAAGATGATGATGGTGATGAGGATGATGCGTCAGAAGAATTGACATTAGATTGTTTGTTTTGGAAGACGATAGGCATGTAGGGGATAGTTTTGGCAAGGTTGTTTGAATAGTCCATTGAGAAAGAGGAAGATGATGATGATGGGGAAGAACTGGGAGAAGAAGAGGAGGATGTTGTGTTAGATGATGAGGAAGAAGAAATGGCCGAGCTAGAAGGAGATGCCTTCTCTGCGAGTGCTTCGCCTAGTTTTTCAATGAGTTTGTCCATATTCTTAATATCGGCATCATCAAGTGCAAAAATGTCGTTCATGGCATATTTTCCAAAGCAAAGAGACTGTAGACGAGAACGGATGGTTGCATTTCTATTGTCCTCTACAATTGCGAGGATGGTTTTAGCTACTCTACGCTGATCATTGTCCTTGATAGAACTGGTGTTATTTTCTTCATCGGTCTTCAGCCAGATACCTGTTTCTTTGTGCTTTATGAATGTACCACCTTGGTCGTTAGTCATTGGTACAAAGTTACTATTTCCTTCAGTCAATTTCTTACATTCGAGGTTATTTTGGGCGGACATACGGTTGATGTCGGCTGAGGCAACGAGCAGGCTCAACATTTTTTCGTGCAGTTGGGATGAACCTTCAATTGCGGCGGTCACGTGACGTTTTGCCTCTTCAATGTTTTTCAGTTCATTTTGAACAATAAATTTGAGGAGAGTATTGTCTGTCAATAGTTCACTAACAGATGCTCCTCTCTCGCTGGTGTCATCCGCATACACGGGGGTTAAAGATTCAGCAATTACGGCAACGACTGCGCGTGTCTCGGAAAGTCCATCATTACTAATATGGCTGAATTGTTTTAGTTTGTTGTAGTGTTCGGCGAGTCTATTCTCAATGGTTCTCAGATTGGCCTTTGTATTTGAAAGAACAGCAGATGTTTCTAGTATCCTTTCAAATTCAGATGTGGAAATCTTGGCCAAAGTAGAACCACTGCGGGATGAGAACGAGTTGATTCCCCTTGACTTGGAAATGTCCATCACGATAGTGCTAATAGAGTTACGCATTTCCTTGGCTCTAACTACAATTGCTTCAGAGGAGGATGGGAAGTTCTTATAGGTGGCAATATCTCCCCCGAATGGTGTTTTGAGAGCCTTATGTTTCCTCGACTTCATACGGTTGATAATAGCAGTGGCCATTTCTGTTGGTGTATTGAACGAGTCTGAATCTTGGAGCAGAACGAACGAGTCGTATAGTTTTTCAGTTAGGTTCACAACGGTATCAATACCTCCGTACAAATTACCCATGGCTGAGGCTGTAATGAATTTTCCTGCTGCGCCAGCGCCCTCTTCTGCGCGCCTAAGCCTGATCATTGAAGCGTCATCCTTGACTGTTCTAGAAATGATATCGGTCATGCCAATATCAGCCATGTTAGTTCCATTGGGAACAAACCTAGCAATAGGACCTACGGCATTTTCCAGAGAAATATTGTTCTTTGAACAAAAATCGACCAGATCGTTGCTCCTCTTGTAGAAGATTTCCTCTCCCATATCCTGCCACTTTCCTACCTCTAGAGAGACTGCTCCCTTGAGCCGATTGTCAGAGGGGCAAGAAAGAGCATCAACAATGGACATTCTGTATAGAGACAAACCTCCCCTTTCTCCTCCATAACCTGCAAATTTACGTGATGTAATAAAGGTCAACAGGCCAGCAGTGTCTCCAATATCCTTTCGTGGCAATTGGCTACAATTAACTCCCCTAAGAATGTTAAGAGCGAGTGATTGCATCTCTCTGCGCTGTGTGTAATCAGAGGGCATTTCATGGTTGATGAACGCTGTAGGGTATACGAGACCCATGACTGCTTCAGTGTGAGCCATCCTAGTGTTGAAAATAGAATCTAAAAGAGTACTCTTTACTTTTAGACGCTGAGAATGTTCCGATCCGACGAGGTTGGTGAAAGCGCTGTACATGTCTGTCAAAGCGGAGGTCATTTTTAGTGTATCTTCGAGTGCATGGAAAGTAGTATCGTTGAATGAACGTGCAAAAACAATAGCGGCTGTGGTCATCCATTCGAGATGGTTCTTATTTTTGGTAGCCAAAAGACGATCAACTGTATTAGTGCCCTTAATACATGAAGCAAGAGTTCTGAGAGGGACACCTAGATAGCCGGCAGACTTGAAATTTCCTCCTGAAACGATCTGTTTGGCATCGGCCATCATTTGGGTGTCTTTACTTGCATCACCGAATGATGTGAAAAGTGAAGGAGAGATTTCAGTTAGGTCTTTCATTAGCCTATTCCTCCTCTCGGTAATTGCCTCTAGTTGTTTGGCGAACAAAAGTGTATCACCCAAAAGAGTAGATGGGTCATTAACTAGAGTGGCGTTTGATGTTGTGGTGAGAGCGTCAAAGATAATATTCAAGTTACTTTCTTGGGTGCGGGCAACATAAGCAGCTGCCTTGATAAGAGACCTCCTCAGTTCCCTGGGAGACACTTGTTTAGATGCTCTACCCTCTACGTATTCGTCGGGCAAGGTAGCTGAAGCACCCTTAACAATTTTGTATTCTTCGATCAGACGCGCCCTTTCCCTCTTGTTGGCCTTCTGGTAATTTTCATAGAATCCTACTGTATTTTCACTAGTCACTGGGGTGATCATGCTAACTCGACCATTGATCATTGTTACTCTGGTGGGCACAAAAGCACGTACAACTCTCTTAACAAAGGCACATTGGTCCTCGCTTGTTCGGCGCTTGCATTTTCTCCCCTTGCTGAAGGAGGAGAATGGAGAATCGGAAGAGGAAGAAGAAGTGGTAGATTCGTCAGAGAAGAGGAGGGAATCGTCATCCTCCATAAAGAATCTATCGTACGCAGAAGGCCTGAATTTCTTGCCTCGTGTCAAGAAAGCGCGTGCTTTAGCCGGACGGTTAAGAATATTAGAATGAGATAGGAAACCTGGACCATATTGAATACGGCCAGCTCTTCTGGTTGCAATAGTTTCTGACATTGAACGTTCGCCATCAAATTCGTCATCAAAGTAGTCATCGTCGTCATCATCACTCTCATGAAGATCTCTAAGGATCTTCCCCATCTTTGATGAGCGACGTCTCCTCCTTTCTTGTTCTTCTTCATAGAGGTCATTTTCCTCATCGTCTTCACCTTCTCCCCTGCACCCGTAGATGGCAGTAAGAGGCTTAGCGGCAGAATTCAGACGGTCTAGAGCATCATACGAATAAGATGTAGTTGAATAAGGAGACTGGCCATTATTATCATCATCAAAATCATACTCATCGGATGAATCGGAATATTCATCTGATGAGGAGAAATCAGTAGATGATTCAGACTCTTCTTCGGAATCAATAAAGGCAATATCATCCTCATCATCACTAATCATCATCATGAATCCTCCCTCACCATACTCTATATCCATCATTTCGGAAGAGACCGCCGAAGACCTCATATCGTTCAAGACTTCTTCCCCGTAAAGAGATTCCATCCTGTTATCAGCCAGAGCCCTGAGTCCAGCCCTCTTCACTCGCCTAGAAGCAGCTGCCCTCTCTGGGTAAGAAACCATGAACGATTTGTGAACCGTGGAAGGAGCCTCAAGTACATCCTCAAGGGTGCTGTACCTTCTTGGCCTAGGGCCGGAAACAGCGTCATGTACCAAGGAAGTCCTCTTGAGCATGGAAGATTCGTAAGACATAAAGTTTTGATGTCCGAAAAGTTTGTTAATAGTATCAGTTTCCCTGTATAGTTCAGTCTTCTTCCTCAAATCTCTGTATGCTGAATAAAGTGATGTAACAAAACTCCTGTCTAATTTCTTATCCTCTTCGTTCTGTACACGTCTAATTGAAGACACGTGCCTAGATCCTAGCGCATCTGAAACTGTACCGCAAAATCCTACCAGTTTAACCAAAAGAGACTTTGTTTCATCGTTCAATTCGTTCATTTTAATATTATCAGAAACCTGGGAGAAAAGTACGTTGTTAAGAAGGAATGAAACGAACAGGCCTTGTTGGAGCATGGTTCCGCCGAGGAACATTGTTACGTCGGAAGCAACTAGACGCTGACACATGGCAGCTGCCGACACATTATAGTAATCGGCAACACCGGCCACGGCCATCAATTGACTGAATGTTTCCTTCTCGTGGATATTATTGAGGTCATTAGTGACATACTTTGCCTTGATAACATGGCTCGCCAGAGCAAATTGAGTAGCCAATTGAGGTTGTTGTTTGTGTACCAGGCCAGCGAGTTCGTGCAAGAGAGAGCTAAGAATAGTATCTGATTGTTGTCTAGCGGTCATTTTCTTGCTCGTCACATTCTTCATGATTTTAGCGCAGTCAATGTTTCCGAAATCACTATAGATAGAGTTGGAAGTAATATCTGACAGTTTGTTGTACATGTTCTGGGCCTTACGCAATTGATCCAAAGTATCTCCCCCCACCACATCGGTTACGAACGTTTCCAGAGCTTCGATGCTCTTTGCAATCCTATTCTTTCTTTCCTGAGTCGCAGAAGAAATAGAGTCTCTCAGCCGCTCAACGCCAGAGCTCAGAGCTGCGTAGGTGTTGACTCTAGAACCGTAAAGTTTAGGTGCAGTGATTTGGAACATGTTACTACCTCCATGACCAGCATCGGCAAACATTGAAGGGCCAGTCTCTAGGCACTGAGAAAATACTCCCGACCAGAATCTGTCAGAGACAGACATGGACGAGGGGGTCATTGATGATGAGGAAGAAACAACACCATCATATACAGCTTTAAGGTTGTAATCGGTGTTACCACTAGTAGGGGATATTCCTCCCAATCTTGAAGAGAGAAGGGGATTCGATGCAACTTTTCTAATGAGATAATTTTTGTAATCGTTTACTGTCTGTAAGAATCTGCGATGCTGTTTGGGGGTAGCAACTGTACTAACAAGACTAGCAATGCGGTCAATGCCAATGTCTTGCATAACGGGCGATTCTTGTTCCACCATTCCCATAATCTTTCTACTCGAAGAACGCACATCCTCCTCTTTACTCATGACACTACAAACAGCTGCAACTTCGTACAGAGATTTAGTAGCATCCACAACATTCCTTCTAAAGTCCAACACGGCTGAAAGAGGAGCATTGAGAGCGTCTTCAGAAACAGAATAGGATGTAGTTTTAGCGGTACCGAGAAGAGCGGGGGTGTTCCATGTCCTATCAATCTCCTTAGAGGTGAGATGTCCCTCAGACGACAAAGATGAGGAAGAAGATAGAGGAGATTTGCTCTTAGCCAGAGCAGAAACAAGGGAATATACGTCAGTTTCTTTAGTAGAAAGAGTAGACTCGTCGTATTTTTCTACTGCTGAGGCACCAACTTGAAGGCTCTTTTGAAGCGCGTCCGTGTTGGAATTCGATCCAATATTATGCACAATATCGTTACTGGTCTTTACCATTTCCCTCGTCACCAGATCGCAAATCTCTGCAGGTGAAGCCAAAAGAGTATCCAATGCCAAATTGAATGAACGGTTGTTATCGCTCACCGAAGAAAGGCCAAAGAATTTGCTAGCCCTATTTCCAGGAAGAGAATTATCCCATTCTTCTGGTTTGCAATCGCTGTTAAGTTCCATCTTATGAATACCCTGATAATATGTAGATAGGCGGAACATTTGATCGTGAGAAATGCCATGAAGTTTTGGTACCACGGCCATATCGAAATGGGGGAGAGCTCCCATAGACCATACCTTTGCAGGGTTCTGGAGATTATTGGCGAACAAGGTTAAAGCGGAGGAAGAAGTTCCGGGAGCTGCAGTGGTTGATGCAACATCCTTGTTATAAATTTCACCTGACTTGGCAATCCTAGCAGCTGAATCGGAATCATTGCACCTTTCGATGGCGGCGGTAGCATTCTTAGATAGCTGTCTAATTACTTCCACTACATAATCTGTCTTCATATTATCGAACATTTCCCTATCAATTTTGAAAAGACCACCTGAAGAAAATACTGAAGGAGGAATGGGGAAGAAACTCTTCTGGGACCTAGAGACAACCAGAGAAGTCTCTGCAGTGACTGCCAGTAAAAGCTTAGCGAAATCTTGCACGAGAGGCTTAAAGACATAGGGGCTAGCCTTTGAGTGAGCAAGAATGAGAGATACGGTTAACCCATTCTGAATCAGCTTACTAACTGAACCCACGTTAACTGTTAAACGCTTGTTCGCAACGTTGAATCCGTCCGTGAAAAGAGGTTGCATTTCATTAATCGCGTTACCCATAACCCCCAAGTGTGTTTCTGCGTTACTAAATTCTCCATTTTCTGTGAAAGCTTTAACGACATTGATGGCAGTGTCTGCCGTGATGGATCCAGGGATGGTCAACCTGTTTACTAATTGAGGAATAGTATTGGCAGCCATTTGTGCATTATACTGCTCCATCTGAGCTTGTTCTGCTGCTGTTCTTGTTGTTTTGTTGAATAATTTAGCGTAGCGGTTAGAGGCATAACCCTTGCTAGCCTTTACGATCAAAGGCTGTTCAGTGTTCAGGTCGATAGTAATTGGACGATCAGTATCGAGATTACTGGACAATGCGGAACCACTTACCCCCAATTCTCGCTTAACAATAGCTGCAATATTTGGATACACAAAATTATCCAATTCTTTCTTATCTAGTCCTTCTCCTAGCCTATATCTCCTAAGATACTCTTCAATGTTCTCGTTCATTGTTTTGATCTGAGACAAAAATGAAAAGAAGTTGATGGTCTCAGTGATCCTATCTAGCCCTGAAACAACCACGTTGGTGTTCTTAACTACATCCGCATTAGCAATTGGGGAAATAACGTTGGCCATATTGGCAGCATCGGGGGTTGCACCCACGCCTCCCTTGTTGGTAAAGGCGGACAAGGCATTAGCAGTCTGTTGAAGGACAGTTAACAATTCACCTTGAGTCTTAATGGTCACATTCTTATTACTGGTTGAAGTATTTCCACTACCGCAATTGTACCTATCGGAAATAGCCTTGACTGAAATAGAGGAGAGACTACTGTTGTAATTATTAACCATGCCTCTGATGGCCAAATAGTCCCTATAAATGTCATCGCCAGTGCCCTCGGACATTGTGTTGAGGGGCATTTTAATGTTGCTATCCGTAAGGGAAACAACCGCTGCGTTGAACCAAATATAACGCAAAAGAATGACAGACAATCTAGGAGACAAGAAAACGGATTCCTTTCCTGTATGTTCTTTACCTGCAATCGTCTCGATAAAGTTTGTGATTTCGTGAGCGAGGTTCATCCCTCCTCCGCAAAGTTGATCTAGAATTCTCTTATCAGAGATTAGGTTTGCAATAATGACTGAAGGAATGTCCACACACTTGAGAGTTTCCCCACCTCGACTTCCCGCGGCACACTTTACTGCTCGACTAACTGGAATTGACACAACATTTCCGTTTCCGCTGAAATTGGACAATGTTTTAAGAGCTTTGACGCGAGACGGCTGAGCTGTAGTATTTCCCCACCCATCGCTAACTGAACCAATAATATCAGAGATTCCAGTACCATCGATGGCTGACTGGAGAGTCATCTCTGTGATGCCGTTAATGATCTTATTGGCCGCCTTCAAATTGTTAAGCCTATGCCTTCCACCTACAGTCTTTTTACGCCCCTGTTCTGGAACAAGGGGGAACTTGAAAGAATTTAGAGCACTGAAAAGACCTTCAATGTTGAATACGCGTTTCTCATGCTTAGAAAGTCCTCTCATTACTTCTGCGTACTGTTGCCAAGCGTTCCTGGCAGCAGAGTTGTCACTCAAAAAGTCGGCAAATCTTCCCATATCAAAACCTTGATCAAACATTTCATATCCTCCTCCTGACCTATTAACTGACCTGAAAAATGAGTCTCTAAGATATCTCTCTACCATGGAATATTCATCCCTTGAAGAGGAACATTTTCCGTCCAATTGTTTCCTAACTGCCAAGATTTCTGCACGGCTAAGAGCATCCTCCTTTGCCTTTGCACGAATAGCGGCATTCGAAGACCAGAACGAATCTAGGGTAGAATTATGTTCGACATACCCATACTGGGCATCAGTTTGCCCCAACAAAGCCAAAATCCTAGCAGAACGATCTGCATTCCTACGCATAGCCTTCTTGATTCGCTTTTCCTCCTCTGTATACTTTCCTCCCTTCTTTGAGAATTTTTTCATCATGGGTGAATTAATTGACTCGGCTGAAGCGAGAGCTCTCTGGTGGCCAGCGGCAATAGCTGCAGCCGATGAACCCATGGCATAATAGACCCCCAAAGAGATATACCAATCACCCACAAGACCACTAATCATATCATCACTTTCCCTGGTCACTACCTGGGGTCCCCTGATGATAGGTAGGCAACCAGAGAGCATTGGCTTTTTTGGTTCACCTGCGGCGGTGGGGACTCTTCTTTGAGAAGGGGTGGAAGTTGAGACGTTTTGCGTGGCGTCTCTCAACACGGTATCGTTAACAAGAAGCCTATCCCTGAAATTAATAATAGTAGACGTTTCATTCTTATCATTTTTAGATCTAGTAATGATACTCAAAATAGGCGTATTAGGCGTAACTTGTCTACCGAAAACGATATCCTTAGGATCTGAAACGTGGAAGGGAGAAACCTGGAAATTTCCTACCAACAAGAGATATTGATCTGAAAGAGAGGAAGGGTCCATTTCTGAAACCTTTCCAGTATCAGGATCTGTTTTACGTATAATCCTTTCGATAGCCGCAAAACCTTCATCTGAGAAGGGGAACTGTACACCGAAAGCACAGCTCAATAAACTTCCCATAGTTTCCAAAAATGCCTGCGCGAAAAGCTGTGTGATGTGGAGAGAAAATTCATACTCCTCTGTATCTGTGGGAATATTTGTGACCGAATTAATATCGCCGGTATTTTTAATGGAAGTTTTTTCAATAGAATCCGCTAGTGATTCTTTGAGATCATCGACTGAAGTATCTGCTCTTCTCTTATTATTATCTCCTCTCAATGCTTCAAAATCTGTTGCAATCTTTGTCCCTATCTTAGCAGCGATATCTGCAGACTCGTCTCTGTCTGCCATCAAGTACTCTGCGACAGAATATTTTGATCGTGGAGCCAACATACCGATATTTGGCACTGAATCTAGAATACCCTCACGCCTGCTATTGTGTCGAACAATAGAGAAAATAGGGTCCGACGCGGATAGGTGATCTGAATCTGCGGCTGCATCTACGGCTGCTCTAGCCTGTTCCTTAAACTCGGTAAAAACCCTAGAAAGAGCAGTATCAAATGTGTTTGTTGCTGAATCTAAATCAAGGGACGTTCCCTTGTGACGTTTTAGGATATCGAGTAAGAAATCATTAGAAGTATGTTCAACTGAGGAAGAAGAAGTACCTGATTGTGACTGAGCTGTTGCTGACGCACTAAAAAGACCTCCTGCTTTGTATTTTCTATCGGGACTGTACTTCAATTTGCAAAAATCTACTAATTTTTCGAGGTTTGCAGCACTTCCCGCGTTCCATGCTGCAAGGGCAGTATTTACTGCTGATTTCTGTTGAACTGCATGAGAAAATGCCTTGGCGGCGTTAACCTTTCTCCTGCGCAATTCCTTTAAAAGATTTTCTACATTTTTTTGTTTGGAAAAACAATTACGGATCATTGATCTCTTGATGACACGATCACCGAATTGACTATGTTTGCTATTACTCATAAAAATGGGAATAAGATTCCACGAATTGAACATTGAACATTGGTATAGACTAGTTGATGCAATAGAATCGATAATTTCTGACGCAGCACGAAGAGTAGGCACTGCAATGTAGTTGGGGGCTAAACACGTGCCCCCGGTGGGGAGGGCTCTAGGCTTCAAAAACACAACAGAACTACCAGGGTTCACATTTTCTGAATCGTATGTGGTCGTGGAACTAAGTGGATGGAATTGGACACGTTGAGCCATTTTTTCATCAGGGTTAAGGTTATTGATCCAGCACGAAGCTGCGATTGACCTCTCCAATTTTCCATCTTCAGAAATGGCGGATAAAGTTTCTGCAGAAACAGTGTTACTGTACTGCGTAGGAGCAGCGGCAGCAGCAGCGGCAGCTGTTGTTGTTGCTGCTTGTTGTTGTTGCGCCGCCGCCTGTTCCTGTTCTGTCTGAGGAGTATCCCTCACTTCTGGGTACTGGTCCATGATTTCTGTTCTATAAAATCACTAGTTGGCACCAGCTGCTATTCTTGTATAAATACGCCCTCACAAGCTCTCTGCCTCACAGTCCGACACTGGATACCGTAGGATACAGACGGTCGTCGGACAACCCCCTTACCAGTTGTAGCTGTAATTGATATCAAAAGATTCCTTGGTGAACAACGACACAAGAAAAGTTACGTTATTTTATCCTACATTCAGAAAAATAACTAACCAAGAAAAAACAAAACTTATAACCAGCACACTGCACTCGTCAATATGTTTAAGGCAAATGTGCTCAACCTAGGAGGAGGCAAGTTTCTTGAAAGTGATGTGCGAGATCACTTAATAAAATGTGCCAACCAGATGAAAGAGGAACCAACGACTCTACGCATCTGTCTCTCCAACAAACTGCCCGAGTACGACAACAGACGTCTACCTCTTCTCCTTCTCAACGAAGGGGAACAAATTCTAGTCACTGATAACTTGACCAAGAATGGCAACCCTCTGGTCAAACAAATGGGGCATCTAGCTGTACAAGATAGAGTCGGCGGAGACGGCAGTGTCAACCCCAACAATCTTCTGTATGCTGGATGTAATGTTGTTGAATATGACACAGTGAACAGAGGAAACGATGGAAAATTGATAATGTACAGTCAACCTGCAACTTTAAAGGATGTTGCAAAATCCAAGAAGAAAGGCATGTACAAAGTAAAAAAGGTTCCAGAAATTACTGGTGATCAATTTCTGGACAAGCTGAATGAGCGTTCTTGCCAGAATGAAAATAGGCGCATGGATGAAGAAGGACCCCACGTTGGAACTGGAAAGCTTCTCAGGGAACTTATTATTATGATGAGGCTTTATGAGGAAGAAACTTCTAGTGCAGAGAAACTATGTGTGACTCCTGCCTTCAGAGAGTTTCTGGGTTGTGGAAGAACAGCAACAGACGTGCCAGTGTTTAAGGTTGCCTTCATCACCAATGCCTCTTTGATGGGGCTCAAGGTAATATTCTACCCAACCATCCTTGAAGAGGAACGTCTTGCAGCTGTTTCAGACACAGAAAATGTGGTGTTGTTAAAGTCAATCTTAAAGGTACAACTTGAATTACTGAGTGAATGTATGCCCAGAATCGTCGAACGTGTTGAAAGTATGATCAAGAAAACTGTTGCCTGTTTCAAGATTGATATTGGCGGGAGTGATAACTGGAATCTTCCCGGACATTGTAAAGTGAGCGACACTGCGTTCCCCTATCACCATGCGCAGTTGGTGGGAGAAAAGAAGAACATTCTCTCCATCAGCAACGAAAACATGGTGACTTCTCTGGGTGTCGTGAAGGCAGATAGAGCCGAAGAGTGGATGTGCAAAACACTGGAAAGTTTCGAGAAAAAGTGTCTATATCTCGAAAACCTCATGGGTTCTATGGCCAATACCGACGATTGGAGAAGAAAGATCCTTTTTTCTGAACTTGGGCCAGAAATGCCTTACAGAAACAAAAGTTTGATTATGGATCAAGATTTCTGTACAATTGGCATGTGTTACAAGTTTCTGGCAGAAGGAGGTGGCTTGTTATTGACCAAGACAAATGCTACCCTATTAAAGGAGAAGATGGCGTGTAAAGGATTGGACGATTCTGGAGATGGAGACGACGAGGAAGAAGATAATGAGGAAGGAGGATCTGGAGGGAAATCTGGCGGCGGTTCTGGAGACGAGAACAACATCAACAAGCCTCCTCCAGCCCCTAAACAAATCCCTCCCCTTGCTGCCAATGTCTATAATAGCATCATCAATGACGATGATAAGCTTGACCAGATTGTGTGTTTCTTCAAGAGAAAACACGGTTTCTTTCTGAGTGACATTGACAACTCTCCTCTTCTGGCAATGGAGTTTCTTCTTCCCCAGAAAGCCATGAGCAAGAAGAATTGTGTTGAACGCGTGAAACCAGAAACAAAGAACATTATCAGGAATTTGACTGGCGTTAACACCATCAAGTTTGACACAATCATGCCTTTCGCCATCCTTCAAATTGTTGTGAGATATGAGAACAGAAACCTGAAATTGCCCAGAGATACGGACATTCTACAACAAAGACTCAAGAATAACACATGGGATGCACTATCAAAGGGCAAATTTGCAGAAATGTGGCAATTTACCCACAAAGAATCACTAAAACCTCCTACAATTGAAGAATTGGAGAGTATTCCTCCTCCACCTACTCAAAGTGAAGAAGAAGCTGCTGCTGCTGCTGCTGCATCAACATCATCAACAACACCAGATATGGTTTCTAGTCTAGAAGAAGGTGCAACATCCACTTCGTCATCTGATGAAAACCAGATAGCTTCTTTGGAAAATATCAAGAAGCTCTTGTCCATCATCACGTCAACATTCGCCACGGGTGCTGACAAGAACGACACCATATTCGCGTGGACAGTCGTTACTCTTGCTGAGCGGTTTTGTGCGCTGTACAACATCACTTCTCATCCAGAAGAGTACTATCAGCAAATAATTCGTGAAGATTTTGAATTTGAAGGAGGTTTTGAGAAGTTTAGACACATGTGCGACGCAATTAACCGAGAACTTAGCATATATGTACCCAAAAGTGTGCTTGAAAAGCAATCTGTCTGCAGAATGGGAGTTGCAGCATACGAAAATTCCATGGAGAGGATCAAGAACAAGACAAACAGCAAATTGTGCAAAATTAAGTATGATGAAAGCACAATGGTCTACGAATTGAACAACGATACATTTAAAACGTTTGATTATGATGAATCTGACAAGTCTTTTGGACCAATGTATGAATGCGCCCCCATGGAGACTTTCCAACGACTTTTTGCCAGCGTCAAGTCTGATAAGGAAGCTGTTTTGGCAGACAAGAAGTCGGAGAAGAGGGAGAAACTCTATCAACAAAAACAAGAATATCTAAGAAAATGTGACAACGACGACGTTTCTGCTCGCCAGATCCTGAACAATGTGGCCAGTAACGAAAGCGATGAAGAAAGTGATGAAGAGAGTGACGATGAGGAGAATTATGGAGCTGCCAAGGGAGGTGCAACAGGTGATTATTATGGTGGTGATGATGAAGATGATTGTTATGGTTTTCTAGGCGAATTTGGTTCTAGTGATGATGAAAATGTACCATCTGACAATGCTAGTAGTATTAATAACGTACAAGATGATGTGTTTAGGGATGTTAATTTCATCAAAACATTCAACTTTAGATCCAGTTTATGTCATCGCCAAAAGTATGTTTCAACTGTCATTGTGGAGGAAATGGAGAAAAATTTGTGTGATGTACTAACATTGGACAATTCTGCAGCTGAATCTGGTGATATTTTGAAAGAAATTAATAGAAGATCTTTGAGAATGAGGAATTGGGTAGTGCCTTTTACTATGCCTGTACGAGAAATTGTCAAGCCTAATGTCAATAGTGAAGACGGAACCGCTAACAGCAACAACAATATCCCTCCCTTTTGTTCTTGTGCTTCTCTTAATAACTTCAAGAGCGATTCTCCCCTTAGTAGTAACAATACCATGTCTAACGAAAAGTGCATAAAACTACTCCCAATTCCTAGTTCTAAACATCTGAAAGATCTGACTGTAGCTCTCCGTTTCAACACAATGGCATGTGAAAGGAGATACTTTAGTGATGTTACTGCAGCTTTAGGATTTGTGAAAAAGGACAAAGTTAATGGTAATATTAGGTCTATTTTAGATAATAAGAGGTGGGATGCCATAAAACAGTGTAAATTGGCAGGAAAATGTCTATCTTCAGCATTACCTTTGGGTATCTATGAAAATGTGATCAGTGAAGATAACAAACTCATTAACACGTTTAGACCTAGAAGTTTAGCCAGATTGGCATGTTCATCGGGAGGTGATGGTGTATCAGATAAGAGTGTTAATAATGGTTTCTTTTCTGGTATTTGGGCATTGTGTGCGAATCAAGATTTAGAGTCTGTTGTGCTGGGTTCTACAGTTGTTGATCCTCTAAAACCAACTAAAGTGTTTAATCAATCGCTTTCTGAGAAGGAACTTAAAGAAAAACGTCAACAGATGTGTTTAGATGCAGCAAATTATTTCAAGGACCATAACGTTTCAAAACTTAACATATACGAGTGCTTTAAAATGATGGAAGAATGTATCATGCGTACAGCTTTGAATGGAAAAACAAGTAATGATTCTGAGTTCTTTTCAAATTTGATAACAAGATACGGTTCTGGAACCAATAGTCCAGCTTCTAGACTGTGGACAATTCTAGAGACTGTTAGGGAGTGCTTTAATAACAGCCTTCCTATTGATTGGGGAAGTTTAGTTAAGGATTGGGACGGTAGTGACATGCTAAATTTAAAGGCAGGTGTGTCAAATGTGGACGAATCTGGCGCCGTATTTGAGCTATCAGAATTTCTGGGCGTTAGCGCGAGGGCATTTTTTGGTAAAGATCTGGACACAAATTTGGATGCTGATACGTGGGAATGTCTTTTGAATGACGACAATAAGGACTGGAAAGCGCAGGTCGCCAAGGCCTATGAGTTTGCTCTCAAAGACAACGACATTAGATCTGTTGAAAATTTCATAAATTCAAGCAACTTGCTAACAAATAACAACGTAATTAAGAAATTGAAGATAAAACCCACCCCTAGCAATGATGTTAGGCATCAAATTTGGGTTGAAGACGAATATTATCCACGAAACAAGTCTACTTTGCGCAGTCGGGCAGAGTGGATGGCTGCAACAGAAGAGGTTCTCAAGACAGAAATGTCCCTCTCTTGTGTGCTAGCAATGGTCGCTATGTATCGTATCATGATGCAGGGAGAAAGTGTGCGAGAAATTGCAACTGCTCCTTTGCGTCTATCTGTGGATAAAATGGTACCACTCATTCGATGCTTTAAAATCACTAGCAAGTGGTGCAGCTGTACAGGCAAGGGAGATTCTCCCAAAAAGGCCGACGCTAGCATAAAAGAAGGTAGATTTTACGATATTGAAGAAGATCCTCTCCACTTTTACCGTTTTGCCGCATATGTTATTGGACAAGTTGCAAGTAATGATATTGTCATTGAAGAAATGACCCGAAAGATTCTCATGTCGTTTGATTTTAATGGATTTGATACTAGTAATTGGTTGCAATTTATCACCTATAGATTTTCTCACGTCCTAATGGGACGGCGAAGCAGGCTTCTTTCTAGGCCCCTTTCACTAGTTAAGAATTTGGTTAGTGTTTCCTCTTTGGCCGACAAAAATAGCGAAAAAAGCAATGATATGTATGAAAAACGTGTTGGGAAGGTAATGAAACGTATTGCAAGGCTTGTTTTAGTAAAAGCGGCAGACTCTGTGCGTGCTTCTTCAAATGATTTGTTGGATTGTTGTATTTTGGACGTTAATGATGTCAGTGTTAAATCTTTGGACGAGTTCCGCGCCAAGACTCGCCAAGAACTGCAAGAGACTAGAATCGATACTAACTACAATCTGGTTAGTAATTCCTGTACAACTGCCCAACTCGCTGCTGTAGAAAAGTCCTCTAGAATCATCAACACTAACATTTCTTTCCACAACATTCCTGCCGGTCAAGCTAAAGTAATGGACGCTAACGAAGAAGCATTTATCGATCCTTCTCTAGAAGAGATTAACAAGGAGGATAATAGTGGTGCAAAACAAATGACAGGAAAGGGTGGAAGTAATAGGGGACGATCAAAGAAATCTGGCGGAGGAGGTTTTAATAACGCGGGTGGTTTTTACAATGATGATTCTAGTCGGGGATCATCATCCGTAGTTGATGAGGACTCGAGATCCCGCACGGGTTTCAGCCAGATACACATGGACGCCAGAAACGAAGAAGACAGAGAAAGTGGCTTGTTTTCGTACGATGGCTATGTACTTAACCGAATTAAGAACATGATCACACAAAATCAGATAAATAATGACATTGTGAAAGTAATTTCTGACATTGAGAACTTTTTTAAGATTTGTGTTCCTTTCTCGAAAAAAGAGTATGCTTTGTACGGTGTCACTGAAACTGCGTTAAGTGCTGGAATGGATGCCATTGAAAGGTGGAATAAGGCAGTTGAGGAAGAAACTAACAAGATAAGAAAAGAGTGCCGCGATTTGACTGATACTGGAAGCGTTTATGATATGAACATCATATGTCCTGGCGATTACATGTCTTCTGTTGGCGAGGGAGGAAATGGTGGGTGTGGGGGTGGATCATCCTCATCAGGTCACCTTCTCTCTAATAATAATAATGAAGCTAACCAGACCAATGAAATTTCTGAAGACCAATTGAAACATGAAGGAAGTGATTGCTCGTTTTGGTTTAACTTCTACAAGAAAGTTGTCAATTCTTCGGAAAAGAAGCAAGGAAAGGGCAGTGTTTTGGCAAATACAGGCCATGAGGGTAGAATAGTTGGCCGTCCCTTGAGAACTTTTATCCAGTACAAGGGGAAAGGTTTTGCTGAAACAAAGGTCCTGACACGCTATTTCTCCAATCATATTTCTGACTCGTACTGGTCTCAAGTTATGCCAATTTGTTACATTAAGAATATGGCCCTGGGAGATGAGGACAAGTCAAAAAAGAAGTTTGGAAAGAGACCCTGGAAGAACTTTAACAATAACTCTAATAGCAGTAGTAATTCATCGGTGAAATATGTTTCAATTCAAGATTTGGAGAAAAAAGACTCTTTAAAGAATGTTCCTATGGGTTATGATGAAGATTTATTGTCTCTTTATGATGATTCTCTAACTACTTCCACTGAAAAATTAGAAAACATTAAGATTGTTAACGATTCTAAAGACGCGTACGTTATCTTGGGCTCTTCTAACCAATCTTCATTTGACCAGACTTTCTCCCAGCAATACTTTACCCACCAAAAAATATCCAATATCAACACCTATAAAAGTTTGGGTAAGATGTGGAACTGTAACAATGGTATGTCCCCTAAGAACCAGATAGTTTTGCTTAAAAAATTGCTGTTTAAAAATCTAAACATTTTGTGGATTAAATTGTACGAGCGTCACATTAGCGTTTTGTGTAACTGGGGATGTATTCATCCCAATAGTTCAAAGAATAGCCACTTTGAAATGACAAAGAATAATGCTCCATGTGGCGTTACCGATTCAAACCCTCCACTTTCAGTATACCATTCCGGTTTCCTGAGTGTGGAAGACTATGGCCAACTACTGAAGGACACTTTCCCTCTTATGAATCTGCACCGCACTTTCTCTGCTAAATCTAAAGACAATAATTCCTCTGATCCTTCTCCCGAAAAAATTTCTGCAGCTAGTTTGGCTAAGGCTGTTTACGCCCGTGAAGTTTTGTCTTCATGTTTAGATCCCGAGGGTAATTTCTGTACGTCTTGGATCACTAATAGTTGTTCAGTGTTGTTTACACCAGGGACAAATATAAGACGAGGAGGAGATTTTTTCAACAAATCTTGTTATCGGCAACAAGACAATGATTACTGTTTCATTGGTAAAGAAGAAACTAAGAAATGTCCCAACTTTGTTTCATCAGAAATTGAAATTGTCAGTATCCTTAAAACTGCCGTGTTTTTAAGTACCAACTCTGATGGCCATAAGCGCGTGCTTCGTGTCATCAATTACAATAAGGACCATTCTGGTCTATATGCTGGCATTGATACTGGCTGCGCAGACGATGAAGATGATGATGACGATCAAGGTGGTACAGATAAAACTTGCCTTCTGCAAGAAGATTCAATGGATGCTAAGAGGATGTTAATTTCTATGCGGTCTGTCATTAATGGGAAAAGTCTGGACGAATCTAGTCTGGCCATTAAGAAGGATAATTTTAACTTTTTAGCAGGAACAGATAAGGGTTTCTACTTGGATAATTCCTTCTTTAACTCCCCTGTGCAGGGTAAATTTGTCGCTCCTAGAGGAACAAAAATCTTTAAGAAGTGTTGCGATTTCTTATTGAACAAAGGCACAGGAGGAGTATTTGCCCGCATATTCTTTACTGATTGGGCCTGTATTGTTTCATCATCAAAGGGTAAGAATAACAAGAAGGCGATCGAGTCTACTCTCCAAATTAGAAACGGGGGATGTTTCAGCGAGCGATTAACTCCTTCAATGTTTGACAATGAGTCAGAACAAGGCGAGTTGTTCCACGATAGATACTGTCCCGATTTTTTGTCAGACTACAACAAGCAGAATATTTTTTCGGAACAAGCATACAAATGCTCATTTTTAGCTAATCCAGTGTGTCCTGCCAAGAATATGCTCAAAAGAGCCAAAAATATACGTCTTTGTATTACAAATGCAGGAACTGCTCTCATTTCTAAAATTATGGCTGAAGTTGAAAAAATGGGAAATGCTAGAACGTTTATTAGTAATGGTACAGCAATTCCCTTCAGGTTAGCTGAAAACACTGCCTGTATTAGCGTTGATAATAACAGGTACTTTTTGATTGATGGTACTTATCTTCTAGGAGGACGCCTTGAAGGGATAAATTTGGTCACGGACATGTATACAAGGTGTAAATTAAAGGCAGAAAAACACGTTATTTTGAATTCTTTATTCTCAACCGAATTTATTTCTGCTGCTCTAGCTTCGTCCATGGAAGGCACTACAATGGGTAGAGGACTTTGTTTAATCGAACACGTATCTTATATGAAAAATACCGACTCTGTCAGTAATATGAACAAAAACTTTTGGTCTATGGCTGAAGATCAGGAAGAAACCGATGAAAATGAGGATGATGATGACGAAAATGAAGAAGATGAGGATGAGAACGAAGAAAACACGGAAAATACTAGCGTTGTAAAGTACGAACCTGTATCAAAAACAGCATTCAGTTCTTCTCTAAAACCTCCATCAATTTTTATTGCTGATGAAGATTATATATTTTTATCAATTTTATACGAACTTGCTAAAGCCACTAGCGATTGTGAAACGGCTTCTTCTTCCTCCTCCTCCTCCTCCTCCTCCTCTTCTTCTTCAAAACATAGTAGTAGTAGTAGTAGTAGTAATAAGAAGAGGAAGCAAAAGGATGATGTTAATTCTACAACTACAGCCCTTCATGCGCTAAGAAAATGTTACATCTCATGTGTTGACCAAAAAACTGGCATGCCCAGAATGGATGTCGTGTATCTTTTACGTGGCCTAATGAACTTTGGAGGTATGTGCACAGCCATTGCTTCAGGAGATGGAGAGAAAGCCCACCACATGGTTCAAACTCTTTGTTCCGTTGCCTTGAATATTGCCACAAAAACTGCTGTTGTATTTGTGGGAACAAAGGGAAACAATTTAAAGACCACTCTTGTCGATTTGTGTAAGAGGACTTGGTTCGAAAGGTTTACAAATATTAACGTTACGGCTCTCAATAATGCTGGGGATTCTTCTTCATCTACTCAAGCAAATTTGGCTTCCTTTGCTGGCAAAAAGGGTATCGTGATTATTGACGAAGTTGGCCACCAAGGTTCATTTGGCTCAAAGAAGTCATCGAGCGAAGACGATAAGGACGAGTCTGCTTCCAGAAGTGGTAATGTCGATTTTGGCGGCAGTGGGGGAGAAATGAATAGTGTTGACATCAATGAAGCAAGAAACGCGTACGGTGACGGAGGAAACTCTAAGATCGTTTTTAGTAATATTAACCGTTTAATGACCGAATCAAAACTAAAAGTATGCGACCAAGAGTACGATTTTATTTCTGAACTCAAACACGAAAAGAATAGGAAAAATGCTTGTAATGATACAAAAAAACGTAAAAGAGGTGGCGAAATTGAAGATGAAGGGGTAGAATGTGAGGAAATTGAGAGAAACGACGGTAAAAATGACGAAAATGGTGTCCGCATAAAGGATCCTATCAATATTTCTTTCTTTGCCAGAAAAGCTCACTGGTGGAATTGTTCTTCTGGTGTTGTTTCAACTACCTTTAAAGAGAAAAATATTGTGTATAATATGCTCCATAGAGGCGCCATGCCTTTCTCTATTAAAGACTGCACAGATTCTCCTTGGCTTAACGAAACCGATGCTGTGTACAGGCACTGTAAGAAACCTATCGAATATGAAGGCAAATTCTCTAAATCCGAAGTAAAAACTGCCTTGAAGTGCATATTAGGTAAATTTGGATCCAAAATATGCGATAACGAATCATTTGAATCCATTATTGATGAAAACTGCCAGGTTAATAATCTTCATTCCTGGAACGATTGTAAAGAAGATATAGATGAATGGAATGAGAAATTTATGAGCAAGAACAAGAAAAATAAGCAGAATATGAAAATTGAAGACAAAGTTGATGCGATTATGAACATAATACAGAAAAACAATGGCCTTTTGAAATGGAATACATCATTTGATCGCGACGGTTCGCCTGTTTTAGTCTGCAACCCTGCCACTGAAAGGTTTTCCGAGATGATCACGTCATCTTTGTCTGCCCAGGACATGCTCGAAATTAAAAAATACCTGGGGGATAATTGCCTGTCGACTAACGGGGGCGTTAAAAAGTCAGTTATTGATGGTAATACATCCGCCCCTGGTGTATTGATTGCGTACCATTGCGTTTACACTGGAAAAATTTCTGATGATCTTTCAAAAACAAACTACCCAGTTTTACTTCCCCCTCCCAAGAAACAACACTTTGTAGCTGTCGATGATGCTGCCGAGAAGGCTCTTCTGGGCCCTACTCTGTCGAATATTAATATTGACAGTATTCGTAACATCAAGACTATTTCTCGCAAGTTATCGTCCATAATAAAGGACCCAGAAGCTGCAAAACTATTAGTGGATAGAGATCTGGACTTTATGAACATGTACGAACGTTATGACGCATCTTTATTCGATGTGGTTAAGAAACCGTCAAAATATAGTTTTCCTGGATTTACTTCTGATGGTTCAGTGGTTCTGTCAACTTCCACTTCTGACTGCGAAAATGTCCTTTCTTGCTTAAAGAAGCGTATTGAGAAGGATAAGATGTCGGCTAAGAATTCTGGATCCTTTATTCGCATGTGTATGGATAAAAATTTGCTTTCTGACGAAAAGGACGACTCTTCCTCTAATTCATCAAAAAATACGTCTTCTTTACCTAAAACAGACGATAACAGCAGTGATATTGCAAACTTTTTAAGTGTTTTTGGAGAAAATAGGCAACAAAGTTCACAATTTTCCTTTGCTTCTAACTCTAGTGGTGGAGGAGACAGTAATAAAGAGGCTTGTTTCAATGTCGATACGCCTAAAAGAAGGCAATTGGTGTCTGCACTCCAAAAACATAACAGTGACGGATCTTCTTCCATTATTACCGAAATCGCTAAGGCCATCCCCCAAAAGAATGATGTGTCCAGTTCTATAACCAAACATATGCTTCCGGGCCAATTTCCCTCCAGTTTATTAAAGAATATGACTTCACCCCAAAACAGCGTCATGATTAGAGGCATTTTCCAACAGGGCGCAAAAAGCAGCATTACTGTGTCTCCTATTATGATGTCCAACAGTTACATCTTCTCATTCTTTGTCGACGAAGCTATGTCTAAAAGACTTATTGTTTTTCCTTGTGATACAACATTTGTCTTTGAGAATAAGAATGAGGATGTTAAGAAAATTATCGGGCTTTTGGATAGAGGAATGAAGTATATCCATTCATCTTTAATGATGGAAAGATGTATCAAATTTGGAAAGCATGGAATAAAACAGCGTCAACACGAATTTAATCATCACAAGAAAGCATGGAATGACTTTAGTGGGCATTCCAGTGACAACAAAAAGAAGGATAGAATTAGTGACGTATCATCCGTTCTTCCATCAGTTTTAATGAAAAACTTGATCAGAAACCAGGTCCTAGAATTGAGAGACGTAAAATCAGTTTCCCGTTTAGAGGAGAATACTAACACCTTTTTCCATTTGTACACTTCAATGAGTCTTTGTGCTAAGGCTGCAACAAATTACGGAGAATCTTCTTCTTCTTCTGCTACTATCACTGAAGTAGAAGAAGACAATAGTTGTGATGCTGAGGAACAACAATTGCGCCGTAAGAAACCAGCAAATTACGAGTCCATGTGCAATAAATTACCATCACCTCTTCAAATGTGCCAGATTAATCCTAAATCTTTGAATACAATGGCTATGAATATTGCTCGTTCTAGACAAGGCGCATGGGCTCAACTAAATAGCATGCTCAATTCAGTTTTATTTGTAGAAATGCCCTTTGTTAAGACCACAAGATTCTTTGGGAGAGATTTTAACATCAAGATGCACTCTCCTGCCACAAAGAATAGGCCAGCCATCAATTTTGACAATTGTATTGGTATGAGTTTACCAAATCCTGATATGGATGTTGTAGGATATGATAAGGAAGGGGAATTAATAGGAGTTGGTTCTTCACTAACAAAACATTTGTGTGATGCCTGGGGTTCAATGGATGTTAGGGATTTGATGTATTCTTGCCACCATTTACACATGTTGTTTGAAATGGCTCTCCAGTATACTGAATGTAAGAGGAGACTTTCCTCATTAAAAACACTAAAGAGTGATAAAACTGGTGTTGATTATGTTGCTGTAATGTTAGCCTGTATGGTGTACCAATTGATGGTTAGTAATCTGAAATACCCTGTGTTTTTGTCCTCTTCATCCCACAAGAGGGCAAATACAGAGGATATTGCGGATGAGAATCAAGTTTCTTCACTATCTGTTCCCATGTTTCTGGCAATGGTTGTGAATAAACCGTTGCATGCTCTTAGACACTCTACCAATTTAGCTCTTCCTAATGCTTCTCAAAAATCTGACCATTCTGATATTGTCAAGTACATTGTAATGAACCAATGGGGTTTGAGACTTAACCCTGATTATCTGTGCCCAAACTGTGTAAAACATGTTCTTTGATCAAATAAAAGAATTGATGAATATTTTTTGTGTTTCCTTTATTGACCACGTGAGAAATTGTATATAAGGGGGAAAAGCACGGGGTGGAGCATCACTTGAGCAATGGCTACCCTTGGGTATAGACACCTACCCTTGTTCCTGAAACAGGCTATAAGGGTAACACAGAAAACTCCCTCTACAGTACAATTAAAACCAAAACCAAAAATTGTACTCAGGATACCAAAAATAGAGGAGGTAATATCTGTCACTACCACCAACACAACTTCTCCAGTTACCGAGCCCCAGTTCCAGTTCCAGGACCAGAAAGGAGGAGAAAAAGAAGTAGGAGTAAGAAGAAGACGAAGAAAGGTCTACGTTAAAAGATTGAATGTATATAATCTTCGCCCCAGAACAATAAAAGGTTGAAAATACTTCTAAACATTTTCTTCCCCTAAAGTATTTTTATTATTTCTTTTGTATGTTTTTTACACCTGTTGATGTTGTATACCAAAAGCAAGTAGCAACAGCATGTCTAATGGCGCAACTATAAGCGATGAGAGGTTGATCCTCATCCTTGATAAAATTGTAGAAAGACGTGGTGTTTCTAATCTATCTGAATTGTTGATACACCCCATAACCAAACACATAAACGAATTGTTGAAGAACACTGTAAGACATGGAGACAGAGTTTACATGAAGGATGCAGAACTGGATGTGAGATCTCGCCTAGAAGACATAAAAAAGGATTGTGTTTTAAAGGCAATTGAAAAACAAGGAATAGATGTTAGACAAATAATAACTGATTACTTGGCTAAACGAAAACTAACGCAAAATCTTGTACATTGGTATCGGCCCCCAATATCTTGCACAGATATAGACGAAAAAATTCAACAAGAAACTGGTCAAGTAGGGCGGTGTAGTGTTGCTACGTACAATTTGAGAATTGGTGGTGACGATGGAGAATTTACAAGGTACGATTTCTCCATTCCCTTGGGAGATTTTAAAATAACGGCAAAATTGTTTCGTTCCATAAATGATGAGGATGTAGATGCAGTGATTCTTGTGTCTCGTAGTGACGTAGTTAATGACGTGCTAAGCTTTGAAGCATTTAATCGAACAGGAGAACGCGTAGTCATATTCTTTAATGTGATTGTTGAAGGGAAGAGTAAAGATATTGATATTGTATGTAAATCTAGATATAAACACACCCATATACTAAACGGAGAATCTGCAACATACGCTGTTAAACGTATAAAAAGAGGCGATACAAGGGACGATATATTGTTTGCAATCACTGCTTTTAAGGAGGAGTAAATAATGTCGTCTAACGGAGATGAGCCTGCTGTGACTGAAGCTGAAATCGCTTCAGTGGAGGCTCAATTGGGAGCTGCTCACCATGACAATTCTTGGATCACAAGAAAGAGTGACCAATTAAAGTATCGCTTAGGTGCAATTGCCTATTCGGTAGCAAAAAATGCCTCTATAAAATATATAGAGGATCAAGTAAGGCAAGAAATCAATAGCCATTTAACTAATGTAATGACTTTTGAACATCTTTACGAAGACGCTTTCAATCCTGTTATCTGTGAAGCAATTTTTGAGAAAGGAATACCAGTGGTTATGGAAAAAGTATACGATGTGAATAGACGGATCATGGAACCCAGGGAAGATTTCATAACTGAAATTTTAAAAGAGGAGCGGTGGAGAAGATATATACCTGGTTTTTATCATACATCATTTTCTTTCAAGTACAATACTATTGCCTTTACCGACTCTTCAACTTCATTTAGTGTACCAATAAACGATAAACACATGTTATCAATCACTCCCCCTGGAGCTGCTCAAGGGGATTTAATTGATTTAAGTTTATCGTTCAAAATAGATTCTTCAGCCAAAACTCTCACGTTAGAATTTAACCGCAAATCCACGTTCGCTGGTATTGTAAACAGACCAAAAAGTGTAGTGATATTATCAAATCTAAGAAATAGTGATTCTTCTGATAACATAGGTGATTATCTAAAGAGAAATGATCCTATATATATTAGTCATGATACAAATGGCATAATCAACCCATCCGAGGATTCGGCCTCTCTCATTACAATTCACATGCCTGAAATCGAAAACGCGAGTGATGATTTATACATAGATTTCAATCTGTTTGTTTTTTAGATAAGAATTGAAGGGTTTAAAAATGGCACTTTCAAACAATGGAGGAATATACATTGTTTTTGCGGTTATTGTTTTGGTAATAGGAGCTTCTATTGCCCTCTTCTTTGCTATCTCGGGCGTAGGGAAGGGAACTCTACATTCAAATGCCAAAACAAAAAAGAGTAAGAAATATAAATTAGACTCTAAATACACTGACGATGATGAAAAAACTGACGACGATAATAATAATAATGGAGGAGGAGGGGGAGGAACAGTTGATGTTATCAATGAGACAGCGCTTCAACGTCAAACGAGAGAGCATTTTGCAAGAACTCTTGAAAAAGCTGAGGATGAATTCTTCACCAAATTAGCAGATCAGGAATTTGACACATACAAATCAGAAAACGTATGGTTAATAAAGGATAAAATAACAGATGGAAAAGTTTCAATCCCTGAAGGTGACATAAACGTCCCCGATGTCGGACAGGCAATTGCTGATGAAAACTTGTTCGATCTCATAGGGACGAACCATGACGAAGTCAAGGAAACGATGGATGAAGTTGTTGCACAAAAATCTACCAATATCACTTACGAACAACTCGTAATAGACTTGACCAATATTTTATTGTTTGGTACAGTAACAGTTGATCCTTCTGATGAAAATGGGGATGAAAGCCTACAGAGATCAACAGACCCAGACGCAGAAATGGTGATGTTGACAACAACACCTTCTTCACAACTAGCTAGACAACAACAACCTCCTCAACCTACACCTGATTACCTTGCCCGGTACTCAAAGGAATTGGTGATAAATAATATACGAGGAGGTTTTATCAGTGATCGTGATATGCGCACTTGGCAAGGACGAATGTCTGTACATGTCAACATGAAACAGAGGACATTTAATGTTATTAGTGCAGCAACGAATCTGGATTCTCTACAAGTTGGATTAGAACCCGTGCTACAAAAACAAGGTAGAGCAGCTGTGGGAGGACGTATTGAAAAAGCCCGGATAGAGTTTTCATTTGTAGTAGAAGGTAACCGTGTACGGGTATACGCTACAAACAAAACAGAGGACTGTTTTTGTAGTTTACTCCCCAACTGTTATAATGTTAAAAAGGCATCAGACTATTGGATAAGCTCTGCAAGCACAGCTAAGGAAAAAACGTACTTGTTTATTGCTAATAAAAATGATGAAACAAGTTTCTTCTATAACTTTGAGGAAGGTGTTGAAGAAATTGACCTGGACATTTTTATGACAATAGATTGTGCACCTAATCTTCCTTTCATTAAAAATTTACCAAGACCTATTACAGATAATAATATAATGGTTGCACTGTCATAACACTAAAAATATTGTATCACATACAAAAAAAGGTATAAATAAAATTGCATGATATATAATTTATATTTGTTTTATTTCATAAAAACCCTATCTAAGAAGCATTAGCTCTGATAAGAAGTTCATCCATGGCGTTGACGTAGTTGCTCAAGAATTCAGATGAGGCGATCAGGCTGGATGGCCGCATATCCTCCTCGATGATCAATTTGTAGAGCAGCTCGAACAGTTCTTCAGAGAACTGAGCATTGAGTCCGTCATAATTTTCTACTCCTCTGTTCCCATTGTTTACTGCACTACTCCATTCCTTTTGTACATGCTGCATAGATTCTCCAATGAATTTGCGAATACTTTGGAGCTGCTTTGCAGTGCATTCAGCACCACTGAAGATTTGGAAAAAGTTAGGCGCTGAGGAAGAAGAAGAGGCAGTTTTACTCCCATCTAGGAAGCCGCTTCCAGAAACGTTCTTAATGATAGCGTCTGCCATCTGGAAATTGATCCTGTCGATATTGAAGAACGCTCTGGTGGTGAGTTTGTCCCATTTTTGGTTCTTGCTAAGCAACAATTCTAGCTGACTTGTAGTTAGAGCAGAAAGATTAGGTTCATCGATATTTGGCCGCTGCCACATCATGAGCAGAAAGTGGAATCGAGTGTCGGGGACTGATTCTGGGTCAATATTTCTCAAGCTGATAGGGGAGTTCAGAACATTAGAATGGGGAAGAATACAGCGAGAATTGACTAGTTCGTCGTTGATGGGTGTTGAAGAGAAGATGACGTATCTTGTGAAATCATGGATTCTCTTCTTGTATTCCGCTTCACTACTAGGGAATGAAGTAGTCAGACCTTGCCTGTCAATCATGCTAGTGAGCAGTCCAAGAATCTTCCCCGACCCCTGCTTTTTCATGGCAATATCCATATGAGATGCGACAAAATTATCAAAAACATTGACAGTTTGATCTGCGCTCCCCTTTTGTGCCCCAAGTGCCTCACAGCCCTTAATTGAAGGTAGAATGTGTAAAGCGTTGCAATTAAAGTTCCTTCCGTTGGATTGTTCTCTTGCTGGACGGCTGATGTTGTGCTTGGCAATGTTTATTACACCATACCCTGCTTTATTTTCAAGTATTCCAAACGGGATATATTTTTCTGCTTGACGAACAGACCTGATACTATCCAGGCCAGATGTAACGTTGCTAGCCTTGTTGTTACCTTTAACCATTCTAGAAGGTGATGCAAGATGATTGATGACTTGAGAGATGTCGTACGCCACCCTCTTGATGTGGTCAGGTGAGGGGTAGTTCTTCTTCCATCCTCCGGAAATAATGTCTAGAACCGGTGCGACGGATGCTTGATCCACCACCCATGAACGGTAGGCTTTTAGTACGTTAAACGTAGAACCCAGCACGGATACGTTAACCATGGCATTAACATAGCTCAAAAAGTGCTTTCCATCACATTCTACAGACGAATTTTCAGTATCACAGAACAAAATTTCAATCGCAGAGTAAATCATACGAACAAATACGGTATAGACAAACTGCTTGAAGCTGTCTCCAGATACTCGCCTATGTCGGCTGAGCATTGTGTACACGTAAAAGTGAGCAATAACGGCTCTGTCTACCATAGGCATTCTAGAGACGGCTGCAAACAGGGAAGAAACCCAAGCGTTATCTGAATCAGCATACTCGATAGTATCCCCGAAAGAGGAAAGAGTATGAGCTGGATCATCCCTGTCGAGGCAGCCGAGGAGGATACTCCTCAGAGGCACAACGACTGCGCGTTCGTCCTGAGAGTATCTCATGCATGTTTCAGAGGCGTATGCTGACTTTATGTCGCTTCCAAAATTGAACCTATTATGGTTGATACATTTGAAAAACAACAACATTGCTTCCATGGGTTGTTCCTGGCGGATGGCTTCCTTGAGACCGGTGCAGGCGGCGCACTTGGATGGGCACATTTCCAGAAGGACAATATCGTCAATCTTGCAAGGGTTGTAATTTTGAAGCACCTCAAAGAGCACACCCAAAGATTTGTCCAAATTTTCCCCTCCACTCTTTGCTGGATCAGAACCCATGAAGCTAGAAAGCATACTCAGAGGATCTAGAGAGCCAAAGATATTGAGAACGCTAGACTTGTTTTGTGACTCTGCCTTGAATTGATTATACGTTTTAAGTTTGTTCTTTGTTGAATTGTTGTCAAAGATGTTGTTGATGAAAAGACCCGCAATACTGGCAATGGTATCCTTAATCTTGTTGGATTCGGAGCAGTGGGCCAGACGGATAATATGGGTGACAAGTTGGGCGGAAATGTCCTGTGCGTACTGTGCCTCCTCGGCGTCCATGGCACCGAGCCTGTTACGGATACTCTTCACATTAACTACACAAGCAGAGTTTTCGTCCAGAATATAGTCGACACCTTCTGAGCGCCTTTCAGCGATGTCTCCTTCTTCCATGTACTCCATTGTATATTTGAAATTATTTTTCAGCCTTGACGAAAACAGTACCAACAAATAAATATCCCTTTAACCGAAGACATTTAAGGTCGAAGATATTGCAGCGTGTACAAAAACTACTTTACCAGCACCACAAAAATCATGACAGAGTCAAAGGACTATGTTCTGGCATTAGTAGCAGAAACTAAAACCGATGAAAAACGACTAAATTATGTATCGGAAGGGCTAGTTGCTGCCATTTCAAATTTACAAAATACACCTGAAAAACAAAGGAAGGTTGTTATTTCTTCTGACGTATTCGGACCCACGTGGTTCAATAAAACGACAGAATTTTTTAATTCGGGACTAAGATTAGCCAAAGGACACCTATCTAAAGATGCCGTCATGAGGAGTGTCTACAGAGATATAGAAGGTGTTAGAGAGCATATAATTGACCCCTCTTGGAGATTGACCGAAACTGCAGCGGAAGAACTATGTGACTTTACTTTTTTGAAACAAGCACCATTATTGAACCTTTTGAATGCCTTTGAGAATATTATGGACGGTGTGTTTAGATCAGCAGCTAATCTAGTTCTTTATTCCACTAGAGGTGATACTAATGAACCTTCATGGGTAATTGATTCAGAAATGTTGGCCAACAGAAACAATTCAACGGTGGCCGATCTGGCAATGGGACGAGCAAAAAGAGCCATTGCTCTATTTCTAGGATATACTCTTTGTGATATTCTAAGATGGAAGCAATCTATCGCCTCTAGAATGAAAGAGAGGGGTTTAGATCCCTTTGCTGCCATGCCTCCTCACCTAGAGTACGGACGCGCTGCTGACATGATTGAAAAAAGGATAAAAGACTTTATTGAAGGGTCCTTTAGTGATGGAGTTACAGTCAGTGAAGAAGATGGACAATCTTATGTTGTTCCAACTATATCGACTGTTTTAACCAACATGGTTTCTGTAATACAGGAAGGATTCTACCCCCCCAAGGTAGGTTCTTTCCATGAAGCTCTTTTAGGGAGGGAAATCATGGTACTATTATCAGCAGCCATCGACGCAGAGTACAGGGCAGTGCTGTCCAGGACCAGAAACGCTAAACCAAATCCTTTGACAACTAAACTGGATAAATATGTGAACAATCCCCATCTGCAGATGCCATCCGAAAGTGTCACAGAAAGGGAAAAAGAATGGGTCGAGAGGGAAAGAGAACGAATTAAAACTACGGATATGACTGCTGAGAATCTCTTTAGGGACCACCCATATCTTCCAAAGGCGATAGACGGAATTTTAGGGCCTAAACGCACACCTACCGCCCTTCAAGCTCTTCAACGTGAATACAAGAGATGTAACAAGTTTAACGATATTGTTTCACCAGAAACTTTGGAGTATTTTCTTGTCAATAATAGACAAGTTATGTTCTCCAACTACTCTGTTACCCGCGTTCTTGATCCCGACTCAGCTGCCCGATTTTCAATGTATGTGCTATGGAATGCATTATTTTTATGCTCTGGAGGGCTAACACAGAAAACTAATAGCTCTGCAGTGAAAAGCAGGTTAATTCTTCAAGTGTTTTTGAAAGATATGCATTCTTTATTCGTCTGCCAGCGTTGTGAATCTGGTTTCATAACAAAATCTCTAGACACTTTTACCATCAGTTTAAAGGAACAAAGTAAACCGTCTATGGGAGAACAGGAACTAGAGACGTACTGGAAAGCAGTACTCGATGCTTTAGGTGGTGGTGGTGGTAATAATAAAGGAGCAGAAAATGTCAATGGGTTAGGGGAGTTGATGGTTGAGATACTCTCTGCAGATTCGGGTCTATTAAGAGGGGGAGGGTTAGGTGGTGATATAGGTTTTGAAGGAAAAATGAAACAAAAAAGAGAGGACGAAGAAGTGCGTAACATGCACCTAGTGGATAAGAAAGGGTATGTGTTTGAAGCTGCAAAATATGTCCATGTATCTAAAGGGTTTGCTGCCCTTTCTTTCTACCTGTTGTACGCGGCTGCAGCCACCTCCAATCCTTCAATAACGAACAATTTCGACAGAGCAGTATATTTACTATTGGCAAGATGGGGAGATTTGAAGTTTCCTACACATAACTTATGGGGAAATGTTCCAACAGATGAAAATACATCATCATTATTATCCTTTGCAAGCTTTTGGGCTTTAAGGAATGCTGTTAGAGCACGAAGAAATGTGATTGATGCGTCAAACACTAGTTTTGTACCAGGGAGGCCCTTACCTCTCTTATCTGCATTTTCATCCAAGATGTTAGTGGATAACATGTTGAAGAATAATTATGTCAAAGTGGAAAATGTTAACAGAGAAAAATTGATCTGGAAAGCATTTAGAGAGATGCAAACGGAATCAGAGATATGGAAAACTAGTGGGAGTAAAGCCGCATCCGACAGGAATGTGAAGAAGGCCAAGCAAGACTTGATACGGAACGCATCTATAGGAAGACTTATTGTCGAACCTGTAGGAAAGACCCCTATTTCATCCATAGCCTTATTCAGGTCTATGAAGAGGAGTAGAAGCGAAGATTTAAAGATGGGAAGCAATAATAAGTACCGTCTCGCCAGGGACACGAAAACAGCTACACCAAGGAACCCTCTAAGTTATACTGGAAAGATTGTATTCTCTTTGGATGATTTGAAAAATTTCAGTAAGGATTCTTATACTACAATGAAAGTATTTCCTCTAACACCTTTAGATGGATAGAACCAATAAAATGGAATTGAAAATATAATGTTATGTATTATTCTCCCTACTTATTTTAACGTGCTCCAGAAATAACTAACTACTGCTCCAGAAATGTGTGTTATCGTTTCTGGAGCAACAAACGTTTCTGGTGTAATCTGACATTGGCTCGACCCAGCGGTCCACCCTCCGAACTTGACATTAGACCGAGTGAGCGGTCCACCCCCTAAACTCGAGCGACCCAGAAAAATTTTTGAAAAGTTTTTGAGATGGAGGAAGAGTAAAATTCTCTAGCGAAAACAGTAGGTTACACCCTTCCCTTTCTGGGTGCGTCCATGACCAGAAACGTCTATTCCAGAAACACGTAAAAGTTAATGTACGTTTCTGTAGCTCTGCTATTTCTGGTGTAATCTGACATCGGGTCGACCCAGAGGTCCACCCTCCGAACTTGACATCAGACCGACCCAGCGGTCCACCCTCTAAACTCGAGCGACCCAGAAAAATTTTGAAAAGTTTTAAGGTGGAGGCAGAGTAAAATTCCCTAGTGAAAACAGTAGACTATGCCCTACCCTTTCTGGACGTGTCAGTCTCCAGAAATACATGTTCCAGAAACAGTATAAAGTTAATGTACGTTTCTGGAGCTCTGTCATTTCTGGTGCAATCTGACATTGGCTCGACCCAGCGGTCCACCCTCCAAACTTGACATCAGACCGACCCAGCGGTCCACCCTCTAAACTCGAGCGACCCAGAAAAATTTTTGAAAAGTTTTTGAGATGGAGGAAGAGTAAAATTCCCTAGTGTAAACAGTACCAAGAAGACCAATAAATTTAGTGGTAATAAAACTACACATATGATTACACAATTTTCTTTATTTTTTCTCCTTCACATGTAACAGAAGATATTTTGTTACCAGTTGTCAACCACGAAGAAGAGTCCGAGGAAGAAAGTGATGCAGCTTCCACAGGGTTGGCGTTAAGATACCCCACCATATCTCTATATAATATCCCTCCCTTTTGATTGACTTGATATATTCCATCAGCCTTGTCGGTGCAGGGGCAGTTCAATGCCAGAGGAGATCCTGTTTCTGGAAGATTTACTAAAGATGTACCATAAACTGGCTTGAATACAATGGGTGATCCAACTGCATAGTCACCCGTATCTGATAGCTTCACGGGCTCATGGGAAATATCGTGCTCGCCAGTAGCTCCGTCTAGTTGATGAGCAGCAGATGTCACTTGGGAAGATTTTACAGGCTCGGAACCAGGGGCAGGGAATAAAACACGTTTTGCAGCAACATCTACTTGAATTTCAGTTGGATTTGTAGAATACTCTGTAATTAGAGGAGCCTTAAGCAAGTCCTTGTGGTTGTCACAATTACATAACAACATTTCTACATAACCTTCTTCTTTTGCACGTCTATTATCATCAGACCCTCCAAAGCCGTAGATGCCGATTCTATGTGTTGGGTCCGTTTTAGCACATTCTACTGTTAATCTATCATTATTAGAGTCTGGGACGAGCACAGAAGAAGAGGGTGGGTTCCAAGTGTGTAGATCCTCATTATCCATTCCGTATGCTTTGTTGATCACGTATCCCGTGGGTAGTACAAAAGCAGTACCATACCGTATAGGGTGAGGATACACGAGCTTACTCCCCAACTGTGTTGATGTCATGAATTTTTTTGCTCTGAAAGGGGAAAATTTTCTAACGTATTTAGAGGTTGCAGAAGAGTAGTAGACGAGCGGATCTTTGCTCAATCTCTTAAAGACATAACTTTTGTCCTTCACATCATCTCTACTAATCAGATCCCTTGGCCCTATAATCCTCTTGTTACTGTCATGACCATTACTCAGGGCAGTTAAAAGACCAACCTTCTTACCCTTTTTATAATCACTTTTCAATTTGTCTGTTTCTTTTTCTGAAGGTAAAATATATTCCCCCACGTTCTTAGGAGACAAGTCCGATCTATATTTTTCCATCATTTTTCTGGGGACTAAACCTCTAACAAATTGAACAGGTTTATCTTTTTCAGTGGTAACGAGATTAGCTTCTTGTAAAGTCGAAGAAACCACATTGGTTGTACAACCAGAATATCCATTGGTAGACGGCCGCTTGCATCTTCTATAAACGTCTGTCACGGCATATATTATTAAAGATAATATTGTGACAAAGTTTATAAAATTTAAAATCATAAAACCCACGAGCGTTGCTTCCCCTACAGAGGACATAGAAAGATAATCCCCTACAGCCATGTTTGCTCAGGTGGTTAAGAACAACAGTAATGTTGCCGTTTGTCATACACCAGCAACAAAAAATGCCACTCCCAACGTCATGACAAATATCATCAATAGGGAAAACAATAAGAAAATGTATGTGATAGCCATGTCCAATAACCTTTTAAAAGGAGCAGCATCTTCTTTCTACAGACCATCTCTACCCGTCGACTACGAAATGGATACAAAAATATGGAATTTTATAAATGATACAAATAAATGTTGATTTTTATAGAATCTTTATTGTCTTACTTATACCTTGTATACATGTAGTTAATCTATTAATTTTAGAAAATCTTGAAGCATAGTTTTCTTCAGATATATGTATTATGTTATACCTTAAACGGTTAATATCTTCTTCATACTGTATGTGTTTTACAAAATCGCATACAGTTTTAGAAGTACAATTAGAAGGTACAAACAAAAAAATTGAAGAAAACGAAGAAGTGGATGATGACGTTGAAGAAGAAGAAGAAGAAGCGGGAGATTTCCGTAGTATTTCCTCCCTCACCGTAGTTTCAGATAACAATTCCCTGGAGGCATGGATCAGCTTCACAGGCCTAGAACGATTGTTTTTTATCCTTTTATTGTTGTAGGATGGACAATAAATCGCTGAAGCCAGACGTCCTCCTTCATTCAACGTCATGGAAGAAAAGGAATTGTATAGACGTTCAATATATTCTTCAGCTTTCTTTCTACTCCCTATCGCACTTGCAAGGAGGGAGTAGAGCCTGTACTTTGTTTTGATTTTTGAACCAGGTTTCATCATCTTAATACTCCCTACTACGATATTTACAACCTTTTCTCCTCCACTAACTTCTTCCTCCTTTAATATATTTTCTTCCTCATCGTTGTTAAAATCTTCTTTCTCGTCGGTGCGAGACTCGTCACATACAGGAACATAAATCAGCATTTTCTTATAGAATTTAAAGTTCAACTTGGGAAGATGATTGGGATGAGGGGGTGGTCTGTTGTTGTTGTTGAGGAGTAGAAATGTTCCTCCTCTCTTGAGAATTATTTACTGTAGGTTGTGCATTTTTGTACTTGTCCATTTCTGCTAAAATGATTGACCCTCTTTCTAAAACACTCAGCTTGGAAGGGAGAATTCTGTTGTTATGAGCTATATCTTCTGGTGTGAATGTTCCCCGAAGTTGAAGGGAACGGGTCAAATTTAGTTCCTTATTGATATTGTGATCCAGGTAATTTGAATTGGCAGTAAGAAGAGCTGCAATAACAAATGCAGCGATAAGCGCAATTATCAACATCGGGATAAACCTCATGATTGGTTCTGACAACGTTTTCTAGTACCCTAAAATAGTAATATAAACGGTTCGAAATTCACACAATCAAAAAATATTTTATTTTTGGTCTTACTCTGAACCACCCCTTCCCACTCAACTGTCAATGCTCTTGCCGTTAGTAGATTTTAGAGAAAGTTATAACAAAAACCAAAAGCACGTTCAAGACCAAACTATAGAATATACACCCTGAGAATTACCCTATAGAGGTAACTCGTTTTTTCAGGAAAGGAACTTAGTAAATGTAGTGTTTGATTTTCCACGGTTAACACAATATTGTATACTAAAATTTCATCATGGAAGCGGCATCAAATCTGCGTATAACTGAAGGTGCGGGAGTGTTGGATATCGACAACGAGGACGATATCAATAATAATGTTGATTATAGTAACTTGTATGAAGACGAAGAGGATGAGGAGGAAATGAACGAGGATGAGGAGGAGGAGGAGGAGGAGGATTACGAAGATGAAGATGAGGACACGGGAGTTAGAAATGGAAGAAATAAAGATCCTCCATCTTCTAAAAAACAAAGTAAATTTGTGAGAGATGTCACTAATGACATGTACGATGATGATGATGAAGAAGAAGAGGAAGAGGAGGAAGAGGAAGATGAAGAGGGAGAAGAAGGGGGTGAATATGACGGAAATCTAGAAGACGAGGAAGAAGAAGGAGATGAATATGAAGATGACAATGAAGGTGAAGGGGAAGAAGATGAGGCTGACCCTGCGTTATTGGCGCTAGCGGCACAACAAGAAGATGCGACAATTATACCTGAAAACCAGTGGAAAAGTATAGTGAACACCCCCTCGCCAGTAGGGCCAAATAGGCAAGTTCTTCCCATGTTGAACTTTTTACTTGAAAATGTGAACGCCATGGGCGGATCAGCAGGTGAAGAACAGAAAAACAAAGAAGATGATAACCAACAAATAGAACCCGTAGAAGAGGAAGAGGATGAAGAAGAGGAAGAACAGGAGGAGGAAGAGGAAGAGGAAGAAGAACAGGAGGAGGAAGAGGAAGAAAAAGAACCTATAGAACAAGAAAAAAATGAACCCGAGAAGGATGAAGATGCAATAGAAAATGAAAGCGTGCACTCTCATAGAGTTGAATCCAGCCCTATGAGTGAAGGAGGTAATGATGATGGAATGGATTATTTCTTCTCTTCAATAGCAGGTGGCGGCAATGATAATGAAGAGGATGAAGAAGAGGATGAAGAAGAGGGAGAGGAAGAGGAGGAGGAGGAACCTGCACAAAAATCTGAAGAGCATGTAGAAACTAAAGAGTCTGTTCAATCTCACACGGAATATATTGAAGAAGAGGAAGAATATGAAGAATATGAAGATGAATCTCGGCACACACTCGAGGATGAAGAAATAAGTACTATGCATCAATTTAACAATGCGCCCAGGGTTCGAAGATCTCCCCCTCCAGATATACAAGAGTGCGAGGATGCAGTTGTGTTCCCTCCAATCATGAAAGAGACAGATATTCTCCCCCAGATAAAGGAACCTTCACCAAAAGCACCTAGAATGTTTTCTATTCTTGGTAGTGGAGGTGAGGAACAATATGACCAACTAAACGATATAGCACCACCGCCTGTTCCATCTATCGTGACTTTTCCTCCAGACAATGAAATGGGAGAAGAAAGTAGAGACATCATGGACCAAGATTCGATGCTGATGCCTCCTCCTCCTCCTCCACCTCCACCACCACCTCATCAACCTCCTCAACTCAAACCTACCAATATTCTTCTTCCTCCCCCTCCACCTCCACCTACAAATCAGTCCTTATTTTCAAACAACAACAACAATCCATCCTTTTTGAGTACAGTGGTTGGAAAGGTTAACAACACATTAGGTGGGAAAGAGGCCGAAGAAAGATTACACAAGACTATGGAGTCTATAATCTTAAAAACAAGGGTAAAAACTCTTCTAGAAACAACAAAGAACCTTCAATGCTCTGAACTGGTGAAAGTTGTGTTCCAAGATCCAGAAAACCCAGTAAAACCATCCGAGAAAGTAATGGAGCGCCTTAAAAATATCATCGCTGCAGAATTAACCATGAAGGCATTTTTAGATTCTGCTGCGGTGACAGACATTAAATCTGCCGAGCTGTTCAGGAAAACAAATGAGAAATTGGAGTTGTTTCAGAGGAAGCAAATCATGTCCAACCCTCTTTTTTCAGCAGCATACGCGTCAACTTATATAATGGGGGAAAGAGCTAGCAAAATAAGACCATCGACTCCTGCTCCTTCTCTTAAAAAGGTTGAAAGTATATCTGAATTAAACGAGGATGAAACTTCCATGTCTTCATCTGCTGGTGGAGTATGTGCTGAAGGCGACGAGTCTATTGCTGGAGGAGGAGGAGGAGGAGGAGGAGGAGGAGGAGAGGTGGTGGAGCATTCTTCATTTTATAGTAATCAAACTCAAGCAAATTTGCACATGGAACTGATAAATATACTGAAAGAAGACGACGATAATCAACCATGTCAAACGTATAAGCTTGGTCAAAGACTGGCGTTCCTAAACAACCTCATATCCTTTAAAACATCAAGTGCTGTTTCTTGGTCTAGATTAGTCAATATGCTTTCGGACATAGTGACCAAGGCATCAGTGGCACTGTTCGGAGACACCAACAAAGCCCAAGAGGATTTTGAAAAACATCAAACTGAAACAAATGATGTATCAGATTTGTCTACCTCATCTAAACTAAAACAGATGAGTAAAGAATCTGCAAACATAATGGAAGAAATGGGGTTAGGTTCTATAGGGGCAGAAATTTGTTTCGGGGCAATTTCTACAATCATAGAGAAACACATCAACAAACTATGTATGGACGTGGGAAGGTTAACAATTTTCTTGAACATACCAATTGTACTATTAAATTGGCCAAAAGAGTTCACTTTGTCAAAAGATTATAAAGTTCTTCTTTTGGATAGTATTTCTAGTTGTTCTTCTAAAATGGCTGTCCCTCCCATTTACGTCTTAAACAGTATACAATTTGATAAGGCAGTCGATGAAGAGGATGAAGATGGTAATGGAAGTGAGGCAGAGAAAAGAAGTGAAGACGGCAACATGTTTTCAGAGAAGGACAAGAAGGAAGCAATTCGTCGAGTATACGATAATATAAGATACGGGGACAGTAATGACCGTACATCATTAAACCACTTTTTCGGTGACGCGTATTCTGGAGTGAGTAACAATAACAGCAAGAATAGTATGTTTGATCTCCAGACACAAGGCGGGGGAAGGTTTGGTGTAGCATACAATGCAGGCTCATCAATCATCGAACACAGATCCCCTATTTTTGATAATGCATTAAATACACTAGTCAATTTCATGGACAAGAGGAAACACTTGCTAAGCGCAGTAGTGATCAAACTTTTAAAGAAAGCTAAATTGTCCATTGAAGTGTACTGCATAAAATATAAGCTAAATCAAGCATCTGAGAAATACAATAAAAAGGGTAAGCACGGAAAATCTACATCTGTTGTGCCTATGCGAAACTTAATGTACCGTCCTTCTAAAAATCAAGATGTTTCTCCCTCCACCCCAGCAGCAGCAACAGCAATGGACGTGCCTAGCAGTGTATCTTCTCATGTTGGTAGGAAAAGAACGTTTTCTTTTTCAAATGACATCAATTCCAACATGAGTAGCGCTAGCAGTGTGTATATTGACCAAGAATCTTCCACACCTTCTAGACGGAGGACTTTTATGGACCTTTTGAATAACAAATCTAGCGTCAATTCTCTAGCAAAGCAAGTGAAAAGAATGAAGCACACAAAATATTACAATTCTTCATCCAATTCAGAAGACGACGATGAAGACGACCAATACGAGTAAAGGGGGAGAGGAGGAGGTGAAGGGAGGAGTAGGGAGGGGGTAGAGATGGAGATGAAAGTAGGGGTAGTGGGAGGTATCGTTACTGAAATTAGATCACGGCAAGGTACACTTCATCCGGTTCGATGTAGGGTTAAATTTTAAAAACAAACCCTTTCTGGGTATATGGTGCTACAGAAGAACTAACTAGCTGGATCCAACCAACACGTAAAGGAAGAACTTCCATCTAAAACAAAGAAAAATGGAATTTGGCAACCTAACAAACCTGGACGTTGCAATTATTGCAATCTTGTCCATTGCAATCATTGCTCTAATCGTTATCATGGTTATAATGATTGTATTCAACACACGTGTTGGAAGAAGCGTCGTCGCTAATTATGATCAGATGATGCGAGTCCCAATTCAAAGAAGGGCAAAGGTAATGTCAATTCGTGGAGAGAGGTCCTACAATACTCCTCTTGGAAAGGTGGCCATGAAGAATGGTCTCTCCGATAAGGACATGAAGGATGTTTCTGCTGATCTTGTCATCTCTACCGTCACAGCCCCAAGGACTGATCCCGCTGGCACTGGGGCCGAGAACTCTAACATGACTTTGAAGATCCTCAACAACACTGGCGTCGATCTCTTGATCAACGACATTACTGTTCGGCCAACTGTTATTGCAGGAAACATTAAGGGAAATACTATGTCGAACACTTACTTCTCGAGCAAGGACATTAAATCTTCATCTTCAAAAATTACCCTCATTGACGTGTGCAGCAAATTTGAAGACGGCGCAGCCTTCGAAGCTACAATGAACATTGGATTCACCTCCAAGAATGTGATCGATATCAAGGACGAAATCAAGAAGAAGTAAAGTGGGAATTGTACAAATATAAAGGTTTTGTTTGAATAAAAATACAAGTAATTTTATACCATCTTTTATTTTTCTAATCCTTTGAAATGTATCTTGTTACCTGACTCATTACAAATTTCTCATCATCCCTAAAGAATGTGTACAAATCATCATTAGCAAATGTACAAATAAAGTTAGTCAAAAACACACAAATATTAATCTTCATGTTGTAAGGAATGTTGGACACAACAGTACCCAGAACACTGTTCATGATCATGCTGTTACTCTGCAACAATTCCTTACTTTCAATAGCTCCGGCCACCCTCTTAATTACACCAACCAGAATCCTGTTAAGGCGATCAACGTAATCGGAAAAGGAGAGGTCAAATTCTTTGGGGGATTTCTTACTCTTAAGAATGACGCTCAGTTTTTCGTCGCTATCGTCCTTATATTTCTCCACAACATTCTGCATCTCCTTAAAATGATAGAGGTGGTCAACCAACATCTTGCGCACAGGCTGATTAATTGCATCGATAACAATTTTAGTAGTGATGCTCTTTATGCGTTCAATGGGAAGAAGGCTCTTGAACTTGCTGTCTTGAGCGATCCCAAACATTGAAAAAATTTCAGCAATAGCTTCAGGGGACTTTTCTTCAACTTCTTGCTTGACCTTCTCATCAGGAACAGTGGGGTCGCTCCGCTCCAGATCCTTCACGAATTCTAGAAGTTGTTCTTCCTTGGTCTTGGTGTGTTTATTGGATTTGCTCTTCTTCTTAGAAGATGTGGATGAACTCTTGTCTTCAAAACTGGGTGGTTCCGATTTAGATTTCTTTGTGAAAGGTTGTTGCCTTTCTTCCTCCACTTCCTCCTCAAAACACCTCTTGTTAGTTCCCATCTTTGATGTCTGAGCCATTTTTATTATGACACAAACCTATTCCACAAAAGATAGTTTTCCTTAATTTCACGGAGAAATTTAGTTGAACACGATCTCTGCGCACTTAGAGTACGTACAAGATCTAAAATGAGAACATACACAGGTCCGGTGAGATTTGCTACTGCATCTAGACAATCTATCCTCGTATCGTTTACACCAAATTTTTTCACTGCATTGGCTCTTTCGCTTAAAATTTCCTCAAAATGAGCCCAGGACTTTTCGAATGAAGAACCGTATTTTCTAAGTAGAGGGGTTAAACATGTACCATATAGACCATGGTATTGTGTTGAATGGGGAATGGTAGGGAAGTTAAATATACAGTTCATGAATTCTGGAGGCATTACCTTAAACATGAAACAGAGCCCGAATAGTGTTTCCTCAGCAGAACGGCGTACCAATTTTATGGGCTGTCTGGGGTTTCCAGACATGGAAGATAGCTTATTCTGAACAAACAATTTTGAATTGGTATTTGATGCATCTTCCTTAAAGCTAACGTAAAATAGGAACTCTACGAATGCCCTCTCCCTAGTATCGGACATGAGTGCCTCAAAACATACAACTGCAGCCTTTCGCAGTTTTTCAATCTCGCTCATAAAGGTTAGCTGTGTTGCAGGACGACAATAAGATTTTCCAACAGAAGCGTATATATCATTAACTGCTGTTTTAACTACACTTGCGTCTCTGGACACAATAGTGTCAACTGAACAAGGGTTAGGTGTAGAATCTGGTAATTTGATCACATTTTCTACCATATTTGCCCAATCTATTGATGACTTTATATCCATATTATTCGCAACACCATTAACAAAAGCGTCGAATCTTGTAGACCTAGCAGAGTCGACCTTTGAAAAAATGCTCTCCATCCGCTTAGTCACATTGGCAATGACAGTGGGGTTTTGAAAATCTGTTAGAGAAAGAGGTTCGGAAGAAATAGATGTGTCCATTGTATAATATCCACAAACAATGCTAGGCGTTTTGTTATTCATGATGCCTATATGCACCTTATTTTCTTCCTCGAGCGGGCTATATTGCCTGTACGCACCGGACAAACTCCCTGTAATATCTTCCATGATGGTTCTAATTTCATCAGCTGCCTGGTCGGCTCTCTTGCGATTATTTTCTTGTCCAACGCGAGCAACAGACATTTTCAATAGGACATTATCCGATAGATATTTGTCGTTTAAAGATGTTCTTTCTCCAGTGATGATAGAGGCCACAGCCGAAGCTGAAGGTTTTGGAGGTGCTCCATAGAGAGCAACAGAAAGAGCCGCAGCCTCCTCAGGTGATTGGATTTCTCCCTTGATTTTCTCAAATGAGTCAGCTACATCCAGAACGGCTGAAGCAGTCTTCTTGAGGTATTCGTCCAATATTAAAGATGCAGACATTTTCCCCGATCTTTTTTTATCAAATTACGTGTACTGGTCTTGAATGCGATTTAGGAGATTCACATAGGGCCAGTTTACACCAAATGAATTGGATGGTAGATTTTCAGCTTGATTTATATCTCTCTCGACAATGAGAGACGGTTCGTGTGAACCCCTAAAAGTTAATGCCGTCTTTACAAGTTCAGCTACAGGCGCACACAAGAAACCTTTATTATCTGGACTATAAATTGCCCTCAAGTTTGGATTTGTCGATTTACACACAGCTTCTGCCTTTTTAAAATGAAGTACAGGATCAGTTAGAAATTCAGGTCTTCCAGTCCTTTTCCATTTGTCGTAGTCTATAACATACCTGTATGTTTTGTGCTTACACGCAGGCCCTGTTAAATATTCCGAGTAAAGACATGCACAAGTAGCCACGTACTCTCCAGAATCAGGGTCGCTAAAAATGGATTCTGCCCTCCCTGCATTCATACTTTCATTGCATAAATCTTCACGCGTAGATACATCATGTTGCCTACTCAAAACCTGAGGAGATGTAGTTTCTTCAGGGAAAAGTTCCTTAAGGGCTAATTCTCTCAATTCGTTTCTTGACAAAGGATATATTTTTTTCTGGATAAACCCTCTAGCCCTCAGGGGCATAGGGTCATGTGTGCCCGTTAAAACATCCACAATTTCACTAACGCTAAGAGATTGATCCTCTTTTTTCGCATCTTCTTCTTCTTTATTGTCCTCTTCGGTGCCAGCCTCCTGTGTTATATCCAATATCCATTTCTTTGCCTTTTCATATTTAACTTTATCAATTTGTAAAAGTATAGAGTCCAACTTCCTCAGTAGGTGCTCTCTCAATGATGAGGCCATCCGTTTATCTAAACCCTGGGCAAGAGTGTCCACATTATCCAGTTTCCCTATGCTTAGATGCATCGTGTCGTAGTACGCGGCTCGCTTATTCACAAACAAATCTCCTCCATTGTGATTGATAAACCACAAAAATGATTCAGGGAGTTCTTCCTCCAATTTTGGATTTTTCTTGATGATACCTATAATGTGGCCAAGATCATTGGCTGCTCTTTCTAGAGAAGACGCACTATAAACACTCCTGGCACATCTTCCCGACTGTTGGTTACAAGAGAATTTTGTAACCTCCTTTCCGTCAACAGAGTACGTGTTCTCGCAAGCAGCGCCACAATCTCTGTCCGTCTCACAGTGTACATCAAACACCTCACAATCTGTCTTTGATACCACCCAGTCATGGAAGGCATTCTTAGACAAATCAGTCGAAGACATTATTGTCTTTGTTCCTCCTTTCCACAAGTTGACAGAGAATTGATAGTCCCTTTTCACTACCAATAATCTTGTTGAATATCTGTGCTTCAGTTTCAGTGGCTCCTGTTTCCTTGATAGCAGAAACTAATAGTTTATTCAAATTGGTTTTATTTTGAGTAGCTGAATGTAAGGAGGTTCTATAGTTGGCTGTGGGACGATCTTCCATCCCTCTCCTGCTTGCTAAGGATGCAAGAATATCACACATTTTAAACACTAAGCCCACCTTTGGAGCACCTGTTGTTTCGTCAGTGAATTTGTACACATAATCTATAAAATCACTAGGGGTGCATCTATTGTTCTTGTTAGACGTCTGAGAAGAAGAAGAAGAAGGAGATGAAGAGGAGGATAAAGAATCTACCAATTCTTGCTTCACTGGCGGATGGGTTGCAGCTGCTTTAAAACGTTTAATCTTCTTGTCTCTGTTAATGTCAGATAATGCATTCTCTATGTAACTGGTACTATTTTGATCGCAACTTGTACAAATACCCTTTATGATTTCATCACTACCCTTGTTCAAATTGACACCACACGCGTTGCACAGAAAAGAGCTCTTTTCTTGTCCGATTCGAGAAAATTTACGTTTTCTATTGTTACCTTTATTAGCAGTTTCTTGGTTATTTATAATGGATTTTTCAAATAGAGTACTAAAGTATGCATTTCCAGGTGTTTTATATGTACTTTCATTACTTGAAAGGGCCCTTTCGTTGTATGTTAGAGCATGTCCACGGGATTTAGGCAAGTTTGTCATTAAATGTAATAAACTATATACATCATTACCAAATAACTTGGCAAAATCAGGTGCAATGTCTGTTGAGATGTAATTATTCAAAAATCGGTACGACGCCATCATCGTGTTCAACCTGGCTAAAGTTACACGGTGTTTTTCCTGTAGTTTTGCATTCCTCTTCGCCCTACTTGAACCCGACAAATAGTTACTATTATTGTTAATACTCATTTTGTTACCATTTTTTTGATTACAGGCTCTCGCTAATAAAACATAAGGCGTTGGTATTTTTTCCTTCTGGTGCTTCCTCAAAAATGGGGAGGCAATAAAACCCTTTGATTCACATTCCTCCACTATTTCTTCTGTACACAAATCCACAATATGATCAAGTTTATCCTTGTATTCGTTTTCATCTAGCCACCATTTCCCTTGACAAGAAATGCGACTATTCATCATACTGTTTGTATTTTCAGAAACAGACACTAAACGTGCAACAGAAAACGGGTCACATCTCTCTTTACCGTAATATTGGTCATTTTTATTCCACCACCTGTCTTGGTTTATAGGATCGAAAGAAAGTGTGTCTATAGCACGTCGAGTAGTTTCTTTTGAAGGTTTACACAAATGTCCAAAAAGTTGTTGTGATCTTATTTTTTTAATGAAGGAGATACTCTCTTCTTTTGAAGGCACTAAATTTGCAGACATGGCAGCGTCCATACTGTTCTTTGTTCCATAGTATGTCCTATCCACTTCAGAAATATGTTGTTGGTCCACCATCGCCCTTTTCACTTGCTCGGCCGATGGTTTGACGTACGGGTAGGAGTGGAGCAACATGTCAATGTACAAGTACCATTCTAGATGCGGGATGCCGTATTTTTCTCTGACTCTTTGTGCTTCTTTGGGGGACATTTTAATGTTGTTGTCCATAAAGTAATGGAATAAACCAAATAGTAATTTGGATACGACAGAAACATCACCGCACCCACTCTCTCCTTCTCCGAGCACAGTAATTTTCCCAACTTTAAATGTTAATGCAGTTTTTATCCTCAACCAGTCAGACATTTTAAAATTGGGATCCTTACTATCGCGCATCATTGCAACCTTTGTGTAGTATTCCCCTATAGTCTCTCCAGGCAAGAGAGGCTTTGCGGGCACTCGCAGCTTGAAAAACATACCGGGGAACGTTTCTGGGTTATAACTGTAAGAGATGCAATTTCTTTCGAAGAATTTCCCGAGTCGAATAAAGTTCAAGTGGAATCTATTAAAAGTGGACACTGTATTCACTATAGACACGTTAGCCACACTGATGTTTTTCTGTAGAATATCAGCAATATCAGTCGTGGCTTTAATCACACACAATTTTGTAAGCGAAGGATCTTGAAGCCCGACAACTATCACTGATCCAGTTTCAAATATCAAAACACTGAAGAAAGATTCCCTGTTCTTCAATGCAGTGAACTGTTTCTGGGACGTGTCTCGCTTAGAAAGCACCATTCTAGCTCTGTTGATGACCATTGATTTTCCTTCACTTTCTGATAGCATAGCCTTTTCTACCGCAGCAGCAGTGGCAGCGGCAGCTGCGGCCGCGATGGCGTTTTCCTCGGTGGCACCTTTTTTTGTCTGTAGACCTTTTATTGTCTGTTCGAATTCCTTGGTGGCGTATATGTCTTCGTCACTATTTTCCTTTGTTTCAGGTGCATCTTCCTTCTTTATTTTCTTTGCTGTTTTCTTACCCAATTTCTTGTTCAATAACTGAATGTTTTGGTCTGTGATATTGTCCTTGAAATCGATGTCTAGACTGACACAATTATTGTCAGTAGTACAGAAAGTGTAGTCGACATTTCCTAGGATAACATGCCTAGAACGGCCTTTTGGAACAAGCACACCATGTCTCGTCATCTCGACGTCTGGTCCACTACTGAATGAACAGATGCGTAAGAGTTTTGTTTTATAGCCTCCCTGAAACACAATTAATGAACTGAAAACCACTACAAAAGTAAGATGGAAAATCCCGCTGAAGGAATGGGAGAAAGTATTTTCGATGCTGTAAGTCTGGCAACAAATAATCCTAAAAAGTCAAACTCCAGAAACAAGAAGTTATTGCGGGAACTCAAGAATATGCGGAAAGATTTTCCTTCAACCTTTCTCCAGTGTCGGATGATAGATTTTCACTTTTCTGGTGACATTATAGATAAACATTACTGTCATTCTGTAAACGTGCCAGATGTTGTGCCTAATACAATATTTGCAGTTTTCTTACCTGAAGAGGACCGTGCCAATAACCCCGGGCTATACGATTCTATTGAAGGAGTATGTATAACAGTCGAACAAGGTGAATTATGCATCATCAACAAGTCAAGCGTTCACGAGTTCAATATTCTGGTGTCCTTGCATAAGGACTTATTTGGTGAAGATATCTTGGATGGAATAGAAACTGCATCAAGGGAAGAATCTCGGTCTATCCACCTATATCTGGAGGCTGGGCAGAGTATCAGAACCCCAATCCCAAGACCAGAAGGGACAAATACTGTGAACTACACTATCGTTTTTTCTAACCAAGTGACGGTATAAAAGGACGAAGCAGGGCCCCAGAGCATCATATCTCGTCTGGTAGTCGAGGAAGAAACATCTCTCGAGATGGACAATCTTATCACCAACGACAACATTATCCTCGTCACTTTCCTGAGTGGATTGGCAGTCGGCTGCTCCATGACTATTGGGCTCGCACTGGCCATGAACATGCTCGTGAAGTGCATCGACAGAACTACTACTTGCATTTCTTGCTCACCGTGGGAGAAGAATAAGAATAAGAAGAACAGGAACGGGAGCAACACCGAATCCAGTTTCATCAGCCACGTCCGGTTCAACACTCCAGATAAGGACCTGGACATCTCTGAACCCATGCTCAAATCTACCACTTACGATCTGGCCAATGTTACCCCTCAAGTCACAAAACTGGTAACATTTTCTGGTCCAACCTATGCTAGTCCGCCTACACCCAGGCCAGTTGCCAATACACCTCAACAACAACCAACAAGTACAAATAAAGAGGAAGAAAGTGTCTATATGCCAATGTCGAGCTGCTCGTCGTCATTTTCTTCTGACAATAGTCTTCCTCTGCCAACACCGCCGCCATCTCCACCTAGAAGCAATGGCGGTGATTACGTGTCATATGTAAACGGACGACATCTGAAGCTTCCTTCAAACCCACCTTCTCCCATCTTCAATATCAAGAATGAGGAGGGAGAGGATGATAATGTGGAAGAACATGTCTACGAATACGTGCCAGAAGTACCTCAACAATCTCCATCTATCCAGAAGTGTATCCAGGAATTGAAGGAGATGAAACACAAGAAAAACACCCTAACCAGGAGCAGTAGTAACAACAACAACAATGCTCCACGTATAACCCAAGTTACGTTTAAGAAATTCCCACCTAACAATAATAACATGTGGGAGAATCATGTGTATGGAAACACTACAATTGTGTCTTCCACACCTTCTCCTACCTTTATTCCTTCACCTAAAAGTATCATAAGGAAATTGTCATTTAAGAGGAAACAATAAAATATTATATAAATTATGTATTCTTTTATTTGTATACCAAAAAACATTTTACAATTCTGTGGTTTCTTCTCCACCATCTACAAGATTTTCAATTGTAGTCTTGATGAGTGTTGTTGCAATAGATTCCAAAAGAGATCCATTTTCTCCCTCTCCCTCACTAGCGAGAGAGACAACATCAGCAGCAATACCACTATCTCCATCTCCTCCAGTAATCACATCTGTTGAATTTTCTTCCATGGTTGCTGCGCCTTCTTCAGTTTTAGCCACATCTCTAGTCTTAAAAATAGCAGCAACGGCTGCGCTTGTAAGAAGGAACACCTGTTTCTTGGTAAGTGACTTCCTGAGGAAGCCAAAGAAACCCCTCACAAAAGAGCACAGGCCAGCTGAAAAACCCTTAAAGCATGAAGGATCCTCCTCGTCATCGTCATCGTCATCGCTATGGTCACAATGACATGATTTATTATCATCGTCTTCTTCATCTGAAGAAAAATCTTCAAGTCTTCTCATTTCCTCCCTATCTTCATCCTCTTCATCAACAGGCACCCAGGCGGCGCTAACAGGTGTTGGTTTGTTCACATTCCTGTTCCTGAGGGACAGTGTATTTTCTTCATCTCTTTCCATCATCACGGATGATGCGACAGAGGAGAGGGCAACAGGGGATGATGATGATGAGGCCATGGTTCCTATTGTTAGTTTTCGCGTTTGTTAGTTGTTGATTTATAATATTAGGCTTATATAAAAAGTTGGTTATACCGGTTTGGTCATACCTTTACCGTCTAGTTTTTTGAGAACTTGCACAGGCCAGCTCGCAGCTTCTCAAGTTCCTTCAAAGTGCTTGACAGATTAATCACAACGTCATCAACATCCAACACCAATTTGTTCAGGTTTTCTTGCTTTTCAGTGAGCTTACCAACGATATGGTTAAGCTCCCCAACCTTGTTGGGGTTGATTAAGTAGTGGTAACCGTGCCTAACGTCACTACGGGGTGGGGTTTTCTCCAGATCGATGAAGGGGATATCGCTGTGACCGGTAGTGTCAACGCAAGGGAAATCCTTCTCCTTCTTCTCGGGAAATTCGAGAGGGTAGGTTCTGGGGATATCTCTCAGCTTATTTCCAGGGAATGGGGGAGGGAAAGATTGGTCAACCAGAAGCTCCTCAATTTCCTTTTGCTTCTCCTCCTCTTCTACTGCAGTACCAGGGTATGGAGGGAAAGGCTTCTCAGTGCCGGGGTAGGGAGGGAAAGGAGCACAGTCTGAGCACTTCTGCATGTTAAACACGAAGGGGTTTTTTTCACAGATAATAGGGGTTGGTGGAACGTTATAGGGTATTTCCTTATTTGGATCAATGTCCAGATGTAATACGGGTCTATTATCTCTTCTACCGATTCCTGCCATCATGTGAGAGGTTTTTATGTACACCTGAGTATTTATACTTTATCCACCCAACAACATGGACGTGTCTGAGAGAATACGGAACCACGTACAGAGCGAATTAGGCCCAGACTACAAAGATTTGACTGCAGCTGCAGAAAGAGACAATGCTGCCAAGGCTAGTGACAAGGCCCTATTCTATATATTGTTGATATCCATCATCGTAACCGGTGGATTGGTGTTTTACCGACTATTGGTTCACACCCGTATAAGGAAACAAACTCTACTCGAATTACAGGCTGACGAGAAACGTCGAGGAGGAAATTATGTCAACAACGCAAACGCAAACAATAGAACGGCCCCTGCCTGGTAAGAACAACGAAGACAATAGCCGTTTAGCTTGCCTATTGGCTGAAGGGCTACAGCAACAACAACAACAACAAGATGGCGATAGCGAAATTTCTCTACCGCTTGTTAATGCGGGAACTTTTGCGTGTTATGATTCTACCCTTGCAAACCTCACCGAGGGGCGTTTAGGAAGTGAAACAGAAAATGCAAAAATAAGGGTAAAAATACACCCGTCTGTGTTTATTATAGAGACGAATAAAGAGATGACTATTGAAGAAATATCTACAAAATCTCTAAATGCATTAGTGGAAAAAAGAGCACGAGAAGCACGACGATTTTCATCTCTGACAGAACAAAAATTTCCTCGAGGAGGAGGAGGATGTTATTCTCGTAAAAATGAGAGGTTTATCGAAGGCGAAATTAACAACATCAAGCTGAACATGGAAGAAACTGCTTCGTCTTTAGAGAGATTGGCAGGGCTTTTGCCTGTTGTCATTAATATTAAGGACTGGACAATGCATGATGAGAAAGAAATACGGCTAGATCTTAAAGGAAACGACGGCATGGAAGAACTTGTCAATATATCCCATCTGAATCAAGAAGAATGGGAAATGGAAAGACTTTCTTCCTCAATAGTATTGAAAGACGCCTATGGTGTGTTTTATGCCCATCACGGCATACTTGATATTGTTCTTACGACCTCTAGATTCACAGGGAAATTATTACAACACCCTGTGATATTTCGTCTAATGGATGTGAAGGTGTGGATAAACACCCCCCTCCAGATAGCATTTCCTGACACCAGTAAGAACCCAAATGCAAAGAAAATTCTCTATCAACATCCCTCTCTTACAAGGCTACGTGATTTAAATGACATGGCTTCAAACTCCAAGTCAGTTTCTTCCATTATCATACCAGAGTTGTCAAAATTTAACTCGACTGAATTTGGTATGCACTACTTTACGGCCCAGTGCTTTTTTGGAAAAAATACCAATTCTTTAAAGGATTTGGTTACACGGTATTATCAACTATCATTTAAAAATAAACCTCAACCCAAACTTTATGAACCAACAGCAACAGCAACAGCAGCCTCCTCCTCCTCCTCAACCGCCTCATTGACGACCGAACAAAAGGAAAAAATCGCACAATCGATTTTATCGTCTAAAGGAAAATCTTTAGGAGATGTATCTTCCACCCTTTCTAAGGAATACGATGAAAATAGAAAACGTACAAAGAGGCAAAAAACTTCTACCGATACCAACATTGTCCCTTCAGGGGCACCTACTTCCATTTCCATGAAAAACCCAGTTACTTGCTTCTTTGGGCCTCAATACACTTCAATCATGGACTGTATATCGGAGAAAACAGACTGGATAGAAATGCACCTTTTTTTAACCTCTCTTAACGACGCTGAACATAATAAAACACTCGTTGTCGACAGAAAAAGTAACGTGTCGGAAATACACGATTCTGGAAGGTTTCTTACATTCGGTCAAAATAATACTACAGCCTTTATACCAGATGTTGATATTCCTACGTTAAAATTAATTCTGAGAGACGATTCTGGGGAATCTTCTGCTGCTATAATAGCATCTCTGATATATTATAATAATGTAAATCTAGAAGGGAGGGAATTCTCAAATGTCTCTGATGCTGTTGTGGGACTTTTCTCGGGCGGATCTGCTATTACGGTAGGAGATATTGCTCGAGAGATTGCATCCATATACAATATTGGAAGAGAATCTAACTGCGATTCCATACTATTCCCAGGGGAGCCTATACTGGCCGGAAGAAGAAGTTATGGACGGCAGTACAGATGGTACGATCCCATTAACTGCGTGGTGGGTCTTTATCGGTCGTGTTTAGAAACAATGACAAGAAATATTATGAGAGGACAGCCAGTGAAAGTGGATGAGACCGCTTGGATGTACATGCACCAGCAGGTACTTCAAGTTGTTCTTCTTCCATTTTTTGATTGCGTTTTGAAATCGGGCGTATGGGCTGTAAAGGAGGCTAGACAACTAACAGATTATATAGTACGTGAAGTGCTACTAAAATATACAGCCGATCCTGATCAACACAAATTTTTATTATTCAAGAAGCCCGTGATGGATCTAATTGCAAAGATTGTTACACATTATGCAGTTATTCATTCGGCAGCCGATAATGGAGGCGTGTGCCTTGCTTTCCCTAGAGATCCTCCCTTTATTGTAGAAAATGATACGTCTCTCAGATACTATACACTGACCGATACACCTCAGAGTATTTTGAATGGAGATAATGTAGCCGAAAACTTAAAGTCTGCCACTTCAGTCGCTTCTTCTCCATCATCCTCCTCCAGATATTCATCAGAAACCCCTATTAGGGTAGTTAATCTTCCTGTACCAACAGGACGGTTTTTAAAGATGAATAAGGATCTGGAACTTTTCATTAATGTACCTCTAATATCCTCTAAGGAACAAAAACAACAACAGCAGCAAACAACTGCCACTGCTCCATTTTCTTCTGAAACCATTTCAAAATCGTTCTTAAATTATGTACCACCTAAATCTCTAACAAGAAATGTGACATATGGTCAGAATATCGCAGAAGATGGATTCCTTGGATTGAAAAATAAAGGTGAATTGGTGTCGTACTTTAAAGTTGTAAAGAATACTGAACGCGATGATGGTATAAAGGATATGGAAATTGGTGATATTAATAACCATCAAGACGACACTGGATCCCTTTCTTCTTCTTCTTCTTCATTCGTTGATGGTGTACGGACAAGTTTTTCGGTTGATGGGAAAATTGAACATGTTAGCGCATTCCTCCCTGGTACGACTTCTCAGCCCACAAATCTTCCTGTTCATGCATCTAAACAAGTCAAATATTCGGTAAAGGAATTGGGCATGGAAACTGTATTCTTTGAACCCCTTCTCTCGTCTGCTGTGCTTTATGAAGCCTCAAAAACTAAATCGACACAACATTTAAGCCCAATGAGGATCTATAAGGAATGTGTTAGTCCTCTATCTACAGGGAGGATCGATATTTTCCCCAGTAAAGTGGGCACAGTGGCAGGAACTGGATTCGAATTTATTTGGAAAGTTCTTCAGTATGATACTGGATTACCCACAACTCTAGAAAGGTTGTCACCCAAGATTCCTTCTGTACCAATTTCAGGCGAAGACTCAAAAATGGAAGTAATTGCAGAATCTGGTAAAGGTGTACAAAACATCATTGCTATTGCAGCCGACCAACTCAGAGGCAGTAATAATATAGTAGGTGGTGGAACAAGAAGAGCGATCCAACAACAACAACAGCAGCAACAACAAGAAACACAAGCGGTTGTTCCAGTTAATGTGCCTGCCCGTTTCGAGCCTACGTTCACAGAGATCGAACTATTTCTTCAGAACAAATTTAGGAATGTTATTGCTACTATTATATCTAGAATGATGATGCTTGTCAGCAACGAAGAGATGAAAATTATTAAAGAAGTGTGCGAGCACGTGTCTCATATTATGGTCGATGGATTATATGTTGCACTAGATCCTAGAAAGGCCATTGAAGAAATACTGGAAAGGATAACAGCTGAACAAAATGGGATTACTATTGATACTGGAAATGAAGGGTATGGATCTTTACGCTATGCTTCTTCGGGGAGACTTTTTATAAATGATGAAGCTAGTGAAGAAGCTGCAGCGGCCATCGGCGGTGGAGGTGCTCTTGGAACTGGTAGAAGGGTGCCTGTAGAATTACGTTCAATATTGGACAAATTAAATACCATTGGAAGTACTACTCAACAACAACAACAGCAGCAGCGTCAACAGAGGCAGGCTAATAATAACAATACTGTTCCCGAGGATATAAAGGTTCACAATGAACAAATGCAAAAAATTAGAGACTCTTCTCTATTCACATCTAAACTTTTGAATTACATTAGGGATGATGGAAGAAAGGACCGTATAAAGACAAACATTTCAGAAACACTAAAGAAATACAGTAGAATCCCATCATACTTTATTGCTTCAAAGGCACAGAAACCTATCCCATGGAAACACACCAAGGACAATATCAACCTCAACAAGATTCCAGAAGACTTGAACTTTTCTCCTGCACAGAATCTGTTTGTTCCAGTTAATCCGCGCCATATCCTTACTGACATGCAATGGCTCAACTGTATTTCCATCATCGAAACTGCAACAAGAGATTCGGCTATCGTCATGCAAAGTTTCCAAGAGCAAGCGGACAAGACTACAACTCAATTGGAGGAACTTTTATCTCAATGGAATAATATTGTATCTCAAGTAACTGATGAAAAATCCCCAGCTTATGTTTCAAGTGTAAAATTGGAATGGTTAAATAATGAAGCTAGCCGTATTGCTGCTATACGAGAGAATTCAGAAAAATCAAAAATTGTAATGGGTGTTCAGGGGAAGATTGTTAACATTGATGAGCTAGGTATAGTGGCTGTTGCCAGGTCAATAGTAGACGTTGATTTTTATATAAAAATGCCCAATGTGTGGGCTTCTAGGGATTGGAAGAACCTGATTTATTATGCTGTTAATATAGCAGCAACTCCCCTTATTAATAATATATCGAGGGGTATCATGGCTGCTTCACAGACATCTGTTTTATATGACTCTTCTCTTGCTCTTATTGCTGCCGAGCAAGCTACAAGAAATATAACCATGTGAAATTGATGATGTACATGTGTCAAATAAAAAACAATGTTTAACTTTATATTGTGTTTATTTATACCTTTAAAATACTACATTTTATACACATGATATTTAGAAAATAGCTTTAGAATCTTCATCATCTTCATCTTCATCAGATGCTACTGCTTTCTCGTCCTCTTCTGTATCGTCGTCATACTCAGTAGCGTCTTCCTCCTTCGCCTCCTGTTCCTCTTTCTTTTCTTCTTCTGCTGCTGCTTCCTTCACTTCCTCCATCTCCACATCTTCTTCCTGCTTCACCTTCTTAACGGCAGGTTCCTTTGGCAGTGTCTTCTTATTGCTATCAACATCTTCCACTTTCCTCTTCTTTGCTGGTTTCTTTACAATTTCCTCCTCTTCCTCCTCCTCTTCATTCTCACTGCTACTACTATCACTATCTTCATCATCATCATCATCCATGCCATCCAAAACCCTATCCATTTGGAACATTTTTATAAGGATCTCATTTGAAGTTTTGTTCTTATTTTTCTTGCTGTCTTCACTCTTATCGAACTGGTCATAGAAAGAGGCCATAGTCTTGGCTACATCTGCATTGCTCTTTTCTGAAGAAGAGTTTCCTCCTCCATCTTCAGAATTGTTATTGCGAGACGTATAATAGTCTGCATAAGAGATGCTAGAGTGCAAAGAGCATAGTGATTCGTGATACTGGATAGCGTTATCAGACAGCTTACAATAATACCCGACAAGGTTGCTCACCATGCACATGTACCCTCTCCTGTTAATGGCAGAGGTTACTGCCACATTATAATTCCTGTGACAGAATTTAACGAGTGCATTAAAGAGCTTAAAGTACTTTACAGTAATTTCGTAATTGCGGATAATATCATCATATGTCTTGTCCTCTCCAGCCACGTCTCTACACTCCTTAACAAGCTTGGTCAATTCTTCACCCAATTCTGCAAAAATGGAGATATCTTCGAGCACAGGAATAATGTTGTGGATGTAGACACACACAGAAGTAAAGACGTGGAAATCCACATCTCCATTAGAAGAGTTAACGTTGCAGTTGTTGCAGAGTTGGTTTGTGATCTCATTAAACCTTCTCACAATCTTACTAACCTTCTTAGAGAATTCCCTCAAAGAAAGTCCTTTACTCTTCACAACATCTATAATATCATCCCCTCTCTTCATTTTAATTTTTGTAATATCCTCAAGTGCTTCCTTGGCGTTGACCGTTTGTGAGGAAGTAACTTCTTCAATTCCGTTACGTTCATTATAGCACTCGAGTTTGTTGTTTGCAAAGTTAATATTGAAGCTGTCTCCTCTATGCACCATAAGCACATCAGGACAGAAAATGTGATGAAGAGAGGCAGAAAGGAAGCACTTTCTAAGTAGATCAAAAGCGTTCCTATCTTGCAGGAGAAAATCGTCTGTTGTTGTAAAGGTGTCAATCTTCTTTACCTTCTTCTTTGAATCCTTCTTGAGCTTGTTCATCCTTGCCCTGTACTTGTCATAGAAAGTAAAGTCGTGAGCGTTACTCCTGTGAGAATTGTGGTTGCGGGGAAAAGGTTCCTCCACCTCCCTTCCTGCCTTCTGGCTAGGGGTGAGATTTGCCTCTCTAGACTTGTCAAAGCACCTCACGTCCTTGCACAGTTTTCTGCACTCACAAGCTCTCTTGGCACTAAGACGAATCTTTCCCTTTGCATATGGAGGGATGTCATAGCGCATATCTGTACATCCATGTTCAACCATCTTCTTTGTTCTCACCGATCCATTGTTTGAAGGAAGATTTTGTACAGTTTCAATGTCACTCACAATTGGGTTCCTAAGACGGGGAAGAATAAGGTTGACAAACAGTTCAACCATTACTCTGTACACATTGGCTGGGTTGGAGCAAACAATAGCCTTGTATAGTTCCTTGTTTGACGTATAATGCTCGGCTTGATCCTCATCGAAGATATTTTCATCTGTACACATTACATGGTTTTCAACAGAGTTAAGTGCACTATTCAGAAAGTTGATAATGTTCTTGAGTAGTTGTTTATCTTCATTTCCCTTTGGCATCGCCATGAGACGAACATTTTCCTTCTGAGAAAGAGAAGCAGTATTTTCTCCACACCTAAATCTCTTGTAAGTTGATGCACCACCACCGTTCTGCCCAGAAGATTCTCCTGATCCGTCTCCTGATGTGTTGAATATCATCTTCTTCCCCCACACGTCATCACCACTACAATCGTCGTCATCATCATCTCCATCACTGCTAAATGGAGAAAGTGATGGAGAAACTCCAGCAGAAACAGCAGGGGCAGAAGCTGCAGCTGCACTACTATTGTTATTCCCCATTTCGTTATCAATGAAGAATGTTCCAGAAGACAGGACACCACTCTTTCCGCCTCCACTTGGCCCAGATGATGCATTCTTCCTGATTGTGTCAAAGCACCTGTATTCCATGTATGATGATCCATTATGTTCAGTATCAGAATTGACAAATCCAATCGTGTTGTCCACTCTTTCAAATTCAACAACAAAATAGGATGGCTGACGTCCACATTTACTGATCTTGTTATAAACATGCTCATAATGTTCCTTCAAATACTTCAGTGCCTGGGGCACATTTTCTCCAGAAATAAAGTTCTTGAGGAGCATCTCTACCCAGATCTGGGCAATAGCATCGCTAGTTGCTACATAGGTGGAATTGGCCCTGTTTTCTACTCCAAGTCCAGAAACCATGCGGAAGAATCTGTTGAAGAACCACACGACATTAAGTGCCATTCTTTGCAGGATTCTAATGTCAACACTGATGGTCATTAGGAATGGATTCTCCCCCACTTCACTGGCTTGAAGATATCTTCCACTACGGATACTCCTATCATTGGAGACTTCAATTGTTACTGCTTCCCAGAAAAGATATTCCAGATTCTTCTGAGTCAATTTGACCCATGGGTTGCGTGATGGAATAGCATCAGGGTCATCCCTCAATGGATTATCTTTAGAGGGAGGAGTATCCGCAATGAGTTCAGCCACACGTTTAAAGGCCATTTCTTCAGCCTCTACCTTGTTCAATAGGTTAAACTTGTTCTGCTGCGATGATTTCTTTCCATCACTTCCTCCTTTAGAAGAATTTTCAGCCTGGTTTTCATTCTTGTTTGCACTACCACTTTCAGCTGCCTTCGATGAACCCAGAAACGGCACAATAGATATCTGGTTAGGGTTGTTAATCACATTCTTAAAGTTGGGAGAATCTGGCAACAGATATAGGGACTCTGTTCTGTTGGCAAGAATGGCAGCAACTTTCTTGAAATCAGCAGTAGACAGTCCAAGGGGACCTAACTGCTGATCGTCAGATGATGCGGCAGCTGATGATGATGAGGAAGATTTCTTGTCACCATTAAAGTTATTAGCAGAACTTCCAAACATCTTGAAAAGTTGATTATTTGGGTTATTTCAATGTATATTCTTAGTTGTTGTCAGCACAGTTGAATGAGCCCGAATGATGCTTGGCTCGGTGCAACGCCTCTACTTATACTCGAAAGGAGGGAGAAGAGTTGCCGGTTTGCACCTTTTTTCCGTTAACGGTCGGGACTGACCCTGGCTTCAGAAAAGAGTTCAGGGTCTATAAATTCAGCGTCAGTTAGATTCAGTTCTGGACCAGAAGATCGTGGAGAAAGTGGTATGTCTTCTCTTAATTCAGGAGACGCTTCTCTCTTAAATGTTGGACCAGAAGTAGAAGAAGTTGATGATGATGATAATTTACTACCCTTTCTTTCCTCTGTCTTGTTTTTATTTGATGACGTGTACTGTATAAAGATGTACACCATCAACACCACGAAAAGCAAACCCATTGCAATGAAAGCGAGCGTAGTAGTTTCCATATTTTTTCAGTAGAAAGGGACGTTTCTTCTAATGTTTTTTCTAAGCCTATCAGATAGCAATGCAGATAGTCCAACAGTCTTCACGTCCTTAACATCGGCTCCCAAACATTTCAGTGTTACACCGTCTTCATCCTCAAAGTTTCCGCTAATCATGCTACATCCGTCCTCGATGGTTTGACGAGTCACACCCTCATACATTAATTGCTGTGACACCAATTTTACGGCTGTTCCTAGAGAACTCTCTTCACTGGTCAAACCACTAGACCTCAATTTGTTCCGCAAAAGATGATTTAGGAACAAATACACGCTCTGAGTTAATGTTCTAGGTTTTCTTTCACTGAGACACTTATTTCTAGCTGATAAAATAGATAGGATTAAATTAGCCCTTAATAACATTTTATGGTCAAGATCTAGGACTTTATATACGGAATAACTACTATTGAAAACAGACGCCATTTTATGGACAGCCAGGCGATATGCAGGATCCACCATAGCAGAAGCAAATTGTACTAAATTTGTCGCCTTTCCAGTTAAAAGTAAATCTGAGGTAATGGGAACATCATTAACCAACATGGCTATAATGTAACAAAAATCAGCTTGTTGTTGAGGGATACGGAGTCTCTTGTTATGTTTGGGGCCAGTCATATCCGTGATCACATTCTGGTACAAATATAGTGCATCTCTTCCAACGGATATGAATTTTTCTCTACTCATTTCATTATAAGGAATTTTACCAATAATATTCAAGATTTTAGTAACCATCCCTTCAGCGTATCCGCTAGAATTTGTGTTGTCATTATTCATTGCTCGCTGCACACAGACGGACGATAAATATAGCGCGATAACACTGTGTATTTCTCTAAAAAATATAACCTTGTTTAATACTTGGGGAATAGTTTGCCTGTTACTATTGAGTTTCTTGTTGGATGCATTAGAACCTCCACAAGTTGGTCCTCGCATTAAGGAAACTACAGGGCGGAAATTATTCTCCTCATTAGAACTGGCTGCAATATTTGACAGCAATTCTGCTACTCTTCCCATTGCAATGTTACGCTTCTTGATATCTTCATCTGTACAATTATTGACGAACGTCGATGATGAAGATGAATTACTAGTATCCGTTTGAGGTGTTATAAAGGAGGAAATTTTAGATGTGTCACCCAAAGAGTCCTCCACCAACCTCATACCAGAACTGGATAACATGGAAGAGAATGCTGAATTCATGGCCTCGTTTACTTGCTTCATCACCAACCGGAGGAAAGAAACTGGCTGAGAGAACTGGAAACTATTTTTCTTCAAAAGTGTAGAAAAGAGGGTTAAAATCCGATCAGGTATAACACAATCATCTACAGATGTGTTTATCCGTGAAGGTAATGCCATTCTCTTGAATTCTTCTTCATACTCTTCCTCCTTTTCCTTTTCAGCTTCTATGTCTTGGGGAGATTTTTCCTTCTTACAACCAAGAACATGGACATTATCTGGGTCATAATCGTCATCATCATCATCGTCACTTTCTTCTTCACCAGAAGACGATGATGAGTCGGAAGATGAGGAGGAAGAAGAAGATGAACTAGACATGTAGAGGTCGTTCTCTAAAGTTTGTGAAGGAGTATCCAGTTTTCTTACTTTGGGCGGTTTCCTTGTATCTGCAATATCCACGTATAGTTTTCTTCCTTCTTTTTCTTCTCTATCAGAGTCAGAATCGTCTGATGATGATGATGAGGAAGAAGAAGATGATGTACTTTTAACAGAAGATCTCTTTCGTTTACGGAGGATCTTTTTCTTGGCCTCTGTTGGTCCGATTCTGCCTCCTCCTCCTTCTACTCCTACCTCATTCTCCTCTTCAGATGAACTTGAGCACGATGAAGAAGAAGAACAGCTCATGTAGAGATCGTCCATAATGGATGTCATGGTTGTTGTTGTTGTTGTTGTTGTTTGAGGTAGTTGGGTACGGGATATGTTCTCTCTTAGAAGGGAGGAGGACGACTGTGGGTGATGTAATGTTTCAGTACGTTTTACACCGTTCAGTTGGTTTACTTTCTCGGATCAGAAAATGTATACACCCAATTTTTATCTGATCAGTTGGGTATGTGTACCTGTTCCAGAAACACACTCTGAATACTCCCCCACCATTTCTGGAGCAACAACAACTTCTGGTGCAATCTGACATCGAGTCGACCCAGCGGTCCACCCTCCGAACTTGACATCAGACCGAGCGAGCGGTCCACCCTCTAAACTCGAGCGACCCAGAAAAATTTTTATAAAATTTTTGTCGACCATGTGATGACAAATTATACTAAGTGAAATGTGTACAAGTGAAGGCTTAGTAGAAACTACTGTCACGCTGTTGCTCCAGAAACGTATATCAACCTTTGTGTGTTTCTGGAACAGACGTTTCTGGATATAGCTGCGCCCAGAAAGGGTAGGTGTAACCTTCTGTTTTCGCTAGAGAATTTTACTCGTCCTCCATCTCAAAAACTTTTCAAAAATTTTTTCAGCTCACTCGAGTTTAGAGGGTGGACCGCTGGGTCGGCCTGATGTCAAGTTCGAAGGGTGGACCGCTGGGTCGGGCCAATGTCAGATTGCACCAGAAACGTCTGTTGCTCCAGAAACGTACATTAACTTTTGACTGTTTCTGGAACAGACGTTTCTGGACATGACCGTAACCAGAAAGGGTATGTGTAACCTTCTGTTTTCGCTAGAGAATTTTACTCGTTCTCCATCTCAAAAACTTTTCAAAAATTTTTTCAGCTCACTCGAGTTTAGAGGGTGGACCGCTGGGTCGGCCTGATGTCAAGTTCGAAGGGTGGACCGCTGGGTAGGGCCAATGTCAGATTGCACGAATGTGCCAGAAGTGGTACCAGAAATAATATACCAAATATAATAAAATGTAACCCTTTCCAGAAATGGCTGTTCCAGAAATGGATAGAAACGTTTCTGGATTCTGGTTGATCCAGATATCTGGATAGCCTCCTTCACTCTCTATCTCAACCAACCTGCACTAGTGTATGAATTGACAAGCAACTTAGTGTTGTTTTCCCTTGACGAAAATTTTATAAAAATTTTTCTGGGTCACTCGAGTTTAGAGGGTGGACCGCTGGGTCGACCGAATGTCAAGTTCGGATGGTGGACCTCTGGGTCGACTCGATGTCAGATTACACCAGAAATGGTTGTTGCTCCAGAAACGCACATTAACTTTTGACTGTTTCTGGAACAGGCGTTTCTGGAGACTTGCTGCGCCCCGAAAGGGTAGTGTGTAACCTACTGTATTCACTAGAGAATTTCCCTTCTATCTCCGACTCAAAATTTTATAAAATTTTTTCTGGGTCACTCGAGTTTAGAGGGTGGACCGCTGGGTCGACCGAATGTCAAGTTCGGAGGGTGGACCGCTGGGTAGGGCCAATGTCAGATTGCACCAGAAATGGGATAGCTCCAGAAATGTGCATTAACTTTTGACTGTTTCTGGAACAGGCGTTTCTGGAGACACCAGCTCCTAGAAGGACCACCACCTCTACTAAAGATACCTCTATCTGTATCAATTTACCTCCTCTCTCCTCCTCAAAAACTTTTCAAAAAATTTTTCAGCTCGATCGAGTTTAGAGGGTGGACCGCTGGGTCGACCGAATGTCAAGTTCGGAGGGTGGACCTCTGGGTCGACTCGATGTCAGATTACACCAGAAACGTCTGTTGCTCCAGAAACATACATTAACTCTTTACTGTTTCTGGAACAGGCGTTTCTGGATATGAACGTACCCAGAAAGGGTAGTGTGTAACCTACTGTTTCCGCTAGAGAATTTTACTCATTCTCCATCTCAAAAACTTTTCAAAAAATTTTTCAGCTCGATCGAGTTTAGAGGGTGGACCGCTGGGTCGACTGAATGTCAAGTTCGGAGGGTGGACCTCTGGGTAGGGAGCCAATGTCAGATTGCAGCTCGGATATTTGTTTTTAACCCCATTTCTGTCCCCGATGTAAAAAAATGAAACACCAAACTTTTAAGGTTTTTGTTGATTTTTTATTGATTCCTCTATACCAAGGCCTGTTAGGTGAGTATTTGCAGTCTGCTGAAACCCTCTATACTGTCACCTGGTGTAGGCGTTATCACGACGGTCACCCATCGTAAATACTCTTTTCCTATTTGCCTCAAATGCCTAAGAAAAGGCATGTTACTATGTACAATTACACGTTGACTAGGGACTAGTAACATGTGTCAATAGCATTAATATTTGCTATATAGTTTATTATATCAAGTTTAGGAAAATGTAAAAGACAACATTATATTAACCTTTTATTTTATTCTTTTCTCTATATACAAAATACAACACAACAACATTATTCATTCAACAATTCGTGCAACAGCTTCTCTCCGTCAGTTTCAAATTCCATTGGAGTTTCTTCATCATCTCCTCCGCTTGCCTTATTTTCAGATGATGTAGTAGTAGTAGAAGCGACCGTCTTATTAACATTATCCTCCCTTACAACATCAAAATCAAGTACATCCCCCAAATCTTCCAATGTGTGCTTTAGACACACCTTATCAGCAGGGAAAAGTACTCCAGATGTTTTGTTGGCAAGATTGTATGCCTTTGCATTCGTCTTGATCTTTACGATTCCTCTATAAGTTTCTTGTGCTTCTTCTCCCTCTACAATTTCCATCTTCTCTTCGTTCTTGACTGCCTTTAGCGTCTTTACTCTCTCCTGAGCCAAAATTCTCTGCACCATTTCCTTACTGATATTGTAAAATACAAATGATGTACTATCAACATAATCTAAAGTAAGCTTTGCAAATGGGTCACTGGCAGCAGAAGCGCTCTTCTTCGTCTTCTTTGGAGTATTTGCTGTTGTTGAAGTGGAAGTGGTGGAAGTAGTAGTAGTAGAAGAGTTGCTCTTTCGTTTCTTGTGTGCTCGGAGGCTGTTCATTCCCTTGGTGTTACATTCCCTATTAAGTTCCTCCGAAGTGATTGCAGTGAATTTTACAGGCACTTCAATATCCTCCTCGCTATGGAAAGTATCTCCTCCCTTCTTAATCTTGATAGTTTTGGGGATAATTTTACTCTTGCTCTTTGCAACACCATATTCCATAGTATCCTTTCTAAAGTGTACACTACTGAAAAGTCCATCAGTATGAACAATAGACAAAACATCAGCAATGTTCATCTTCTCGTCTGAAGAGGAATAAAATTTGAAGCAGCGTGTTGCCCTGCTATCATTGGGGCTCCACTTTGAACGGTACACAATTTCGCCCGATGAAATAGGCTCCAAACCTTCTGCCTTCTTAGCATCGAGGAACTTTTGAATATCAGTTCCAGGACTCTGGAAGAGCATAGACTTGTGAATAGCACCAGTTGCCTCGGCTGCCTGTGCTGGGGTAGTAGATGTATGTGCCCCATCGAATTGGAACACTCCAGTCCTGTCCTCGTATATTCTGTAGGTAGCAATTCCCTTAGCGGAAACCTTATCAGCTGCAGGGGGGACGCCTCCTGTGGTGTAGTAGGGGCAGATGCAGTACCATGCCTTAATGTGTCGATTCATTGTACGGTCATGAATAAGCTTCTTGAAAGTAGGATGATCCACCTTCTCTTCAACCTTTAGAAGGTTAGTGTACAACTCAGAAACGAATTCTTCTTGTGGAACTTCACCATTTGCTGCAACAATATTCCTCACAGTGAAACATCCCTTAGAAATGGATGAATCGAAAAAGTGAATATCCTTAATCCCTCGTGGATTAACAACACCAGTGGAAGTAGTGGTCGTAGTAGTGGTGTCTTCTTCAGCAGCAGCAGCAGAATTGGAGAATGGCCTCTTAACTGGAGACATTTCGATAACTTTGATTGCGTTATCAATACGCTCTTGAAGAGAATCCCCGATCATAGTGAAAGTGTAGTAAGAATTTGTAGGCTGGGACTTGTTCCTCCTTACTTTCTTAACCTTTGGTGATTCACCAGAAGAATTAGAAGATTCATCGGCCTTCTCCATCTTGTGGAACAAATTACACTTCATGTGCGCAACTTGTCCAAATTCAATATCGGCAGCCTGGACAATATTTTTAGCTTGTTGAGAGCTAACACTCTTGTTAAATTGAAGCCCGATTCCCTCCCCTTCAGGGAGGAGGATTGCCTTGATCACGGTGTCATTTCCTTCAACGATTGCGTCCAAAACAGCTTGTGTAACATTCTCTGCTGCAGCGGCTTCAATTCGAATTTGCCAGTATCTGTAGTTGTTATTTCCATTGTTTGAGCGCTTCTTCTTAAGAGGCTCTCCGGTCCTTTCGAGTTGATTAAAGGTTGAATATTTAACATTTGTGATTGTTCCATATTCCACGGCAATAGTTTCAGTGAGTAGCGTTTTGATCTGTTCTTCAGATACACTCTTTTTAAACTGAACGCCAAAACTATTATCGATTAGAGGAATAGTTTTGGACACGTTATCAATATCATTTACAGCACTGAGCATTTCTGGAGATGCTGGTTCGATTGTTTCGATTTTCCAGTACTTTCCGCTATTGATATTACGTTTCTTCTTTGGGGGTTTCGTTTGTGGTTGCTCTCCTCCTTCATCATCTTCACTATCCGAAGCTGAAGAAGAAGATGAGGAAGAAGGAAGGGGTCTCTTGACACCTCTAGGGGCAACTTCTGCTCCCTCCACAACACCTTCAACAGTAGTTTCCAGAATCATTTCTTCTTGGGTATTATTCTCAACAAGAGACATGTTGTTGGTTCTGGGGTTGGTTGGTTCAGTTGGGATATTGAATGATAGACGGGTGGATTTTTAGATACTTTCCATTGACCATACTGACACTTTGTTATAATTTGGGTACAAGGGGACTCTTACATCTTGGACCGTGAACGACCCAAAACCACAAACGCTTAAAGTTTAAAAACGACCACATAATACTACATTTTTATATGAAAATTGGCACTTTAAGTTCTGAAGCTAGACATCTCAGAAAGTTTATCCATCATACTCTTGTCGTCTTGTTTTATCGTGTTTATGCCAGTTATATTAGATCCATATCCTAATGTCCGGCCGGCATTACTGGGTGTAGTAGTAGTAGTATTTTTGTCTTCTGGAGATATCATGTTTAATATCCAATCTCTCTTCATACGTTCCACATGATCCTTTGTCTGTTCAGTTCCTGATCCTAATACTCCTCCTCCTCTTCCTCTTGTCTGTTCCAGAAATGCTGAATGTGTTGGTTGTTGTTGCTGCAACATCAGGGACGATCTGTCTCCTCGTCTGCTGCTATGACTGTTATTTGCAGTGTTTAATACACTCATAAAATGGTTGTTGGCGAGCTTTGACATGTCGGCGGCTGCACTCACGGCGATGGTCGTACACAGGTGAGTAGTATTACGTATCATTCCAATTGTATTTGTTATATTAATAGCATTTGTAGATTTTGATGTTGCTTGATAATTTGCTGCTCTCATTTCAGATTCCGCTGCTTCTGCTTCCATGAGCTTGATTGATGCTGCGCCTATAACAGCTACCCCCATGGCGTTTGCTAGCTGGGAATGCACAACACTTGTAGGCTTATTTGTAACCTGTTCGACGAGTGCTCTTTCTGCTCTATTTTTATATAAATCTTGTGTATTTTTATCATTGTTGAATTTTTTCAAGTATCGATTTGATACATCTTTCATTGTATATTTTGCTAGAGGGGTGGGTTCACAGTCACTGCCATTTTTTTCAAACATGTAAGAAAGAGCACCGTCTACAAAAGATCCTCCTTCTAATACATTAGAAGGGTTCATATTCGCATTATTTGTTAAGGCTTCAGACATTGATTTTTCCAGAGACTGAGCGGCAAAATTAACTGCCATGTCCATAGTATTTGAGTCCACTAGTAAAGTGTACGCTTTAACTCCTCCTTCATCAAATTCCCTCGAGCGTACGACCCCGATACATCCTTCTGCGATGGAATAAAATCCTCGTGCCAGATTTGACATTGTAGTCATATCCTGTAATTTTATAGATGAAGGATCGTTTCCGGGAAAGATAGAAGTTTCTTTTGATGTTGGAGGAAAGAGTAGTATGGACATGGCTGCTGAGTTTTGTTGGTCCATCGTATTGTTTACGAGCGTGTTGGCATTTTTGATTATATTATTAGCTTGGGCACTTTGGGATATGTTTTTCAATAGGTTGGTTAGCCTTAGACCAGTTACAGTATTATTCCCTACAGATTCTGGGAGGTTAGAAAATAGTATATTGGGCGAGATATTAGATCCGATAGATATAGCCGTTTTTATCTTGGCCGCCAAATTTATGCGTCTTCCCATAGGCGAGTAGTTTTGCTTGAACGCGTCAGCCGTTAATTGTACACTCTTATTGGAAGGGAATGAGTTCACTATTGATTTTCCCATTTCTAGAAATACTTCTCCCACCACTCTTTTCAAATCCGGTTGTTGTTCATGTTGAGGGCATTGTTGTTGTTGTTGTTCGTCTTCGAACGGCATCACCGACATCATTTCTTCATTCGAGGTAGAGACTTTGTTACTAATTGTTAAATTTTTAAAGAATGACTCTACAACAGTTTTAAGTCCTCTATTTTCATTCGAGGGTAAAAGTTTTGATGTTAGAATGAATGCTTCATGGCGATTAACTACAGTATTATCCACCACCACGAAAAAGAAGGCAGCTAGCCTTGCCAATTCAGCTCCAGAATCCACCATCATTGTAACCACTTGTTGAGATGTCAATTTAGCACTATCTAAAGCATTATTAGATTTGGCGGTGGAGGAAGTACTTTCAGTATCAACACTATATTTTACTTGTTCTTTTAGTCTCATTATCAAATCTAAAAGACTAGATACTAATCTTTGATTCATTGGCGTAGATTGCATCTCAGTGATTGTTACTGCATATTGGGCTACGCCCGCAAAATCATCCTTGTCTATTAAATTTCTAATTTTATTGCCGAGTTCACTCGTGTCGTGGAAGTAACCTCCTGTTTTTAGAATCAGTTTACTAATTGTATCTAAATCGTCGTCCTTTGATGGTTTCTTTTTTGTTTTGCGTTTAGTTTTCTTGCCTTTTTCTACTGCTTCTCCTTTTTCTTCTTCTTCGTCTTCGGATGAGGAGGAGGAGGATGAAGAAGAAGAAGAAGATGATGATGATGAGGAAGAATCTGTTTCTGAATCAGAATCGTCACCACCACCACCGCCCTTCTTTTTATCCTTCTTTTTCTCCTTCTTTTTACTCTTCTTTTCACTGGATGAACCTTCTTGAAGCATTTTCATACTCAGAAGATTATGGCGAGTAACATTAGCTGCCAGTTCAATGGGTTTAGGAAAGTCGTTAGATAATAGGTTCGCATTCGTTAGGCACTGGGAAATTAGGACGCACGCTGCATTAAAAAAGCCGTCGGTGAAAACATTTCGGCGCTCGAGGGAAAAGAGAGCGTTGATGTAGGACACCAACTGCAATAATGTAACGGGCTTGATAGGGAGATCAGAAATGCCACCCGTCTCTGGAAGTAGTACAATATCTCTGGCCGTATCCACTCTGAACGGATAATCCTTTGAAACAGGTTTAGTTTCACGTACTTTTTGTAAAGACGAAATAATGTTCCTGGGATTAGTGATGTGTTTGTAAGGAGTAGCAACATTATTATCGGACGAGATTATCTTCTCCAATATTTTAATGTTGACTCCAGTGAGAAGGGACTTAAATTCATCACTTTCCATCTCTGATGTTTGTATGTAGTATTGATATGATTTCTTTACATACTTTACAGAACTATTGAACACAAAATTTGCATCCTCCGGTGTAAGATTTTGCAATAAATATTTGACATGATGACATAAAAGTTCTTTGATTTCTTCCTTGAGTGTGTTTAGTGTGTCAAAAATATTACTGTTCGGGCCCTTGCTATTTTTTTCCAACTCTTTGGATATGGACGAGTCTAGAACAGCCGACCTATCCGAAGGGAGCAACGAGACGTGGGTATCGAAACGGGCCAAACCTTTGGCTATTTCTGACTTGTGATCAAACAGGTCTTGGCGCCCTAAAACTTCTTCCACCACCTTTTCCATGTCCTGTCTATACAAGTCATATATGGTCTTTAGCTCAGTTTGTTCATCCTTTACTTCGTCTCTAAGATCATCAAAAGAGGGAAGATTAATGATGATATCTGCAAACTGGCGGAATACACCTTGAGCATCATTGAGCCAATTTTTGATAGTATTGGGGCATTTTTCTTTCTTTGAAGAAGCACTTCTAGCACCACTACCTCTTTTCCGTTTGGATGAAGAACTAGTTTCTTCCTCTTCTTCACTGTCACTGCTACTACTTCCATCCAGTTCTAAAATCTTCTTTGTCTTTGGGTCCTTAAAGTGTTTAGCGTTTGTCATGTCCACTAAATGTTGAGCAAAAATAGCCGACATGGATTTTCCAAAATTTGCCTTTAAAGTATTGGACAATTTTAGTGCTCTCAGTACTTGAGGACATTCGGCCTTAAGTTGATCCTTTTTCTCTTTGCATGACTGACGTTTCTCAGTTGCTGTTGTAACAGTAGCAACATCTGGTGTTGGTTTTGTTACGTCGTTATTCTGAACGACATTATCCATAGTTGTCTCCATGGTACAGAACGAATGATTTTTTTCTTCAATTCAAAGAACACAATCCTCAACAAATTAATCATGAAAAAATACTTGGTTGTGGATTGCGACTCTCCCCTACCGACGCTATGCTACGAAAGTGTGGCGTCCAAGAAACAACGGATAATGAAAAAGATTACAGAAAATGTATCCAAACTCAAGAAAGGAGAAAATATTCTGGTGGGTGTGACATGGGATGAAGATGATGAAGATCTGGTCAATAGACATGAAACATGCCTCCAGACTGTAATTGAAATGATTAACATGTCTGCTAATAAAACACTGTTTGAAGACTATATGATAATAGGAGGAAAGAGTATGGACATAGAAGCTGGACTAGATAAACCTAGGGATTTGGATTCCAAATTGGTCATTCTTTCCGATCGACCTTCTACTATGCAGTTGATGAAAGAAAAGAATTGCTGGGCCAATAAACACTGTAAGTTGAATAACACTCTTTTATCTTTGAAGGCTACAAAGAAGGATCGCCGCCACCGCCGCCGCTAACACTTGAGGAAAAAATTATGGAATCTGTAAGAGACGTTAAATTTTACACTTTTATGAATGTATTGGCAGAGAAGGCGAAAAAGATACAGCGCCTAAACAAGGATAAAGGTTGGAGGACTTCAATAAACGCTGAAATTGGATATGGAGGAGCAAGACTCATGGATGTGCGCTTCACGGGCAGGAAATCAATGGACGAATTGGCAAGATGTCTCTATAACTGCGATGGAGAATATACAACTCTTAGACTCGTGGGTTCAAGTGCGGGAAATATTATAGTATATTCTTTAGCCTTTATAATGGGAATCAGAGGCGAGTGTTGTGGGTTTAATGTCAATAATCGCCTACGAATGGGAAAAATAATAGACAGAGAGTTGTTTTATAAAATAACAGGATTAAATTTCCCTGAAACTGTAAAATGCACATGTGATGGAGTACGAGCCATCTGTGATTTGTTCCTGGAGGTGGCTGCTCTTCAAGAACACCCCGCCTGGCATGAAACTAAAGAAGTAGGGAAAAAACAACAACAACATTTCAACGAATTCGGGTCCCAGTACCCTGGCACAAAATTCAATAAGCGGCACAAACTATCCACTAAAATAATTCAGCAAATGTTTTCAGAAGAGAAGACTATGGAACAAGTTCTAGCCTTTAGTGAAGGAACTGCCGCTAGTGGATTTTCAGATTTGTACGTAGAAGCACCTATACAATACGTGGTTAATATGTATAGAGCTATCAGTAATATGGAAGGAAGAGTAGGTGCCATGTATAATTTGTCGAGAGTTTTAATACTCTTATGTTCTAGGTGGGAAAAGAAACCAGGGTATAAAAATGACTTTTATAGTAAGTGTGAGATGTACATAGGCTCCAAAAAAATTGTTGATGACGAGAGCTTTATTTTCACCGATCTCATAACTGGGGATTTAGTTCCTCTAGTTCGATTGGCCCCATCAAACGAAGATATACAGAGAGATGTTATAAGGTTCAATGATTCTACTGATATATTAATGGACAGTATTGACGTGAGGGATGTTGTTTTGCCTGTACTTTCTAAAATAATATGGCAAAACGTTTCTGCACGTCTAAAATTGCGCAACAATAAATCCCTCTCCAAACTAGCCAAATGGAAATGGAATGGTATGGTGTCAACACACGACAACTTTGATTCGAATGATTATGTCATTGAACATAAACGTCAACTTGCAGCGGATATAATGTCCGATAGTCTATCAAAAAATCACCTTCCAAATTTTAGTAAAACAATAACGGAGTACGATGAAAAGGAAAATAAAACAACACCCTTAATATGTTGGAATTATATTTTTGAATTGTCCCCTATGGGGAAACACTTGTTCCCTTTAGAGGAAGTTTGCGGATTCTATGAGGCGAGTTTACCTCTCATAACACCATGGCAATTAAAGGTTGTCCAGAAAAAGAGAGGAAGGCAGATGGTCATCTACGGTCCTAGAAAACGACCTCGCACACAGTAACGGAAAAAAGGGCATGCCGTATATACCTTTAGCCATTTATCCTCACGACACGGCACGGTCAACATGTCTCCTGTTATCTCCCAACAATCTTCCCCTTCTGCTACCAGCACGGCTGCAGCCAGAATAATTAGTACTGCCAACCTTAGAGTTCTAGGTGTCAAAAATAAGGAAGAGAAAGATGAGGAAGAAGAACAACAGGAAGTTGAACCAGAAATTATTGAACCAGCTACCGATTTTGAGATACCATTTTCTCCAGCACTCACAATCTGCATATACATCAATGCGAATCGCATACACATTAATTCAAAGGGTGTGTGCTTAAATAGGAAAAAGATAAAACCTACTTCAACAATAAACAAAAACCAGGACGTCCCTCCAGAACTAGCAAATGCGTCCAGTTATCTTGTACAAACTGAACACGTAACCGACAAGTTCCTTTCATCCCACTGTTCTATATGCAACTATAACGTGAACGACGGGGAATACAAATCGGCTCTAAGCACAACAAGAAATGGAGATCAGCCCTTGATGAGAAAGTCGGTCAGATATGTTCCCTTAAACGAAGATAATGTGGTAGTCCAGAAAGGAACATATTATGGGACTACTTTTATACCAGAAAAGACGGGAAGAAGAATTTTGTGGTTCTCTCATTACAAGAAGTCTCCTCGTCCAATTACAGCTAAATTATGTTGTCTTCTGGAAACTATAAACTCGTTCAACGGCAGCTGTTCTTCTTCTTCTTCTGCGTCCTCCTCCAGCAACGCCCCAGGGCCTATTGAAGAATTCCAAGTGTCTTCATCCATATTTTTCAAGAAAGAAGAGTGTTGTCCCCTGCAAATGAAGTGGGTTGAACAAAATGAGCTGGATGCAGAATCACCTGTTCTTGTACTTCTAATGTTAGCGCTATGACAATAAATGAATGTTGTTCCCCAAAAGCTTATACTGTATATTATTATCCTGACTTGTTCCATTGGTTCTTTCTACTAAGATTTCCAACCGTTGTTGTTTGGCAACCGTGATTATCAAGGTCTACTGAGGGGTATATATTGAGGCACGGGCAAGGGCTCTACATCACATCATCTCGACTAATCGTACAGACAAGACGTGTTGTCTAGGAATAACAGAACTACTGAATCCTAATAACCCAATATTCTAAAAATGGAGTCAATCAAGGAACAGCAGCAGCAGCAGCCAACTGTCACTTTCTCTGAGGAACCAGATCAAGTTTATGAATTTGAGGATACTACTACTACTTCTGCCAAGAAACCAACTCCTTCCAAGGCCAAGTTTGCTGCTGGAAGAAGAATGGTCTCTAAGCAGAGGAGGAACACTATCAGGAGTCCACACACGGAAACTGTGGAAGAAGTTGTAGGAGAGGAAGAAGAACAGCAGCAGCAGACTCCTCCAGAAATCACACCCGCCGAGAAGAAGCAGCAATCTCTTCAAGAACTGGACGCTCTTATGGGCAAGGTGCCAGCTCATCTTGACGTGAGTGTTCTGGCCAAATCTGTTGCTGAATTTCTGGAGAATGACGAAGATGAGGACGAAGAATTGGAGAAGAATAAGAAGGCGCAGAAATCGGTACTGTTCAATAGTGTGATGAACTCTGGACGCACAGAACTGTCCCCTTCCACCTTTTGTGATGGGTGTGTCTCAAAGGTCAAGTCGGCATTTGAAGGAAAGGATCTGGTTAGCAACATTGTCAAGGTTGAGGGAGAAGCTGTGAAGAAAACTGCAATCGCCACTGATACTACAAAACTGGCCAATCTATTCCTTGGTTGTATGAATCTCCAGTTCCATGAGCACGTGACTATTGAAACACTCAACAAGAAGGCCCTTGATAAGGGAGGCCCTCTCTTCACATTGAAGCTCTCTGATGCTGTATATGTGGACGAGATGGATTTGGAGAAGAAGAGGCAGATATTTGGAAGTAATGGAGATAAGTCACTGTTTAAGGAACTTGGAGGAAACTATATTGATAGTGCAATCAAGTCAACTGGATTGGTCATGTCAACTCCCAGTTCTTCGTCTACCAAGAAGGCAGGAACACATTTCAAGACCACTAACCAAATTGTGGAAGAAAGTGTCACTGAATCTATGAGAAATGGATGTTGTTGCTTCAAGAACGACAAGTGGTTGGCCAAGAGGGAGAGTAACCTCAAGTCACTGAACAATACTGTATTTGGAGAAGAGGATGACGAAAAGTCAGCATATGCATACAGCGACAGTGAGGATGAAGACGAAGATGAAAACGAGGAGGAAGTTGATTACGATTACAACAATGAAACTATTGAAAGTTCAGTTGGAAATGTCATCAAGAATCTTATTAGAAAAACTATCGGTCTCAGTGATGTAGAGGAGGAAAAGGAAGAGGGTGAGCAGTCAGAGGAAGAAGAAGAAGACTCCGATGATGATGATGACGACGCCTCATCAGTGTGTTCTTCTTCCTCTTCGTCTTCATCTGTCACTGTTGTAGCTGCTGCTGAAGAAGAAGAGGAAGAGGATGAGGAGGATAAGGATAAGGATACAGCAACAGTAGTAGAGGATGAAGATGACAAGGAAAGTGTTATCAGCAGTAGCAGTGAAGATTCAGAAGAAGATGAGGATGATGATGGTGCAACTTCCCAGTGTTCAGAAGTTGTGTTTGGGGATGTAACAGAGTGCGAATTCGACGAGAGCGATGGGAACCCTCTCTACCTGGCTTCAGACAACAGCTTCAGACCATCTGCTTCAGTGACCAAATATCCTCAATCTGAGGAAGAGATGGATGTTTCTCTCCTATCAAAGAACAGATCAACTCCTGTCTGTCTATCTCTATGCAGACACTCCTCTGGATGCATCACCAACTCATTCAACATGTCCACTATCCTCAAGTCTCTTAAGTTGTTCCCTGCCGGAACTGAGGCTGCTGAGGATTGTGTGCACATCGAGTCTACAAAGAAGAAGGATGAGGATGAAGATGAGGAGGATCAGGGACTTGATCTGCAAAACAGCCAGTACTACTCAGTACTTGTCGATGTGGACAATCTTATTATCTTTTCTATGGGTTCCACTACATACGAATCTTCAATGGTGGAGGTAGATTATGATAAGAGTTTCTGGTCCTCTTTCGACAAGTCTGTGAAGCCTTATTGTGAGAGCAAGAAGAGTGCTCTTATTAATGCTCTATGTGAAGATAATGTGACTGCCAAGGTATACGCTACTGTCCATACACTGGCTATTCCATTCTGTGAATCTATGCCCATTAACCACATTAATAACACTACTCCTTATGGAAGCTACAAGACCTTCAGAATTAGTTTGCCAGGGAACTTTTCTGGGCAACATAACGACATCAACAACAATTGGAGATCTGACATGTACACTAAGATGGTTGAAAATCTTCTAAAGAGGGAAGTTGTTGAGAACAAGACACACAGCCGCAGATACGTTCGCAACCTTATTGTTGACGGAGGCGTGGGAGAAAATAGTGGCAACTACTTGAAGGTGCACGAGAATAATGAGGATATTTTTGGAAGCATTGAAGCGAATTCAATGTCTGCCAAGACTGCTGCTGCCGCCTTTAAGAATGTTGCCAAGAAATGTGACCTCATCCAGACTACAACCAACGACATCTTGACTGGGCCTTTCAAGCAATACCTCATTGATTACAAGTATAATTCGGCCAGAAAGAATATTATCATGGAGCCTTGTGAGGGGGATGAAACTACAGCACATGAGATGAAGAGGGCTCAAGACGCATACAAACAAGCACTCCACAGGGCAAAGATTACAGCAAGCTCCATCTCGCTGAGGGGCATCTGGCACGAGATGATCACCAGGGATATGAATACAACTTACAATAGCATGTTTATGTATATTCCTGATTTTTATAAATATGTTCAGGTATCACCTGTAAATGTATCACCATTATATATGTTGGATTAGAAAGGAAAAATAATAAAAGATTTTGAATGTATTACTGTATTTTATTTCAACAAATTTTATTATGAACATGTTACAATTATTCGATAATAAATATCATCTGCAAAATCTTGGTCAGATGCAGGTGGGAATATTATAGAAAACATATCAGAATCTTCTACAGTAGGTCTATTGAACAGTTTAGATTTCTTGGGTAAGAACATGACTCTTTGCCCCTTTTTAAAATAAAAAGAGTTTGCATTTTCTCCTAATGCTTGTTCGAAATTATCAAGTTGTGCATGTAACATGCACAAAATTGAAACATGGATATCTCTTTCATAGTCGTCTACTCTTTCTAGGTTAAAATTCACTTCACGTTCTTTACCCTCTTCCCACTCATCCCCTACTTTGTTTGGATATGTTACTGAAATGATACAATTAATTGGGTCTTCTTTCTTTCTTGAACCGTCCATCTTTATCTTTTTTGTTCCACGGAAAGGGAATGCAAAATACCCGTCAGAACCACGCATCATAGTTAAATCAGAGTAACTTAGATCAAATTCAAGCGTTGTCATAGAACTGGAAAATCGTTTCCAGTCATCTCCGTCCCACATATCTTCAGCGTATTCGAGCATATTTCCCCTCATTTTATTTAAAGTTGTATCGATAACCGTGTTCACTGGCCCCATGACTGGTCCAGTCCCGTTGGCTCCTTTTCCTTCTTGAAATGTGTCTATTGCATATTGGTCATACATAGTCTGAGCACTTGTAAAGATGGATGATTTTATTTCGTTGATTTTGTCGGCTATTTTTCTATCGTACCGTTCATCAACTTCTTGGTTGATTTTTTGGACAGTTTCTGCCGTTTTTCGTGAGATGTAATTATTGATAATCGGATCAATATAGGAAGACAACCACTCGCCATTATTATCTAGAGCATTTACAATGTCTTTAATCCTTTCTTCCCCAGTATCGGTGGAAGTCTTAGGAGTTTCAGAAGACGAAGAAGACATGTTTATTTTTGTTGCACAAAGGACATAAAAGTCTACAGATAAAGTGGTTATAAATTTTATTTAATCGTCTACCAAATTTTCTGTTGTGAAAACACCAGTTCCTAGACGCTTCCCATATGAGGCCAATATGTCTGCATCACTTAGAGGTCTAGGTTTTGAATCGGGTAAATTCCTCAAGTTCCTTTCTGAAAAAATTAACATGTCCAACTCACACCCTACAGAATGTTGCTTATCCATTGTGAATTGAAAATGTGTACTGTCATTTTTGTTGGCTAAAAATAAGAATGTTTTAGGTTTGACTTGGTCAGTGCTGCCCAATATCATGGAAGAAACACTTCCTACAGGAGAGAACCGTGGAATAATAACGAAGCAGTTGTTTTCACATCCGTTCTTTGCAGAAATTTTCAAGACGTGGTTTATTTTATCAACTGAAACTGCAAGATCCAAGCAGTCACCAGGGAATACTTCAGGTTCATCCCCTTCGACTAATCTGATTTTGTATTTGTTGGAGGGTATCTGAATGGCTTGATCAGTCACAACACCAGTATCAAAATCTTCAATTAAAATAGCACATCTTTCAAAAACCATCTCATGAGGGAATATTTTGTTAATGACAATATTTGTTGTTTTTTCTACTACTTCGTTCAAGTACAACCCCACAAGATCTGAATTATTGGTAAAATCTTCCTTTTCTTCAGGAGTTGCTTCCCCGTCTTTATTATCTTTGTTCGCAGCCCTGAATTGTTTTAACATTTTAATAGTGATATCTTCTTCTGTTATTAATGCTGCCTTTTTTTGTACCTCTGCGATGATTGTGTTTGTTAGCGTTTCGCTTGTTGCGCCTGCCAATTTGAAGACATATTCTCTTGGTTTCTCTTCAAGTACTTCCTCCACATCTATTTCGACAGAGTCGTTCTCAATAACAAAATCTCGAAGGGCTGTTTCTTCGGCAGTTTTTAATGCTGCTTCAGTGTCTGCAGATATTAGCAACTCAAAGTACTCTGCAGGTTTTTCCTTGACAGCGTTAAGGAGCCGACCCTTTACAAAATCTTCCAAAGTCTTTACGGGTTCTTCCTCATTTTCATCTTCAATTTTTCTCTTCTTCGATTTCTTTATTTGAGGTGCAGTGTATACAGCTAATACAGTCATTACAATTACAATAAGCACAGAAAAGACCAGAAACCCAAGGAAGGGTTGCATTGTATAAAATATCATTTTTTATGTCCAACAATTTAAAAAGAAGTAGATGATCAATTTTGCACCAGCTGGTTGTTTGGGTATTAAAAAACCATATTTACCTTCTTCGTTTTCATCAATTTCATCTCTGTTGTTTTCAGCGACACCGATATTTGTATTGGCCATAATCCCATCTGATTCAATTTCTGCAAAAATTCTACACAAACACGTATAACCTGCTTTTTTATTCCTTAACCCATACAACAATTTTTTAGTATTGCCACTGTCGCTATCTGTTGCAGAAATTTTATAAATATGGAAAGAATCTGCGACATTATCCAATTCCGAGGAATTGTTTGACCTATATATTTTAATTTCTTGAGTGACGCCGAATGATGGTGCAAGATTATACACTTCATCGATATCCCCCGTTTCACAATCTGCCTTAACTATGACTGTTGCAGTTTTTGAATCTGATACCTCCTTAAAAGTAGAAGCAGCGAAACCTTCAATATCTTCCTCGCTTACGGGTGTCATTCGGTCCAGTAAAAAATCGGCGTGCTCAACATCACCTAATAAATTTTCAGTCGTCAATGAGGGAGTTATTGTACGGTTTACCCACTCTTCATACTGCATTGTAGTCAAAGGTGTAATTTCATCACCTCTTTCTTGTATGAGCTCATCGAATGCCTTTATGGCCTTTTCTTTCTTTTTGGATATTGCTTCATATAATGCAGCTTCAACTTGACGTCTCATGTCAAACCCTGCTTGATTTTTAGTGTCAAATACAGTTTTAGCTCGCCGCTTTATTGCCTCGGATACGAGTTTTGTAAGATCTTCATCCTTGTTGTTGATATTCACAAGAACATTATCCAAGTTTACCGCCATCGTGTCTTAATGGTATCATAAAAAGGGTGTTGCAAACAAACAAAAATATACAAGGTGGTTAGTTTATTGTTTGAAAAAATTAACAGAGTGTACATTTTTCGCCTTCATCCGGAAGACGTGATTTTTTATGTGCAGGAGGAGAAGAAGGAGGAGGACTGCTGCTGCTGCTGCTGCTAGCGTCTGCATCTTCATCTTCATTTTCTTCTTCTGCGCTGCGTTTCTTCCCTCTCTTGTTCTTACTTACAAAGTCATTATAGTCTGCAATAGCTCTCCTTACAGAAAGAATAGCATCTTCTTTTTGTATATCATGCTCACCACATACAACATTTTCATATGTGAGAGGATCAATTACAGGTATCATTTTACGGTTCTGGAACATCCCCAAACCGTTAACAAAAATCCTCTCCCCGGCACCAGAAACACTCATCGCGAATTCGATTAGATCTGCTTGTTCATCAATCAGAGAAAAGTAATTCCCATTCATTTTCAAAAATTTGCGCCTGTTTTCTCCAATCTGTTTAAGTGCATCTTTGAAGTACAATTCTGTATAACACCCAGTTATCACCATAACCAATCGAGGTTTATTACCATTAATATCTGTGATTTTACATCTCTTTTCCTTGATAGAAGAAATTGCACTCTTCACAGCCTTTTCAAAAGAACCTCCTCTATCTCCTCTATTAATAATGTAGTACGTGTTTTTAAATACTTCAAAAATCAAACAGACACCAGACCAGTTTCTACTTGCGTTGTCATTTCTCTTTATAGTTTTTGGGGATTGTTCTTCCTCATCTGCAATTTCCATTTCGGGCGACGAAGGAGCAGTAGTAGTAGTAGTAGTATTTTCAGGGTAGAAAAAATAAGAGTTGATATATCTCTCTACGTCATCACAAATACCGTTGAATAAATCCCTGCATTCCCCCAGAGACGAAAATTCTTCAGCTGCAGAAAATAGAGGAATAATACACACATTTTTTGAGAATGACGAAGAAATGGGATTAACTATAATCCTATTGTTGAAAAATTTTCTGTGGCACACATCAACTACATTTAAAGTACCATACGATATTTTCTTCATCAGTTTAGAAACGTTGCGTAGATTCACACCTAGACCAAAAAGCAAATCAGTGCCAACAATAAGGTCCAATTCATAAATATCATGCTCTGGTGAAATATGCTTCATTATCTGAGTATATAGGGGACTTGAGGATATATCTCCCTCGTGGTTTAGTAATTCGTTTCTGTCATTGAATGTTGTTGGAGAAATAATAGGTTCAATTGTTGCAGAATTATCGTCTAGAATCTCACGGAGCTCTTCTATGCCCTTTGCAAGATGGAATTTTTCTCCTTCTTTAAGTTGAAAGATTAAAGTTTTATCCTCTATTTCACTTTTACGAGCAGAAGAAGGAGAAGATGTCTTGAAACAGTTGAATTGTTCAAGTAAGATATCCTCATACGTATCATACTTATCCCCTGAAAGCGAGAAGCCTTCAGAGAACGAAAGAGGGGATGTTGTTGGTCTGTTGGACGTCATCGTACGAATAGTGATAAATGATGGAGATACAAAGCCTTTATATACCATCTCTCTGTAGAGGTTTGAAGAAATGTTTTACTTGCATGTGCAAAAAATAGATGTGTGAGTTGAAGAAAAGTCGTAGTGTTACGTGTGCAAGAAATGTTCACAGATGTGTGGTATTTTATCCAGACACAAGGGTTTTACAAAAAACAGTATTGCATGTTACACATTTTATTTTATGTCTTGAACGAGAAATTGAAAGACATTTTGGGAGTTTCTACAATATTGGAGAATCTAGATGCATCGTTGAAGGAAAATTTATGAGGTGAACCAAATACATTATTCTTAGTATTGTTGGCAGAATAGTTGGTGCTAGTCATACCAATGACAGCATTATTATTATTTCCTAAACAAGGTACAATTTCTTTAGAATAGGCAACAACACTACTGCTACTAACAACATTACTAGTATTCTTGGCTTCATCCTTATTACACCCCTTTTCTAGTTCCATGTCTTCAAGTTTCTTCTGTACTTCGTTCACCATATCCATTGCCCTTCTCAGATCAGCCCTTAACTCTTGTTCCCTTTTTGTCCTTTTCTCTTCTTCTTTCTTGTCCTTTTTAGTGGCAGCTGCAATTGCCATGTCGACTATACGTTGAATCCTCATATCAACAGTCAAGTCAATTATACGCTTGATCCTCGCGTCTTCTTCCTTCTTGTTCTTTTCGTTGGTGGCTGCAACCGCCATGTCGACTGCACGCTTGATCCTCGCGTCTTCTTCCTTCTTGTTCTTTTCGTTGGTGGCTGCAACCGCCATGTCGACTGCACGCTTGATCCTCGCGTCTTCTTCCTTCTTGTTCTTTTCGTTGGTGGCTGCAACCGCCATGTCGACTGCACGCTTGATCCTCGCGTCTTCTTCCTCCTTGTTATTTTCGTTGATGGCTGCGACAGCCATGTCGACTGCACGCTTGATCCTCGCGTCTTCTTCCTCCTTGTTCTTTTCGTTGATGGCTGCGACAGCCATGTCGACTGCACGCTTGATCCTCGCGTCTTCTTCCTCCTTGTTCTGCTTTTCTCTGATGGCTGTAAATGTCCTGACGGCTACACGCTTTATCCTCGCGTCTTCTTCCTCCTTGTTCTGCTTTTCACTGATGGCTGTGTGGTTGACCCTCACTCTGTTTCCATCTTCGTTTTTCTTTGGATCTTCTTTATTTGGTATTATCGTGTGGTCACTGTAGGGGCACAACATATCAAGATTTCGCTGTCTACTATTTTTGAAGAAATGAGGAATTGAGACAGGGGACAACAATTTTCTGAAATCATCAACCAGTTTCTTATTTCTCATGAAACATATTTCTTCTTCATTTCCAGCACCTGCCGGCATAGTCAACCACCAATTCAAGTTAGGTGTACACTTTCTCAAAATACTCTCATCAAATCTTTTTAGACATTTTTCACATCTTAGGTGTTGTGATACTATACAAATATTCCTCAAACATTTTACATGAAGAAAGTGTCCACAAGAAAGCTTGTAAGATTCTTGTTCAGACCCTTTAGTCAACACATTATTTCTATCAAGACAATTAACACATGTTTCGGCCTTTTCTTCAAATTCTCCTTTTGGTGTATTTGACTCAATTTTAAAGTGTTTTTCAACAAACTTTAAAACACTGAGACACTTTGAAGCTGTGTTCATTTTTAAAAAATCTAACAAGGATCTATTTACCCGACCGCGAGTTTTTTCATAAGATACACCATAGTTGCAGATGAGGTTCAACAACATATTGTCATCATCTCCTGATATTGCAATTTCCACTGGATTGTTTCCGTACACATCAGCAGATTCCAAACCAGGAAAAGTATATTCTGATGGGTTTAAGCCATGGTCTCTGAATCCATCATAAATAGCTTCAGCTGCCATTAGCACTGCATTAGCTCCCATTGCTTCATATTGGAAATTTTCAAACGGTTTAGTTGAGCGGGCATAGAAGTGTAAAAAATTACCTCCCAATGTGCCATGCTTGGCGTTCATCATTCCAAGAAGAGAACGTATATCACTCTTACATATGGTCTGAAGAGTTTCCTTGTCAATAATCTCACTCATGATGATGGGCCTTTCTTCTCTGTCACACACTGACCCGTAGATAGGGATCACGGCAACCGAAGGCCAATTTTTTATCTTGTGGACCAAAAGTGAGTTGAGAAGTCTATACTTTTTAGCCCTGTACAATGCCTTCCATAGAGCCATTCCTCCCGACTCTCCATTCCATATGCAATTGAGTAGAGCGGGGAATTTTTCCAACACAGAAGATGCGATTTGGTAACTCTCACCTTGGTTGTGGTTGTGGATGAGAAAATGTCCAATAGTCTCTATCACACTTTTGTCACCAAAGATCTTCCTAGGTTTGGTGTACTGCTCAGAGTCGTATCTTATCACGTCTCCGTCCGGGGTGAGTTGTTCCAACAGGAGTAGATCTGCAGAGATTCTCCCCTCTCCTGAGACTGCTGCTGCTGCCATGGCTGCGAGAATGGTTTGCGTCCGATCTTCTCTTGGCTGCTGCTACTGCTGCTGCTAGCTGTACAGATCAAGTCTGTCTGATGTTTCTGCCTCTCCGCAGCGCTCTTTTATACACCCAGATCGGCACAAAAAACACCCTCTTCCCAGAAATCTATGATATCATATCCTGTTTCTGTGTGGGCGAGATGCCCAAATATGGTCTATTGACGTCAGCAAACTGGATAAAACAGGATGACAAACCAGTTTATTGACGTCAGCGAAATTCCTAGAAATACATGGTGCAAGAAACATGACTCGCCTAAGGCTTCCCAGATATCTGGTGGTGGGCGAGAACCAGAAAGGATCTAGATATTTCTGGACATGGGAGTAGTACGCAATGTTTCTGGTGCAATCTGACATTGGCCCGACCCAGAGGTCCACCCTCCGAACTTGACATCAGGCCTAGCCAGCGGTCCACCCTCTAAACTCGAGTGACCCAGAAAAATTTTTTAAAAGTTTTTGAGATGGAGGAAGAGTAAAAATTCTCTAGTGTATATGGTAGGTTACAGCCTACCCTTTCTGGGTGCTGGTGTGTCCAGAAACGCCTGTTCCAGAAACAGTAGAAATTTAATGTACGTTTCTGGAGCAACAGACGTTTCTGGTGCAATCTGACATTGGCCCGAGCCAGCGGTCCACCCTTCGAACTTGACATCAGGCCTAGCCAGCGGTCCACCCTCTAAACTCGAGTGACCCAGAAAAATTTTTTAAAAGTTTTTGAGATGGAGGAAGAGTAAAAATTCTCTAGTGTATATGGTAGGTTACAGCCTACCCTTTCTGGGTGCTGGTGTGTCCAGAAACGCCTGTTCCAGAAACAGTAGAAATTTAATGTACGTTTCTGGAGCAACAGACGTTTCTGGTGCAATCTGACATTGGCCCGACCCAGCGGTCCACCCTCCGAACTTGACATCAGGCCGACCCAGCGGTCCACCCTCTAAACTCGAGTGACCCAGAAAAATTTTTTAAAAGTTTTTGAGATGGAGGAAGAGTAAAATTCTCTAGTGTATATGGTAGGTTACAGCCTACCCTTAGCAGGGACCTAACCAGGGTCTTTCAAATAAGAAGAAGAAGAAGAAGAAGAAGAAGGGGAAAAAGGGATGAAATGTGCTAGATTATGACCAACCCTCAAACTCACTTTTGTCTTAGAAAAATTTTATACACTTTAAAAAGGAAGGAAATGAAAAATTGTATAAAGTATTATTCCTTTATTTGTTGTCATAAAGCAGGTCATTCACGACCCCTAAAATACAAGTACAATTATTCTTTACAATATCCAAAGTAGTGGGACCAATTCCCATATTTTTACCAATATTACATACACCATTCATTATTTTATCACTTTTTGATGTATCAAATAGCCAAGATGGAAGACAGCTATCTATATCTTCCTTTGTTACCTTGTTTACCTTAAAGGAAGTCTTCAGTAGCAATTGTAGTTCCTTTATCTTTCTATTTTCGAGAGCTGTCCTCGGATCCTTTGCGCCCACATAATTCTCGTCCACAGAGAACAAGTTTCCTCCATCACCTACGAGAATGTTTGATGTGTTGGTATCACTCACACCAGTCAACAATCTAAAAATTAAAATGTGTATTAATTGCCTATAGTTATCATACACATATTGTTTATTTGGTCCCATATGTGAAAGGCGCACATCTGTTATAATTTTCCCAATTCCTTCTTGTCTAGTCACACACCCAGAGATGAAATAACACATGGCATTTTCTCCCCATTTCACTTTTTCTATCCTAGCAGCTGTACTCGAAATTTCATCCTTTACTATTTTGAAATAGCATCTGTATAATCCTCTGTATGGTCCGCTATCAGGGCATGGCAACAAATAGTCCAATTTACACACATCTTCATCCTTTAGTACTTGAACAAAATTCTGATGAGAACCCCAACCAAAGCTTTTTCTCATCTCCTTAAACACAACTTTATTTCCATCCTTCATTAAAACTGTAGCAGCTACACCCTTTTTAGAGTTTTGGTTGTGTACTTCTAGTACTCTATCTAAATCCTCCATATTTAAAGTTGGTAGATTATTCAATTGTATAGAGTCTACTTTATTGCTTCCACTTGGAGTTGTTTTTTGTTTCTTTGTAGGAGGTGGAGTAGAAGTAATAGAACTACTAGTAGTAGCACTAACAGTAACAGTAGCAGTAGTATTATCATCCTTAATCTCAATTTTTCTTTTCTTTATTTCTTCCTTAATTTCCATCGGTTCAGAATTAATATTAGCAGTAAAACTAGAAGCCTTTATAAATCCTGTAGTAGTACAAATATTCCTCGTTACGCAATGACTAGCAGCTTCTCGCTTCAATGTATTAAAAGCCTGATCCAGAAATTGGCCCACTTCTGGGGGAGGGGGAGAATCTAGACGCATCTTTGTATAAGAATGAAGCCACACCCCTGGGGACCAGCGCTTGTCTCCTCCAGAAACCATACTACTCTCTAGGGCAAAAGATACTCCATGTGTGTTTTTGTTCGTATGTTTGTCCAGAACCCATACAGGCATTTGAGGCATCCGTTTAACATGTCCTTCTATCCAATCAAATGTAGCAGCCTCTTCTTTTCTCCCTTCTTCTCCTTTATTGAAACGTTTTAAATCCCTTTTCTGAATCTTGGCAAACTGTTTACGGTCACCTATGCACATGGCTATAATTAATTCCACAATAGATGTAAGGAATAGACTTTCTTCTCTAAAGAACCCTTTTGAGCAGAAAAAATCCCTTCTCCAATTTATGGCATATGTCAACTCATTAAAATAACAACGTAATTCAGGGTCTGTTTTTACGTGCTGAGTAACAAATTTAAAGCATAACCCCCAAAACTGCTCAAACTCTTTTCGCTTGAATGGTCCACTATGTTTCTTATTTGTATCTTTCACTTTATCCCCATAATATCTTAACACATGGTAAGCTGCTACACTTCTTAAATTTAATAACTGTACACTTTTCTTCCCCAATTTTACACTTTCAATCTCCCTGAAGACGTGTTTAATTCTTTCTATGGGAGAAAAATTAACTGCACTAACACACTGAGTTTCAAGTTCATTAAAATTAGCATAATAAATACCCCCTAATTTATCACTGTCCTCTTCCTTGCAACACAAAGCTCTCATGTGGGAGCACACTCTAGAACTGGAGGCGTGAACTAGCCTCATGGCAGCATCCATCAAGTAACTGGGTTGCCTAAAATTCCCCTTTTCATATTTTTCTAGAGTTCTCACACACTCATTAGAAGCCACCATACTTCTAGGACTGGTATCCTCCACAGCTATGATTTTAATTCTGTTTACCATATTTGTATTTAATGATTTTGCAGCAGGTTTTACGTTTTCAATGTAATTCAATCCAAGATGGTAATAGAGATAAGCCTCCCTGATTGACCACGCAGTTATATCCTCATCGTTCCTCCTGCATCCTTTCTGGAGAGCACTTTTTATAACTGAAACAGAGTATCCCCAATGTCCCACGCCCAGATATGATACTCTTAACTTGGTGTCTTTCAGGATCTGGGAGGCAGCCTCTTCTGGGATGACTCCGATCCTCCTCTGTACTCGTTGACTTTCTTCCTCCATGGTTTACGGCTGAATGTTTGATAGTCTGTGCCAACCTCGCTTTTTATACAAGGACACAGCCACCCCCCCCCCTCTAGGAGCATGTGCATGTGATCCTGTAATAGACATTATCCAGTTCTGTTGTAGAAGCAGAACTGGCAGAAGCGGGAGGGAACACTATAGTGCATATTTTAGAGTTTACTATATGCGATCGATTAAATAGATTAGAGGTTTTGGGTAAAAACATAGTCCTGTTCCCTGCTTCAAAATGAAATTTATGGGCATCAACTTCCACAGCTTTATCATATCCTGAAAAATCAGTATCTAACATACAAATAACAGACAGGTAAAGATCCTTTTCCTGTAAATCATTTCTTCTGATGTGTATGTCAACCTTACGTCCAACTCCGTTATCATTTCCCCACTCGGACTTGTTGGGATAAGACACTGACAAGGAGCAGTTCACGGGGCTGGCGCGGTCGTTATTAATATAGGCGATCTTTTTTATTCTTAAAAAAGGGAATGTTAAATATGTATCGGAATTGGCATGGACAGTCAGGTCTTTATATGATAAACGAAATTCCATCACTGTAATTGCTTGTACATATCTTCTCCATGGTTTGTAGGCTAATGTCCATAGCCTCTTTTCATATTCTTTCCTTTTATCTCTTAAATTATTGATAGTTCTTGCCACTGTGCCAGCTATTGCAGGAGCAATAACACTACTAGTGTCTACCTCTCTTATCATATCAGCAGCAAGTTTATCATATGTTTCGGATGCTTCATTGATTATATCCGGTCTCATTTCTTCAACCTTATCTTCTAATAATTCATCGTATTTTTCATCAACGGCCTGTTTAACAACTTGGGCTGTCTCATCAGATTTAGTTGTGACAAATCTCTCAACAATTGGATCAACATTAGCCGATAGCCAATCATCATTAGCCTCTGCCTTTAATTCCCTTAAAAGCTGTTCCACCTTTTGCTTATCTCCCATGGTGTTTTATTTTTTTGAAAATAAAACAATCAATCTTTTTTTATATTTTTTTTATTGGCTGGACAATAAATTTTTGTCTGTAAAGGCACCAACACCTAGGCGCTTTCCGTAGGCTGACAGTACGTTGGCGTCAGTCAAAGGTCTTGGAACGGTTGCAGGGTCACTCAAAGTGGGGAGAATTCTTTCTGAGAAAATGAGCATGTTTAATTCTATTCCAACAGATTCATCCTTGTCTGTGATGATTGAAAAATGAGTAGTGTCATTCTTATTGGCCACAAACAGATAGGTTTCTTGTTTAATTTCATCACCTTTCCTTATTACCATGGTAGCATTTTTTCCTATTGCGGATAAACGAGGAATAATTACAAAGCATATGTCTTGGCATCTGTTAGTTGCAGATATTTCTAGAGAATGTTGTTCCTTATTTACTACTACGGCAAAAACCAAACAATCATCAGGGACAACTTCCCCTGGATCTGTTGTTGATCCTTCTACTACTCTGATTTTGTAAGCGTTGGACCTGTACTGCATAGTGTTTGAAGTAATAGTTCCACTATTAAAATCCTCTACTAGAATTATGCATCTCTCAAACTCAATCTCATGAGGGAAAGCCTTTTCAATAGTTTCTCCTACTAAAAGACCCACTTCATGGTTTGTGTATTTAGTAACAAGATTAAGACTATTGGAAAAATCAGCTCTTTCCTCGGGTGTGGCATATTTTCCATCGTATTCATCGTTGATGTGTTTTTCTCTTAGTTGACTTAATATTGTTTGTGCAATTTCTTCCTCATTTATATTACGGGCACGGTCTTCCGCTTTGCGGATAGTGGTACCTTCTAAAAAGGCCGATGAAACACCTGCGAGCTTGAACAAATAATCCCTTGGTTTTCCTTGTAGAGTGTCTGAGGCGTCCAATTCTAATTGGTCGTCATCAATTATTATAGTTTGGGTAGAATCATCTCGAGATAATTGTAAGGCAGTTTCTACCTCTGCAGATACGAATGCTTCATAGTATTCTTTAGGTTTTGAAGATATGGAATTAAGTAGACGTTCTTTTAGAAGGGCTGGCGTAGGCTCAAAATCGTCTGTGTCTGTATCCCCTCCATTTCCATTTCCATTTCCATTTCCTCCTCCATTTCCATTTCCTCCTCCATTTGTTCCACCACCACCTCCTTCTCCTCCACCTCCTCCTCCGTTTGTTGTTCCAGAACCATTTCCATTTGTTCCACCACCACCTCCTTCTCCTCCACCTCCTCCTCCGTTTGTTGTTCCAGTTCCATTTCCATTTGTTCCACCACCACCTCCTTCTCCTCCACCTCCTCCTCCTCCGTTTGTTGTTCCAGTTCCTCCGTCTATGCCGTCACCACTCTCACTGGTACGATATCTCTTCCTCTTCCTCCTTTTCCTAAAAGGTTGAGAGTCGATTGTTTTTGCACCATCTAAAATTGTTATTGAGACGAAAAGAAGGAAGAAGAATAACACCAATGACGTAGCTATGCTTATGACGAACATTTTTTCTCTTCAAACAGAGTGTTGTGCCTTATAGTCCTATATAATACGGGACCTGACGTCCACCAAAAAGTATAACAATAATTTCGTCCCTGCGGGTTGTATTGGAATAAAAAATGTAAAGATCTCTCGCTCCTCATATTCGAATTCATTTTTAGGTTTGTCATATTCACGAATACCTATACCTGATTTAGTAGTGTCACTGTCAGATTCAAACTCTGCAAAGACGCTACAGACAAACTCTGTATATTCATTGTTATTTTTTACCGCATACGTCAGTTGTCTACTTTTACCTGATATACTATCCAATTTAGCAAGTTTAAAAATACGCACAGATTTATCAGCCTTTGTAAAAATCTGGTCTCTTTCATCTCTGTATATTTTATTATTTTGTGTCACACCAAAGGTAGGAGCAAGATTGTACTCTTCTTCGATATCCCCAGTTTCACAGTCGACTTTTACCACTACCATGGCAAGGTAAGATATTGGTGTATCTATCTCATCACCGATTTGGTCGTCTATGTCTTGTACGTTAAAAGGAGGGAGTTTATCATACAAAGAATCTCCCTCAACACTCTCTACAAGTTCAATATGCGAAGGCATGGCTCTGTCTACCCACGCGTCGTAATCGGATCCCGATAATGTTGGAGGGACACTTTGTCCGCTGTCAGTTTCTTCCACGAGTTTATCAAATACCACTAATGCTTTTTGTTTCTTGGCCGCTACGGCTTCCTGAATAGCCTCATCTACTCTTCTATTCATGTCCATTTTAGCCCTATTTCTATCCATGACAGCCTTGGCTCTCTTTTGAATCACGTCTGTGATTAGCTTGGATAAATCTGTATCATTCCCATTAATATCCGCAAGGATAGCGTCCATTTTTGCAGCAGCCATTTTTAGAAAGAAATCAAACAACATATTGAGAAGGATAAAATAAAAAATATGTTACTAGTTCTTATTTTTATTTCCCTTTTTATTATGTGACTCACATCACTAGACATGGGACGCCATCGTTATCCATCACGAATCAGTACCTACCTCATTTACTAAGAAATGTACTTCATTGTTAGTTTACCACAAAAGAATACACTCAAACTTTTAACAACATGTGAGTAAATTTTTGAGTAAAGTAATCCCAGAGTACCATAAAAACTGTGTCAAAGAGAAAAATAAATCAACTGACTAAATAAACCATGGAGTATATAGGGGAACAAAAACTGATAAATCTCCTGGATGAGACACCTGAAGAAGACGAGTTACAGCTACGCTCTTCTTTTCTAATGATTGGAGAAAAACAATATGAAAAGTATGAAGAAGTAATGAGTACATTTGAAGCAGTTGAAACTATCCGAAAGAGTGAATTTAGAGACGGCGTTTTCATTGTACAATTAAAGGAAAATAAACACATTACTTTTGAAGGGGGACTGAAAGAATTAAGAGAGCTCACAGGGGACAATTCCCTCAAGATAGAATCATTATTATCCTCTATTAAGCCTGAGAAAGGACACGTTATACTTAAAAACACGTCTACAACTACTGATGACGAGTGGCTTGCTTCTCAAGACAAAGACGTACAGGAAGTAAATAAGCTCGTAAAGGAAAAGACACGGATGTTGTTTAGAGGGTTTTATTTCAGTCCAACTTACAGGTATATAACAAAAAGTCTTCCTCAAATACCTTTCGGGGAAAAGGAACGTTTTGTTGTTAGCACAGATTTTTTGATTGGTCTCGGTTTTAGTGCTGATGATGTCATGGAAAAATTAATAGCGATAGAGGGAAATATGCGGAAAAGTGGTCTGAAATATACATGGGTGCCTGTGGCCGAAGTGTGCCATCTCAAAAAATACAAGGGTGATATTGTTGTAAACCCCATTTTCAAGAGTTATCATTCCCATTGCCTAGTTATTCCACTGGTGTATCTAGGGTACATGTTTTCCCGTAATGTTCAACCCCCATCTCTAGAAGTGGAGACGTATCTGTTGGCGTTAGCGTTTGCTATTGATTTGTACGGCAGGGAAGAAATGCGCAAGTCTTGCATGCGATTATGTGAGGATATTTCTGAGGTGAAAAGGGGGTAAATAAAAGTGTTTAGTTGATATGATAACCTTCATTTTAAAAATATGTTTTCCTAAACTGATACCAATTATTTGTATTATAGGGAAAAAAAATTAAGGTAAAATAACAGGGACGGTCACTGTATCAATCTACACCATCTGTCCCCATCCTAATTTTTAAAAATATACTTTATTAATATTAATAAAAATCGACAAATACATATAAATCTGAATTTGTTCAAAAGGAGTGTTTTCATGTGTATTTTACCCAGTTCCTTTAAAACAGATCTGGTGCAAAATGGGCCGAACCACGTAGTTAAGTTTTGAACAAAGCTGTGAGTAAAATTATCAATCCACAGTATTGTAACCTATATTTCTTAAAAGAAAACTGTATTTTCCGTTGTTGTTTTGAAGAAGATAAATATGGAATACATTGGAGAGAAAAACAATAACCCTGTTAGTAATGAAAGTGTATCAGAAAAGGAGTTAAAACTAAGATCGTCATTCCTGATGATCGGGAAGAAAACAAGTAAATATGAGCAAGTCATGGGTGTTTATGAAGCTATCGAATCTATAAGACAAAGCGAATTGTCCGAAGACACATTTGTTGTACATGTGAAGAAAGATAAACAACTCAAATTCGCAAGAGGGTTAAAAAGATTACAAGAATTGGTAGAAGATGACTCTTTAAGAATTGAACGGATAAGTTGTGCCCCTCCTGAACCTGGACATTTATTCAAAGATGATGCTGGGCACGTTACTGACGAGGAATGGCTTGCAACGCAAGAAGAAGACGTGCGTAAAATCAATACAATAGTCAAGGAAAAATTAAAACGAAAAGACAAGGACTTTAAATTCAGTCAATTATACAGGTACATGAGCAATAGTCTTTCTGAAGCAGTAGAAAAAAAACACGATTGTATGATAATAAGTTCCGATTTCTTAATCGGTTTAGGTTTCAGTACAATGAACGTCACGCACGCTTTAAAGTCAATGGAGAGAACTATGCAGAAACATGGTTTCAAGGATATGATGGTCCCATTGGTTGAAATTTGTCACCGTACCCATTACAAAGGAGAATATATAGCCAATCCTATTTTCAAGAGCCATTCTTCACATTGCTTGATTGTTCCCTTGTTTATGGTGGCGGGCGTTTTTGCAAGGAGCGCACACCCTTCTGCTGCAAGCATTGAAATGTACCTTTCGACACTAGCCTACGCTGTTATCTTATACAGTGATGAAAAGCAACGCCAGATACGCGAAGAGTTGGCTAGGAAAAATTTACAAATAAAAGAGGAACTAGAAAACCAGGTCGAAAAGACCACAAAAGTTGAAAAGGAACTAGAAACACAAGTAGTAAAGACCACAAAAGTTGAAAAGGAACTAGAAACACAAGTAGTAAAGAAAGAGGAGTACAAAAACTCGTATATCGAAACTGAACAACTTTTCAAAGTCTCTGAGGAACAAAAAGAATCTCTCAGAAATGTACACAAGAAATCTTCCAATGCGACCTTCAGATACGACAGCGGCTCTTGTCTCGTCTTCTCGATATCCTCTACAGAATTCTACTTGTTGTGCAGGACAGACAAAAGTGGTTCCTTTGAAACTGCAACAGAAAATGGTTTGAGGTACATTTTCTCCCCCATAAACAAGAAAAGGGATACTGCAGGTATGAGGCCCAGACTCATCATGGCCGTGACTGGCTGTGACGCACCTATCGCTTGCAACGACAGTATCAAACACCAAAACAAGTTCAAGGTATTAAAATGTAACCGATCAAGTATAGTTTTCCAGACCCCTCCAAGTGATGAAGATTTGAAGGGTATTGTACAAAAAGTGACAGGTTCTGATATCCGAATCTTTATGAATGATGGCACCGTCTATCAAGATGGGCAGAGGATAGACATCTCTTCGCCTCAAGAACTTGATGAAGAAAATATGACCCAATTTGAAATTGAACAACAAAGGAAGCTCCATTCCATGATGGAGAACACATCAAAAATTGTCACTAGGTACAACAAGGAAAGACATTTGACCACAAAGGAAGCTCGTACGAGAAACAAGACCGAAAAGTGGTTTGAGAAGGTAAAGAAGAGGGAGGAACAAAAGAAGCGAGAAAATGGAGAACAGTCTACCAGTGAACAGGAGCAAAGGGGAGTAAAAAGGACCTGGGAAAACGACAATGAATTTGATAGCGACGTAGAAGAAGAAGATGGAAACAACACTCAAGAACAACAGCGTGTAAAGAGACATGCCATTTCTGTGTAAAAAGGGATATTGTATATCAATAAAACAATATATTGACAGTTTTCGTTTTATTTTTTTAACCAAGACAAATTTTTAAACATAGGGAAGAAATAACCAACATTTTCACCGTGACGGGAAACTAAGAAAGATATTAGTCTCCCGTCACCGTCTTTATTTTATTCTGTTGTTGGCACAATCATGGGTTGAATCTCCAGCGTTGAATCTCCAGTCAAAAGACGCAATTCTTCGATGCCTCCATTGAGGACAAAAGTAGATCCCTGCTTTAGGCACACCATGTAAACACGGTCATCTAGATCACTCTTCCTGACTGCCTCAACAGTATCAAAAGTCTTCATCACTTCTTCATATCTACTAGTATCATCCCCCACCAGCAAGAAATCGGCGTCAGTCTGGAAGGTGGCCATTTTTTTATCGGTCCTCTTCAAGAAGTCTTCTTTCAATATTCTTCAGTACAGGAAATTTGGATAAAAAACAAGTACATTTCAGCACCTTTACAAATTGTATTCATGAGGGTGACAAAAAGTTAGGCACGTCAACAGGCCCAAACCGCTCAGGTGTCAAAACAAACAAATGTAATAAAATGTACAATATTTTTATTATTTTTAACATCATAACAAATTCAACACATCCATACTTTTTACACAATTGAACGATAAAGTATTAGGTAGAGAAGGTTCTACAACATTGAGAATATCTGTGCAACACATTCTCCCATTCTTGTTCTTGCTCTTGTTCTTGATGCTGCTGCTGCAGTTATTCATTTTCATTCTTTTTCCTTCATCTTCTTCCTCTTCTTCTTCCTCTTCCTCTTCTTCTTCATCGTCGTCGTCACTACTCGATATATCTATCGTTTCCAGTTTTCGTTTTTTGGTTGTTTTTTCTCCTTTACCGATTGAAAAAATATAATCCCAGCCCACCATAGACGTTTTTCCGTCAGTGTCATTTTTTACAACTGTACTAGAAGATGCGTGGGTTTGCACATTTTTATCGAGAGAATAAGAATAAAGTGTATCAGAATTTAGTACATTTTCTATTTTTTTTATATCCTTAGTGTGATCTCTACTACATTTTTTTAGTCTAAAGAATTCCCTTTCGTCTTTATCTTCCTCCCCCGTTTTCTCGTAACGATCCAAAAAGTCTTCATATTTAATCACACCTTTTTTCGAGCACCATTTTAACCATTCAAAACAGGTAACAGTACTGACATCTTTAGCGTACTCCTCTCCGTATACTAACTCCAGCATAGAGTGTCTTATTGGGTTATAATTTCCATCCCTCGTTCTCAGAAAATTCAACAACTTAACATCGCGCGAATCTTTATCGTACAATACTGTGTGTAGCTTACATTTAGGTATTAAAGACATGATAGTGTTAGCGTTTTCATCGTAAGGGCGTTGCCATGTCAAGTGGACATTAGTTCGCTTCAATACCAGATCGTGGACATAACTTCTGGCCGAAGCCCTATACAGTTCTCGTACCAGTTCGTTGGCGCACTCTCTAATTTCAGCCTCTTTAAACCTACACTTGTTGCGTTCGCAATCATTTCTCAGCATCTTAATTAACGAAAAAGCCTCAATGTATTTATTCACTTTAACAATTAAATGTTGTTTAGGTTCGAGTTGTTTTTTCTTATACTTTGAAAACGCACAACCACCATTGCCGGTTTTAGTGTGATCTTCCTCCACCTCATCCTTTTTCTCTGATGAAATTATAGCAAATTCTAGAATATTACACAAATACCTCCTCTTGTTTATAGAGGCGATAATCTTCATCTTTATAGGATCATCAGACGTAGCAGTTATTTGCTTATAGTATAAGGAAGAAGATTTGTAGTTATACTTGGTTTCTAGAATTTTACACATGGTGTCAATTTTACCCTTGAGATTGTTAGAAATAGTTTCTAGAGACTTTATTCTATCTAGATAATTACACGTCCATTTCTTTTCTCGTCCAAGTAATAGACTACCAAATCTGTCCATATACTCATCACTAACACGGACGTGTTGTTCGAGGGTCACGCCAACATTTTCCAATACTTCACCACACATGGCATTTTTGTTGTACCACTTAGGTTCTGTGTGTCTAATAAAAAAAGGGTTCTTTACCGCATTAATAATGCTCGTTTTCTTCTTGTTGACTCGCGTTACCGGTGAATGGAAATCTGTGTTCGAGCAATCAATTGCAGCCCTTATACGAAAACCACAGTTATTTTCAGGTGTGTCTATAATCTCAAACCCATAAGATCTGCAATCCATATACTTGTTCCAATAAGAACAGGTTATGGCAGAAAAGTTATTAGATTTGACTGTATTTATTAGATGTTTTCGGTCGCCATAGAAAAGTACACTAGGCATTATAGTAGATCCTACAATTACAGAAAACCATCCGTAATCTCCACTGACTGTTAAAACTCCACGTAAAAATATAGACCGTTCTGCTGCAGTCATCAAGTTATTGGGACATCTCCATCTACTATTTTTTCGCGTATGGTGTTTTATTACCATACTTGATGGTATAGAAATTGACGCTAGAATAGGTGTCGTATCTTCATTAAAGAATGAGGAATTTTCAATGTTGATGATAGGGTGTTGTCCAAAGGGAGGAAGACGGAAAGGTGCATTGTACAAATGATGGGGAAGACTTTTCCTAACAAATAAATTGTGCAAAGTACTCAATATGGCCACTACACACATTTCATCCACTTTATCTTTATTCTCCGCATTAAAATATGCATCATCCAATACTTGCTGTTCTAGTTCGTTGCCTGTATCAAGAACAAACGTTTCTGTGTATGCAGGTATTAATATGGCAACAATCAGGTTCTGGAGGAAACAAACCTTTCTGGCTGCTCCAATTTCCTTGGCCGTCCTCTTGGATGCGTCCAGCCAATCCAGGGCAAGACACTCGGTTCTTCTGTCGATCAGTTTCAAGTACACGGGGGAAGATTTTGTGTGAGAAGTGTTCTGTATTGATGAAGGACGCTTATCAATTTCAGCACTAAAAACTTGTTTCATCATTGAATTTCTATCAATGTACAAGTTGTAATTAGTTGTATTTGATTTATCCTCACGGGCAATCAGGGCTAGTTTTTTCAATAGAGGGTATCCTAGTCCAGTTGCTTGCGACCTCAAAAAGCCCACGCACGTTTCAGCATCTATAGAACCAGCTATAAATGCCTCCACATACAAGTTGCCACAAAAATGCCCCAAGAGTTTCAGCTTCCTGTTATCTTGGGACCAGAAATGGTCAACTTCGTTCCTCATTTCTAGTGTAGGAAGATATGGCCGTCCATTAGCTGCAGCTTCTTCGCAGATGCCAGTTTTATGGGGAAGATAATTGAGGAATTCAGTATCGGCAATTTCTTCCAATTCAGACTGGATTGTTTCCTGGATAGCCAACTCTAGGAGGTCTGCTGCCATGATGTTCACTCGACAACGGCTACTGGACAAGTGTGCCTGTGGAGGAGGCTACCCGCCTTATATATACACACCACAGAGGAGGAGGGATGAAAAACATGGAATTCTTTACATTATTTTTATTGTTTAGATTAAAGTAAAACAGTACATTTCAATAATATCTAGGAGTTTGTATACACCAAATTTAGACACACCCAAATCATGGTTGAAGATCTTCATGAGGCTCAATCTTTTGGTGCTGAGGGACATTCTAGTGTTGTATTGTTCATTGAACAAGCGGCTCCATCTGAGTTGAGATACCCTTAAAACTTCCACCCTTTCATCAGTAGGACGCAAGTTTAACAGGTGCACATTTGTATTCTCGTGTTCAATGTACTTTCTCATACAATGGAGTGCATTAACTTGCATAGACCAGGTGATGCAGTGGTGGATGAAATCTACTATATATTCAATGAGAATGGGGATTGCTCCATCTCTAAAGGGATGTACATGAACAGGGGGGTGTTCGCGTGAAGCTAGAGAGTTTTCACATACCCTAACAAATTCCTCAGCAATATCTCGAGCATAATTTCTACGCCTCAAATGGTCGTTCCAGTTAGAGTAAGATTTTCCAGTCCTGATTTTCTTGAACAGTGGGGATAATAAACTACCCTCAAAGACATCTAATGCTTCGGTGATGTGCAACTCACTTGCCATTTCTGAGAATGAGACAATATCATTGTCGTATCTGATACTCTCTGCATAATAGTCCTGGGCCCCGTCCAGAAAAGTGACGGCTCCTGGGTAGGCGTGAAGAGGACTACCAAACGTCTCGATATAGTTGGATATGTGATGGGGATCATACACTGCTTGAAAGTCCAATCCAACAATTTGAGAGTTTGTTTCTGTGGCAAAGTCACAAAGCATGGAAGAAGCTGCGTGGAATAATGCCCTCTTGTCATTGGACAGGTTCATGACGGGCACTCTTTCTCCTCCAACTCGAGTATCTCTTGAGCGTATAGACTCAAAGACGTCATTCTTGAGCATGTTGTAGATGAAGGAAGCAGCAGGTGACTTTTCAACTCCATAAACTGGTTGCACAATATTTACTGTAGAGATGTGTCGATGAGGATTATCATTGTTAATAATATTGACAGAAACGCCTCGTCTAGACAGTTCAGCAAACTGGCGCATCTGTATTTGTCTGGCTTCTTCCTCATCTTCCAGAAATGGTCTTCCAAAAGCAAGCGCCTCCTCTTCAGAATTGAAGAATTCTTCTCCCTCTTCTTCATATTCTTCTCCGCTCCCGTCAATGAGAACAGGGAAGTAGGAGTTGACATCTCCTTGAGCTGTGGCTTCAGCGATGGCGTTGGTGGCAATTTCTCTTGCGATTCTGATGGCTCGTTCGCCTCTTCTGGCTGGGGTGAGAAATGTCCTGCGAGGAGGAACAACAACTCTGGGAGGTTTCATTGCTTCCATCTGCTTATAGAATTCTTGCTTTTTTGCTTCAAAAAGTACACGATTGTGTTCAGATCTCTCAGCCAGTTTTAACCATCTAAATATTGTAGGAGGGCATCTTTCCAGTACTTCGTCGCCCACATCCTCACGGCACATGGGGCATTGTACATTGCCAGCAGCAGCACACATTCCCATCAGGCATTCGCAATGGATGTAATGCTTGCAATTCATCTGGTACCAGGAAAGACTTGTTGTTTTCCCTTCATTTTCATCTTCTTCCACAGATGTTGCACACACTCCACACATGGTATCTGGTTCTAGTTGATTGTTGTTAATGTTGGGTAAAATCTCGTACTTGTCAGCTGCAAAGGATAGTACCTTGACACACTTGTTAGACTTGAGTTCAAGGGCAGATTTCATGTACGAGTTGTTATCTTGAAACCAGGGTGCGCCGTAGAGGGAGATCAGGAACAGGAGTGCATCAGCATTATCTTCTTGGATTGCTAGATGGGCAGGTGTTTTCCCCTTGTCGTCCTCTGCTGCAGCATCAGGGAAACTACTAGCGTCGGATAGGTGTTGGCTAGTAGTAGGGTTGGCAAAGAACATTTCAGCAATGTGGAGCATCATCTTGCTTCCAACTTCTCCCCATTTACTTGCACAGCAGTGAAGAAAGTTGGTGTTGTTCTTCTTGTTGATCATGCACATTAATGAGATGAATTTGTATGATCCACATCTCATTAAAATGTCCAGAACTTTTACGGACGCCAGTTTGCTCATCAGTAGACTCTTCCCAGTTTGATAGTTGATGGGGCGCCTGTAGTATGGGATGACAACAATACCCCTGTACTTGGCATTCACAATCTCGTACGTCAGCAGGCTCTGGAGCAGGCGATGATGGCGTTCGTCCAGAAGGTGTACCCAGAGAGGGGCATTATTGTGGGTGCAGTGGAAGATTACTGGGAAGTGTTCGATGACCTTCTTGATTGGGTATAGAACTTGGAATGAGTCCGTCTTCGGAGAGAGGATGTAATCACCAACTATTGTAACAATATCCTTGTTTTGGAAGAGGGATATCGGAGTTCTATATATGGATGATTCCGGATTCTTTACATCCTCTTCGAATTCTGGATAGGATAACTCGGCCACCACTCGGTGAACGTCAATGAAGCTGCGATTGACTAGGTTGTTCATCTTGCGGAAGGCTCGGGTCAAGTGAGTGAACATGTTGAGTACTTTCCCCTTTTATACGGGAAAATTCTCCAGAAGGTTGAGAGTGTTCTGAACGACTTGTTTCCACAAAATCGTTAACCAAATACAGTGTTCTGTAGATAGTGCTGCTTCTTGCTCCCTGTTGCTTATCGTATTTAATAACTTTTTTACACTGCGAACGTGTTCGGCAGCAATTTTTTTATTTTTAAAACGGTCGTTTGATTTCTGACAAATCTCAGATGAAAGAGATTGTACCTTTTCATTTATAGTTTTTATATTTTCCTGGGAAAAATCTTTCAGGATTTGTAACCACACACTTTTAATTATGGCCGGTGCTTTACAACAGGGATGTAATAGTAAGCAACTCCAGTCGGACACATACGGAAATAGGAGAGGACTGCTCTTATCGGTGACAAAGGATGTAATGGCGTCACTCTCTCGCTTCAGCTCGACTACATCACTTGCATCCTCAAGGCCCCATATTTTTTTAAACGCATATGTCCTATTACGGATAAAGGATGTCGAGGAAGTACGTGCCCAACAAGCCACATCTGTAGTCTCATCATCGTTATCGCCTATGTTTATTTCCAATTCTTCATTTTTTGTGTTCTTCAGTAATAAACCAAATGAAGAGAACGTATTGTTCTTATCCTTTTCTTCTCCCGTCTCTTTGACTGATTTTACTAGCATTTTTGTTCCAGCTTCTTCTTCGTCCAGAGCTCGCCCGAGCAAAATCTTTGTGCAGAATTCTGCAGACTGGAAGGTAATACGGTTGGTCACTGCTGTTGTCAAGGAGTTAATTTCGTCGAAAATAGGATGTCGGGCACCGCTACTCGTCCTTATCGCTAGTCTCATTAAGGTGTCTTCTGTCACAGGGAGTGTACTATTATTATTGCTGTTATTAATAACAGGCCATGACGTTATATTAGTCTTGACCCATTCAGTGTCCAAGAGAACGGGAGGAAAACTCTCCACAACTACCACCAGAAGTCTTTTCACGTTAACATTGTCAGCTCCTGAAAAGGACTCCTTTTTTGAGTGGAGGAAAATTACAAATCTAACTACTAACATGAACCATTCCAGTCTATTGTACAGGTTCAACCAGAAGCACCATTTACGTCCATCCTCAAAATAATTATCGGATGAAGAAGAAATGTTACCGTATAAAATTTCCCTCATACTCCTAATAACTGCCCTTAAATGGTTACATATGAACAGGATAAATTTTGCCATAAAAATATTAGGCACGATCGCATTGGTGATGAGATCTATAAGAACAGTATCATCTACAGAATCATCGCCCCAAATCAATTGGTAAGGGAACGAATTGTCAGGGGTGGGGCGCCAGTCTATACCTTCCTTTGCGGGTCGTTTTGATACCTTATCTAATATTTCTGAACGCTTTATTATGTCATCTTCATCTTCGTCCATTTTGGTGGAAAGATAGACTACATTCCCTGTATCTGTAGTAGCAGCATCTCTTTCTGCAAATTCTACATCGTACATGTAGTTTACAGCATTTTCACGTAAGAATAGTTCACGTTCACTGGCAATAGCCCCCAAGGCCGCTGTCACTATTGCTGAATTCAATCTGTCCAACGCCCCCATGCTGATGAACTTGTCCCTTATTGCATTTGCCAACTCTGACGATAGAGGAGGTTCTACCCCTCCCAGCGGGTGAGGGCGTGAGATTGGTTCAGAAGGTTTTTTTCCATTATTTCTACGTTGATGATTAGCCACTACAACTCTCCGTATAGAATTCAGTATACTTTCTATACCCAAAGCAGCGTAGGAGAAATGAGCCATTAGGTTGATGTCAACTGTTGCCGCATATTGTTGTTTGTCGTAGTTTAATTCCCCAAGGAGGGGCGTAGACGCGTATCTCAAGTATTCCAAATTAACATCAGTTTCTTTAAGAGAATCGCCCAATTTTAAGTTGGCTAGGCGAGTCATTAATGCATCCTGTGCTTGTCTGCCACAACACTCCATGCCTTGTTCCACGTCTGATATACATTTAGCAATCAGGGACGATACGAACTGGGTTCTATTCCCTGCCATGCCCGGGTAACTTTTTTGTTTCCTTGATTTGCCGAACAACCAACCCTGCCGTTAAGAACAGCAATAACAATGTTTGGAGAAACAGCAGTCACGGGTATTTTTGGCTCGTGGTGGGGTGCCTTTGAATTCACGCTTCTCGTTGTGTTTATTTCTATTATTTCCTATATTGGTATGAAAATTGTCCAGAACAATTTTACGCCCGATGAAAGATCTGGTGTGATACACATAAGAAAACCTGCGAAAATAGAAAAAGCTGTATTCGGGAATATAGCAGCGGCTATCGATGATTCCGCTGCTGTTAGAAAAGACCCGAAAAAGAAAAGGAACTTGAAGAATGGGTTAGAACCGGCGTCAAAAAAACTCGCTAAAAATATTGAAAGGATATCCTCTGAGGAATTAAAACGTGTCACTGATGTGCAGGATCCAAAATTGTTACACAGTATAATGAAACGCACTGCACGGCAGATCGGTTATGATATTGGTGATGATATTTCTCCTCAATCGGCTCCTGATAGAGATGGTTCATCATCATCATCATTGCTGCCAATTCGAATGATTAATATCCGTACAGAAGAATTATTAGAAAAAGGTGGAAAAGATACCATCGTGAGGATACATATTCTTGACGGAATATTACCAGATAATGTCCCTCTTCCCTTTAAGGCAGAGATAAAAGTTGATTTAGTGGATGAAAAATATGAAGGAGAAGACGGGGGTGGCAGCAGCGATAGTGGTCCGTCTCTATTCGAAACTTTCCCTGAATTTGTCCCAGCAGGTTGGCCTCCTATCACCAATGACCCGAATGCGTTCTCTCGCAACAATGGCAATAAACAACAAGCCGTATTCAAACACGTGGAAGTAAATTCTCTAGCTGACGGTATAACACTATCAACAAAGGGAAGTATTTTCAACACTGGGAATAGACTGAAAATTTCCATTGTAACAGAGGATAAAAACAAGACCGTGTTATTCGATTCTCAGGTAACAATATCTTCACCCATACCAAAAATAACGGAAGTTTTTGCTTGTAGAAATGTAGCCCTCATGAGGCTTGATATGCCTAAAGCAATAAACTATGATAATGTGGAATACACTCCTGATACATTGAATGAAAAATATGTTTCAGATTACCCTGCTAATTTTCCCCGTCTTTCCCGACAAGCTGAAATAGCGTCCAATTTAGCAGCTAAACTACCTCGCGAAAATCAACTTTCAGATATTAACAAACCTTCAGTGTCGTTCGTGTACTCGAAAACAAACACTGTTAACACACCAGTATTAAACAAAGTACTATACAATGAAACGTTAAAGAATATGGAGGGAAATGAATCCGAGGGTTACAAGATTCTAAACGCCACAGAGATAACCCACCTTAGAAATCCATCTAACCCAGCTCGGACCTTTATATGTGTGTCTGTACCTGAAAGTGAAATAGAAGCGCAATGGAAAATGTTGGGCTGGATTGTGGGCTTCAAAACGTCGTCTGACGTTTTAACCACATCTTCTGGGTACAATATTGTATTTCCAGCATCAAAAGTTACTCAATCTGATAAATTGTTCTCGGTTATAAGTACTGATGTGAATGCTAACACGAACAAAGTTGTTGTACATAATACACCTTCGAGAGTCGGGTGCTTCGGTTCTAGCGTAAACTTTAGAGTAGATGCTGCAACTGCACCAGATTGGCCTGGACCCACGAACGGGCCAGATTTCTTCTCCTACCAACTAAGACCATGTATCATCTTGAAAACTGATAATGATAATAGAGAACCTCGAATAACGGCTGTGCTTTCTTCCCCCGCCACAGAATATGCCGGTGAACGCACAACATCTCTACTGCCTCGTGCTTTAAACGTTTCAGTTGGTCCATTGACTGAAGTACGAGGTGGAGATATTATTACCCCCGTTCAAACTGCATTACTGGGAGGTGAACAGCCTACATTTAAGGCACCCGCAGAACCTACTAAACTGTACGCTGTTTTCCCTGTTTTAGATTCGCATAACGGCCTAGTGAAAGCGAGTGATAACCCATTCCAACCCATTCACAGTATCACGTCAAGGAACAAAACTACTGTCTTGTCCGTATCTGATGTTATCGTCAATGATGATGATGATGATGTTGTCCTTGAAGATAAAAGCTACCACATCACAGTCTCCGATCCCGTGTCTGGTTCTATACTTGCAAAAGAAAACGTTCTTTCTTCGAGAATAACCAGCCGCCCTATATTTATTGACGGTGCACGAGACGATAGGGTTTTCAGTGTAAAGATGGAAGTATTTGGAGGTGACGATAAAGGCATACAGATGCCCTTTACGATGGACGGGCATTTTGAAGGACAGTTTTCAGACATGTCTGTACCATCTAACGAATTGGCTATATGGAATGATCCCTCAACCTTTACGGCACCTGTAAGGGACACACCCGCCACCGACATAACCAACAAGGGCATAGTCTACTGTCGCACTACACTTCCTCCCATTTCTAATAGAGGGATAAGGGACCCTTTCATGAAACAGACTAGTCTTGTCCCCCTACCTACAAGCATACCTGAATGGGCATTCGCTGATTACGGGGGAGAAATAAAGTACCCTCGGCACATTTTCATTTCTTCCATAAGAACGAATGATACTACAAACATTGTCAATACAGATACTCAAACTGAATTTTCAATAGAAAACTGGTTGAGGGAACAAATCGATAAGGAACAAGAACGTCATCGACAGTTATTGCCAGCACCTAGTGAAGCGTATACACAGGGGGAGAAAGTGTACGCTAAAATGTACATGGGAGACGGCGTTTCTGAAGAAACATTAGACCAAATTGTGCACACTTCAAATACTACATACGTGGTAGACGAGTCTGGAACCAAAAAGGAAAATCTTCTGGTAAATAAAGAAGACAAGAAACTTGCGGCTATTTTAGGAAAATGGGGTATTGTTGTTTTTGGAGCAAATAAATACCCTGACGAACCTGCAGACAGATACACGAACTGGAGAAACACTGGCCGCCTACGCGCAGTGGGTTCTTATTCTCAATTGAGACAACCAGTTGCCCCTCTACAGACTCGGCTAGCCACATGGCCTAGCGGCGACCCTGTTACTCGGTTAGCCGATGGACAATTTCTGGTACGTCTAGACCCTAGATGTGGAGGAATTGGTAGTGCAAACGGGTTCTACAATAATAATGGTGCAAACAATGAATTTACTTCCTCGTTACTATTTGCTATAGTTGGGAATCAAGACAAGGTGGTGTCGTATGCAGAAAGAGTAAGATTCTACATGAAAATTGTAGCTAGAAATGAAGGAAAGAAGCATTTGAAAAATGACGATGGTCTAGTTTTAGTGGATAGAAATTCAGCACTACATCGCCGTCTCTGGAACAGGACGACATTCGACCATGATGATATTGTATTATGTGTTAAAATCCCTCAAAATGTCATGTCTAAAATAGAACCCGGCACTAGCTCAGGTGTACTAGTAGACCCTCTGGTATTTGCCAATGTAGCGTCAAGTACAGACAGGGAAGAATTCTACAAGAAATTCATAGACACTTCTTCAGGCCCTGTTGTTATTGACCGTGCATCTGTTACATCATCTTATAATATATCTGTACCCTTAAACTTTTATACCACATGTGGATTTATAGTTGGTTAAAAAATTGAATAAAAATACTGCATAAGTTTCAATGGATGTTTTATTATTTCCAATTATTCAGAAGAAAAAAAATCAATTAAATAACATAGTTGTTGTACAGGGAAGAATTAACGCCTTGACTTGCGGGCTCCAGACTTCTTTCCGCTCTTTGAGGAACGGCGACGGACAGTGGAGCTCTTCTTTCCTGCACGCTTCTTCATTGATGGGCTCCTCCGCTTGGAGATGCGTCCAGCAGTGGTGGACCTCTTCTTGCTTCCACGGCGGGATTTGGTCTTGGAGCTTCGGGCAACCATTTTTAATGTTTCTTTGTTCCTAGACAACAATCTTTTGTTCTCGGGGTATTTTGTCATGAAAGACTGTATCGGTCTTCCCAATTTATAATTTTTGTCTTATTGTACCCGGGTGAGTGCAACTGTGGTTAAGCGAGCTCTTTTGTAGATACAGGAACCATGTCTCGAAACTCTTTACGCGTCAAAGGATTAAAAGAAAATGGGGGAATTATTCCCAACCCTTTCGACCCCTTATATGTCGATACGGACGCCCCCTTCGGTATGGCTGGAGTCAAGTCAGACATCATAGGGAAAGGTTTTGTAGAATCTCTATTACCAGGGGAAATTAGTTCCCATTATAACACATTTGACTGTTTTAAAACTCCTAAAAAATGTCGCGTAGGAGGCAACGATTTTGAATGCATTAGCTGTCGTTCTCTCGGGGGAGGAACTTGCGTCAAATCCAGTAGAGAATTGAAAACTGAATACGGTATAGAAGATGATGATGAATATGACGGAGTTTGTGTCCCTCTCGCCGATACTATTTTTTCAGCCTCTTCTGCGTTCGACAAGCACGACGATGATGTTGCTACAGATGCAGCCTACAGAAACGTCAACCCTTTTACTACTGTCGAGGAGGCTTATTTGCACTACGAATCTGGAGGAGTCATAACTGGAGGAGGAAAAAAGGGAACGACTTATATCACCAAAAAAAGAGGGTGTGTAGATTCGTCTGTGGTGCGAAAGGATCCTTCCCTTCTCAATAAAGATCCAAGATTAGAGCCCATTCTTGGGTGCACAGATATTGTACTGTGTGGAGGAAAAGGAGTGGGGCGACCTATACACCCTACAACATTCTCAATTATTGATGATGTGGACGATATCGATTTCGACATAAGCAGTATGACTTCTACTATGGATTGTTTGTGCGAACCTGGCTACTCCCAGCAGAGAGACCCTGCCACCAACGCCCCAAAATGTGAGAAGAAAGAAGGTGGTATACAGGAAAAGGAACAAGGTCTAGGCTGCCCTGTCATGTTCAGGTATGGGGTTGTAGGAGATACTGGAACAAAGGGCTGTCTTTGTGATGAAAGTACACAAATCAGACTGGAAGAAGTGGCCGGTATAGATCTTCCCGATGCGGCAAAAACAGATTATGCTCAACCCTTTGTAGAGGGTGCAAAATTATTGCTGCAAATAACAGAAAGGTACGAAACTTTAGGTGGTAGTACTAAGGACGCGTGCCTCCCTAGACCAGGAAACGATACGAGGATGTCGGCTCTCGGCTATTCTTATGCCGCTTCTCTTTTTGGAAGAGCACCTGAAATTACAGCGTTTAACGGAGGCCATCTGATTACGGGAGGATTATTGCGCGAATCTGCCATGGACGCCGCCGGCAATTGGCACTCAAGAATTGAAGATTCTGACGAACAAGGAAAACTCACAGTCAGTGAATCTGTAGGAGGTGTAGTGCCCTACAGTGGAACAGGAAGTGTGGCCGCTCACATCTGGAACGGAGATGCACTAAACGATAATGGGCTGGTTGGAGCTGGAGGGGGAAATTTTACTGAACATCCAAACGCATCGCTCAGGGTCGTGCCTTTACCCCATAGCAATATTCCCGGTTTAGGAATCGATAGCATAGATCATGCTGTGGGCATAATAGCGTCCCAGGGTAAAATCTTCCCCGAGACGGTTCACATGAGAGCAGGCGATCCTTCAGGAGTAAAGACTGACAGAAGGGATGCGCACAACGATACGACCATAGAAACATCCTTCCTTAAAGATTCTGACAAGGCAGGGTACGATTCGTACAAAGATAACCCCTTACAGAAACTGAGAAAATCTCACGACTCTGGCATATGCGCAACAGCATACGTCGTTCCTTCACTCCATAGAGTAATAAAGGAAAAACCTTCTGCTAAAAATGATAAAACAGTAAATAAGATATTGCCCTTGGTACACTATAGACCTACCGCTAAGCGAATGGCCCACACTCCCATCGAGACAATTTTCAAGCACTCTCTTTTGACGGCACAAGAAAGAGACCAATCTTTTGCGAACAGTACATTAAATTCTATGATGGTTACAAATTCTAGTAATAGTTTTGACGACGTTACAAATTTACTTCTGGACTATTTTTTCCCCAACTTGAACGGCGAAGGAAAAGAGAGGTCTGGCCTGCCCATCAATACAAGATCAATATACAATGAACCAAACAATGCCAAATTCAAAGAAATTGGAGGTATTATTCTGCAACCTGTTACAGCGCAGGGTGCTAAGAAAAGTTCCACCTTTGCAAGATTCAGTGAGAAAATATTGTCTACAAATTCTCCCAAAATAATTGATCATTACAAGGCTGGTTCATCTGCAGTGTTTAAGAAAGTGGGGGAAAAAGAAGCATATGAAATGTTTGCTCACCCTCCAACTGCGTGGCGCATAGCTTCTAATGAAGGGACATTTTTCTCGGGAAGAGGACTAAATAATGGAATAGAAGGTACGGGTATGCGCGAGGCCGAAAGGGTCGCAAAAACGTTATCAAAAAAGCCCGATATTTTTGCAGGAGCAATCCTCACTGGAGATGGAGTTTTAATGAATGGTGCATCTTCACCTCTTGTAAGACCTATGGAAATTCCTGCATCTTCTCTCCCCGAACACACCTGGTTCGAACGCAGATCGCCGGTCAACGCGAGAGGAGACCCTGGTTCGGCCGACAACTTGACAGCCATCAACAACACTTATGATCGAGTAACAAAGGGAGACATTAGAGCTATTCTAAATTCGACAACAGACATTAAAACCTCCTTCAATTCGTACGCTCCAGCACGACCCTTTTCTAAGCCTCTCGCTCCTCCTGCGGGAGTGTCTGCGGCTGCTCAAGCTACATCATTTTTGGGAGTTTTAGGGGGATTTCCTTTACCCATACCTTCCAGTTTTCTCATTCAAAAGAGTGTCCAAGAATCAGTCTCGAACGGCACGGTCGGGTCCATGCATGGAATAGTCCCTCTAAAATTCCATGAAGGGGATGAATTATGGCAACAATGTGAAGTCAAGGAAACTGAAGGAGCCCTCAATTTCATCCCTCCTCCTATGGCTCTCTTTGAGTCGCTACTCAGGGTTAGGACTCTTTCCTCTGAAACGTTTATTAGGCCAGAATTGATCCCTAATCGGTTCAGAGCAGATTGGGGTCTGAGCCCCCACACGGCCGGCCACTACTTGAACGGCGTGTACTCCCCGCCTTGTGTCAGGGAAGAAACTGGCCAATCTTTCGGATACCCGTGCTCGGGTGCCCTCTCTCAGTACACTACAATGATGGTCCCCAAACCCCTGGGCCCGCAATCACATTCTTCGTTATCTAAATTTTCTATAAAGAGTTATGTAGAGGAACAAACACGGCTACTTCCTGCCAATATTGGAGAAAAGAGTATTTTTGAGATGCAAGATCCTAATAGTAAAAACATATTCGATAAAATCGGGGAATTGGGAGAAAAGGAGAACTGTAATTGCACCAACGGTTTATTCTGTCCCAAAGTGAATGGAGGGGGTAGGAACAAAACTGACCCTATAGCGGCAACACCTAGCAGAGGAAATAGGCATTCACGTTTTCCCCTCATGACTACCCTCCCTAAAAACGATGTTCATCTCTCTGCAGCACTCCTGAGAGCTCAATCCGGAGACGCTAGAATACTAAATACTATCGGAGAAACTAAAACTAATGGAAGAAAGATAAACCTAAAAGCTGCAACAGAAAATATATGGGATATATCTTCCAATGTTATGTTGGCCCCTAATAAATTTTGTGCCATGCGTAGGAGTACGGCTTACACTCCTTATTCCACAAGACAAGAAAAGGTACCTGCTGCTGTTTTGGACGAAAGGAAGGGTACGTTCGATAGGAACGCAGAATTGTTAGGGGATGTTGGTATGACAGATATTGTATCTAATGACATTTTAATGGAGGATTATGAACGCTTGCCGGGCGTGCCTCCTGCGGAGGCTGAAATTTTCCACATTATAAGGGATGCAGCAAAAACGGGTCAAGAGGGTGCAAAGGCTAGAAGGATAGTGGACTTTTTCGAGTCTTCTCATGGAGTTACTGCCTCTACATTTAACGTGGGAACATTTTCCCCCTACGTTGAGGGTGTCAAGGATATAGTGAGCCTGTATGCAACGCCTTGCTTTACAGACATAGATTCGCCAACAATATCGGCCGATTCTGCGACAATAAATGAAGGCGCAAGCATTGAACCAACTGATGGGAGTGAAGTTGTGGTGGAAGTAGTTAACAGCAATATGGAAATGTTAGGAGGAAGCACTGCCGGTAGTACAAAGAAGAGGAGATTATCTATTTCAGATTATGTGGATTTGGAAGAAGATGCGGAAGTTTTCACAATCAATAAGCAAGGAAAGGCTACAGAAAATCTCCGCGTTAGAACATCATCATCATCAAAGTATGTAGAGGGAGGACAAAAAGACATGGTCGGTTTCTATGAAGCGAGTAAAAGAGTCCCTAGAGTCATGAGAAGAGTCCATGTACTTCCTGTATTGACACCCTACCATGGAGGATTCGAATCTTGCGCACCTACAGCTGCTCAGAGTGCTTGTACAAGAGGTGTGGAAATAACCTATGCAGATTTCATGAGACCTTCAGATCTTAGTGGAACAAAAACAACATTGGAGGGGGTAAGAGTTAAAGGCCCAGAACCATTTGATGATCTTTCAACCCTCTACTTTAGAAGCGTAGGGGGACCTAATCTAAGGAAATTTGCACACCATCACCATTTTGGATATGAAGGATTAATGAGCAGATATTATTATACAAGAGAAAAAACTGTTTCTGTTTCAGAGGGTGATTTGAAGGATAGATTCCCCTTTGTTTGTCAATCAGATAGAGGACCATTCCCACCAAAGAGGGATGGAACTATACAACCTTTAGCACTTGTGGACATGGGAGTGTTGCCAGAAGGCGCACTCACAAGGAGGACAATTTCAATGGAGTAATTGGAAAGAAACAATAAAGATTTAAATTTCATATACCATTTTATTTATTCCTTCTTAGATCTAATACATTTTGCAAATAATGCAGAATAAACACCCAGAAACCAAAACACGATACTCAGAATAACATTTCTGAGAAATACTGTAGAAGAATCGTCGTGACGTGTTGCAACTGTAGTAGTAGTAGTAGTTGCAGTTATTGCGGGAATATCTGGGTCTGGAACTGGGGCTGGTTCTGGTTCTGGTTCTGGTGCAGTTTCTTCCTCGATGACAACATCATCTTTAGTTTCTACTTCTGGTTCCTTTTCTTGGGGAGTGGGTGTAGGGGCGCGAGCTTCTTCCTCTTGTAAGATCTTGTCCTGTTTTTCTTGTGAAGGGTCTCGCCAATTCACAAGCTTTGATGAAGGAGTATATTCACGGAAACTGTACTTGTTGAGGGGGTACATGTGTTGGTTTGATTGAGGAGGTGGAGCTTCGTCAACGTCCTTCTTCTTATTAAGGAAGGGGGAAGATCTACTTGTGCGCCGCCACATGCCTTCACTTGGAGTGTTGTTTAATGAGCGAACTCTTTCCCTCTTTCTATCATAAGAGTGGAAATTGTAATAGCCAGTTTCATCGCAATTTCTGCACTGGTCATCCAGTCGATACATTGAGTAGCTGCCGAGGGCTCCCCAACTAATGATGGGGAATGGAGGAGGTGGAGCAGGAGGAGAATTGGTTGATGTTCTTTTTTGATGTTGTTGTTGTTGTTGGGGACGGAAACTATGGGAATACTGTTGCTGTCTGTTCCTCCTGTTCTTGACAGTTGTCCATCTTGAATAGTCCCCAACCATCTCCTCGTTGCCCCTCAGCTGACTGAATCGGTTGGAAGACATGATGCGAGTGTGCCACCCATGTGCCAGCGCCCCTTATTTATACCCGCCTCGATGGTGGTGGTGGCGGGGGTTACCAGCGACGGTTTTATTTTTTAATTACATCCTTTGAGACACTATTATCACTTCCTTATCAATGATTGTGGAGAAATCTCGAATAGAAGCATGGTACTTCTCCCAATCTCCTCCAGCTGCCGCGCACCCAATTCTGGCAGGGAAGATTATCTTGTTGTACTTCTTCATTGCAGGTGATTTGGCGATCGCGTGAAGACACTTGTTAAAGTAATACAAGCGCAATCTTTTCATTTCTGTGGAAGATTTGTGGACCCTTTCGTGCTTCTTGCAGCTCTCAACATACTCTTTGTCGTTAGGGAAGTAACATTTTCTTCCATTACCCATATTGTACTGAGCAAATAAGAATGTCATGGAGCAAAACCTTTCTGGTTCTGTCGGGTGTTGGACAACTGATACTGACCCGAGTTGAGGTCTATCTTCAATTATGGCCAGATTTTTGCTGTTTGTTTTTCCCCGTCTCTGTTTATAGGGGTCGCCAAATCCTAGCATCTTGAAGAGGTTATCGTGGAGGGAACCGGCGTGACGTTTTCTTGCAACACAATTAGACTGCAGACAGATTGCTGCACCTCCATCTAGAAGGTACTTGTTGTTCAACAATCCCCCTTCAACGATTTCGTAGGTTACTTTTCCGCTAGACATGGTTACTCAACGAAGGTCAGCTGTATAGTGAGCGGAGAATGGTGGTTGTTTTATTAAATAGCATTTTCCCCTACTTTTAAAAAAATACAGATAGGTACGTATGCATGCATGCATACGTGCGCACATCTCCAGAAATGTACTTTAACTTTAGTAAGTTTCTGGAACAGATGTTTCTGGGTATAGCTGCGCCCAGAAAGGGTAGGCTGTTAACACCCTAATCCACTAGAGAGTTTTACTCGTTCTACATCTCAAAAATTTTTTAAAAATTTTTCTGTGTCGCTCGAGTTTAGAGGGTGGACCGCTCGGTCGGCCTGATGTCAAGTTCCGAGGGTGGACCGCTGGGTCGACCCAATGTCAGATTACTCCAGAAATGGCTTGTCCAGAAACGTACTTTAACTTTAGTAAGTTTCTGGAACAGACGTTTCTGGAGAGGGTGGGCACCTAGAACCGGTATAGCCTCTTCAGATCTCCCTTTCAGGGAAGAGATTTTACTCATTCTCCATCTCAAAAAATTTTTAAAAATTTTTCTGGGTCACTCGAGTTTAGAGGGTGGACCGCTGGGTCGGCCTGGTGTCAAGTTCCGAGGGTGGACCGCTGGGTCGACCCAATGTCAGATTACTCCAGAAATGGAGTGTCCAGAAATCTCAAAACACATTTCTGGAACAGACGTTTCTGGAGAGGGCGGGCACCTAGAACCGTCATAGCCTCTTCAGACCTCCCTTTCAGGGAAGAGATTTTACTCATTCTCCATCTCAAAAATTTTTTAAAAATTTTTCTGGGTCGCTCGAGTTTAGAGGGTGGACCGCTCGGTCGACCCAATGTCAAGTTCCGAGGGTGGACCGCTGGGTCGACCCAATGTCAGATTACTCCAGAAATGGCTTGTCCAGAAATCTCAAAACACATTTCTGGAACAGACGTTTCTGGAACATGTGTAAGGTGTAAAAATAATACCAATATTCTAGTTCATTTTATAGTTTTATTTCATTTGTCCACACTCCACCTACAAGAAATTCATATCTGTCAACACCAATCTTCCTCCATTCCCTTCTTCCTTCTTCTACCGAAGGCACGACATTTTTCGTGTCACGTTCTTCCTCTGTTTCAATATCATAGTCGGCAACCCCTAGTCTTTTTCCGAGGCAGGTGACTTGTCTGCAGGACGGGCATTTTATTCCTCCTCCTCTTGCGCGGCTGCCATTATTCGGCCCGCTCATCCTTATCAAGGATAACCAACAGACGTTGTGGAAGCAATGACCGCACGTTGTTCTCCCTGAAGGAAGATCCCCGTCCAGACTATCCAAGCATATTGCACATTCAGAGTCTTCATATGTCCTATTCATACCATCCACAATCTTTACAAATTTCTGCCTATTCTTTTGGAAAATAGAGCTTGCCCATTTGGTTGAATTTTTGGTGAAAAAGTTCCACGTGTTCATAGTCTTCTCGTCTGCTTCAGGGTCGCAGTTATTGCCTCGCAGTCCTGCTGCTGCTATTTCGTACTCCTCTTCAAAAAGACTGTTGTCCATTACTGCATCCTTTATGATGTTAATATCGTAGGATATATTCCTCGTTTCCAAATATGCAACTGATTCCTTTAGGCCCTTTAAGAGGACAAACTCTGGTATCCTTAGCCTCTTTGAAGAACCGAAACGGACCTTTATTTTGGGCTTGTAAAGACCGTCAAAAAGCTGAGCGAGTACAATATTCTCCCTCGCCAAGGCGATCATTAAAGGTGTTGTATTATCCATCATTCTTCTTACATTGACCATTTTTTCAATTTGTTCGCTGGATAATGTTCCTCTCAATTCAGTGATGACTCCATAGTTAACATTTTCAATCGCTATATGCAAAACATTCTCGTTGAACTTGTTTATGAACTCTGGTTTAGCTCCATTTATTATAAGGCACAAGAGTGTATTGCATTGGTACATTATAGACGTGTTGGCGAGGTGCATGAGGGGAGTAAAGTGCTTGTCTCTACATGTAGTATTCACTAACGATTTTAAAATTGGGTGTGAAATAAGTTGGCTTATTAAGGGATATCTGTGCACTATAGCAAATGTTAATAGGGTATGTCCCTTTCCTCCTTCATCATCATCGTCGTCGATCCAAGTTTTTGCAAGCCAAGGGAATTCTTCCATGAAAAGTGAAGCAGACTGTATGGCAGGGAAACTCTGCAAATCTTTTTGAGTTTTGCACATGAGACTGTAATCTCTAAAGACAAAACGTGCTATATGTTTAACCTCTTCAATTTTTAAAAAGTGTTTGAAGAGAGGGAGTAATTGTTTTAAACACCTGAAATTAAATCCGAACAAAGACTTTTTCAGTATACATATAATGTCTCTCTTCTCCATTTTATAGATTAAAATTTCCCTTTCCTTCAAGGCGCGCAAAAACGTAACCAACTCTTTTTTGAGTGTATATTCAGACACTGATAATGTCATCAACCCCTTAGAATAAAGGACGTCAAAAGTTTTCTTAAAGAACCCATAAGGCATTTTCCAGTCGGAAATCACCTTTAAGAATATGTCATAGTTGGTGTACAACCTCACAAAAGTGTTGACGCTGTCCGATAATGAAGGAGGAGGAGGAGATGATGATGATGCATCTTTGGAACCGTAATCAAAGTTATGCACTAACTCGGTTAGTTTTTTAAAGGTATTGTTTCTGTACACTGAGATTCTGGATGAAAATGTATTGAGTTTCATACCTAGTGCTGACATATTTTGTGAAGGAGTATTTTGTGGCCGATTACTGTCCTTTGAAGGTGTTCGTACACGCATCGGTACGTACGACACAATGAAAACACCCCTCGATATCAATTGTGTCAATTCGTTGAGAACACTTTTATCAATTCCCCACAAGACACTATTAATTATGAATGATATATCGAATTGAGCATCTCCATCATACGTGCTAAAGTAACGCACCAGCCTGTTCAATAACATGTCTTGTACAATAGGGATTGAAGAATGGAGCATGTGAGAAAGAGGACCATGTTCAGACCAATGATTTGAAACGCCGTTCAGTAAGTCTTCCAATATCAGATACTTTTTACGTATATTTTCAAATTCCACTTTATAGTCGTTCCCCAAAACATTTTGAACGCACGCGTTGGATACCCACATAGTACCCTTATCAGCGAAGAAAAGTATGTGGATCAACATTGATAATGATATCTGTACAAACTTCTTGTCGTCAGCAGAAGAAGAGAGTATTTCGTATATTGTTTCAATAGGCATGGATGATACTACTTCAATTATAGTAGGGTTAAATTCTCCTTCGTCTAGAAGATGTTTAAGCAGATCTTCTCGCGCACCATTACATTCAGTTATCATTTGCAGTTCGGTACTAGAAAGGTGGTCCTTTTCTTGATCTAATATCTTGTGTATGAGATTTACCACCTTTTTATCCACAGCTCTATACTTGTCAACAGGAAATGGTAGTACTTTCTTTGATTTTTTCTTTTTGGGTTGTGGGATGAGATTTTCATCTTCTTCATGTACTCTTTTCTTAGTTGATGAAGAAGTGGATGACATTTTGATCTAAGCACACTTTTCTAACAAATGAAGGGTATTTTTCAGGTCTAATGAGACCGGCTGCAACTAAAGTACTTACTCAACGGAGACTAGATCCACGGTGCACAACATCCACTAAAAATGGTACGGGGTCGTTAGCAATATAGTCGTGAACATTGTCTAAAACATCCCTGTCTCGTGAAAAAATCTCCATTGAACAATCGAGAGTCACGTCAGAAATTTCAAACGAGGTTTTAGGGGGGAAGGTAGGAACAGAAGGAGCTTTATGGGGAAAGGTTTCTGCGTGAATATCATACACCTTAAATGAAGATCTTTTTGGGTTATCATGCATCAATACATAATGGTCAACTGAAGACGACTCGGATATGAGAGTGCGTGTGAAAAAAGGGGATCTTCTTGCAGCTGGAGATGGAGGAGGAGTAACAGGAGGAGTAACAGTAGTAGTATCATTATCATCTGTGAGATAACCATAGGCAGGATTATTTGTCTGCCCATGTTTAAAATTAACCCGCACCGTCATATTGGGCCTACCTCCTATAATAGTAAATAGGCGCGTTACTTCCCCCATCTTAGAATTGAAGAATGCAACATCTTCTGGTGCATCATATATTCCTCCTTTCTGTGCGCATCTTTCTAGGATTTTTAACAGACAGATATTAGCTATAACTGCTCCTGTTTCTTCATCGAAAACATATTCAACTTGTTTTAATAAATTTGTGTAGTTCATGAATCGACGAGAAATTATGTAGTCTGATATGGATTTCATTACATGGTCTGCACCTAATAGAGGGGTGTGATATACAGAGGTTTGTAACCGTTTGATCAACTTTTCATTGTGCCCGTAATCTTCTGTCACAGCCAACGACATTGTTGTTGTTCCAATTTTTCTAAAAAAGGGGGAAATAAACAAAGACATTACTTTTTTTCCTTTATTGGTTCAAATGTGTACATGTACTGTTGGCTTGTACCTTTGCTTATATCCTTCATCACAGGGTAGCCACAAGAGCCCATGATTAAGGTTCTTCCTGTCTTAACAGACGTGAAGGAATAATGTTCTGCCTTTTCTCCTGTTCCTTCTTCCATCCTGAAAAATCTTTCATCTGAAGGAACATACTTTTCCGTTTTAGGGGTTGGGACAAACTTTGGTAGGGTCGTTTTCTTACAGACAGTTTTTGTACCAGGAGAACCTTGTATAGACATGGTCTTATTCTCATCTATCAAAAATCCAGCCTTATCCCCTCTCAGAGATTCGAGCATTACATATTCCACTTTCTTATTTTTGGGGTTAGTATCTGTCGTCTGTTCCTCTTCGTCTTCTTCTTCTTCCTCCTTCTTCTTCTGCACCTGTTCCTTTTCCACATCTTTAGGGAACCCAGTAAAATAATGGATCTTGAAAAATTCTGCTCGTTCCTCTTCATTCATATTTTTGGGATCAAATTCTGTTAGTGTATTTCTAGCCTTAATGTTTGTATTGAACATCATGTAGGGAGAATTATTGGAGAGGACATGGTTAGCATCTACGCGTATAGCCAAGGGGTCTTTACTGACTCGCGATTTCTTTAACCCTTCCTTTGGACGGAAATAAAAGTAGTAGATGGCAAATATAGTAGAGATAATTATGGCGGTTAACACCACCGAAAGTATCCCTACGACCACAGGCGAAAGTTCTCCTCCCACTTCCTCTCCCATTATTGCGAAACGATTTCAGCGTCAGTTTTGCGTGTGTTAATTAAAAAAATGAAAGGACTTATTCTGGTAGAGGGATTCCTCTGAGAGGTGTAAAACAGCCAACGTCTTTAACCCTTGTTCAGTACACCGTTGTGTCTCGGTCAGTGCACACGTGCGTGCCAAAGTACCTCCCTCATTCCTACATTATGGATTCAACTTCTACTACAACTATAGAAGCAGAAAAGGCACTCCTAAAAGAATACGTAAATGAAAACCTGACATGGGAATTCGTAGACAGAGTTATACGGCACGAGAAACTTATGCAGAGAACTGACATGAGACTGAAAACATCATCCAGAAGACTGTTTTCGTTCATCTCTATATACAGTTTCCTTCAAGATTTCTTCACTGCTCGTGATGGAGTAAATAGTGACGAGTGGTGTACCCAATCAGCCCTGTACCACATGTTGGATGGAGTTGCTTCCATAATATCTTGCTTCAGGAAGAGGATAGACTACTACAACAAGAAGATGGAGAGATTGGCCTGCACCAGTATACGTGAAGGATACTTTCTTGTCGATGTGAAGACAATAGAATCTAGACACGTTGAACTACTAGATCCTGATAAGAAAATATGGCAACGTTTATATGCTGAAAAAATTGCTCCAGAAAAAGTTGTCGATGCATACAATGAAGTGAGCAAATTATTGCCCGATGAAGCAATGGCAAACTACAACTACAGAACTGGTTTGGTGCATCTTTCGGATACTCTTAAAAATGCAAAAAAGCCCCCAACTGATTTAACGATGACGGATTTTGACTTTTATGAAAAATACATAAGGTCAGATATTGTATTGGGAAAATCAAACAAGTTGTCGGGTATGTTTAGTGAGAATTTTGAAATCCTTCCAGACATAAACATTAAAGTGCCTCGTAGATTGGAAAGGTACTTTAACGTTGAAACGAATTATAGTCTGGAGCACAACTTTAGATTCCCTAGCAACCACATCAGGGGATTAATATTTGCTTATTTCATTGGTAATATTTTTGGAGGTGCCTTTTCATGTGTACAACTTTACCTGCTCGGTTTCACTCTTTCTGCGGCTAGTGCATGTAGAGAAAACGTACTGGATACTCCCTTCTCAAAATTGAAACAGTATATAAAGAACGACAACAAAACTAAAAATTCATCCTCCAATGAAGATAATGACGGGGAAGAATATTACCCCTGTGAACTCCAATATGCAAGAATAAACTCTAATGACAAAAATGCGTGCAGAAAAAGTATTGTTAAAGCAGTGAAATTTGTAGCAGATAGAGTGGAGAAAGCATCCGTCACAATGATGAGGACACCTATCGCCGAACACGAATCAGATGGCTACATGGCAGACTGGCTCTCCCTTCAAATTTCTAAACTTTTGGGACGAAAGGTGTCTGCTTCTTATGCCTTGTTATTTATAGTGAACTGGGTTGCTCACAAGTATAAACAGAGTTTTACGAACGATGTTAATGGAAGTGAAAAATACGAGATCCTTCTGAAGAAATTGACAGTTGCTTGTGGGCTCACATACAACCACAAGTGCGGCATGGTTGTTCCAGTAATAGGCTTTGGTTCAGGGATGACAAACAGAAAATTGAGACAGTATGCAGTTCATTGCATTGAGAATGTTATAGGGTCTTTTATCTCTTCGGGGAAGAGGAAGAAGGACATCCATGAAGACCCTAAAAAGTTGGAAGAAATGTCCCTGATGCAGCTTTCTGCGCGCCTGTTTAAGAACAACGACGTGATGAAACGAGGGCAAGATGGGAAGGTAACGTTCGCGAATGAGGACAATGTACAAGACTTCTTGGAAGAATTAAAGACAAAGGAGTTTGTGCCCAATGAAAGGAGAAGAAAAATCCACGAAGAGGAATACACAAAATCTCTACACACCAATCTAAAGATGACGTTCAGATTTGGCGTCTGTGGCTTTCAACACCCTCTTCCAGCTAGTAGTGACAAGCCAACCCAAGTGTCTCTTCAGCTACTAAAACAACGTCAAACATTCGTCCAGAGAGAAACTGCAGCTGCGGTTAATTGGACCAGATTACTTCAATTTTTGTTCCCTTCTGACGAGAGGGATAATAAAAGACATCAAAATTCACTTCCTTGGAATAGGCTAGGTTCCAATTTAAATAGACATTTCATATCTCTAGCCTCTAAATTCATAAAGAGATCTGTGCACTGTGAACGTGTTGTCAATGATATAATTTCAAAATTCAATGCAGATATTCTTCCTCTCGGTAAAGACCCAGACCATTTTCTAATGACCAAGGCTGGTTTGGTCATAGAGGATCATGCGAGGGAGAATATCGATAATGCCATGTACTCGTTGTGTGGAGGATTTAATAACCAGACAACAGAGCAAAAGTTAAACAGTATACGTCTACGTATATCAGCTGAGGCATTAAAAAATGCAAGAAATTGTGTTCTTGCAACAACCTTTTCAAAATCATACAACGAAGACAGGCCATTTTTACCTCGCACGGATGAGGCAAAGTTTGTGCCTATACCTTTATTTGGCGTGGAACCTTTACACCCTTTACTCAATTCATTTATTGATAATACTGCAAATAAATGTAATGATAGTGTATCAGATTTCTGGTTAGAAGAGAGTGACGATATTTTTAAAGAGGCATTAGTTTCTCATACAATTCTAACAGATTCCAGTGTGTACTCAACTCTTGTTGGAGAAGATGAGGATTATTGTGATAACAATAAGAGTGGAAAACGCATTGGTAATACACTAGTGTGTACACTGTATGATATGATGGGGAGAGCCAACTATAATGGTCTACATTCAGACAAGCCTAGAAAGCATGATCCTACACCATGGAGCAGTAAAAATACTGGCCAGTCTGGACGTAGCACGACTGATTTTTCCCCCAACTCTGTTATTGTTCTATTAGACACTGAGAATGTTGCAGATGACTATGAAGATGAGGAGGAAGATTATGAAGCTTTGAAACAATCAGAGAGGGATAATGTCATCACACTAAATAACGGTACACAATTTACCGTCACTGGACAAAGGGATATTTTCTTGGCTGCAGTTGAAACCCAGCGAACCCTCTCTCAAACGGACGTCACCTTCCCCAGGAGAAAAACTAGGATGGCATCTGGCAAGACATTCATCAGAGCTCCAGACATATCACCAGTGTTTCGTCATGGAGGAAAATTATCTGTATTGTCTTTAAAACATACAACAAATGTATCAAATAAATGACAAAATAAAACAATATAAATTCTTTAATTATGTATTTTATTTCCAAGACATATCACTCTGTACACGGAACAATTCCTTGTTATTCTTGTCGTACACAATCTTGTAGAGGGCATGAGGGATAGGGATGTACTTCTTCTTCTTGTCTAGATATTCCTTCTTCTTGTGTTGGTAAAATATTGGTCCAGTCTCAGCCCACGCGGCACCTGGCGTAGTTCTTGCACGATTTTCAATATCTTTCCATTCACCATTGTTATGGTTCTGTATTTGAGGTACTGCATTCTCTAGAGCAAAAGTTGCCCATCTCTCTGAAGCGAGGAAAAAATCTCCAGCCGGAGCCAAGTGGCCTCGAGCAAAGAAATTACCCGTCCTCTTGTTAAAATGAGACTTTAATATCTTAATCCTCTCTTGATAGTCGAGGGAGTAAAGAGGTCTCGGATTGAATCCTTTACCAAAAATTTTAGAAGAGTATTTAAATTTAGTCCTAATACCAGAATCTACCAAATCTTCATCATCAGTTACTATACCAGGGTTTATTTTGTTGCGCACCCACTTGGCGTGCATATCTCTGTCTACCCAACAAAGGGAAAAGACAGTATGAAAATGGTCAGTGCCAGGAATTCGGAACCCCTTTCTAAACCCTTTACAATCCTCCTCGTCAAGGGAGTAATCTCGTTCAACGACAGCGTTATTGATCCTTGGACAAGGACCTTTTCCTGACCATTCACCTCCATTGTTTTTACCTCCTATACAGAGGGTCAAAAGATCCACACCAGTGAATAATTCGCCAGCTCCCTTTGGCCCACACACATCTGTAGGGTATACCACCTCTTCTAATACAGAATCAAAAACCAAGGGTTGTTTCTTCCCATCAGGTAAAAGGCAGATGGTAGAGCAAGAGCATGCATCTACCGCAACAAAAAAGGTTGTCAGGAATATTGGAAGTAAATTCATTGTTTTAGTCTTATAGAACATTTATTTTTTAAAAATATTATAACAATAATAATACAATACACAACCTATTGACACAATAGTGGAACTAAAAATCGTCATAACTGATGTAGTCCCCGACGCCGTCTTCAACATCTTCTTGTTCGGATGATGAGGAAGAGACTGGAGGAGGTGCAGTCAGAATTGGGAGAGGAGAACCAGTTTCTTGGGTTTGTTGGTCCTTCTTGATCTTATTGATAGAAGCCATGACCTGGGCACGTTGATACTCGGCGACTCTCTTTTCAAAAAAGTTGGTCTTATTCTCGAGGGAAATATTGTCCATGAATGGGAAGGGGTTGGTAACATTATAGTGCTTTTCTAGTCCCATTTCAACCAATAGTTTATCTGCCACAAATTCAATGTACTGGCTCATCAACTTGCAGTTCATTCCCACTAATTTAACAGGCAGGGAAACTGTGAGAAATTCTTGTTCAATTCGGACGGCTTCAGTGACAATTTCAAGAATCCTTTCTCTTGATGGGGTATCAACAAAACCCTTTTTCAACAGCATGCATGCAAAGTCGCGATGAAGACCTTCGTCCCTAGAAATGAACTCATTGGAGGAGGTGAGACCAGGCAAAATACCCCTGTTCTTGATCCAGAAAATGGATGCGAATGCACCACTAAAGAAGATTCCTTCAACTGCAGCAAAGGCAACAATTAGTTCCGCCAAATCGTTATTGCTTTGCATCCAATTAATAGCCCACTGCTCCTTCTTCTTGATGGCGGGGAAGTGTTGTGCAGCGTTAAACAAGATAGCCTTGTCTTTTTCGTCGGGCACCAGTCTATCAATCAGTTCTCCGTAGACGTTGCCATGAATACTCTCCATTCCAACTTGGAAGTCAAAGAAACTCCTCGCTTCTGGAATCTGCGCCACTTGACGAAGACGTGTTGTAAGATTTTCAATTACAATTCCGTCAGAGGATGCAAAGAACGCCAGAATCTGGAGAATGAAATCCTTCTCATCTTGAGTGAGTTTCTCCCAATCTTTAGGATCCCTTTCGAAATCAATCTCTTCCAATGTCCAAAAACAGGCAACCTCTTTTTTGTACATTTCCCAGAGATCTTCATGGACAATGGGGCGGGATACAAAACGGTTGGGGTTTTCTCTTGTAAGTAAGTGTTTAGACGTATCTACTTGCATAATGAGTTTTTTGGTGAATTTGTCAAACACTTCCTGGGCAATCCTCTTTTCCTCCTCGGTTTTATATTCTGACTTGATTTCTTCAGCCACTTGGTTGGCTTGCTCCATATTCAGACCAGCAACGGTGAACAGTTTGATTGACTCCATTTCTGGGGTTGTTGGTATTATTGGAGTAATAATGGAAGTTGACGGTAGGACCGATGACGAGGGAATGATGCTGTGGTGTGAGAAGTGGCCATATTTATACTCATGCGGCTGAGTCTGGAGGGGGGGGTTGCCATCAATCAGCCTTTTTAGTCGGTATCGGAATCAGTGTGGCCAATTCACAAACCATCTCTGCTCTTTATTTTGCAGACGGTCTCAAATACACCCTTCTGGTCTTGCAAGATACTCCTCAATAACTGGTCGATGTCTTCAATTTTTATGTAGGAGTCTTTCATGGAAGATATTTCCTGTTTGTTCACAAAGGCCCACAGTTCCTTATATCTGGTACTCGAATAACCCAGAAAAGATTCCCAGTTCTGCCACTTAGACTCAATAGTGTAGCCAAGCCAAGGGAGCAAAACTTCAGTATTGAATCTTTCCCAGGAACAGAATTTTTCTAACGTGTTCTTGTTGCTACCGGTATCCACTCGTAGACGTTTTGTTCCTTTTTGCACAAACGAAGGTTTATTTTCTCCTTTCTGTTGTGTATTTACTGCAACACTTTTCTTTCTGCAAGGTGGGCAAAGGATGTTTCTTGTAGGCCCTAAGATAGTGAGCCTGAAAATCCTATTGCATTTATTGCATGTCACGAATAGACACGTGGGGATATTTGCCTGCCTGAACTTCAAAATCTTTGACAGGATAGTTCCTTGCCCGTAGACACCGTCCACCACTCTTCGTACAACCATCTTAGGTATAGGAGGGAATGTTTTTCCCTTATCATTTGAGTTTAGCATGCCGATAATTTCATCGCCTGCATTAATGTAGCCTTTATTGGATTGTTGGGTTATTTTTCCATCCCAATTATACACCTCCGGAGGCGGTTGTTGGTGATAAAGACGGCAACATCTATCGCAGCATTTTCGTTCCCTAAAAATACGGAGCTTGTATTTGGGAGTTTTTCGTGCACATTTTTCACAGATGCCGTAATCACTATCGCTGGAGATTGGGAAGTAGTTTTCTTCCATTTCTGTGAACCTCATCTTGGAAAGGGTCCATAGCATGAGAAAGTGTTCTAGACGTCTTACTAGATGGGCAACATGTTCCTTCCTGGAATTCTTGAGCAAAGATATAAGGTGCTTGAAGAATTCAGGGTTGAGGAATTGTTTATGACGAAATATAAAGTCTACGAAATATTCTTCGTTTATATCCTTCATGTTTGTGATAGCAGAAAAGGTCATTTTCACTATGTGGCTCATGATTAGGTATAACGATGATGAACCAGCACAGAGGGCAGCCTTTACAGAAGCTATACCGTCGTCAATTTCTAGTTTCTTGTCCAAGAGAGTACCAATTACTTGCATAACTTCTCTAGGCCTGAAAATTTCTGCACCTTCAGGGAGATTCCCCAATAACTCTTCTCGTTTTTCCTCTGAACCCAAAAATACAGGTATGGTTCTTCTACATAAAAGTCCTTCTCTTCCAGTTGTCAATTCACATATGGCTGTGGTGTTTTGTTTCCTGTCTTGGATTTTAATGTTTGCCATCAAAATCTCCATAAACGTATAGCAATGTCTATGGTCGAAATATCTGAATTGGGAGATAACTTGGTCGTCTGGGAGTGAGTTCTGGACAATCTTGAAGTTGTTTTCTGGTATGAAGATCCAGGTTAACTTGCCAGCCAGTTCTGGTGTTATCCTCGATATCAGGCAACAACTATCCATATTGGGATTATAGAGAGGAAGAGATGTTACCAGTAGGAGAGGTTGAATACTTATGAGCTTCAAGACAATAATACTCCACATACTAAAGAAACCCACTCAGATGTTTTTGGACAGAAAGAGAAAAATAAGCTATGTTATCTATCAAACTGAGGGGACGGTATTGTTTAGGTTTGGGGAGTTGGTTGCACAATTCGTTACATGTTACAAGTTGGACAAGATAATTATTGATCTCTCTATCAGAAATATTGCTAGCGTTTATAAATTCTGCTATAACATTAGTGTACACTGTTAGAAAAGTCAATGACAACATTTCGGATATGCGTTTGAACATGCATTTTAATCCCATGAGTGTTTTCAAGTAATTTCTAGTCAGAGTTATGGCTTTGTGTTTTACTTCTTCAAAATGTCCCCCGTGATCAAAAATGTAGACAATTTCATTCAAAATGTTTGAAAATGTATTGTAATTATCCTTGAGGTTGTCCCTGTATTGACTTATTTCGTTCATCTGTTTCGCACATCTAATGGCCACACCTTCTTTTACAGCATAGGTATCCTTTTGCAAAATCACGTGAAGTTGTTGTATGACATCTTTGAAAATTATCAAATCTTTCTTTAGGCGTGTGTCCAGCATGTATAGGTTCGCATGGAAAGTAATGAATTTCTGTTTCAAATCTTCCTCTTCTTCCTCTTCTTTTGGTAATTGATTGCACAAGTCGTCACACAAGAAAAGACGTCCGAGGGTGACATTTATACTATTAGTGGCTTGTTCACTAGAGTGTCTAAATTCAGTAATGATATTGGTGTACACAGTCATAAAAGTCAAGGTTAACATGTCCGCTATACGCGTAAACATGCACTCTAATTCCCTCAGCGGTTTAGAGTATTCCCTCGCTTCAATTATGGCCTTATGTTTTGCTCTTTTGAAACTCCCTCCATGATCAAAAATGTAGATGATATCATCCAAAGTATTTGTTAGAGCATTATATTTGTTGTTTATTTCGTCCTTGAATTGTTGTATCTCTGTGGCTTGCTTTGCCACTCTAGTTGCTAGACCTTCCTTTTTAGCTGTTTGTTCACTATTTACTATAACATATAATCTACCAACAACATCAACAAATACCAATATAGATCTATCCAACTGTGTTTTGTAATGGGTGAGGTCTGTTTTAAGCGCAACAAATTCCCCTTTCAAGTTATCCATGATTAGTTAGTTATTGGTTTTTTTACAATAGGAAAGAGGGATGAACAGAAAAACAGTAAAAATATTCATCTGATACTTTTTATTGTATAGGAAGAAAAATAAAATACTGAACTGGCAGAGGCAATAGGAGGAGGAGGAGGAAGAATAATGTAGTTGACGTCATACGCCCAATGTTTCTCAGAAACGCTTTATCACCACCTCCGCCTCTGCCCACGCATTGACGTCAATGGTCATACGACTCTGCTTCTTGGAAAGTATCACGTGCTTTGTATATGGCATCATGGCACCACTATCTTTGGACACAAATACCGATTATTTATCCCACAAAAAGGATACTAATAAAAAAATACAGATGCAGATAAACTTTATTCCTTATTCAAATATGCACGTATATATAGCAGGTGTGTACACATTTCATGAAAAAAAGGGGTTAACATATCAACAATATTAGTCTATTCTTCAACCACCGTCACTTTCGTGCGTAGTTTAACGCTTTTTGCGGTAGAAATCATCCTCTTCTTCATCCTCAGGTGGAGGTGCGGCACGCTTTTTGCGGTAGAAATCATCCTCTTCTTCATCCTCAGGTGGAGGTGCGGCACGCTTTTTGCGGTAGAAATCATCCTCTTCTTCATCCTCAGGTGGAGGTGCGGCACGCTTTTTGCGGTAGAAATCATCCTCTTCTTCATCCTCAGGTGGAGGTGCGGCACGCTTTTTGCGGTAGAAATCATCCTCTTCTTCATCCTCAGGTGGAGGTGCGGCACGCTTTTTGCGGTAGAAATCATCCTCTTCTTCATCCTCAGGTGGAGGTGCGGCACGCTTTTTGCGGTAGAAATCATCCTCTTCTTCATCCTCAGGTGGAGGTGCGGCACGCTTTTTGCGGTAGAACTCATCCTCTTCTTCATCCTCAGGTGGAGGTGCGGCACGCTTTTTGCGGTAGAAATCATCCTCTTCTTCATCCTCAGGTGGAGGTGCGGCACGCTTTTTGCGGTAGAACTCATCCTCTTCTTCATCCTCAGGTGGAGGTGCGGCACGCTTTTTGCGGTAGAAATCATCCTCTTCTTCATCCTCAGGTGGAGGTGCGGCACGCTTTTTGCGGTAGAACTCATCCTCTTCTTCATCCTCAGGTGGAGGTGCGGCACGCTTTTTGCGTCCAAGTATACCAGACCCTACTGTATCGAAAGTTCCTCCATCGTCATCGTCGTCGTCGTCGTCACCTCCTCGAGTAGACCTGCGGCACAGTCGCCCTTGGCAGCGGTGGTCGGGGTCAATAACGTCGGGGCACGGGCTAACAGCACACCGTTTCACTCTCACACTAGCTCCTTCAGTTGTAAAAACGACGGAAGCTACTACAGCCACGACGAACAACAGAGAGAGGTGGGTAATAGACGACACCATCTTGACGGTTTGTTTCTGTCTACTAACCGATGCCACCCAGGGCCACTTTTATACACCATAAGGTGGTGCAATAGCAATTCCCCATGACGTCAATGCACATGGGGGTTTCTGAGAGATGTGACGACTAACACGAATCATGTCCTTTTATGGTGTGAAGAATGCGGGTGTGTGGCCGTGCGTCACTGCCACGCAGCAGTTGATTTTTTCTGTGCCTCTAGTGCGTGGGAGATTCTTAGAAATGAAACTACCCACGCACATTCTTGCATGAGTTTTGTGCGTCACTACCACGCAGCTGGGAAATGTTATACAGGAAAACCGTTCGAACAACTACAGTGTCAATCCAATGGAAATCCTGGTTGTTACTATAGGGAGTGTTATTTTGACAAACAATCTGCCTCTATTAGAATGAAGGAGGAAATTTGTGCATCAATGGTAATAGGGCGAAAACGTGATACGTGCACTAGAGGGTTCATGTACGATTGTCGGGACAATACTCTCAGGTGTACGTTTGCCCATCTTTTACAGACTATTAATGTACAAGTGCGTGATTGTTATTTTAACTTGGATACTATATTACTCAAATAAAACATAGTATGGTATTTGTTATATTTCTTTATCCTTGGTGTACTAAATTCTAGGCTACAAGCTTATATTTCTAGTTGCCTCCTAGACCAGAAACGACTTGTCCAGAAACACACAAAAGTTAATGCACATTTCTGGAGCTATTCCGTTTCTGGTGCAATCTGACATTGGCCCGACCCAGCGGTCCACCCTCCGAACTTGACATTGGGTCGACCCAGCGGTCCACCCCCTAAACTGGAGTGACCCAGAAAAATTTTTCAAAATTTTGTGAGAGGGAGAAAGAGTAAAATTCTATAGCGAAAACAGTATGTTGCACCTTCCCTTTCTGGGCGCAGCTATGCCCAGAAACGTCTGTTCCAGAAACACACAAAGGTTAATGCACATTTCTGGAGCAACAGTCGGTTCTGGTGCAATCTGACATTGGGTCGACCCAGCGGTCCACCCTCGGAACTTGACATCAGGCCTAGACAGCGGTCCACCCCCTAAACTCGAGTGATCCAGAAAAATTTTTAAAAAGTTTTTGAGGAACAGTTTTGCACCTGCACTACTAATACTGCAGCAGCAGCAGCTGTCACCTCACCTTCTGATTTCTTTCTACATCAAAGAACTACGTATAATACTATATATTTCTTCCCCTCCTTCAAAAATATCCAGCGACCTTCACCGGGCCGGTATAAATACAGCTACCGTCCAAGCCTCTTCACTCACATCTTTCACCCTCCTCGAGCCGAGAAGACGTATAGGAAAATACTCCAAATAACAACATCCCAATTTAATAACATAAAATGGGTTCTAACCAGCAACAATCATTCATCTCAAAGAGGAATGGCACTAAGCAAGAAATTAGTCTTGAAAAGATAATCAAGAGGATTGAAAATGCCTGTCTTCCAGTCAACCAGTATGTGCCCAAGCTTGACAAGAACGCAATTAACCCTCAAGAACTTGCATCTCACATCATGGACCGTCTTCCCGCTACCATCTCCTTCCAAGAAATGGACGATTTTCTGGCCGATTATGCAAAGACAAAAATTGTTGACCACCCTGATTTTGGAAAACTGGCAGGAAGATTCATCTGTTCGAACATCCACAAAAACACCAAAGAGTGGAATAGTTTTAGTGCAACAACTCAGAAATTGAGGCACGCAATCCACCCTGGAACTGGTAAACCAGCATCAGTAGTTAATGATACCTACTATGAAAATGTTATGGCCAATGCTGAAATTCTCGATGCTGTTATCGATTACAAAATGGATTATCTCTTCACCTGTTTCGGACTGAGGACGCTAGAATACTCTTATTTGATCAAGATTGGTTCCCCCACTGATAGAAAGAAGAGAATCTTGGTTGAGCGCCCTCAGGACATGATTATGCGTGTGGCTGTCGGCATTCACGGATCAGACATCAAATCTGTCATTGAAACATATGATCTCATGTCGAGGCACTATTTTACCCATGCTTCCCCCACACTGTTTAATTGTGGAACAGTCACACCCCAACTTTCCTCGTGCTTCCTTCTGGGCCTTCAAGATGATAGCATTGAGGGTATTTATGATACTCTTAAGGAGGCGGCAATCATCTCCAAGACTGCTGGAGGACTCGGCATCCACTTTCATGATTTGAGGGCAAAAGGAAGCCCCATTTCGTCATGGAGTGGTACCCACCCTGGTCTCATGGCGTTCCTCCAAATCTTTAACGTCTCTGTGAAAAAGGTTAGCCAGGGAGGAGACAAGAGGAGAGGAGCTGCAGCCATCTATATTTCTGATTGGCATCTGGACGTGAAGGACTTTATTGACTGCAGAAAGAATGCCGGTAATGAAGATTTGAGGACGAGGGATCTTTTCCCAGCTATCTGGGTATCTGATCTCTTCATGGAGAGAGTGAAGGCTGGGAAGAATTGGTCCCTGATGTGCCCCCACGAGTGCCCTGGCCTTTCCGACGTCCATGGCGAAGAGTTTAAGGCGTTGTACGAGAAATATGAGGCTGAAGGCAAAGGTAAAGAGGTGGTGAAGGCACGTGCATTATTCGACCAAATTAATTCTGCACGTATCGAAACTGGAACACCTTATGTGTGCTTTAAGGATACCATCAATAGAAAGTCTAACCAAGAAAATGTCGGCATCATCAAGTCTTCAAATTTGTGCACTGAAATTGTCCAGTACAGTGATTCGGAGGAAACTGCAGTGTGCAATTTGGCTTCTATCGCAGTCAACAAGTTTGTGAAGTATTCTCCCATCCCTTCCCTAAGGCCCTATGTTGATTACCGGGAGATGAAGAGGGTTGTAAAAATCATGACCAGAAATCTCGACAAGGTGATTGATGTCAATTTCTATGCAGTTGACAAGACCCGCATTTCCAATATGAAAACTAGGCCAATGGGATTGGGTGTGCAGGGACTAGCAGATTTGTTCTTCAAACTCAGAATCCCCTTCGAATCTGAAGAAGCGGCACTAATTAACAAGAGGATTTTTGAAACTATATACTATGGTGCCTTGGAAGCTTCATGTGAAATTGCCAAAGAAAAGGGAGAAACATATGAGCTGTTTGAGGGTAGTCCTTTGAGCAAAGGGATTTTCCAATTTGACATGGGGAAGGAAAATATTAAGAATAGGGACATATATTTCAACTCTTTGCCAATTCACGATTGGGAGCAATTGAGAAGGGACATTATGAAGTATGGTGTTCACAATTCAATGTTTGTTGCTCCCATGCCTACTGCATCCACTGCACAGATCCTGGGCAACTCTGAATCCTTTGAGCCTTTAACGTCCAACATGTATAATCGTAATGTACTTTCAGGATCATTCCAAGTGGTGAACGAATATGTGATTAGAGAGCTCATAAAACTGGGAGAATGGAATTCAGTAACTAAACAGAGGATTATGGCAAGTGGTGGATCTATTCAGACGCTTCCTAATATCCCTAAATCGACCAAGGAACTATTCAAAACTGTATGGGAAATTAATCCTCGTACTACTTTGGACATGGCTATTCAGAGAGGTATGTTTGTTGACCAAGCTCAATCCCTCAACTTGTTTGTGGAAGAACCCGAACTCAGCAAGGTGCGGTCAATGACTATGTATGCATGGGAGAAGGGGATCAAGACTCTCTATTATCTACGCACAAAGGGCGCAGCTAGAGCTGTCCAGTTCACAGTCGACAAGAATGTACTCCAAGAAGTCAAGAAGGAAGCTCCCTCTCCTGTTGCAGCTTTTTCTGCTCCTGTCCGAGAAGAAGAAGAGGAGAAGAAGTCCTCTATTGTTGTTCCAGATCCTGCTGCTGCTCTTTTATGTTCTATCAATAACCCTGGTGCTTGTGAAATGTGTTCTTCCTAGCCAATAAAGACATACATGTATATTGAATTTTTTACTTTTTTCCTCATGTTGTTTTTTTTCACATCTGAAGGGTATATAAGATGGAGGCCCCAGACTTTATCGCATTCATTCCCTCGTTCAACATGGAAGGTGTAACATCCATAGTTGCAGCTGCTGTCCCAGAAGTTGCAATCTTGATCACCGACCTAATGGGAGGCAGAAATAATAAGAGGTCCACCTATGAACGAATTGTGGGTATAGTGGGAGAAAGTGGTGATCTTCTGGAGGCCATACTGGACATCTGCAACCGCAATTCTTATAGGGATGAACTTTTGGAGGGAGAAACAGTTGTGATTAATCCAACCGGTCTTTTGAAAGAGATATCTCTATTAATGAAGAAAGCCCTCGACATGAACATCAAGATGAAAAGTAACGACGACCCAGTTCCATTTACAACTCTTGACCAAAACGAACAAGAATTCATTGGACATTTAAAGAGTTGCAAAAAACAAGATGGGCCAGCATACAAGGATCTAATTCATCGTATTTATAGTGGCATGTTTGTCATGAAAAATACGCGCTTGATGTTGGATGAAATTATACGTGGAAATGCAGGCGATGCAGTGGAGGAGAAGAATGCGTTGTGTGAGGCGTACGCCGAGATGATATCAGATATGGATTTGATACGCATTTTCTTACTCCTTGTTGCCATCAAACGAGATCAGAACAAGAAGCACCGCCACATGAAAAGTGTCATTTATGAAGATGTGGTAGTTTCTCTCAACACTTTGAAGGATGTGTTTCATAAGGAGTGGTACATGTGGCCCTTCTCTGCTTTGCAAGTGGGGACAAAAATAAGAGACGCTAGAACGTTTAGTGTTTTATTTGGTTCTGATATGCATGAAGGAAGAAACAATGACAGGATTTGGGAAAATATGGCCTTCTCCGTAACAGAAGCATTTTTAAGTGGTCCATCCACCAACAACCACTACAATAAGGGTCATCTTCGCATGTACGCTGCCAGGCCCGTGTATGACGCTATGGAATATGTGCCCCAAGAATTACACCATATTCTTTTTGGAACAAAAATAGCCAAGATGATTGATATAGTGTACAGATACTCTATCTACAATGTTCCCTATCTTTTGGCAGCAGATACTGAAAGAGTAGAGGAGCCAAAGAAATCCGTAATGTCGCCTTCTGGTCTAATAATCTCCCCGAACGCTTCGCTCTTAGAAAATACACCACTGTCCCTGGTATCTAGACACGGCATACCTTCAGCCAGAAAACTAGGATCTTTCATCCTCGAACATGAAAACGCTGAAAATATGCATCTAGAAGAAGCAATCGCCAAATGCATGGTTAGCCAGACACTGCAAGAAGAGTCTTGGGGAGAAAGTCAAGCGGCGATGGTGTACCAACCATCTGACGAAGTGGAGGTAATACAAGCACACGTTACAAAGATATTGAGTGGGAATACCACCAATAAAACATGTGGGTTGTGCTACGCGGATTTGGACATGAAACCAAAATTCTTCAACTGTTCTCATGAAAACATGAAAGCCTCTTACGATTATTTCCCCGTACATGCTTTCATGGACACTTTTGAAGCACGACAAGAAACGTGTTCTGCAAAACTATGCCCTGATTGTACTATAAAACACCTAATGTATGTGTACGAAAAGGTCTCGGCTGGTAGTGAAAAACTAAAGGACGTTTTTAGGTGCCCATGTTGTGGAGAATATATGGTACAGTTTATAGGTAGATGTCACGAATTTTCATCTTTATTCGAGAGGGCGATTTTAGCAGGAGAAAATGTCGACCCAGAATACATTGCAGCCAACAAACTTCTCATCACCGAACTCATCAAGCGAGCAGAGAAATGCTTCTATACTGTGGAACTTCTTCAGGCCGAATTCATGGAGATGTGTAAGATGGACAAGGACTTTGCACTAGACAAGGATTCAAAATTTACTGTGGTGGATAATAGATTCAGACCGCCCGTTAAACTCTTTAAGATGGTGGAGGGAGAAACTGGTGATAGCAAATGTTCCCTGATCTGTACCCAGTGTTTACTACCCAATGTATGTGACCAGCCTAATGAGATGGAAGACATTGTAACAGTGGATGTACCTCCTCCAGTATTGCCGTACCCTCCTCCCGAACAACTGGAAGACTATTACTTCCAGGATGTAGAAGATGCTGAATTTGATGACCCTCCCACCGATGAGCTAGTAAGATATGATACTGGTCCCGGACTCCATAAATGGCCCATGAGATTGTCCTGCGGTTTCTTGGCGTCAAATTTTGTACCTCCAAATGAAGAGGTGACAAATTGTAGGCAGGCTGTTTCTATACTAAAAAGAACTCCCGAAAAGAAGATTCGAGGATGGAACCCAGAGTCTCCGGAGGGCAAGGTTCTTCTAGCGCTAGCCAACTGGCACTCGACTGATCGTATGCCAGAGAATATGAAGGGGCTTCTCAACGACATATCTGTAATCCACAACACCAGGGAGAGGTTTCAGAATAGGGTTAAAGTCCATTACTTAAACAGTGTTTTTGGGGGTTTTGATGATAGAGATTTTGAACAAGTTGTAGGTGTGAGTATACCTCTAATTGCAACCTATTTTTATGTCTATGAAAAATTGAACCATGAGAGTGCATTAGGATTATGGGCGAAAATGTTTGTCAAGAATCTTATAGGGGAAATGGTGTTGGAGCGGCCAGAATGTGTGTTCCATAGAGCCCATTCTTTTGTCCTTCATTGTGTAGATAGGCGTGCCTTATCGGGTATCAGACCTAACCAAGGTGCAAAAATGGAAATTGTTAAACAGGTAAATATTGTACGTCAAAACATGACATCTGAATCAATAAAGGATCCAGTGTTCACTGTGGATGAAAAGAGGACATTAGAATGGAAGGTTGAGAAAGAAGGACAGGAAATTAAGACTGTAAAATGCCCTAAATGTAAGACACCTAACATAAAATTAGGTGGATGTATTACCATGACTTGTTATGATTGTAGCGGTAGAAGAGATGGGTACCCTACAGTTTTTTGTTGGATATGTGAAGATGAAATAACTAACCCTGACCATATACTAATTGACCATAAACTATTGTATTCTGATTGTAAGTCTACAAAGGCTGCTTTAGAAAAGGTGTATAATTGTACTCTATGTTGTCTAGCTTTAAGAAAATGTAGTGATAGTTATTTGTCCAAACAAAGAGGAGGAGGAGAAGAAGAAGAGATTGAGATATATGTAATGGAAGATGGTTTTGAATTTGATGTACATACTAAAACAGCGGTGCCTACAAAATAAAATAATGTCTTGAATATTTTTGTTTTCTTGTAATGTTTATCCCACCTTACAAATATGCCACCTAAACATAAACCTAATACTGCTTTAAAAAAGCATATAATTAGGAACCAACAACGAAAAAAGGAGGATGACGCCGAATCCAGATTCCAACGAAACATGGGTCAGGAGGTCTCTAAATTGGACGCGCCAACTTCTAGTAAGAATAGGCAAAGGCGTAAGATTCGTACTAGTAAAATTCTGTCAAGGAGTGGCGATTGTGTTGCTGGCGATTGTTCAGATTTAGAAAATGATGAGGGAAAAAGAGACACTGATCAAGAAGGTGGTGGAAGAGGAGGAGGTAATGAAGAAGAAGAGGAAGGGAAAGAGGAAGGGGAAGGGGAGGAACAGCAGCGGGAAGAAAAGGAAGAACAGAGTGAAGAGAAAGAAGAAAAAGATGGAGAGGAGGAAGAAGAGGAGAATGTTGAAGACGAACATGTTACACCTACTACATCTGTATCGAAGCGGGCAAAACAAATGAAAAAGCACATATTTCCTCCCTCTAAAAAAAGAAAGAGAAGTGACACAGAATCAAAGGCATTAGCAGTGCCTGCTGGAAAAATGATGACCGTGTCTCGACCATTGAGAGGTGCTATAACTTCGGGCTCTATTTTAGGTGTAAGGAGTGAAAATGCGCCACAATACGATTACGTGTCATACTTGGCAGACGAGGCAGTGGTCAAGGAGAAGGCTATACAGTACAGAATAAGGTCTCTTTTAGCTAACCTTTTAAAGGCCAATAAAACCAAGGCTTTTCCTACTTCATCATCTTTATTGTCATCTGAACAAGGGAAGAAAAAGTTCGGAGGAAAAAGAACAAACACTTTTGTTGTCACAAATGTGGGTGCTGAATTGGTGAAAGCTCTTCTGGCTAATAGTTGTTGGGCAATTTCCCATAGGAAAGATATACGGTCAGGAGAGATTCAGTGGCAAGAATTAAGTTCAAAAATATTGAAATCTCTTAACGATGGAAATGCAACAGAGATAAACAATTTAATGAGCAGTATCGTGGAGGATCGTATACAGCGAACTGTGAAAGAACGAGTATACTTTGAACAACTTGCTACTGTGTGTAATAACCTGTTTGGTACACGTATATTACCGAACAAGAACTTTGATAAGAATTTTGTATCTGTAGCTTCTGATAACTCTAACGCCACTGTACGTGGCCTATCAATACCTCGTTATTTTAGAGCTATAAATAATAACGTGTGGGTAAAAATGTCATCGACTATGGATCTTTTGGTTGGAGGAGGGATGAGGAGTAAATCAGAGCATTCTATCTCCATGCTGGAGAAATGTGCAGCTGGTGTTTTAGCAAGAGCTTCAGCAAGACCGGTTGAAAAAATGATAAAGAGTGCAGTGGAGGAAACAAGTCAAGCATTTAATTTATCGACTGGAGTGTTTGTGCCCAAACAACAACAACAGCAACGTCAGCAACAACAACAACAATTTCCCCCTTTCCAACCTCCTCCCTTTCCTCTTCCTCCACCACAGGCACCTTTCCAGGTTCAACAACCTACTTACCAAGGATACTTAAATCCTTATTATCAATATAACCAGTATTATAACCCATATGCTCCTCAACAATTACAACAACAGTACCCGCTGTACTTTTTAGGCAACCAATCACAGCCGCCGCCTCAGCTGCAGCAGCAGCAGCAGCAGCAGCAACCACCACAGCCGCCCAATAATATTCCTCCTCCCCCTACTCCTCAACAACAATCACCCAGTAATATTCCTCCTCCCCAGCAGCAGCAGCAGCAGCCCTTTCCGGTTCAACTCATTTCTAGTCCCCCTCCTCCTCCTCCTATACCTAATACTGCTCCTTCTCCACCTATTTCCCGTGTAAGATTTGACTCTCGTTCTACTACCCCTCAACCTCCACCTACACCAGTTCTACCCAAGCCTACTCCTCTTCCTCCTCCGTCTACAGCAAGAGCAGAAGAAGAAAACGCTACTGATATGTCCTTTACTGATATAGACTCTGAGCTTGGCAGTATTGATTTTGATCTTCCTCCCGCTACTCCAGGGAGGAACGTTGAAGAGATAATAAAAGCGCAACGTCAAGCTGTCAAGGAAACGGGAGTCAGAGGAGAAGAAGAAGAAGAAGAGGAGGCATTTATTGCACCAATTATTCGTCAACCGCGTACACCAGGAAATTTTAGAGATGAACTTTTAGATGTCAATGAATCCATCTATGGCTCAGACATTGAACCAGCAGCAGCAGCAGCAGCGTTTGACTGGGATATGGGGTTAGACGATTTAAATGGGGATGAACCATATGAATTTGAATAAAACACAACATGTAAAACATATAATTTTTATTGGTAAAAATAAAGGTATACATTTAATGCTTCTTTGTTTTCTTTGCCAAAGATTTCTTGTACTTTCCTCTAATGTCTTTCATGGCATCAATTTTCTTAATCATTACATGCATAAAGTCTTGGATTGCAGCAGCATCAGTATCAGTTGAAGAAGAGGTAGAAGTAGTAGAACCATCATCATCAGCAGCAGCAGCATTGTCGTCAGCGGTTTCATCTTTGGACGAGCAGGATTTGATACTCTTAAATGTATAGTTTACAAAAACTGCACCATAGTCATCCAAAGCATTTCCGTCCTGGTACTCTTCATGGGTCAATTTACAAGTATACAATGGGTCATTTAAAGATGAAGTATAAATACATAGGTTCAAATCACTAGGTGAAGTTGCAGTCATATTCTTATTGAGCAAATATGTAGACTCGCCGGTAAAGGCGCTAACACTCTTGCATACCTTCTTTAGACCGTTAAATCTAATCTTCCTATTCCTATCAATAATATTCCTACACAACTTTGTTTTAGGTGCAGTTTCAGCTACAAGTTTTACAGCGTGTCTATGGTTAACAATAAAACTGCAAAGTTTGGGTGGTACAACAAATCCACACCTCCACATGTTCCTAGATGTCAAAAACATGTTCTCGTTCCAGATGCTCTTTTTCTTTGTAGAAGAAAGGGAGCAAGATAGAGCCAGAACAGAAGATGAAGGAGCTACAATAGACGAGACGGAAGAGACTGAATTTGAACTAGAAGGAGTTTGTACACACATGCCATTATTATTGCTCATACCAGATGAGATCTTCTTCCTATTGAATTTTGTCTTTTTCTTTTCAGTGAGAGAAGAGCTAGGAGAAATATTATAGAATGGAAGAACCTTATTCTTATTAATATTGAAAAAGGTGTCATGCTTAGACAAATGCAAAATATCCTTCTCTAGCTTGTCTGTTGTAGTAGAATCAACATCCTCATCGTTTAATGAATCATATTTGGGTGAAATTGTCAAAATGCCCTTTCCGTCTATGGTGTTAACGTACAATTTGCCACATGAGGCCTTATCTAGTCCTGCGCTTGAAAAATCAACAGGTATACTAAAGGGGCCTACAATATGTGAATCCACACGCGTACTGACTCCAAAAACAGTTTCATATTTATCATCTGTTCCATTGATTTTCCTATTGATTTTGACATCGCTAAACACAAACCTTGAGACCTCATCAAGGGTATTGATTGTGCTAGAATCCTTCAAGAAACCGGGAGGGATTTTCTTGTTCATCCAGCTTATTCCAGAGATCAAACTATTAATTGCAATAGAAACTACCATCGAATTTTCACACAAACTTTTCACAAATTTTCTAATGACTTGATCCCCAATACTGTTGAATTTTTGACCCTTCTTTCTCCCTCCCTTGCGAACTTGCTTCTGTTGTTCTACGTCCATACTTTCTTCCATTTTATCCTCCTCTCCTTCTCCTTCCTCCTCTTCCTCCACAATATCGGTTTCTTCGTTATCATTATTGTTGTTGTTGATGTACTGGAGCACATCGCAAATCCTGTTCCTGGTCATTACAGTCAGGTACCACAGGCAAGTGGAAGAAAAGTGAACGTCATGGGTATAGTTGTCTCCTTCCAATTCTCTCTTAATCAGATTGAACAAGAACATTGGTACAAACTTGCTAAACGCATGGTATTCTTCATATGTCCTACGAATAGCATTAACGCTCACCAGTACCTTTGCATACTTGTTTTTGCGCTTAGGGGTGTTAACGTTTTCTAGGCTCCAACTCTTAATATTCTCCAGTACTTCTTCAAAGTAAGCGATCGGGTCCTCCAAGAACTCGGCAAACAATTCCCCTTGGTGAGACAAAACATCCATTTCATTTTCCTCAATATCTACAGCTTGAGACCTGCATTTCTCATACAAGCGAGTTACCTCCCTCTCATATCTAGTCAGTCTAGTGAATGAGCTCCTCATGATTTCATTTTCAAGATCTTCAAAAGTCTTGCACATTCTCTTAAATGTGCTGGAAGCATCAGACAGTCCACAAAGACGTTGACCGAATATTTCAGACAAATATGAAGCCGAGCCATTGACATTACTGCGTGGCATTTTTATGAAACTGAGGGGAATTAAATTGATAGTTTCCTTGTCATGACCAGCTTGTTGTTGTTGTTCTGGTGTAGACGATGAAGAAGGAGATGATGATTCTTGTGCAACCTTTTCCCCTTCATCATTTTTCATCATTTTTGTTGATGGTTCTTGGTGTTCATCGTTAGATGATGAAGCACTAGAGGTACGCTTGCGCTTCATTTTTGAGGGCTTTTCTGATGCCATTTTGAAGGAGAATACGTTAGGTATGACTGTGCCAGAATGGAGTTTCGATTTCACCCACGCAAATAGTGCATTATTCACATTAGATTCCGTGTTGGTTTTGAAGCACGAGGAAGAAATGTGCTTGTTTCCATACAGACTCTTCTTTTGTCCTTCATATTTACCCTTAATGTTGGTAGAGTTGGCGTTAAACATTCCTCCAAATATTTCAGACTTGCAAATATCTTGAGCCATCTGATGTGCCACAATTGATGTGACAACCTCATCAAACAACAAACCCTTAGCAAATTGTTGACTTTCTTCAGTCCAAATGGTTGGACGGCGACGGATACTATCGTCCATGGTATTCAAACACTCTTGGAGTTTGTTGGTGAATACACGGTAACTGCTCATAGATGATGGATTATTACAAATTTTAGCAAGAGAATTTTGCATAGTTTCATACAAAATATTTTCAGTTCTCTCGTCGTTTGGGGCCATGAAGGAATTTTTCACTGTAGCTTCAGTTTGGGGGCATAATGCAGTAGCGTCAACGGCATCGTCATCATCACCATCATCTTCGTTATTGATACTACTGCTACTATTGTTACCCCCAGAAGTAATTTTGAGTGCAGGTTCATTCTTAACCCTTCTCATTTGTTTCATAGTAGAAAGCTTGGCTAATTTCTTCATAACAAGAGCATCTTCTGAACCTTCATACTTGCTACTTTCGTCTTCATCAATTTCTTCCTCTTCTTCCTCCCCCTCCACAACTGCGTTACCTTCGTATGGTGTAGGAGGAGGAACTGTTGGAGAGGAAGACGATGACGATGAATTTTCTCCATCTTCTTCCGTCTTGATGGGGGAAGGACTAGCATCAAAAAGACGCCTGTCAGATTCGACCACAATATTCATAGAACGTTCTTCATGTTCTTCATTATTAACAGTAACATCGATGCAGTCAGCAAAACAGCACAAGTCATTCATATCACTAATTGCACATTCGTTAGAAAATCCACTGTCAGATGTGACCACACCGTTTGCGTTGCACCAACTAGCCGTGTTTTCATACTCGGTTATCATATAGAGCAATTGTTCTTTCCCGTCTCCACTGTAGTCGTACACGGCCACATGAGGTGTAATCGCTGGTGCGTCATTCATGCGCTTCTTCCTCTCCAAATCTTCGGTGTGACACCTCATTCTGGCATCATTTTCCTCTTCGTCAAAAGACTGCGTCTCAATTGAAGTGATGTAAAAATCTTCCAAGTTGTCATATTCTGTACGTCCAAACATGCACAGAACAGGAAGCTTGGCCATCCTCAAACCAGTCATGTTTAGGGTTTGAATACCTGCATTCATGTCGAAAACTGGTACATATTTAGGTAGAGATCTTTCTAGCCCAACACCAGTCAAGAAAACTGCATATGTATTTCCATCTTCTGTAGAAGTTTCGAACCCAACAAGAGGATAGGTTGTTTCAAGCATAAAACAATCCCTGGGTTCTTCAGAGAAAACTTGGTTGTTGTTGTTCTCAAATGAGGAGACGTTGTGTTTTTTGATACTCATTGACACTGCATACTTGCCTCCAATTCTTGAACAGTTGGCGTTTAACTTGAGACCTTTGCACACTCGCCCCTTGGAGTAGATTTCTAAATCCTCGACAGAAAACACTTTTTCTGGGCTGGAAGTTACACTGTTCTTGGCTTCACTTTCAATCTTGGTTCTGCGCACACTTTCAAGTACATTTTCAATTTCCTTGATGGTCGATTCAATGGAATTATCTGCAGTGCTCTTAACGGCCTGATACTCGTTGATAATATCGTCCAACATAGCCTTGTCCAGTTTTTGTCCATCAGAAGAGGACTTTGGGGTAGACATTTTCTTCCTCTCCCCTTCCAGGTCCTTAATAACCTTTGATGCAAGAGTAGCCTTGTCATGAAGATTGGCAAAGGAATGCTCTGCAACTTTCTTCACTGATGAATACAACTGGGACATTTTTGAGGGGGTAGAACTGGTAGTTCCTTCAAAATCCATTTTAGGGACGATTTCAGTAGGTTTTCTTGAATAATATCACAAGAGGAGAGGATGTTCTCAGTACTTGAAATGTCTTGAGAATGATGTCTGTGGTGTGCTGGTGAGCTCTATTTATACCCGATTTTGAGGGGGGAGCGGGAGGGGACATTTTTTATTAATGATGGTGACAAGGTGCGAGAATGCGTGTGTGTGTTTACACTTCTGGACACCTTTCAGGCAAGAAATTTTACTCTTCCTCCATCTCAAAAACTTTTCAAAAATTTTTTAGGGTCGCTCGAGTTTAGGGGGTGGACCGCTAGCTCGACCGAATGTCAAGTTCCGAGGGTGGACCTCTGGGTCGGGCCAATGTCAGATTACACCAGAAATGGTTGGTTCCAGAAATAGAGGAAAGGACTTATGGGTATTTCTGGAACATACGTTTCTGGATCTAGTCGCATCCAGAAAAGGTGGGGTATAACCTTCTGTTTTCACTAGAGAATTTTACTCTTACTCCATCTCAAAAACTTTTCAAAAATTTTTTAGGGTCGCTCGAGTTTAGGGGGTGGACCGCTAGCTCGACCGAATGTCAAGTTCGGAGGGTGGACCTCTGGGTCGGGCCAATGTCAGATTACACCAGAAATGTAATAGCTCCAGAAACGTACATTAACTTTTGCGTGTTTCTGGAACAGGCGTTTCTGGACATGGCCGTGCCTAGAAAGGATGTGGTGTTCTACACACCTTTCATATAGTGAGTTTTTTACTCCTCTTCAATCTCAAAAACTTTTCAGAAATTTTTTCAGGGCACTCGAGTTTAGGGGGTGGACCGCTAGCTCGACCGAATGTCAAGTTCCGAGGGTGGACCTCTGGGTCGGGCCAATGTCAGATTACACCAGAAATTGTTGGTTCCAGAAACGTACATTAACTTTTGTGTGTTTCTGGAACAGGCGTTTCTGGAGACTGGTCGACCCAGAAATGAGAGGGTATAACCTTCTGTTTTCACTAGAGAATTTTACTCTTCCTCTATCTCAAAAACTTTTCAAAAATTTTTTCAGGGCACTCCAGTTTAGGGGGTGGACCGCTAGCTCGACCGAATGTCAAGTTCGGAGGGTGGACCTCTGGGTCGGGCCAATGTCAGATTACACCAGAAATGTAATAGCTCCAGAAACGTACATTAACTTTTGTGTGTTTCTGGAACAGGCGTTTCTGGAGACTGGTCGACCCAGAAATGAGAGGGTATACCCTTCTGTTTTCACTAGAGAATTTTACTCTTCCTCCATCTCAAAAACTTTTCAAAAATTTTTTAGGGTCGCTCCAGTTTAGGGGGTGGACCGCTAGCTCGACCGAATGTCAAGTTCCGAGGGTGGACCTCTGGGTCGGGCCAATGTCAGATTACACCAGAAATGTAATAGCTCCAGAAATAGAGGAAGTATCTTATGGCCATTTCTGGACCAGGTGTTTCTGGACGAAGATATTGCTTGATGGCAACCCTCTCCCCCTCCCTCCCCCTTTTAAAAAGGGCCCACGTGTATATAATGACTGTACCACACCTCATTCAAACCATCACAACCACCACCACCACCATGGAAGAACATCTATCCTTCAACAAACCCTCTCCAGAAAATGGAGTAGTCTTCTTTGACTTTAGTGATAATACTTCTATGTCTAACATGGTAGACAATATCCGGCACAGACTTCCTATGGACAAGAAATTTTCCTCCAAGGCTCTACTCTTGGCCTCTACGCCCATTCCCAGTGACGAACAACTCTCCACCAAAGTAAACAAGGCAATATTTTCTCATAGAGAAACTATTGTTTTATCTAAAGCGTTAAAGATTGTTGTTACTGGACTTTATGTAGATGGGGAATATGTGGATGATGTTATTTGCCTCTATCCAGAAAAACACACCTTGAATGGGATTCTGAGATATGTTGTGCATCTAAATATGATGTTAATGGACAAGGCAGAAGACGCAGACGAAATTCGTTGTGGACTTATTCCTCTAGGGAGAGGGTTTAATAGAGAGGCTTTCAAGTTTGTGGACCCAGTTATCCCTTGTGCCGGCTACAACATATTGAATGGATACCACCCAGATAATGGCCACCAAATCTCCCCTTCATCTACTCAACCACAGGTGCAAAGAAGATGCGCAGTCAAGCAAATGTACAAACAAATCAATGGCATGTTTGAAGTGGTGAAACAATTTTCAATCAAACACAACAATAGAATCTTCACTATAAATCAAGTTGATTTTAAAGGTGAAGAAATGAAAATGTTCTTTGCTCTCTACGGCGAAGAGTTACTTCCTTTCTATTCAGAAACGGGAAAATTATTATCTGAGAAACACGTCTCCAAATCATTTTCTCAGTTGCCTCCACATGTGACCATTTCTGTTTTCTATTTGCGAAATATGGAAGAATACAATACTCTGATGAAAACAGATTTTGGGAGTTGTTTTGCACCAGCTATCAAAATCGACACTGGGGATAATTTTGAGTTGTTTGGGATGAACAACAACATTCTCGTATCCAAAGTATGTGTTGGAGATGATGCACTCGATTTGCGTAGACGAATAATGGAACACATTTCAGATGCAATAGGGAGAAATGTTGAACTCGCTGACAACAGACTGAATCCTCACATCACTCATGGGAAGATTAATGAGGGTGTTGTTGGTGAATGGGTGAGCAGATTCGCTCCGTGCAATTTCCTTTGTAAACCGAGGGAAGAAATTGTATTCGGAGGTACAAAATTCATTTTTGGAAGGGTCAGTAATGGAAACTATGTAATAAAACAACCAGTTGATTATGTATGATCATAACCTTTATTGTTGAATAAAATACATGTAAAACATACAAATAAATGTGTATAATTCCTTATTCCTAATTAAATGTAGGAGGGTGTGAATCCAATAGGTTGGGTACAAGCACAACTAAATTATTCCCAACACTAGTTGTGCGTTGAATAAGGGGTGTATTAGTAGTCCACCAACTACTATTGCCACCAGTTTGTCCAGGACGGAACATTGTTAGCATTGAACTCTGGGGTGTTTGTCCTCCTCTTACTCCTCCTCCTCTACGTAATAAAAGTGCTCCAGGGTTTATTGCTTCATCCAATCTATTGCCAAAGTTTGACGGTTTAGCTGATGAATTTTCCCCATCCCTTGCTGCTGCTGCTGCAATTTTATTAGTAACGGCTAATGCCAGTTTTGCCTTTCTCATGGAAGTAGCATCTTTACTATTCATAAGTTCTATATCATCTATGCCACCATTACTAGCTTGATCAGCAGAGTGTTGCTGATACCTCTTCATTCCTCCTCCCCTTTCAGAATATTGATGTTGTTGTTGGATAGTTCCGATAGCTTTATTCACGACAAATGATAATTTTTCATTAAGTTTTTGTCCTTTATCTTCTTCCCTTTCGCTCTTTTCTTCTTCTTCCTTCTCTACTTGTTTTGTGGCAAGTTCTCTATATAAAAGCTCCAGAGAAGGTAGATTCCAATCGGAGGCCAGAGTCAAGGATGATGAAGAAGGAGCCCAAGATTGTCCTGAACGTTGTCCATTCTTTAAATCTGATCCTTCGAGAATAATTTTAGGTGAACTGTAGTGTATATTTTTCTGTGTTTGATGATCAAATATAGGTCTTGTATAAGTCATGCGTTGCCCTATTTCTCGTATGGCATCATTGATGATGGAAGTTTTAAGGGCGAAATCTTCTGGACTATCCTCATTGAAATCATCCAGTACTGAAATTGATACTCCTTTACTTGCCTTAATTACACTATAAGGCGTCCCTATTATTGGTTCAATATTTGCATCACGTCTTATTTTTTTAGTATCCGACGACGTGTTTATTGGTGGTGCTTGTTCTTGTCCAACAACTTGGCGGTTTAAAATTAATCCTCCCTTTCCAATAATTGTATTATCCTTGCTGCTGCTGCTGCTGCTTCCACCATTTCCTTTACCGAACATGGAAGAAAGTAAAGGATCTGGCGGTATTAAGAGTCCAGAGGCAGGTGCGTTTACTTCAATTGAAAAGTCGGTAAAATCTTCCAATACGCTTTCGTTATTGTATTGTTGGGCCCATCCTTCGACCACAGTGCCTCGTCCGTCGGCAGGGAATTTCATTGAAGCACCCCATAAAAGATCATCTTTTTTTAATTTGATATGATTTTCATATCCTGAAATAAACACGTGTGCTGCCTTTGTTAACTTACCGGGCGCGCAAGCCCATGCATCTAAAATGGAAGCAGTTTGTTGATGTTTTTGTTGTTGGATATTTTGAAACGAGAAATAGGCTGAAGAAACTCCCCCGTCTTTCTGTCTAAACATTTGCTTGAACGAAACCATCCATGGTTTAATTACATTATTCAAAGTGAACACCACAATATTTATTGCCAGAGTTTTGGTATCATCAATTGGAATCACAGGTAGCTTGAAAATATCAGAAAGAGCATTAGTGTCTACTAAACTCTCGGCTTTATTTGTTAATCTGAGAACAGCCTTAACTATACCGATAATCATCCTGCACACTCTCGCCAACTTTTCCATATCGGTATCCTTACTGTATATGAACCAGTTGTAGTATGAATTTAGTTCCTTTGCCATGAGTGTGAGTGCAGTTTCCTTCCACAATTCTTGAACCATATCGACATTTTTTTCTGCATCGTTTTCATGTTTTTCAATAACAATCTCTCCCCCTTCTAGTGGGAAGAGTATGGATTGGTCGGCATCTGAGATGGAGAGAGAAGGGTCGGCAGTGAAGGCTGCCATGGCGGCAACACACGATTCCCATGCATTGAAACCCTTCTCTAAAAGTAAAGAGATATTCTGTTTTTGTAGTTGAAGAATCTTGTACAATACTGAAAAATCATATGTGACATCATAAGATCCAAACCGGTGGGAAGAAGATGTATGCCCTTTAGTTGTTTTACCGGCCACGACTTTTTTGTTTGCCAGACCCGACGCTCTCAATACATTTAACGTATAGTTTATACGATTATTGCATAGGTTCACATAAGCCACTATAAAATTGTACATGAGATGACAAACTCGTATACGAAACATGTCTCCGGTTGACGTGTCTACAGCAGCAGCGGCCGCTAATTTTTCTTGAAGGCGTGGTTCTACTTTATCGGCTAAGGGAGACGATCGAAGAAGGTTACTACATGCCGTGAAAAGAGACGCTATTGTCGCTTCACACAGTTGAGACCGAACAGGTCCTTGAGCAACCTCTTTATCTGTCATAGATTGCCTTAAAAATTTACGGTAAATAAAGGCTGTTCTTGAAAGGCTAGAAATCATTCCTCCGTCGATAGCAAATATGTTGTACAATAGAGTGTTCAACGCAAATGGTACTGATTTTGATGCATCATTTTTGACACTGGGAGAATAGTAGTCCTTGATGTGTGCCAACGTATCTGATAAAGAAACACCCAGTGCCTTTAATGTATCTTCACGCTCATGTTCTTCCACCTTCCAATTGCGATCAATGTATTGGCGGAAATATTCAGGATGTACAGTATCTTCATCCAATATATCTGTTTCTCCTAGCCATGTGCGGAGTACGTAATATGGGAAAGACTGCACATTTATTCCATGAGGTTTCACGAGCCTAAGATTGGCATCACGGGTCGGATCGTTCTTCTTGGCATCCAAAATTAATCCAATATCCATTTCATTATGTGCAGTTTCTACAAAGTTTTCTTCTGCAATGAAATCTTCCAATTCTTGTTTGGAAGTACTTTCGTCGATCCATTTTTGTTGGTCGGAAACACCAGTAGCTCCTGAACTTAGATCCACTTTTTCCATACGGATAGATGTTTTCCCATTCTCTAGCTTTAGAGCAATTTCTCGCTCAGCCGCCGTGGAAGGAGCTGAAGCGGATTTTGTAGTTTGAAGTACAGCATTGGCCAGAGTAATTGCCTCTACTATGGCAGCCTTTTCTAGGGTACGTTGATCATCCAACTCACAAACTTGCATGCTTGTAACAGGAGGAGTAGTAGAAGGAGTAGAAGGAGGAGGAGGATTAGTAGAAGAAGCTGAAGCAGCTTGTTGTTGTTGTTGTTGTTTTACATTGTTTGAAAACTCTTCAATTTGATTGAAAATACCAGACAATATATTCTTCACTCGATCTTCCATTTCTGTTTGTGCGGTAGTTATAATGTACAAGTATTTTCCCATTAAATTGAGATTCTTACTCTTGCATACTTCTACAATCCTCTCGGGGAAAATACGCATAATACTATTATTTTCAGCTGTTAGTTTTGAAAAACACTGGGTTGTGAATGTGGAATATTCCTCTCTCAATTTTGTCAAGTTCATGATAGGTGAAGGAGGGGTGGCAAAGACAAGGGTTCCCAATTTTGCTGATGCTATTTTAGATTGGAAGTTATTTTCTTCTCGTTGGAATAAGGTAGTCAAGTCAGCAGTATATTTTGTCGCTACTGATTCTGCAACCTTACGCACACAATCATCCTTTTCAGCCCCTTCTTCTCTTTCCTCTCTTTCTTCATCACCATCGTCACCCCCTCTTCTTCTTCCTTGTTGTTGTAGTAATTGCTGAAATTGTTGCTGTTGTTGCAATAATTGTTGTCGAAACTGGTCACTCTGTTGCTGCTGTTGCTGCTGTTGTTGTTCCCTTTGTTGTTGTTGTTCCCTTTGCTGCTGTTGCTGCTGTTGTTCCCTTTGCTGTTGTTCCTGTTGTTGTTGGTCCCTTTGCTGCTGTTGCTGCTGTTCCTGAACCCGTTGTTGTTCTTCTATTTGTTGTTGTAATAATTGTTGTTGATTTTGTTGGTCCTGTTGTTGTTGTAACAGCTGCTGTTGGAATTGTTGCTGTTGTTGTTGCTGTTGTTGCTGAAAAATTTGTAACGCCTCTGACAGTGTGCGACTAAGTTCAGCGCTAGAATCTGATATGTTCTTACCAATTTCTTGTCTAATGTCAACAGCCAATGAACCACTTTCTTCCATAGATGTTTCCCCTGCGGGGTAAGTAATTGCAGGCAAATTTAAACTCAAAGCATTTTTATGGATCACGTCTAAAATTATGGATAATTCGAGGCACAATTCTGTAACCTTTTCAGTGGTTTTTGATGCCAGTGAAAGGTCATCAATATTTTGGCCTGAAAGGACATCATAAGTAAATTGAGAACCTCCTTGGATATCGAGAAAATTTCTAAAGTCGTTAACAGCATTTAAAAAGTCTGGAGATGATAAAACTGAGGATTTGTGCAGGAGGGGATTACTACGTATTCTTGAGGTTGTATTGATATCGTGTAGTGTAGCAACACTCTCTTTAATTTTATCGTTTGATTTTATCTGAGAGGAAATACTGTCAGCAATAGAGCGTTGTCTTTCATCCGTCCAATCGCCTTTAAAATAAGGGGATATTTTACTGTTCATTATAGCGAGGAATTTTCTTATTTCAGAATCCATTCGGGACACATCAGAATACACCCTTTCTTCAATAGCATATTGACGAGAGCTTGAAACTGTTAATAGATTGGTGACATCAATTTTGATTTGGTTCAATGTTGGGACAATATTTTCTTTCAAAATATTCATAGCCTCATTTATACTGCTTAGTTGGTTCACTATTTCATTGTACTTGTCGGAACTATTAGTAAAATTAGTATCCAAACCTGCAGATGAAAATGGCAATAAGGCAGATCTTGATCTGTTACTTATTTCAATCCTCGAAGGAACTTGATCTGCTAATGCCGTGTCTGCCTCTGTAAATTTAGTGTATAATGTTCCACCAGAGCGTATGTTAACGGATACATCCAACCTTTCCAGTATTGTATTGAGATCATTAGCCCTGAGATCTGTCGATACATCTGTTAGACGCACCTCCAGATCCCTTGATTCTTTATCTGTAATTAATGCCTTCGATTTAAAAAGGTCCCTTTTTAATGTAAAATAGACCCCGAGAACTCTTTTGTAAACATTTCCCAGATTCTTTAAAGAAAAATCCCTCTCTGTTATTATTCTCTGCATAAAAGCAGGATCATCCACAGGAAGATGTTTTTGACTAGTTAATTTTTCAATGGCTTTAGCGGATTTTTCAAGGGATTGAGCAACCAATTGGTTCTGTTCGTTTGTTTTGTTCACGTCTTCAAATGCAGAAGTTAATGTATTATTCTGTACTTCTAATTTCTTATTGAGATCGTACATTTTTCCGTACAAATCCGTATCCATAGGAACTAACTGTCCTTGAGGTTCGACTGCCTGAGGAAGTTCATCCTCATATTCTATTGCTTGGATCGCTAACTGTGCACTGGCTGCGGACCGTGAGCGTGAGGCCTTCTCTTCTTCTAACATTTGTTCGAGTGCTCTTTTGGACGTGATTTCTGTACCCAACTGGAAATTCAATTTTTCAAGTTGCTCTTCTTTAGCTAATATTTCTTGACGCTTTTCTTCCTCCTTGGCTGCTAGTTCTCGACGTTTTTCTTCCTCCTTATCTGCTAGTTCTTTCCGCCTCTCCTCTTCCTTTATGCGCATTTGTTCTTTCATTTCTTGAAGTTGTTGGGCAAGTATTTCCCTTTCAGCAGCAGCGGCCGCTCTTTGTTCCTCTACTTCTCTTTCCCTTTTTTCGTCTGCTTCCCGTTGGGCAGCAGCGGCAGCAGCAGCAGCGGCCGCTCTTTGTTCCTCTACTTCTCTTTCCTTTTTTTCGTCTGCTTCCCGTTGGGCAGCAGCGGCAGCAGCAGCAGCAGCGGCCGCTCTTTGTTCCTCTGCTTCTCTTTCCCTTTTTTCGTCTGCTTCCCGTTGGGCGGCAGCAGCAGCAGCAGCAGCAGCAGCGGCCGCTCTTTGTTCCTCTACTTCTCTTTCCCTTTCAACTGCGGCCGCTCTTTGTTCCTCGGCCTCCTTTTCCAAGGCTGCAATTGAAGCCAAGTTCTTCAAGGTTTCGTCTGCAACAGCAACAACAGGAGGAGGTGGAGGAGGAATATTAGGCCTGGGAGGTCTTGTGGAAGCTGCTGCTGCTGCTGTTGGTGGTGCCACTAAGAAATCATTCACTTCTTCGTACAAATGTTCGTCTTCTTCGTCCTCATAATCATCAAGTGGTAATGGTGGTAACTGGCTAATATTTTTCCCCACTATATCTTCTTGTATGGGAATATCAGGAGCGGGCCTAGTGGGCTTTGGCGGTATAGGAGAACTGACAACGATTTGTTGAACGGGTTGTGATACAGCCATAGATGAATGTTGTATAGTTAATTCATCCTCTCCCATATCTTCGTCATCTTCTTCTCCTAGCCCACCTAATATAGTATCTCCTGTAATTTCTACTGGTTGTTCTCTTTCTGCAGCCATCTCAATTTCTTCCCTTTCAAGAACATTGGTTGCTGCACCTTTGTCAGATGTCTGCTGTTGCGGCGCCTTGAATTTTCTTCCTCCTTCACGAAACCTGATTATTTTTTTTGTCATTGTTTGTGCTACCTTTGGAGTATATTTCTTTTGCCGTTCTTGCAATCCTTTCTCTGCCAAATTTTGCCCAAGTTTTTCTGACCGTTCTCGCGATCGATCTTGTAGCACTTTCTGTTCAAACTCTTGACCAGGTCTCCGTGTCCGAACATTAGAACGTTGTTCCCTTTCCTCCTTTTCTTTAGGTGGTTTTTGCACCCTTTGTACACTTCTTTCTTTAGGTGGCTCTAATACAAATTTACCCCTTTTTCCTTCTCCAGTGTACATGGAGTACGTGGCGTCATCGCCAAAGTTGGCATAATATGGAACATTACTACTACCAGTTTCTTCCTCTTCTTCATCTCCAGGTCTCCTTTTCTGGGTAGCAGGCCTATTTTCTTCCATCTGCCCTGTATCGCTCATTTTTGGTGTATAACGTTATTTTTTAAAAAAAATTGTGACGTATACATCTTCCGTCGGGAGAGGGTATAAAACATCAGTAAAGTGGTTACAAGGGGTCAGACATCAGTTAACAGTCAAGGAGGAGACAGGTGTTCCAGATTCGTACCATGGATGGAGATTCTTCCTCCTTACAGTTATTGAGTGAATCCGAATTTGATTACGTGGTCGAGACACTTAAGGAACAAGGTGTGTGGGAATTGGCCCTAGAAGTGTTCAACGAGGTGTCCAATTCTATTGAGACTGTGAAAGAGGAAGAAGACTACACTGTTCTTCGATCTAGAAACTACTTCCCTACTGAATCTATAACACTCTACAAACAACAACAGGAAGAGGAAGAAAGTACCCCTATTAAGAAGAGGAAACTCGCTTCTGGCAAGTCTCCGAGAAGTCTCTGTAGAGAGCTGCGTTTGCTGCAGATTCCAAGCACTACAACCTTTAAAGCAGCTCCACGAAGTTCTTCTAGGAGGGGTAAAAACACCAGACTACGCAGAGTGTGTAAAAATTACGGCGCCCATCAGTGAGCATTCATTATCGTCTAACATCCCGTGGGAGTAACATCAACAGAAATGGGTGTCCCAGAAGCCAAAAAAGTGTACGAAAATGCGTACGGTGCACAGAATGGGAGAGTCATCAAGGAGAAAACTGGATATGAAGATTGTTACGATGACGAAGACGACGAGGATTATTGTTCAGGAGAAGAAGATTGCACAACTAGCTCACTTCTCAAAGCCACTTCTCTTGCCAACATCAACTCCAAGAACTTCCTGGATTTTGGAAGAGGCAAGAAATCTTCCTCTTCTTCACCTACCTGTGACTACACACTCGACATGGTTGATTTGCCCACTTATAATGTATCAGATCTGGTCATGTTGGGCAGGCAAATTGCAACCACCATGTTGAAGGGACAGAAAAATATGGGTCAGATGATCCTGTTTATCAATACTACAAATCAACAGATAATAGACGTTTTACATGACGGTTTTAATGTTATCAGGGAAGAAGATACTATGCATTCACGGATGCAGAACAAGAAACATATTTATGAAAATTTTTACTGCAGGGATGAAAAGAAGGTTATTTCTGAATTCTTTTCTAGAAAATATAAACACGAGAAAATTAAGGCTAGAATTGAAAGAGTGCCTATTATAATCCCTTCATCCCAAGAGGAAGTTGATTGGCTAACTGAACCTCCAATCGAAGACATGATGATGGCTCCTCCAGTTTCTAATCACAAAATGGACGACTATGAGGGTCTCGATTACTGGATCAACAAACACACAGATGTTATGAAGAAGAGGAAGTTTTTGACTAACAGTTTCTTGTTCAGGAACGTGCCTACTACTTCATTCAATTCTTCCCCGACAGCAGTTTTGAAATCCAGATTCAAAGATGCATTTTTTGCTAGCCAGATGGAGGGGGTCATCTTGTACTACGCTTTTAGGATGATCCGAGTGATGAAAAATCTCCTCAAGTCTAAAAACCTTAAAGGGAGGTATACTGTACTCTTTACGGATGGAAAGGCTCCAGCCATCAAGATGATGACGAGAGCCAAACGACAGATCAGACAAGAAAGAAGTAAGGAAAAGGCAAAATCAAGGAATGAAAATTGCCTCAATAGGAAGACCAACGATCTACTATTCTACTCGTGCGAGCGGATGATGATGCGTCTTCCTCAAGGTCTGATGGCATCTGCATTACTGGACATAATGAGGATCCCTGTTCTAAAGACTACGGGGAGCAAATGCATGTACCTTTCTAATGCATCATTCACCGAAGCAGAGGATGATATCGTACGTTTAACATCATGCCTTTTGAATCTGGAGACTCCTGGGAAACACTTCTCCCTACTAGAAAAGAGGAAGATATTGGAGTACGATTCTTATAATATGTCTGGTAACAGAAAAGAATCCAAGAGGTGGGAAGATTTATTGAATGTTTTGAAGCAACACACCAACGATGAAAATCAAACACTTTCTATGAATCTTTTCTCCCACGATTCTGATGTGCTGGTGAAATGGAACCTGATGGTTGGACATCATAAAAACGTGTGTCGTCTTACTGGTACACAATTTAAGGACTCTGAAACGTTCTTAAAGATTGGCCATGTCAAGTTCTTTAGGTGCATGAACAGTAATTCTTCGGGTGAAAATCAAGCAAACGAGTTGGGTGGTTTTGCAGCTAAAAGAAGAACAAAGCCAAATACGATATATAATTTGGCAGAATCGCCGCTCATGCTTTCACCTGAAAGTACACTATTGATTATGCTAACTAAAGGATCAGACTACAATAGTGCAATTGTTAGTAACTGTGAGTACGACACATGGGTAAGGAAAGAAGTTGCAGTATTTGAAAACACGTACTGTACTTGTGTGGGCGGATGGGAGATTTTTTTGAGTGAACAAGAAGCTAGGAAGAATAATAAAGACTGTGATGATAGTGTTGGTAATATTTCTATGGGGAATTTGTCTAAAAGTAATTGTAGAAAATGTGATAAGAAACTAGTACTTCCTTTCTGGACAATCAAATTTTTCTATCTGTCTCAAGCTATAGATTTTGTACGAGACCCGCTTCAGTTGTGTTTTCCTCCAACACACTTGATTGATTTGGAAACTGACGTTAGTTTGAAACACGCACTTCATAGAGCCCTGGCTGTAAATGCAGCGGCAAATGTCATGTCATATTTGACAATGGGGTCCTTTAATCAACGTGTTTTTGGTACAATAACAACCTTATCAGATATCAGTATACATCTTTCCGGTGCTAATAATAATGAGAGTAAAAATACAGGGTCGGATGTAGAATCTGATACTGAAGATCTTATCCCATTTTCTAATAATAAACGTAAAAGTGGTAATGACCCTCAAAAATCTACCCGTAAGAAAAGTAAGGTTAATGCAACCAGAAAAAGTGCACCTGTTACTAAAAAATTATCATCGTCAGTTTTCGAATCAATTCGTGGATTTTTTGAGAGCCACACTGAAGGTGGTATAATTAATGATAGGGGAATATTGACTAAAGAAAGGATTGATGTTTTTGGTAATAATTTAGATACGAATCCAGAAGCATTGGGAGAAGAAAATGGAGGAGGAGGAGGAATAGTATCGTCAATACCAGGTCTATCTACTGAGCAGACGTCAATCTTAAAAACTGAACAAAATAACAGCACGAGTGACTTTTTAGATTTCTTTAAAAAATTCAATGAAATGGATGATGTAGAGGAGGAGGAGGAAAAAATGGAGGAAGGTGAAAAAGAGGAAGAGGAGGCAGATCTAGAAACTGACGACTGGTTAGATGAGGCAAGGAAAGCGTTCGAGTATAAAGATTCTGACTTTTTAGAAGCTGTAACTGCAGCCACGAACGAAATGACGTCATCGCTCGCTAAAAATAATATAGAAGAGGATGAACATTCAAGATGTTCTGTATCATCAAAACTTAACAATAAACAACCCGTGATGGATGAAGAAAAGTGGGCAGAAATTGTTAACGAATTCGACAAATGCATTTCTCTTGACAATATAACGTACAATGACAATAGTTTATTATCACGTCTAAGTGGAGTTTTAATGGACGCCAATAAGAGAGAAGACGGGAACAATAGTAACGTGGTGCTCTATGAACCAGTTCAAGGCATCGACGATGAAAGATTCTCTGGTGTTCCTTATAGTGTAAAAACCATGAACCTTTTAGTTATCGTGTATATGAACATGTGCGGTCTAGAGGATAATACTATTGTGTACCAGCAATTAATGCCCATAATACATAGTGAATTTTGTGGTAAAACAGAAGAGGATAAAATATGCACAGATAGAACTAATTTTATGTCTGCTGCACTAGAATACACAATGTTGCAGTATATGCCTGAACTAAAAAAGACTCCCAGAATCAAGCAAATAAAACGCAAGAACTGGGAGAGGATTCCAAAAGTATTGGACGATTTTAAAGACAAGGTATCGACATGCACAGACAACTATAATAAACTTTTGGCAACTCTCAATAAAGAGGGAAAAATACCGAGTGAAAACACTAAATGGCTACCCTCTCAGGGGCAATTCATGCCAGTGCTCGGCGTGGCCATATCTAAGCCATGGTCGCCCCTCACGCTGTGGTCTTCATTCTACCTCCAGCATCAGCAGCGGCAAGACGTATCACTAACTAACATAACTCCTCCCAATTCTCCTCGTCCTGAACAGTAAAGAGAAAAATGTCCTCTTCTCAAGGTTTGAATAATAATATGTGCACCACAGAAATCTTGCTGCCCAAATGCACATCCTCTTCCTTGTCTTTAGAGGAGAGTGTGGATTATTTAGAAAAGGATTTTGAAGAACTTGGAATACCTCTTGTTGAAGGAAAGGAAGTACTACTGGAATTTGCCTACAAAATATTAAACAAAAGGGACACAATACGTGTAATTGGTGACGAGCAAGGAGACGTATGTAGCGTCTTCTTTCTTCGTTTTGGAAAGAAGAAGACTTTTAATCCACAAACAAAAATGTGGCTAGTGAAACTGGCCAATGCTATCGCCCTATCCATGGGTGTTGTCCCAGAACCTGCCTGCACGTGTTCCAGAATGATGACGACTGCAAAGAAGATCCCTGTTCCAGAATCATACAAAAATGTTAATCGCAATATCCAAAAATTTGAAGATGTACATTATATAGATATCAATTTTCAGTCCTTTGTAAGAGAACAGATAGGTTTAAGTGTATTAGGTAAAAATGATGTCCAAAAGAAGAAGAAGGAAGAAACCCCTTTCTTTGCACCCTTTAATAAATCTAAAATAGGAGGTGAATGCATAGAAGATTTAAAGTATGATTCTGAGTCTGTTTCTATTATAAGAGATGTGTTTAATTTATTGGGTGAAATGCCTACTGAGGATGTAAAGACATCAAGAAGTTGTATAAACCCTTCCCACAATGATACGAATCCTAGTATGAGGTTAGTGTTTCGTCCCATGTACTGGAGAAATTCTAAGCTGGTCATGGATAAATTATCCAAGGAACAAGACTCGGCTTTGATTGAAAAGTATATGGGAGGAGAACATCAACATTGTATCATTGGAGGGAGAAATGTATTATTGTATTGTATAACTGCACTATGTTTTAGCTCTGATTGTGGATTTAAAAAGATGTTAACTAATGATGAAATAAAACAATTGATATGGTATTTGGTACTTTTATTTTTTCATATAATCTGTCCTATTATACAATCCAAATGAACTGGTTAAAAGTACACGAGGATCTCTCTGGAGAGAACTAACAGTCCTTGAAGCTATAACATCACTTTCTTCTCCTCCATCTTCAATGTGGGAAATCTTTTTGTTGTTAAAGTTGATGGCTGTCTGGATAGGTTCCTTAAAAATGGGACTAGTCTTCTTTACAATAGTGGCTCTCTCGCCCACATTCCCATATTTGATATCTATATCTAGTCTGATTAAGAACAAGAGTGATAAAATGACAACACCTATGAAAAAGATCAATATTACAGCCCTCCTATTACTGAGAACGTTTTTTTCTTCATTCTCATTCATCATGGCTGACATTTCTGGGCTGTATATAGACATGGTGATTTATTGGATAAAGTAGTTTAAATAGTGGGTAATGTTCAGTTTTTCCGATGCTCCGATACCCAATATTTTACGTATATGTTTTGTAGATGTAGTCTCTTCCTTGTAGTCGGGGTGTTTCATGATGGCAGCGTCAACGATATCAAAGTTTAGGTTACATCCATACGTCCACTTATTCTTGGAGCTATTATAGAACAGTGCCTTTTCCCGGTTGAGAGAACCACACAGCACTTTATCAGATATATATTGTTTAGGGTATACACATAAATCACCGTCAATTATGGCGAAATAGATATTGGCTCCATCTACTCTGACTGTAGAGTTGGAGGCATCTCTAGTGTGTATAATGACATCATCCTCTATATCAGGAGGTAAAGAAGATATTGCTAAATTATCTATAAGTTTTGCATATCTCTTTAAAAAGGGGTTATTCAAAACACTGTTTGCAATAGACACTTGTGTAATATCATCATCAGTATAATCTTGTTGTACATTATTAAAATTAGAAGAAGCTGCTGCTGCTGCTGAAGTCGTCCATGCCTTTTCTCCTCTTCTTTCTGCTGCGTGTTTTTCAATAGCCAGTGCTTGCTTAGCTGCCGAACGTATTACTGCATTCCCTGTATACGTGTTGAAAAGATCCTCTCTACTTGTCCGTTGGTTTATCCATTCCATCTTGTTTTAGTTGTTGTAGTTGTCTCTCAGAAAAATCAATAAGACGTTCCTTACATGTGCACGTGCTGTTTTCATAAAATAGAGGTATAGAGTCCTTGTGGTTAACAAATTTAGCTTCAGTGTCGTACCTCAGAGATTGTGCGTGCAACGCAGTTTCTCTTAAAGGAATCCTTATAAATTCATTACCAAACTTGTTATTGTTATACATGCCTATCAGTTCAATGGTTGATTTTTCTCCAATAGTTTTATAAGATTCTTCATCAATAATCATTTGTTCTTGTTGGTCACCATCATCAACATTGTCGTCGTCTTCAATTGAAACAACATAATCCTTATAACCAATATCCTCTTCTTCTATGGGTTGAAGAGTTTTTTCATACAACTTTGGAAGTTGTTTATTCCAAATGGCACGTAAAGAATGAGGCAATACGTCTTCAGTTGTTTTCTTCAAACTTGGATATACCACATCCAGAAAACTAGAATGGGATAATGCCGCATAACTGTCTGACGTTTTTTGTAGTCTAGAACAACTGGTTGAAAGATTAGAATTGATAATTGTACCAATAGATGAGACAGTTCCTATAAAGGAACAAACGTCTATTAGTTGTTCAAGGCACGCAGTATTGCTCTCTCCTGTTCCTCTTCTTCCACAGAACGAGCAGCAGCCATCCTCTCCCTTATTTCTAGAATCATCCGCACAAAGACGCCTTATAACGGGTTGATGTTTTTCATCTGGGAGAAGGGCCTTGGAGAGCAGACCGTGGAAGAAACCGAACTCGACGTCCATCGTTGAAGTTGTGATCACTCGCGTCTTCAGACAAGCCTCTTTATATACAACCCTTAACCCTCCCCTTCCCTCCCAGATGAGTAGCTACCTAGATCTTTTAAATGTGGCAGGAGGAGGAGGAGGAGGAGGAGCTAATGATGCAGATAATGAGACTGCGAGGAGAATTTTTCAGACTTATGGGTCTTTCTATAACAACAACCAAACTGTTGCTGAGGAAGATTACAAGAGATTGGTGGGAGTGACAGAAACAGACGATCTCTTGACACCAGAAAATGTTGTAGGAAATCTCGATACAGGAGAAAGAGTTACCCCTTTCTTATCATTAGATGTAATGCTTAGCACGTGTGATCTAAAGCACCCTTCTTCAACAGACGGAAATGTACTTAAAAATATTCACTTTTCTGAATCAATTCCAGCTAATGATATAATTTCTTTCCCTTCCTCTGACACGGAAGAATTAAACAAGGATTTACTGGATAGTGTAAGAAATCAGATCAAATTCGGGTTCGACCCAATCACTGAAACGTTGAAAAATTGTATAACTACTCAAACACTTTTACACTCTTTTCTCAAGAGTAGTCTCCTGACTCTACAAGAAAAATTTAATGAATGGGGATCAATTCAACTAGAGAAAGGAGGACAGGAAATGGCACTGTGTGCGAGCCTTAAAATCATGGGCCAAATATCAGCTTTAATTGAAACTGCAAAGGAGGCCTCAATGGATAATAAAAAGAAGAATAATAATGCATGTGCGAATTGCCGGGATAGTAAGTGTTCGGCCAGTTTAGTTACATTATTTAATAAAACTATCGATGAAAAGTATGTTAAGCAAAACTCTTCATCAGCCTCGGCTCTTCTGGCAAATACTTTCACGGCTGGTGCAAATAAACCACCCAAAGAGTTTATAACAAAAGATAATGCACATGGCAATTCTGATACTAATTATACAGCCATGAGTGATAACCTTATTTGTCCAGGCAAATACTACTCATCTGATATTACATATGAAGTAACAAAGCAAGCTAAAGAACGCATAAAAAATAACAATAAGAAAATGAGACTAGCAACAGGCGTGGAAATGGTAATGAAGGAACTAGAAGCAGAAAATAATAAAGAAGGAGGAAGAGTAGAAGTAGAGGTAGAAGGAGTAGAACAACAGCAACCGTCCACGTCGGGGGAAGAAATGCAGATGGAAATTATGTTGCCTACACCTCCTCCCCCGGATCTAGAATCTCTAGTGACAGAGGGTGTGGATGATTATCCTGTGTTTTCACCACTCCCTTCATTATTGTCACCTATGCCAGCTAGTCCACTTCCTTCTAATGGGAATAGTGCACTGGAAGATGGGGGGCCTTTTGCCCCTTCAGCTGATATTGTTGTTGATAAAACATCAGAAATTATGGGCAGAACACCTGGCTCAGAATGGGTTCACCAGAGAGACAGGAATAGTAAAATGGAGATACGAAACTATGGGGCAAGAGGGTCTGGTATAAATACTGGAAGATATAGAAGAAATAACACTGTTCTATAGGTGTACATTGCCCCATCTAACACTTTTTCATGGGGATGAACGATTATCCTTTTGTATAGAAAAGGACAAAGATATATCCCTTTTTTAAGGCATGCCTTCAAAAATACTACCAGCTATGGGCAGAAGTAACAACATCAATAACGTTGTACCATTATTCTCTACTTCTACTACAAAAATTATATTAGCACAGTCTTCGATAGGAGATTGTGGTGAGGGTGTAAAGGAGAAAATTCGAGAGCGCTTTGGATTAGAGGAGTATGTTGAAGAGGACAATGTGAATCAAGAAGAGGAGCAACACCAGGAGCAACTCTGCACAGCATCTACTACATCAACAACCTCCACATCTCCTTCTAATTCTAACACACAAGAAAAGGATAAAAATAAAATAAATATTGATGCTAACAAAATTTATTCAAGAGGTCACAAACATGTACCAATATCAATTGTAAAAAGCACGTTAAACAAAGCGTTAAAAATAGCAGGTATGTCTGCTATGAGCAAAGAGCAAGTGTTAACAATGTACCAATTAATAAACCTTAGGTAGGAAAGAGTCCAATTGTTTCAATTAATAAACATTAAGTACTAAAAAGTCAAATTGTTTCAATTATCCAATTAACTTGTATATGTGATGTTCAGCCACATTTTAACCTGTAGGTTCTGGTGCTTTCCATACTCCATGTAGAGGCAAAGCAACAGGTGCGTAAAAGAAGTCGAGATCGTCTTCAGGGGGAGGCATAGCTGCTGCTGCTGCTTCGCGCCTCTTACGTCCAAGTGCACCTTTAAGTGGGGGAGCTGCTTCGCGCCTCTTACGTCCAAGAGCACCTTTAAGTGGGGGAGCTGCTTCGCGCTTTTCACGTTCTTCTTCAGCAGACACAAGTTCTTCCTCCAAGGATTCTGCTTCGCGCCTCTTACGTCCAAGAGCACCTTTAAGTGGGGGAGCTGCTTCGCGCCTCTTACGTCCAAGAGCACCTTTAAGTGGGGGAGCTGCTTCGCGCCTCTTACGTCCAAGAGCACCTTTAAGTGGGGGAGCTGCTTCGCGCTTTTCACGTTCTTCTTCAACAGACACAAGTTCTTCCTCCAAGGATTCTGCTTCGCGCCTCTTACGTCCAAGTGCACCTTTAAGTGGGGGAGCTGCTTCGCGCCTCTTACGTCCAAGCGCACCTTTAAGTGGAGGAGCTGCTTCACGCCTTTTACGTCCAAGTGCACCTTTAAGTGGGGGAGCTGCTTCGCGCTTTTCACGTTCTTCTTCAGCAGACACAAGTTCTTCCTCCAAGGATTCTGCTTCGCGCCTCTTACGTCCAAGCGCACCTTTAAGTGGGGGAGCTGCTTCGCGCCTCTTACGTCCAAGTGCACCTTTAAGTGGGGGAGCTGCTTCGCGCTTTTCACGTCCAAGCGCACCTTTAAGTGGGGGAGCTGCTTCGCGCCTCTTACGTCCAAGTGCACCTTTAAGTGGGGGAGCTGCTTCGCGCTTTTCACGTCCAAGTGCACCTTTAAGTGGGGGAGCTGCTTCGCGCTTTTCACGTTCTTCTTCAGCAGACACAAGTTCTTCCTCCAAGGATTCTGCTTCGCGCCTCTTACGTCCAAGCGCACCTTTAAGTGGAGGAGCTGCTTCACGCCTTTTACGTCCAAGTGCACCTTTAAGTGGAGGAGCTGCTTCACGTGGTAGACGCCCTCCAATGGGATGCTCAGGGTGAGGGTAGGGGAAGAAATCTGGCATATCTTCATGGACTGGTGTTAGAGATACTGCTTCACGCCTCTTACGCCCAATCAGTCCATTTGCGATTTCGCCAAAGACTTTGGCTCCATCACGGGTTCCGTTGTTATTGTTGTTGTTCCCCCTTCGAGCAGCTCTAACACATCTTCTTCCACGACATTCAGGTTCCGGGAAGTAGTCACATGGCGGGAAGGCGCAGCGGTCGTCTATCTTAGTTCCCCCAGCTTCAGAAATCACAGTAGCCGTAACCACCACAGCAAACAGCAGGGCAGTAGTAGCAACGCGGAGAGCACTAGTAGGAGACGTCATCTTGACGGTGATGTCTCTGCGAGTGGATGTTTTAGCTACCTCTCCGTGCCTTTTTATACACCAAAAAATGGTGCAATAGTGAGGTAGTGCGTGGAACGGAGGTGGGGTTTTCCAGGAACCGGCTCTCACGCCCATTGCTCCCGGCAATTTTGTCGTTCATTTTAGCGTGAAGGAATTTATGCACATGTGCAGATACGACTTTGTTACACGAATCGTGGTGCAATAACAGGTTCTCATGCGTGGGACTGGAGGATATGACTTGCACATACAGGTAATTTTTTTTGTTGTTAACCTTGTCGTGACCAGGATTCAAGGCCTCTAGCAATTTTTTCATCATAATGGGCGCGGAGGAATTTCCGCCCAACACAGAACAAGGATATACAAAATCATTTGGTTGTTTTCTTATATATTTTTATTGTATAAAATATCACACAACATTATAAAATAACCCATAAATTGGTCAAACAGCAGTAGTGGTCATTCTTTTATGGGGAGGAATATACAATGGTTTATTATTACTATTCTTCACTGTTGGTGAGAGCGGTGAAAGAGGAGGGCTGCTGCTGTTGCTGTTGCTGCTGCTGCTGCTCGTTGGTGAAGGTGACTTTGGAGCAGCTGACGCCACGACTTCTGCGTACCTCTTCTTGTTAACATCATCTTTATTTGCATTAAATTCTTGAATAGAGATATTGGGTGTTCTCCAATTAAAATCTGATAGTTTTAATGAACGATTTTTTATTTTATTATTATCCCTATTATTCCTTTTTGAATTGTAAGAGTCATATAGACTATTACGTTTAGTGTTTGTTTTTAGTGTTTGTTCATCCTTCCATGTCTGATGTGCCCCTACAGGTAGCTTATCATTAGGTGCTGTAGTGACAGAGACAGCACCTCTTACAGGCGTGAATTGTTCCAAATCTTCATCGGAAATCTTTGTCACTGCAGCACCTCCCATAGAGATGACATAGTGTCTAATCTCAAGTTCCCAATTATTATTAGTGTTCTTATTTTCAAAGCCCGAAAACACACTATTGTTACGTATAACACATCTAACACCAGACATTATTGTCCTCGATCCCAAGAGCATTGTTTTGTCGAGAAGGGCACTTACTGTAGCTTCATCTTTTGAATGAAATTCGGATAATGTACTAATAATCCTAGTGATACCATTCTCCTTTTTAGAGGGAGTAGAAGTAGAAGGGTCTTGTGCTCCAATAATTGCCCTCTTGGCAGTTTTGTATTTATCACAAGTTTTTTCAAAATCATTAAAAATATCCTTTAAAGATTCTGCATCATTTACTTTAGAACATTTCTTGTAAAAATCTTCCACGTGTTTCTCAAACATAATGTTCAAGTCATTAAGTTCGATCCACCACTTGTTAGATAGATGCCCATCTTTAGAGGATAATTTGTTTTGCTCAAAATATGAAACAGCTCGTTCTTTATTACATTCGTGAACAAGTATATCCTTGAATGCATTTTTTGCACTTTCGGCTCTAGAGGGGATAGTCTTATTATCTTTTTCCTCAGAGTTAAAAAAGACCCTGATTCTATTATTATGGGAAGTTTTTATGGCAGAATAACTATTGATAACGTCAACGACTTTACCATACAAAACAAGTTTAGTCTTTTCAAAACTGTCCGATGAGAAAGAAGTAGACACTGGTTCGATCCCTCTACAAAAGAAGCTATGGCACATAGAGCTTCTATCACAAAACTTAGATGTATAATTTCCAGAGGGAGGAGCGGGAATCAGTACTCTGCTCAATTTTTTCAATGAATCTACTTTACTATTATTTAAAATCTTAAAGAAATCTTCCCCTTTTACACTATGTGACAAGTGCTGGTTACCACGATCGGGATAGTTACCGTTAGTGCAATTGTTTGTGCATCTTTCCTTGCATGCCATACATTGGTAGTTTGTGATGGTCATTTTTCTGCTTATATTATTATTTCGGATAGGTCTGTCCTCGATATTCACACTGGTATTATTGTTATTATTGTTGTTATTGTTCTGGTGAGCACTTATATTAGGATTATCACTTGGGGGAGAAAAGATCGCGTCTGAACCAATATGTACCTTATCCGTCTCTGAACATTTTATAGTTTCTTTGCGAGTTATTTTAGAGAATGGTAAATATACAGAAAAATAAAACAATGCAACATTTCGAACTCTAGCTTTTGGGTGGCAAAATGCCATAGCCGTAGCTAATGAAGAATCGCTCAAAATGCCCGTCTCGAACAAATCTTTTCTATGGGTTATAATTCCCTCCATCATTACCTCAAATTCAATATTTAATTTTGATACAATTTCAATGTTGGGGTTTTTTTGAGAGTATATAAAGCAAGTGTTTGAAGACGTGTCATCGTCATTTTTAACTCCTGAGAATTCATTAAAATGACGCGAATATTCGGACACTCGAAAGTTTGATCCACTTTTCAAAAGCGGACACGAACCCCAGGGGTTTTTAATGTCTACAGAATCGTCTAAACAAAAATAGGCGGTGATTTTTTTAGGGATAGGGAAATCTCTAGGCCTTTGAAGTATAGGCGATTCTGCGAATGCGAGATGTTTATCTTCCACAGCATCATTTTCAAAGCTAGTTTTAGGCTGACACCACACATCTTTCACTTCCTTTCTCCTGCACGGTTTCACTGGGGGAGTTTCCATACTGCATTTCAGACCAAGGCCGTTGATAATGTATTCAGCAACAATGGGTAAGATGTCTAGCTCCACGAGTCCATTATATTGCGCAATTTTATCCACATCGAAACAAACAAAGAGCTCGGTCTGTTCTGAGAAGCCATTACTCGGCAGTAAAAACTTGTTGAATTTGTTGGGTGTGGAGGTGACCTTCTCAGATGAGGAGCGCTGCTGGTGTTGTTGCTGTTGCTGTTGCTGGAGCAGTTTTTGTTGCTGTTGCTGGAGGGCGGACAGTGTGTAGTCATGCGCACTAACTGCGTGGTTTTTGTCCTTCTTCTCAATGTCAGCAGCAGCAGCAGCTGCGGCGGCGGCGGCAGCGGCGGCAGTCTGGCGCCTCAGATGATTAGAGAATGCGAGAACGTACTTGTTTTCTCCCTCTTCATTCTCTTCTTCTTCGTCATCAACAATTATATCTTCTTCTTCTTCCTCTTCTGAATCTTCTCCATCACCATTTATGAAATCTTCCACATTTTCATCTGTTTCGTATATTTCTTCATCATCTTCAAATTCTTCTTCAAATTCTTCTTCTTTAATAGAAGGCATCGATGGAGGAGGGGAAGGTGAGGACCGAGGCGATTTTTTTGTAGAAAGAGGTATAGGGGAACTTGGTGAAACTGATCTGTGTACTTTTGTTCCATCTCTCCATTCGAAAGTAATTAGTCCATCTTCGAATATTTCTTGCACATTCGTGTACTTGTTCTTGGGTATACATCCAGAATAGGACTGCATTTCTTTGATGAAAACAGAATATAACTTCAAAAGACTTGCCCTTTCTAGACTGTTAAGGTTAAGAGTATTTTCCACATCTTGTTCGGTGATTGGTTTGTTTGTTCGATGATTTCCAAGACGGTCATTCACGAGGAGTGTTACTGTATTAGTCAACGAATCCATGGTATTTTTTGATTGAGGAATATTTTTGGGACCTTTTGAGCACGGACCTTCCTCGACCGTCGATGTCTTCACAATGATTATGAATTTGGTTTGAGTCTAATTTAAAGCCTTTGTTGGGGGGGGGGGTTATAACCCTCACTTTTTAGTCACTCTCGATCTCGTCTAACATTGGAGAGACGAAATCTGTAATCATGTTGTATTTAGCCCCGACACCTACGTGGCGCTGGACCATTCCTACTCTTCTGGGGTCTGTTTTGATATCTCCAACTAGAGCAGTAGACCTGTATATTGCGTCCGAATTCACTACACCCATAGCATTCATGTTTATATATGATATACTCATAAGTGCAATAAATGCTAGGAGACCTGCGAACGCAAAAGCTAGACCAATATTGGTGAAACGTAAAAGTGTAATATGGGACGCTACCAATACACCTATTCCTAGAACCAGAAATGCGCCGGCCATACTAGCAAGAGAAACAGTTTTCTTGAATAGGTTATCACTAGTAGTGTTGCTCCTTGTCTCTTCTTTTAGGGCAGTATTTCTTACCCATTCCTCTCCCACGTAATCTAGACGGGAGGCGTTATAGTTAACAGCAGACGAGTAATCCTTAAGAGTTTGACCTGTTTCTAGAATAATACTCCTCATTTTCTTAGTCACTGTTTCGTCATCCCTCCTTCCCTCTTGTGTGGTGGTGGTGGTGTCACTATCATCAGCAGCTGTTATTATACGCTGCCCAAAAGCGTTCATTGTTCTTCCTCCCAAGTATTCTTGAGCTGCTTCTTGTATGTAGACAAACTTACTTTTCTTTCCCATCAAAGGAGTAGAATGGAAGTATTTTTGAAGAAAATCAATCTTTGATTTTCGTGCTCCTTCTTCCTTCTTTTCTTCCCCGTTTTCTTCAGTTTGAAGGAAAACGTTGATAGCGACGATTTCTTCAGGGGTGACTGGTTGAGCTACACCCACATCTACATTTCCTGCCTTTGCAAACTCTCTCCTAAACACTAGAACCTGCTTCTTTAAATCCTCTGGGCTAAAAATGTGATCGTACCAACCTAACCCTAGCGCAAGATCCAAAATCAACCCAAGTACTTGTATTACGAATATAACAATTCCAATAACGGTTAAGGCTGACGCGGCAAGAGTTGCCAGATCGGCAAATGCCTGTATCGCTAGCCGAAGGCTTGCGGCAACTACAAATTCTATAACAGACTCCTCCAAGAATACGGAGAACGTTCTGGCTGCCAGTTGTACGGCTAACCTAGAAGTGATAGCACTCGCCGAGTCTATAAAGCCAGTAACCAAACTAGACTCCAGAGCTGAGGAGGCAAATCTAGCGCACATATTACTGGCCGCCTTAATGACTTCTCTCAATATTTGGTCCACGCCTATCATCAGAGGAATATTATCGTCCCATTCGTATCCGTCCGAAAACAGTTTACCTTCTAAAATGTCCAAGAACTGTCTCACTACTTTCACCACAAGATTTTTAACGAAAACACTCGCCTTTTCTTCCAGTTTTCTGGTCGAAGAAATTCTTGAAAGTATATCGTTCCATATTGAGGAAGAAGAACCGCTCTTGATAGATGAATTGATATCTGGTGAGTGTAAAATGTCCACAAAGGGCGCAGGGTGTTTTGGGTCTTCAGTGATATTTTCTCTTGCAAATAAAAGTGCATCTTCTTCTGTCACCGTCTCGGGTGACCATCTGCTTCTTCTATGCTGTTCGCCATTATTAATGGCCGTTTCCTTTCTTTTAGCTGAAGCGCCTTTAGAGAAAACAGATCTTTTTATGGCCAAAGTTACTCCAATTAATTTGAGAGAACTGGAAAAATGTCTTGCATATTCTGGGTTGTTTCTACTCATTTTAATCATATTTTTTAACAATAATCGTCTAGATTGACTGTCGTCCAGACCCATGACTTGAAGGCGCATAGCCGCATCCATAACAGCGTCTGCCACTCGCATGAGGCGGTCGGATTTTTTCTCTGTTCCTACTACACCTTCCCTATTAACAAACTGCATTAAAGCATCCACAGAAGATGGGTCTATTTCTACACCATCTCCGTACTGAGAACGTATTATATTCTCTGCTTTCTGGCGAGCAGATGTCTGCTCAGAAGGGAATACGTTGAACTTCTTCTTGGTGATAATTTCATCCATTTCAGATCTGGACGGAGCAGCACCCGCATCTACAATAGGGTTATCTGTCAATACAGAAACTACATCAGACCATGTATTTCCAGTTAAATTGTAAGGTTTTGGGTTAGCTAAATTGTAAGAAAGATTAGTAAAATACTGCCCAAACATTAAATGGACAAATTTCATCCATCCAGATCGATAACATGAGCCAGAGTCTGCGTCATAATACTGTTTAAAGAAATCACAATAAGCCTTTGAAATGACCACATTTTCATATTTAACTCTTTTTGAATCCCTTTCGTCATCCTCCTTGAATGCAAAGCCAGGCACGTGTGTTGTGTTGTAACCTTCAGTAAGGTCTCCAGGTCGTATCCAAGGGACAGCAGCCCACATGACTAAGCTCTGGTTCAGATATTCACACATTTTATTTCCAGTTTCATGGTCAACGTGATCTTGCATCAGGACGCCTCTGGCTACTGGCAAACCAGTATGGGGGTCTCTTTGCTTGTACCTCCGGTAACACCCTGGACCACATGCCGTGAAATGGCGCAATGTTTTTCCCTCAGGGTTCTTGACAGGAAATGAGACAGAGGTGTGTTCGGCAAAGTTGCACTCTCCTACTCTTTTTTCATTATCAGAATGAAGTATATCTGAAGGTATGCAAGAAAATGCGTCACAATCAAGTTTGCTTGAGTCATAAGAAATATCCCTGAAAGGAGCTAATTTCTGTCCTGGTTGTACTAAAAGCCCGAATTCTTTTTCCCAACCATTTTCTATTTCTTTTATGTCAATAAAAGCATAAACTGAAGGCTCAGACATTTTAAGTCTGTATATTCTTTCCTGCCTCAGCTTCTCATTAGCATATAAAAACGCATTTTTATGATCCTGTTCAGTAAATGTTGCCATGATAAAAGTTATCTTCTAGTTTCCTCCTTCAAGGACAAGGGGTGATGGTGGGTCAATTTTTTTTACTGCCTTAGCGGGGGTGTGGGGGTTTCACGATTATAAAAGGGTGGGAGGAACCGAGGAAGGTACTCACTTGTCCTCCAGACGTTGAACACTTATTACATCCCGTCTCCACTGTGTACTCCCTGTATCCAGCCATGGACTCATCTGCATCTGTCGTGTTTATGAGATTCGCCCCTCCCGGGGAGGAAACTGCACTTCCGCCCAGACGTGCCACGCCCGGTTCTGTCGCCTACGACCTATTTCCCTCTGAAGAAATGGATATCGAACCTATGGGACTGGCCAAGATCTCTACTGGATATGGAATAGACAAGTTTCCCGACGGCTGTTATGGACAAATTGTGTCACGTTCTGGGATGACATGGAAGAACAACACTAGTGTACCTACTGGAACGATTGATGTGGATTATAGGGGAGAATTGAAAGTGATTCTGCGCAACCATAGTGCAGAAAAAAGTGTGCCAATCAGAAAGGGAACCAGCATTGCCCAGTTGATTTTCTTAAGATATTGTGATGTCGAGGAAGAACAGATTGTGTATATTAATGAAACCACGGGAGAGAGAACGATTATTGACTCTAGTTCTAAAAAGGACAACAAAAATCAAGCAAGAAGCGTGCGTGGAACTGGTGGATTTGGATCTACAGATAACCCAAATTTTACTGAAACCACCGTCTCAAGAAACCAACAAGAAGAGAACAAAAAGGAAGAATTGGAAGAAGGGGAGATCGTAGAAATGGAAGGTTTTATTGACATTCCTTTTCTTGAAGGTTTCGAAAATATCCTCGCAGAACAAAGCAACGAAACTGGTGTGACATACCCTAATACGAATCAAGATGTGGAAGAAAAAGATACTAAAAATATAGATGTCGTCAGAGAATTGGAAGCTGAATTTAGTAGTGGAATTGGGAGTGGCTCCATGGACTCTTCTGACTCATCCGATTCTTCTTCTTCTTCCTCTGACTCATCCGATTCGTCTGATTCATCTGACTCTGAATCATCTGATGATTCAGAAGGAGGGGATAATAAGGTCCGAAGAATAAGACGTCATCAGTATCACCGGCGCCAGTTGAGTTATTCGGATGACGTCAATGGAGGGGGAAGAAATTCTGAGAAAATGGAGATGGACAGAGTAACTCACATAAAAACTGAACACATAAAAAGAGAGGACGAACCCAGATACGAAGAAAGAGAAAGATATATTCATCCAAGAAGAATGCAAGTGCCCAAGGACTATTATTGTGAGCAATACGAACACTACGACGCCCCTGCTGCTGCTCACCACCACCGCCACCACCAACACCGCCACCAACACCAGAGGCACTTTAACCAACCCCGCTCCAACAATTCTTCTGACGTTACTGCTTACGTCAATGAAAATTCCCCCACGAGGCCATGCCGTGATCGCAACTCTCGATTCTCAGAAAGACCCAACAATGGCGGTTATAACCGGATCAACTCAAGGTATACAACTTTCGACCCTTATAGATATGGCGCAAGAAGAGGGCGTGGAGGAGTATATTAGTATCTGGCAACCCCCGAAAATCGGATATAAAAGGGGCTGTGGATCTGGGTAGAGCACAGTCGACTACAAGTCCTCTCTGAGAACACAATAGTCCACAACCAACCAACCAACCAAGAAATCAAGATGTCTCACATCAACTCTACCTCTGCTGCCACGACTTCATCCAACACTCTGCCGATTTGCACCACTACAGCCCCTATGATTGCTGCCGCCAGAGCTGCTGCCATCGCCTCTCGGACTTCTGCTTCTGCTGTTACAAGTATCAACTCTAATTCTACGTCTTCTTCTGCAATGTTCCGAGTACCACAAGGTATCTCTGTTACGGCCATGCCTCCCGTGCCAGCACTTACATCTCTGACTGAATCTACTGGAACGAGGATGTCTTCTACACCCAATGTGGATGTTATACCTGTTCCTGGCCCCAAGAACAAGTCCAAGTCTAAGAAGAAGGATTCAAAGAGGAAGAAGAACCAGAATGGCAACCGTAGCAGTGACGAGGACGAACCATCTCTTGTTATCGACGACGGTTCTGGAAGACAGTCTAAGAACAAGAAATATTCTTGGGTCACATCTCTTGCTACTACTACGGCTGAAAGAAACAACGACACTCTCGCCCCACCTAGGCCCTTCCTTCCCACACCCGAAGAAGGAAATATATGCCTGAAATTGACGCAGGGCTAAGTAATCCAGTCACTCGCCAAATCACCGGAGAAGTTTATAGCGCTGCACTCACTTCTGGAGTTGGAGATAATGGACTATATCCTTCCCACTTCACGGTTGCTGACACTTCTTACGGAGATTGCGAAACACCCATACCTGGACCTGCTTTTGTCCTCGACGACGGGACAGTTAGCAGAGGCACATCTCTTCTGCACAGAGAAGAGGCAGAATTCTTGAATGATGGAAGTAAGGTGATCCATACCGTTAAACCAAGAAACAGCAAGTACTCCAATATTCAACGTGCCGCTAGCTGTATGGCCTACGCTGTGGACCTTCTAAACAACCATAATATCACCTCTGACCAATTTGATTTTATGGCTATGACTGCATGGGCAGCCCGTCAACGTTGTGGAGAAATGGCCAAGTTTTTTGAGAAGCGCGATAAGGACATCGGAGAATATAGGAATAAGGTGGTCCAATACAACAGAGGCATCTTTACACGCACCACTGAAATGAATAAACGCGCAAAGATTATCCTGGAACAACAACAACGCCGTGAAGCTGCTGCCGCTGCCGCTGCCACCGGTGCCACCGCCCCTATCCCTACAACTTCTGCTGCCGGAGTTGGTGCTACTTCTTCTGCTACTACTAACTCTCTCGAATATCAAGAAATCAGATACCAGTAAAAAAAAGGAAGAAATTGTATCAATTTTTTCTCTCAATGTATGTGTACAAATTTTGTAGTGCTTTTTTATATATAATGCAAATAAAACAATATAAATGTATCTCTATATTTTATTCAAACCATTATTATTATTATTATTCTTCAATACCACTATCTTCTTCTTCTTCATACTCTTCAAAATTGTTGCCATTATAGTCCCTTAATACGTTTCCAATCCTCAATAAACGGGCTTCTTCTGAGATGGTTAAACTTGCAGAGAATACGAAGCTTTTTCCGACAAGATCCAGATTGACAGGTGTAATGTTTTTAAGTAGTTTATGTCCTAGAAATCCAACAAATGAAGCTACCATGAGGTTCCAGACGATTTGAGTTGGACTGCAAGATGCACAAGTGGTCAGAAAAAAGGTACCGACTACTAAAAATAATGTCTTATTTGAAATATCCATGGTGATTATATTTATTAAATATAAACATGAAAGGGATTAAGAAGGGTTGTTATTTAAAACTCCCATCTCTCCAGTTCTTATATGCACACTGGTAGTAGGACATACAAACAAAGAGGAGTAAGAAATGAGGAAAAGTTTAGAGAGCTAATTCAGTTATATTTTCTATATAAAAAATGAGATTAGAACACTCACATGTGTACAGCCAGATATCTGGAGAGGAAATTCCCCAGTTATGATATCACTAATTTTTTTTCTTACCCAGATATCTGGAGAGGAAATTCCCCAGTTATGATATCACTAATTTTTTTTCTTACCCAGATATCTGGAGAGGAAATTCCCCAGTTATGATATCACTAATTTTTTTCTTGTCGCGCCCAGAAGCGCTCACACGTGTACAGCCAGATATCTGGAGAGGAAATTCCCCAGTTATGATATCACTAATTTTTTTCTTGTCGCGCCCAGAAGCGCTCACACGTGTACAGCCAGATATCTGGAGAGGAAATTCCCCAGTTATGATATCACCAAGTCACCCCTTCCCTCCCTTTCTAGGAAGTGGTGTTTTTACTTGCGTGTGATTAACATTGAGGGATGAACCCCTAGCCAGATTCACACCCCTCTCTAAGACTCCCCTGTGGTCTGCTTTAGGTCAGGGGTCTGGTCTGATTCTGCCAGAGTGTAGTTTCAAAAATACATCATTTTATATGTATATTTTTAAAGGTTTTTAAAAAAATAGAATCATATATAAAACATTAGTTTATTGGTATCTTATTTACACAATATACAGAAAATGTCACATATCAACCAATCAATCAGTCATCCATGTCGTTGCGAACCCTTTCCCTGCACTTGGGAACATCACATGAAGCGTCTCTGCAAACAATGTAGTGATATGCGAGCATGGATGTACATGACCTCCTTACGATACATCTATTACAATATTGTCCATGTCTAATTACAGTCTTCGCCCATTTGCACATGGCAGTACATACATCCATATTACAAAAGAAAGCGTGGGAAATGTTACTACAGAATTTGGGGACTGTTCCTCTACGCTTTGCAAGAGAGAAGGATCCCTTGAACCACTCCTGGACAACATTACAAGTCTGTCCCTTGTTATATGATGGAACAAGAGGGGATAGATATTTGGCCATATACTCATAAAATGGATGAAAGACTTTATCCTCTTCGTAATTGTAAGAATTGGGAATACTTGGATCATCTTCGTCACATTCTAAGGGGAACGTGGGAGGGACAAATCCATTAGGCACTACTACATTCGCACCTCCTGTGAAGCAGGTAGGAATTGGGGTGTTAGACAGGGGAGATGTTCCTGTATTTGCACTCATTCTAGAATTTCCACCTCCTCTGGAAGGCGAATAAAGCCACATCATGTCCAATTCTGGTACATCATTCGTTAAAGGAGTAATTACCAATCTTGGGGGAGGGTTGGGAAGTGGGTTGGTATTCACACCCACTGATGAAGTCTCTATGGGGTTGGTATTTGTTCCCATTGATTGGAATTCTTGCATATCAGTATTTGTTCCCATCGTTTGGAATTCTTGCACATCAGTGCTTGTTCCCATATTACTAGTGTCAGGCGTGAGACGCCTCTTCTTACTGGCACTCCCATTGGTCTTTTGTTCTTCCCTCTTGTGGAACACTACAGTATCAAAATTTTCTCCTGTTGCATACTCTGACGCATCGCCATGTATTCCTCCATCATCTTTATCAAAGCATACGACAACTCCATTAACTATCCAACAAAGGTTAGTATAGAATGTCATATCACTGCACAGTGTGTCTGCACGAGCAATCAGATTGGGGAAAGCTTTGTTCAATACTCTTGAAACAAACATCCTTGGGACCTTGTATTCATCTCCATGTTCAGCCAAGAATCTTTGTTCCAAGTGAGCCAAAAATACACCTCCCCTTTTACCGGGAGGGGCCATGCATACATTCTCGTGAATCCATTTCCTCAAAGCCTTTCTCCCCTTAAGGAATTGACATTTCTTGAACCCTTTCTTATTATGCATGGCAGGTGTGGGAGGAGGAAATACATAGGAAGAAGTATACACATCTATGGATGGGGTGGGCAATTCAGCGCAAAATTGAGGAGGGGCGACACCGCACATATCGATACTAGGGTCAACTTTATAAAGGGAAATGTTTGCCCTTGTTTTATAATCTGCTGCGACAGGAGGTTCTCCTCCTACATATAGGTGAGGGAGAGGATCTTTCATCATCTTTTTGAGTTTCTTAATTTCCTTCCTCTTTTTCTTTTCCATTTTTTTCAATTCAGCTTCAGAGATCCCGACAGGGATAGAAGAAGAGGCGGCAATAGACGGTGCTGATGCTGCTGCTGCTCCTTCTTCGTCACATTCATCCGAATCAGTATCCATGATGGATCGAGGAGTAGGAAGTGGTGTTGTTGTAGAGGGAGGAGGGAAAGGGGCAGTAGAAGTTGATGGCATGTTATCTGAATCACCAAACATATCAAAGTTTGATCCAAAACATTCTTCTTCTCCCTTGTTATCGTCCTCATCGTTATCACTAAAAGATACAGTTTCCATGTACGAAAAAATGGGGGGACGGTTCGAGACTTCTTGCTTGACATCTTTTTCGTCTTCTTCGTCATCATCATCGTCATCATCCCACAAAGACGATGGAGAGGTCGTCGAGGACATAGATGGAGGGGGTGTGGGGTAGTAATTGTATTGGTGGCATTGTTGTTGAAATGAATCAGAAAATTGATAGTCAGAAGTGAATGGGGAGGAAGTATAGAGAGGAGAAGGAGCATAAGGGCGATAGGGGGATTGGTGAGGGAGAGCAGTAGAGAATTTGTGTTGTTTTTTGTATTGCTGTGGTTTTAGAAAGACTCCCGAATCTGCAAAGACACAGAAAGAAAGGAGAAGCTTAGAATTTTTGTTGTTGTTTTAATGGCAGAAATAATCATGTTTTTTTTCTTTCCTTACACACTATAGTTAGTTTAATCATGCAAATGGGGTTGATTTTAAACATATAATACATTGGTTTTCTTTTATTTTGTTTGTTATTAAGACATGTAAAAATATTATAAAAATATAGTTCTTCTTGTTAAGTACTAAGATTATTATTGTACATTGATTGAGTATCATTTGAGTCGGTCAGGCAGACCTCTGTACTACATTATTAGTGGTGTTAACATTATCACGCTTCTTGTTATAGGGCCTAACTGGCTTTGTGTGCTTGCGTGACAAGAAATCACCAAGCTCATCTTTCTTAGGACTAAAACTTCTAAAACTAGGTGGAGACTGTACAACAGTCTTCTTGACATTTTGAGTATTGATTGAGCATTGTTGGTTCTGTTTCTTATCACTTGTGGAGGAAGAAGAGTGTTTACGAGAGTGGCTTTTATTATGGCTTTTAGGCTGTGCTTCTGCATCACTATCTGATGACGACATGCATGTTGTACTATTAACATTGTTGTATGAGTTATTTACATCACTATTTACAGCATCATATTTAGGGGAATGTTTAACATGAGCTTTTGGTGACTTGTGAACCTTTGATGTTGATTTCATATCCCTTTCATCCTCTGATTCTTCATCACTACTCATACAATGAGAAGAAGAAGCAGAACCAGAGGAACCACGGTGGGACTTGTTACGCCTCTTTTTCAAGTGCTTCTTACGTTTAGGGGCTTCCTTTTCAACCTCATTTGTTTCACTATCATCATCAGTGTCAAAAAGTGAACCTGCCCTAGACCTCTTAATAGAACTGCAATTATCAATATCCTTTCTGGGGGCTGAGTTGCTAGAAGGGTGAATCGGGGAGGTAAAGCATGTGGTGGTTATAATGTTATCAGTCTCGGTGGCTTTAAGAAGATCATCGAAACCTGTGCATTCATTATCAGTACCATCTGGTAGGGTGATGCCCTCAAAGAATTTTGCGGTCACGTCGCATTCGCCAGGTTGCATTACTATATCGCCAGGTAAACCGTCCAACATGTCCAAAAAGTCATTTCCAACATCGGAAGTGCAAGTGGCAGCAGCGGGCACAGCTGCTGGTTCAGTAGGGGAAGTATTACCAGCTACTGAAAGGTCATCTCCTCTTACGAATGAAGAGTAACTAAATCCTGTCTTGAGTGCAAGTGTCGCTGCCTTGGGTGAGGTTGTAGCAACGATAGGCTCAGGCGCAGGAATTTCTTCCATCATCTCATCAACTGCAGTCTGGAGTATGTCCAATGATGGTGATAGTTGTTGTTGTTGTTCTTCTTCTACTCTCATTCTCTTGGGAGAGGAAGCAGCTTCTGATGGCCTTTCACTTAGCCTCTTTCTCTTCTGAATCTTGGCAGGTACTTCCTCTTCTTTCTTCTTTTCAGCTTCATTTTCACTGCTACTACTGCTGCTGCTACTACTGCTGCTACTACTACTACTGCTGCTACTGCTGCTACTACTGCTGCTGCTGCTATCACTGTCGCTGTCACTATCTGCATCCTTATTCTCCTCTTCTCTTTCTGGTTGTTGTTGTTGTTGTTGTTCTTCTTCTTGGTTCTCATTACCATTGCTTTCTTCTTCTGGCTGTTGTTGTTGTTCTTCTTCCTTCTCCTCCTCCATTTCTTCCTGTGCTGGTGCGTCTCCGTCATCTTCCTTATCAGATCCTTCTTCCCTTTCTACTTCCTCTTCCTCCTCTTCTTCCATCTGCTCTTCTTCCTCTTCCTCTTCCTCCACATTAGAAGGTACGAGGGGTGTTGTCGGGGCAGCAACAACAGATGTAGGCCTGAAGAATTCTTCCTCTGTTCTCTCACACACCTCATCATCGGAATCAATCTCAAAATACAGGGTCTTCTCGGCTTGTACTCTATTATTCTTCTTTTCTTCTGCTGGATTCACCTTGATGATGTTTTCGTCCTCAATTTTTGAGACTCCCTTTACGCCATCCTTTGTCTTGTACATCAATTCAATGATTGTGTCACCGTGAATATCATCACTAGAGGCGGATGTTACCGTCACAATATTTGCAAATGGGAATGCACTCTGTCCCTCTTCCAGTTTATTGTATTGATTAAGTCCTGTGCGGAGAAGTTGTTTGGCGTATAACTCACTGTGCTTTTTGCACCCTTCTGTGTCATACTTGATAAACTGACAATTTTCGTATTCAGGCAGGTCCCAGTCATCAAACAAAGTCCCCGACTTCAATCCTGCGGCAACCTTTGCGTATACAGCCATAGGAGGCACAAGTTCTTCCACTTCCGGATGTTGGAATTGCTTTGCAAACATATACTTTTGAATCCCCTTAGCGCACACCTTTACAATGTCAATACCCATGAATGCCATCAAGTTAGCTGGGAGTCTAGGTTTCTTCCCATTCTTGTTACCCCAGCTCTTGTCCAGATCAGGGTTAACATTATCGTGGAACAGAAACTTTGACTTGTCATTATAATAAACAGTCCCCTTAATTGACGCTTCATACACGGCCCTGGCGGCTGAGGCATAGTTTGAGCGAGTGAGGATATAGTTACGGAAGCGTTTAACGCCAGCAGTATCCCCCTCTACAAACTTATCCCATGCAGTCAAAAATCCCTTGCAAAACATTGAACGGTCATATTTGGAGGGGTTAATCTCAGAGATGAACACATTAAAGGTATGAATTTCTAGGGGGGTAAGGGCAGTTTTACGGCACATTTTACTCAAATCTTCATCTACATTTACCTCTTCTTTAGGGATGGTGCTCTTACTTGTAAGAGTTTCAACTTGGGGAAAAACAAAGTCATCCAAATTAACATCAACAGGGGCACCGGCAAACATGCCATGATTGTCCCCATCTACATTATTAAAGGGATTTTTGGCTGTGGCTGTAACTTTCTTTGATCTTCCGCCGCCACTGTTATTACTACCACCAACACGCTTGTTACTGATGTTGTTACTATTATTAGAGGTCGAGGGTTTGTTGTTGTTGTTAACAACAGTTGATGGGACACTATTATTATTACTTGGAGCCACATCAAGTGATCCAAAAACAACATGTCCAAACAACTGGTTAAGTACGTTCACATTAGACACTTTAGTCACCAAAAACTTGAACACTTGGATTATAAACAGGGTGCAAACTAAGACTGTCCTAGAGACAGGGGAACTATTACTATTAGAGCCACTACCACACTCTTCAAGCAAACTCCACACGTTTTGAAACATACCAGAAATTTGAGCGGAAGTTGATGAGTCGACTTCTTGTCCAGAGGGGAGGCTTGAAGGGTTGATGACGTCATCAGAGACTGGAGAGAAGTTTGCAGACACTCCCATTTCTTCGTCCTCACTCTTCATAAGGGCGAACATCTGCCTCTCAGTCACGGGGCGTTGGGGCATACTTGCACACAAGGCAGAGTAGTTAAAATCGTCTCCTTGGAACTCCATGGCTTTAACTTCTCTCATCACAATGTTGGTGGTGAAGCGGGTCTTCTGGCAAAAGCTCACCAGTGCCTTCACAACCTTCGCACCAACACAAGCAGCCGGGGACGAAGTTTGGGCGCCTTCGGGAGATAGAGGTCCGGACATCACCTTATCCAAGAGATCGGCTGCAGCGTTCAGGTGAGGCGGGGCCATTGTGAAACATCCATAGTCTCCGTACTGGTTGGAGATTTCTGTCAAAGAGTAAAGGAATTGGACTTAGAATATTTTTCACTTCAACCAACAAAATATTCAGCATAACATAGAAAATTTCAAAGTCCAAAGTGTATAGTGAGAACTTGTGCTTACCTTGTATGAATTGGAAGATCTTCTCGTGCTCCTCGAATAGATGGAGCAAGTGTTTCTTCATATCAGACCGGCGAGAGCTAGTCGAGACGTATGAAGTTAGTTCCTTTAGTTCCTCAGAACTAAGTAACTTAGAGTCCAACATGGTGTAAGGACTTGGTGCGGCGGGGGCTGGAGAGGCCATTCTTGTAGCTTGAGTATTGGCAGGTCTCTTCTAGGTAGAAGGAGAGAGAGTGCTTGTTGTGTTGCTCTTCTGCTGGCTTGCAGAGAACTGATGCTTCTGGCCTGGCCGCGCCGCCTTATATACACCGCTAGCGCCTGGGGGCATAAATGGTGCCGGTTAGGGATAAAAGGGAAGACTGGGGTCCAGATCTGGTTATGGGTTGGCTCGGCAAGAACAGGGTGTTGAAACTGGAGCGAGTGAATAAGGTGGGGGAATATAGAGGTGATGGGTGAGATGGGGGTATAGGTGAGATGGGGTGAGAGATATGGGGTGAGGTGGTGGTAGACAGGGGACAAGGATAAGGATAGGATAAGAAGGACAAGGTGGGTCATCCAGATCCAGATCTTCTTACCCAACGCTTACATGTTGTTATAACACCCTTAGGTCCTCCCCATTTAGTGCCGGGGGTGGATTTAGACCCCTAAACAGGGTATGGCCAGGAGTGAACCCGTAGCCAGATCTGGACCCCACTCTGTTGGAGAACTGGCGTTCGACGGCAAATTTCTGGAAGTGGGGGTGAGGGGGGACAACTTGTATATAAGCGAGCCGGGGCAGGCCAGAAGCATCAGTCTCAGCAGAGGCACAGCCAAGCATACAAGCTCCAGTTCCAGCTCCAGCTCTAGCAGCCAACCCGAGCTTATCCAACGCTCTTACTACTACTACTACTACTAGTGCAGTGCAGTGACAATAGTGGACTATTACCACTACTACTTCTACTACTACGTCACCAGTGCAGTGTAGTGCCCAACAGTAAAACTGTTGTTTTCTGGATTTACTTCAGTCTCCGCTCCAAACCCATCAAAAGTAAGTACCAATAATATACTATTATTGTTGTTGTTTTTTTTGATTAACGTAACGTTAAATATTATGGGCTATTTTTTATATAAAAAACACATCACTTTATTAGTGTGCCGGGCGTTGAATTAATCGTGTATTTGTTGTTGTTTCTTCCATAGGCAATGGGGGGACCCACTGTAATTACTACTACCATCAATACTGGTGGAGACCACCACCACCAGCAGTATGTTTACCATCAGGGGAATAAAAAACGGCCTGTGGAAGAATATAACAACAACAACTACGCGTCTGGTTCAACCTCCGAAGCCACAACTGTTCCCGCTTACAACAACAACAACAACAACATCACTATCAAGACTTGGGATGACGTCATCAACCTTAGCATCACGCCCCCTCCCCCTAAACGTTTCAAGAAGTCTGAAGTTGCTCCCTCTCCTCCCACTACTCGCACCTTTTCAAACGTGTGTGCGTCCAAGGTGATTAGGCAGTGTAAGAGGCAGTATAATGAGTGGATTGAACGTGATTCCCCTTACTACTTTAAAGGCATTGAGAAGAGTTGTAGTCTTGAGGACAATTATGATACCTGTCAACAGTTGAGAATTGGCCATAGGTCAATTGTTAAGTCTAGCAAGTATGTCCATGATACCTGTTTCTATGGAAAGGACCCTAAAGTTGGCTTCTATTGGCCCACCTCTTCTTGCGATGAAGAGATGAGATTTTTTGACACTAGACACATTCTTAAGGAGTTGTCTAGTCGTAATATTCCGTCCTCCCAGATTATGGACATAATGTATATGGCTGTAGAGGTGTTCCAATTGCCTTCAAGTGCCTGTGAGCGAATTAGACAAAAGACTAGCACGCTAATTAAGGAAGTTTCTGACCAGTGTGAGAACTGGGAAAACTTCCGTAAGACTGCTCGTGGTTGTTTGTCTGATTTGGTCGAAGTGCCTGAAGATGTGAAGGACTTTAACACTTTCATCTGTCCCTGGGAGACCTTTTTTGAGATTAAATATGGGGTCTATTACATTGTGAATAGGGGGACTGTTGTCAAGTTTATGAAGGATATGAACTATGAAGAGTTTGTTTTTGAGTGTGTTAATGGCCTTTCTGTATACAGAAAGAATATTAAGGGGGTAGTTGGGGTGACTGGTGTGTGTCCTCAGGGGTTATGTTTAGAGATGCCATTTGCAGGTATCAGTATTGATGATGTCATTAGGTGTGTCAAGGATAGTTTAGATGGTGGGGAGTATTATGAGTCAAGGGACGCACGCTTGTTGTATGGGGTTGTCATGCTTCAAAGGATGGGACGTTTACCAGAGGTAAAGGGGGTTGATACAGTCGCACCAATAACAGACTCTTTCATTGCCCGAAAGGTTGTAAGAAGTATGTTTGAAAAACTAAAGGTGAACATGCCTTTTGTTTTGGCTGAGACTTGTAATGTAATTACAAGAGTTGCAAATGAGGGAATTATTAATGTCGATATAAAGGCTGATAACTTTGTTATAGATAGCATATCTGGCCAACCTAAAATGATTGACTTGGGACTCTCATACCCTCTAGGTTATTGTTACAACGATGAATATTTTAGGAACACGGAAGAACTAATCAGGCAGTACATTCACACACCTCCCGAGTTCTTTAGGGGACACTGTCTAGGTGCCTATTCAATGACGTACAGTTTCAGTGTAATGGCTTCCAGTATACTGGAAGATGTTGTTGCTTGTTCTAACATGGAAGGCCCTGCCTTTAATTTGATGTCAAACATGCACTTTTTGATGTTGTTGCAAAGCGGAACAGACACTGATTTCTATCAAAATCGCCCTTCAATCACAGAATATGCCCTTGCCATGAAGCACATATTCCCTTTTAAGGGGACTGTAATGAACCTGTTTAAAGTAAAGAAATGAGTTGCTATAGCGTTGGCTTTTCTCCCTCTTTAAAGTAAACAACAACAACAACAAGATGGCTGAAACCGTCGCCGTTGATGAGGTGCCTACCTGTCCCATCTGTATGGGTGATTACGATTCGGACACGGATTGCTATAACTGGTCAAATGGAGGGATGCCGTGTTGCAGGAAAAGTGTCCACCTGGAGTGTCTTTTCACCTGGAGATTTGAAGAGCATATGGTGAATGAAAATCACCTGTTATGTCCCATGTGTAGGGCCTATATACCCCCTGTGTGGTTCTTCCGTAAAGTGTATGAAGAGGTGTACAAGTATGCCTCTTTTCACTCATTTTTGTTGTCTGCTGACTATGTTAATGATGAAGGTGTAAAGGATACCCTTAATAAGATGTCAACTATTCTAGCACCTACTTTCTTTGTCCCCAATGCCAAAGGTGTTAATGAGAATGAGGATGTTTATATGGAGAGGGCTTATACCAAGTTGAGTTTCATGCTTGAAACTCTATCTAGACAGGAAATGCATGCATTCAGTGAAGAGACCTTTGAAGATAATCATGAGGCAGCTTTAATGGGTAAATTCAAGGATATCCCCCCTTATGAATATGAAGGTGAATGGCTTAAGTATGTAGCTCCCAATACTATTGACATTACTCAATGCTTGAGTAATGATGATGATGATGATGAAGGTGATAATAATGTCTCCCCTAGTTTGTTGTCTGGTGTGACATCCTTCAATTTCATTGAAGATGATGAGGATACTGTAGTGTTTGTCCCCCCAGAGGTAGATGATAATGATGACTCAGAGTCACTTCCTGACTTGACTGTTCCCCCTAGAAGTAACAATATTACCTTTGATACTATTAGTGGTATTAGTAGTTCACTTTATGATGTTAATGATGATGATGATGATGATGACACAATGTCTTTGCCTGACTTGAATATGCCTAGTGCTTCTACGTCATCCGCCCCTACCTCATCCGCCCCTACCTCAACCTCTCTTAACATTAATGTTAACCTTTGTTTTAATGTTGATTCAGACTCTGATGACGAAGAAGTAATACCTTCTTCGTCATCAGTGAATCAGCCCTCTACTTCCTCAGGAAGTAGTAGTAGTAGTAGTAACAGTAGAAAGAGGCCAAGGTATGGGCGTGACGAGGACAGGATGTCTAATATTTCCTCTGAGAGTAAGAGACTGTGTGTAGATGTCAAGAGGTATATGTGTAGACTCGATAATATTGATGAGGAGTATAATGAGATTGCCAATAGGTATCTGGCTGAACTTTCTGCTCTTAGAGAAAGGAGACAGGAAACTGAGAATAAGCTTGGAGATTGTATATCTAGAGGTAACCTGTTCCATACAACTGTCAATGATGTAATTGGTAAGAGTTTGTGCTCTAAGAAATTGAAGGTGAAGCGTAAGTACGCTTCAAAGTGGAGTGCTAATAAGCAGCTAATTGGTTCCTGTCTCATTAAGTCAGCCTCTAATAATGCTAGGTTGGATGACGAAATTGCACATGTACACAGTTCATTGTTGAATGGGTTTGATACTGACCCTTCGGAAGCTGATCAAATATCTTCCCTGCCCAATCTATAAAGTGATGTGTTTTTGTATATGCCTGCCTGTAAATGATGTACAAATTTTCTACTGCCTTTTATTAAAATAAAAGAATGTTACATTATAATGCATTTTATTACATGTGTTACCCCCTTGTTTTTTAGAGTCATTAAAAATGGCCGGAACTGACATCATCAGCAGCAGCAGCAGCGGCAGCAGCAGCAGCAAGAAGGGAGGGTGTATCGTCAGCAAGAAAGGAAAGACAATAAAAGGGAAGAATATCGTCTTTAAGACATCAATCAAAACTTCCTCTTCATCAGAAATGATGAAGAAACATAAGAAAAGAATGGAAATAAAGGATATGGTTAAGAAGTGTGCCAGCTGTAAGAAGGTTGATTATAGCTCATCAACCTTGGAAAATGATGCTCTGAGAGCATCTATAGAAAGTACCTGCTCAGCACTCAATAGGTTTCCTGAAATAAAGTATGGGGAAGGGGAGATAGGGGATGTTTTGAGTGCAATTAGGCTAATGGCGGGATGTCTTCTTGCAAAGAATGAAAAGTCCTTTTATAAGTTTTTCTTGAGGGGTTTTCAGTTTGATAAGAATGGGTTCATGATGTTGTCTGAAGGTATGAAAAGGATTGAGAAAATGCATACTAAAATAGCTAAGAAGGTTTTTGGAGGCTGTAAGGCCGCCCCTCTAAAAGAGGACAGGGAGGGCAAAATACCTTGCCAGGAGTTCCATAAACCTAGTTCATATAAGGGTGAATATACCACTCCTTTACCCCCCACTCCTGCTCCTGTCAAGGTGTTGCCCCCTCTTCTTCCCTATAAGAATGTAAAAAATAAGCCAGTTTTTGTGCCTGACTTGGCTGTAGGGGAGGCTAAGAAACCATGCTGGGTTCACAAACTCTTCTCTGATGACCCTGAGGAAAGAAAACGGCTCTTTGAGAGGCATCAGGCAGGAAGGCGTGACGCCCTCATGGAAGATTATGGTGTTATTCCTAATAATGACAATGAAGCAGAAGACACTGAGAGGTTTGTGTCTAACGCACTTGAATACCAGGCACAGATGTTGGAGTTGCTAGACACGGCTAATATGCCCCCTCCCGCATCCACACCTGTTAGAAGGGGAAGAACAAGGATTGTGAGGGACTATGATGCTAGTCCTGTACCTTCTCCTTATTCTTCACCTCTTCACACCCCCTTTGATGCACCAAATGTTAATTTGAACCCAGGTTCAGGTAGGATGGTTGATAGGGTCAGAGACGGCAGACGCAACACTTCACGGAGGACATCTGCCGTCATGGCCAGGAGGATTAATCAGCTCCAGCACCAGTTTCTGTACTATAGCTCTGATAGTGATTTTTAATGAAATGTACATGAAATGTATATAAGATTAAGAGTTAAATAAAACTACATGAAATGTATCCAATTTTTTATTTGTCCTCCATCAAACTACTACTATACATATTTCATAGACTGCATTCGCATCAGCTCCTTCGATTTCCGGTAAGTTGAGGGTAAATGATGCCTCTGTTTTTTTCTCATCCATGTAGAGGCTACTCATATCTGCCTCTATAAAACAGTTGTTGCAGTTTAAAAGTAATGGCGCCTGCACATCTGCGTCTTCAGAGATGGAAGCAAGATAACCTGTCACTGAAGGGATGATTGTTATTAGGTTGTTTATGGTATCGCCTCTCCATTTTATATTAAAGGTCATCTTTCTTCCTTCAACTGTATGTTCCGCTTCGACCTTGCTGTACGAATCTGGTATTTCATAGTCCTTTATAGCCATTTTACAATACCAGCCATATATAGGGGTGTTATAATAGGTTGCTGCCTTGTCATCATCATTATCGAGTGTTGATCTTGCAAGGTTATTGACAAATACAGTATACCTTATAATACCACAACCCATTATAGCCTTGAGCCAGTCCTTTGTTCCTGTTATACTTTCTGCAACAAAATCTCGCTGTCTAGATAAGATGGCTCCAGTAGCTAGACTCTTCATGTCATTGAGCTTTTTACGGCCATCAATAAAGTCCCCACTCTGAAGGTTATCACCTATATTTTTTTTCACCATACCTTCTAAGGTATCTTCGAAAAGGGAAAATGCAGTCCCATTAGTTGTGACATTATTGACTGTTTCAGATATGTCAGATGTTGTTTGGGATCGTATTTTATCCACAATTTGTCTTATTTTCTCTTCTGAAGATGATTCAACATTTCTGTCCAGGAATGTGTTTAGCTTATCGTGATGCTGCATATGTGTGGGTGAGTACATCAACTCTCGTAGGGCAGCAGAAACATTCCCTATAGTTATATCCTTTTCCTGTAATGCCATTATTATTATTATTATTATTATTTCCTCAATAAAACCCTAGTGCGTGTATTATGATACTCCCTTCTGGTTCATCAGGAATTTTCCTTACGAATGAAAAGTAAGTACTACGCCCTTTAAGAGCCTTTGTTTTCTGAACATTATATGGTATAAACATTTCCTCCTTGGACACCCCCTTCTTTGTTTCGTAGTCTATAAAAAACACCATCCTCATAACATTATACTGCTGGTTGGCAACTCTAATAATGAGATTTTCAGCTACATTATTGGGTCTTTTTTCAATCTTGGTCATAAAAACCAATTCTTTCGAACCTGCATTTTCTTCGTACCTGCCCCTGCGAATGGTGCCGTATTCTCTAATACCCATGATAGGTGAAGGATTATAAACCTCTTCGATTTTTCCATTAATCGCATCGATACGTAAACTGTTCATAGATACGTATTTTGGAGTAGTTGCTCCTGGAACGTTTTTATATTCTGCCTTTAAAGCACTTTCAAAACCCGGTGTATCTTCAAAGAGATGGAAGGTTCCTCCATCTCCAGTTGAAATTTTTCCAAAATCATGCATAAATTCCCTATTGTCATTTAATTCCTTATCTGTCATTGCTCTAATTTTTTCGGTTACATTTTCTTTAACAGTATTCTCTTTGATAACATTAGCCACTATACTTCTTATAGTGTCCTCTCTTTCTTCCTTTGTGCCCATAATCTTCTCCATTGTGGTTTCTTCATTTATTTTACCCCTAATTTTTTCCATGAATTGACGGCGCAAAATAGCCGTACCCACATCAATAGACCCATAACTAGGAGAGGCCCTTTTTGCAATTGTTTCTATCTTATCCAAAATAACCCCTTCCATCTCACTGAGTATTTCTGATGTTGGCGTTTGTGTATCTTCCTACACCTAGTCTTTTACCTAAAATTTCTACTGCCTTGGCATCCGTCAGAGGTCTTTCTGCTTCGTCAAATGAAGGGAAAACAGTATCACTCATAAAGAGAATATTTAGAGCCATGAGAGGAGTTGACTTGTTACTCAGACCACAAACAAATTCAGTGGTATCGTACTTGTCTATTACAAATAGATAGGTCTTTTCCTTTGCTGTGCTAGTGCCATAGATGTAGTGTCCGGAAGCTGCTCCAACTGGCGTAGTTAGAGGAGTAATATTGGCCACTATACCTACACATCCATTATTGATGGATACAGTAACTTCCCTTTTCTCCTTATTTACTTTAAAGGAGAAGAAAACTTGATTGAATGCAGGGAAGAAAGATTTGTAGGTCTGTTCGTCCACAACAATAAACTCGACATTACGGATGAGACTATTTCCTGCCTTCTCTTTTATTGTTTCAGATTCAAAATCAACGAGGACAGCTACATTTCCAGTAGTTACCTCATATTTTTTACCTTTATAAAATGTAGAGGATATTCTTTCTATACTATTTATATCTGAGAACCCTAATACCTTTTCAGAGTACGTGTCATATTTTTTCGGATCGAAATGAGTTGTCCATAAATAATCAGTCTCTGGGATGTTATCAAAGATGAGACGGGTCATGTCTTCATAGTCAAAATTTTCTAATTGATTTTTCACTTCAGCCATAACAATGTCCTTAAATTGTTCCTCTGTTAAATCTAGAGTTGAAAGGATAAAGTTTTTGTCTGTGTCATCCTTAAACACTTCACGTTCTACGGTTGCTTCTCTGAATGGCTCTGAAAAGTTATTGATTCTCGCCTCAGTTTCTTCCATTATCTTATCAGTTGAATCATTCATTGCCCGTCTAAAGGCCACTCCTTGATCCTTTGACACTTCTTGAAAGATGACGTTTGCAACTCTAGTTCTTAGTTCAGCCTTCTTTTGAGGAGAAAGATCTACGTATCCATCTCCACCGTCAGGTGAAGGTTGAGTTGGTGTCGTTGTTGTTCCTCCTCCTCCTTCTACCCCATTATCTACATCAGATAATTCTGAGGAAGAGGATGAAGAAGGGTAATATTTGCGTTTACCTACCCTATAAAATATAAAGGATGAAACGGAAGCTATTAATGCTACCGTTATTATAATCCCTAAAACCTGTAACAGATTTAACCCTGGCCGTTTGCTTGGCGGTAAAATAGAAGTATTAGAATCCATATCTTCTGTTTTTATCCACCTCCTCTATATAGGTGAAGGAGCTATCGAAAAGTAGATATCTACATACTTTATTCTTGATTTTATATACTATAAAAACTAAAATCATGGGTGTTGAATAAAAAGGATTATTGTTTCTTATGGGGTTTTATTATACAAAGAATCCAGAAATCTCATCACATGTCAAATCAGAATGACCCACTCCATGGCCTTCAATAACGTATGACACTGGGCCTGGGTACTTGCACCTACACGCATTACATACAGAAAACATTGGGTTTGATGCATTGTCAACAATCACCTTTACTACCTTTGCACCAATTGCTAGTAGTTTTTGGTACATCCATATGGATGCCGCATTTTCTACAGTATTATTCCTATCAACAAACACAAAGAAAGTCACATCCCTAGCCATCCATTTCATGGCTAGCGAAGTAAAATATCCCCCACGTGAACCATCCCCACCGTCCATGTATTGGGGAAAAGTACAGTACTGTCCATGTCGATCAGTCTCTTCAATCCAGTTGCTGATAAACTCTTGAAGGAATAATGCCAAGCAGTTTGTCTTGACATGGGAACCACTGTTGAGATTCTCCATATCTTCTGCATTATCTTCGAGCCAGAAATACGACATAGCACCTCCACTTGCTTCAAAATTCCCACACTTTCCTTGCCGTACGAGACGCCTCTTCATCACCTCAATACCAGAGTTGGGGAGTAGACTTTCAAAGAATATGATATTGGGGCGGGTAGGGTCTGTTGTTGTGCCAGCCGTCAAGTCCATATTGGCAAAGAGATTTGTAGAGTCTTCAAAATTAAAGGCCATCTTGAGTGGAGAGAGAGAGCTAGTTATAAGCGTGTGTGTGCGCTCTTGTGACTGAATCGAGGAGCTAACACGGGCTCTTATATACACAAATATGCTCCGCCCACAACAGCGATTACACCATTTCTAGGAATAAATGAGTAACAAGGAAATTCCTTAACATGATTCAAACAGCCATTTTCATCTGCAAGTTTCCACTGTGTGGTTGATACCCCTCAAGATAAAACATGTCGATAGTAAAGTCCTCAATTTTTTCTGGAGCCATTAAAATCCTCAACTTAGGGAATGGTCTAGGGACGCGGCACAACTGCTTCTTTAACACCTCAATGTGGGTATTATAAATGTGTGCGTCACCAAGAGTGAGGATAAACTCTCCCGGTTTTAGACCCACCATACTGGCCATCAGATGAGTCAGAAGAGAGTATGATGCAATATTGAAGGGCACGCCCAACCCGACATCTCCGCTTCGCTGATACAACTGGCACGACAATTCTCCATTAGCCACATAAAATTGAGCAGTCATGTGGCATGGAGGAAGAGCCATAAGGTGAAGATCCATAGGATTCCATGCCGTCATAATCATCCTTCTATCATCTGGATTTTCTCTCAGGGTCTTTAGTATATTGGCCAATTGATCAATACCCTTTCCAGTATAATCGGAAGAACAGGTATCATATTCAGCACCAAAATGACGCCATTGGAATCCGTATACGGGTCCCAAATCTCCCTCTGCTCTATCGTATAACCCTCTACTGTCCAAAAATTCCCGCGACCCATTAGCGTTCCAGATGTGTATCTTCTTCTTGGCCAATTCTTTGGCGTCTGTATTGCCCCTGATGAACCACGAGAGTTCTTCCACAACTCCTCTCCAGAAAATTTTCTTGGTAGTGAGAACTGGAATAGTGTCGTCTCGAAGAGAGAACCTCATTTGGGGTCCAAAAATGGATAGAGTTCCTGTTCCAGTTCTATCGTCCTTCTTCACTCCTCTTTCTAGGATCTCCCTGACTAGGTTCAAATATTGATGTTCTCCCTCCATATTGATGATGGTTAATGATGTCCAAGTGAGCAGGTGCTCCCTCTTTTATAGCAGCCAATAAGCGGTACGATTTTTTTGTTATATTAAAAAAATATATTAACTTTGGATGTAAAACTGGGACACACCCCTATCCTGAACTGAACCGGAGGGAGTTTCTTACACGGGATCTTTGTATAAAAGCGGGCGTACGCATGGATAAACTCAACAGTCGTATGTGAGACATCATCAACATGGCTGAAGCAGCTCCACGATACCGTCAGGTGCTTGAAGAAGTACTTGAAAACATTGAACCATATATGTCATTTCTGGACGTTTTCACAGAAAGGGAATTGGCCCTTCTGAATGACATAATTACCTCCAGAAATTCTCCTCCTGTTCCTTCAAGTAGTTTCAAGAAATTAGACAATAAAGAAGAGTTTAGAGATATTATCTACTTCTTTATCAACAACAATACCAAGTCTGATTCTTCCCCCATCTGCGAGGGAATGACTTTTATCAACGCATTGACAACCGTCTGCAAAACCTTCAGAGGCCTTTACGAAAACATCCACGACGACTTTTTGTTCGTAAAATATTCTCTTCTGGTCTCTATGGATAATGGATTTTTGAGACGCGAGACGCACGGCATCAAGTTTGGCACTGGTGATGACAGCAGAACTGGATTCAAGTTTACTTCAAAGGAACAGGCTGAGGAAGAAAGAGAGAAGGTTATGAGAAGGATCAAGAAGTTGGACGGTGTTTTGGCTAGCCTGAAAAAGTCTACTAGTTCTGCAAGAAGTGGTATTGTTTTCTACGTTGAAAAATGTTCGAGTGTTATTAGATTCAGGCTCTTTTCAAGAATCGTCAATATCACCTCTGATTACGTGGCTGAAATGAAAAAATCTGCACCACTTGAACCTTTTGACATATCTTTCGGATACAAGTATTTTGTGGACGAATCTCCTTGTGTTACAAAGGCAAAACGACTGATATCCAATGGCAATTTTATTATCGGGAGACCTTTTTCTTGCCTAGAAACATCACCATCATCCGTGTCAACTGACTTCAGAGAAGAAATGAACATGGACGCTAGATCTATAGCTAGATTGAATTGGACCAACGAAGAAAGGGCTAGTGCTTACAGGAGTGTGATTATCAAGTCTTTTCTTTCCTCGATAGAAGAAGAAATGGTAGAAGAGTACTGTGAGACTACTACAAAAACTGTTGCTGAAATGGCAGTAGAGTTTGTTGATGTGTTTATAGAGAAGGCTGAAACAATCCAGCATTTTCAAACCCTTTACAGTATATTTGACACGATGCCAAAATTCTCTGCCGAAATGATGGACAATATTCTAAAAAATGTTGCAATAAACGAAGCAGTGGGTAGTGGTTTGTGTGGTGCAATACTGTTGTGGATGATTAACAGTAGGCCCTTTGAAGAGATTGATTACAATTACTTCAAGATCTGTTTGAGGGAGATTATGGTAAGAAAAAAGACCGACAAACTGTGCGATAATCTTATTGTGAAAAGGATCGTATCACATAAAAACGTTGTGATAACAGACCCTCATGAAGTTAAAGGCTATGTTAGATTGTGTGTAAAAGTCTCGTGTTTCATGGAAGATCTTGAAGCTTTTCTTACCAAGAATCCGTGGCTCAAACACACTTATTTTGATGAAAAGGGGAATACTCTATTGTGTTATTGTATCATTAACAAATATTCCCATACTAGCAAACTAGTCAAACAAGAAAAACTTAACATTCTGAAGCCTTCTGCGAAAGGCATGTCACCTCTAATGGTTTGCGCTGCAATATCTTCCCCCTTTACCACAAGAGTAGGTATTGAAATTCTAACAACAAACAGCTTGGCCTTTTCCTTTATTAATGAAAATAATGAAAACGTATTCCATGCTGCAGCTGTTGCAACCTCGTGCAATTTTCTTGATGCTCTTGCTAAAAAATACAAGAATATAATATACGATTTCGATAGAAGTATAGTGAATGCTAGAAGGGCGAGCGATGGTGCAACGCCCCTAATGATTGCCATCGCCAATCACAAACACGATGTCTCTGATGCACTAGTTGGAGCCCATGGGGCAAAGATTAATATGTTGTATGGTAAATCTAGTACTTTAAGTGTAACTGAAGCAGCATTATTGATGTTCAATGATACCGCATTAACACAGTTTGCCCAGAGAGGATACGAGCCTAGTATACCCACCATATTGAAAGCTGCTTTAGATTTCTCTCTCCAAGAAGAAGAACCCCTTGTTGCTGCCACCGGTCTCGATGTCAATAAAGCACCTCGTTCTTGGCCAATACTGAATTGTCGCTTGGGGTATATTGCATCCTCAAATTATCCTTGGGCTGAACACATAATTTCTGGGGATAAGGAAGAAATTAAAAGGGCTCTAGAAGAACATGAGAAGAATGCTAATGTGCGTTTCGACAGCGATAATTGTCCAGTGTGTTTAGAAGATTTCAGTAGTACCAATATCATCAGGACGACACGCTGTGGACATTGTATTGATGAAAAATGTTGGGACAGATTGGTGTTGAGTACGCAACGTGGAGAAATTACCCGGTGTCCTGTATGCAGAGAACGTACTTCCCTAAGACCTGACGCTGATCAAGTTAAAGAGATGTTGGTTGAACCAATAGTGTCTTGTAAAAGAATGGCAGTGCCTGATGAACAAGTATCTTGTAAACGTAGAAGAATAGGGTATAATAGATACCAGTTCCTAATAAATGATGTGTGGACAGATGAGTCCGAAACTGTATGATTTTTTATTATGTATGCAAATAAAGTATTTGAAATTTATACATGTGTATTATCTTTCTCACCTAAATGTTTTGACTGTGGTACATATTTGGCTATACGTTCATACGGTGTATGCCACATGTTGAAAAGTTAAATTTTTAATAATCGGACACTATTTCTGGTATACATTTCTAGACCCTCTCTGTAATCTGACATGGGCCCTACCCAGCGGTCCACCCTTCGAACTTGACATTAGGCCGAGCCAGCGGTCCACCCTCTAAACTCGAGTGAGCCAGAAAAATTTTTTAAAAATTTTTGAGATGGAGATGAAGGGTGAAAGAGGGTGCTAGTAGGAAGGGTGTGAACAGGTAACTGTGAGGCTGCCTGGGCCGACCATGCTCCAGAAACGTCTGTTCCAGAAATGGGTTCAAAGATTTCTGGACAAGCCATTTCTGGAAAGGGTCACATTTTCTTATAACTGGTACACTATTTCTGGTACATATTTCTAGACCCTCTCTGTAATCTGACATTGGGTCGACCCAGCGGTCCACCCTCGGAACTTGACATTAGGCCGACCCAGCGGTCCACCCTCTAAACTCGAGCGACCCAGAAAAATTTTCTAAAAATTTTTGAGATGGAGATGAAGGGTGAAAGAGGGGCTAGCATGAACACACACACATAGGCCAGATTGGTGAGTGAAAAGCCATCCCAATGAAATACATCATAATAAATTTTTTGGTATAAATAATACGTTTCATTTATAAAAACATCAATCTTTATTATATCACAAAACAGACACCTTTTTAGGGTGTACCATATTAATAAATGTGTGGAGTTTGTGCACAAATCCTTCCTCCATATCCTCCTTGAAAAAAATAAAATTGGAATATTGTTTTATAGAATGGGACATCACCAATGTCTCTAGAGCTTGTCTGAAGTATTCTTGGCGGTTCTTCTTTACCCACGTTCTTGTTCCTCCTTCAATTGTTTTGCACTTCTTTATATACTCTTCGTCGTTGTAAAGGTGGGTCATGCCATCGCCTTCATTGTAGTTGGAGTACAGGAACGCCACTCCGCACTTGTCGATGGGGTTTTCTTCAGTCTCTTCCATGGGTCGCAGAGGGAGGCATGTTCCTACTTCACCTTGATCCATTGAGAGGGCCAATCCTCGATGTGTTCTATTGGGGCGACGGTACTTGTATGGGTTCCCGTAGCGTAGTACTTTGTATACTCGATCATGTGCAGATCCAGCTTTTCTCTTCCTCGAAACACAGTTTGCAGTGAGGCAGATTAATGTCTTTCTATCTCTAAAATCAATCTGCCGTAAAGGGTCGTCATGTTCATCCCTTTCTTCTTCCTTCTTCTCAGTCTTGATAACTGGAGCAAATTTCTGGAAGGAGTTTGGGGCCATTGTTAGGCTATGCGGAGCAACACAAGAGTGTATTCGGCAGTGATGGTGGATGAAATGTGTGCAAAATATGCTTAGTGGTTAGCTTATATAGTCTGCGTCAGTGGGAGAAAAAATGTCCCAGAAACTAGTTGGGATGTTTCTGGGCTCTAGCCACTCTAGAGATGTCTGGAGCGCACCCTAGCACCCTCTTTTTCCCCCTTCATCTTCATCTCAAAAACTTTTCAAAAATTTTTCTGGGTCACTCCAGTTTAGGGGGTGGACCGCTGAGTCGATCGAATGTCAAGTTCCGAGGGTGGACCGCTGGGTCGGCCCAATGTCAGATTACACGAAGGGGCTAGAAATGTATACCAGAAATAATGCACAGAAATCTTTAGAATCATTTCTGGAGCAAGGCAGAACTGCCTGTATTCACTAACCCTTTTCCCCCTTCATCTTCATCTCAAAAACTTTTCAAAAATTTTTCTGGGTCACTCCAGTTTAGGGGATGGACCGCTGAGTCGATCGAATGTCAAGTTCGAAGGGTGGACCGCTGGGTCGACCCAATGTCAGATTACACGAAGGGGCTAGAAATGTATAACAGAAATAATGTACCAGATGTGAGTCAAACCGTTTCTGGGTTCTAGCCGACCCCGGTATGAAAGATGTGGGAGAATTTTTGGGGGGGGGGTGTTAGTCTATATATAAGACTGTGAGCTCCTTGCTAGTAACCACACTACTACTTGCTCCTCTCTCAGCAGCAACAACCAAAAAAATGGCCTCAGTCTTTGAAGACCCTGCTGATCTCTTTGCCAACATGGACTTGACTGGCAAAGTTCCTACCCGCCCCAATATCCTGTTCTTCGAAGGCCTACTCCCCAATTCTGGCAAGGAGATTATGGAGAACCGCCTGATCCATAAAGGGAAGTGTGGAGCATTTGAAGCAGATACACAATTGGCGTATTTCTTCCCCTCCAACAATGAAGAAAATACGAAGAAACTCAACATTGGTTTCCAGATCAAGTCGAATTGCCTGTCTTTCTTTATTAGGGATTTTTTGAACGACTGGTTGGAGGAGATCAAGGACTGTGGACCATACTGTACTTTTTCCCAATACATGGATGGGGACAAAGAAATCTTCGGAAACAGTGTTTTTGGACAAGACTTTACTATTGTCGCCATGGACTGGATCGACAAGGGTGTAACATTCTATATATTTGTTGATGGATCTGATTCTATGGAGAATATGGCCTCTTTGTGGATGTGTGACAAACTGAAGAGAATGAATGCCAATGTGGTAAAAGTGTTTGTTGATAATGCATCTAAGCCAAAATTTTCTGTATGTAAAACATGTAGGTGGGAGTTCCCAGGTCCAGTGTCGTACGTTATTGAGGGCCACGGAATGGGACATTCAGATTTGTCATGTGATGAGATTTCTGAGTTTTTGGTACAATAAAACTACTGTATAAAAAGAATAGTTGTTTCCATCCCTTTTGATATATGTTTCTGGGTTATGCCGAGTTACACAACCTTCTATTACTAGCCTTTTACCCTTCATCTCCATCTCAAAAACTTTTCAAAAATTTTTCAGCTCACTCCAGTTTAGGGGGTGGACCGCTGACTAGGCCTTATGTCAAGTTCGAAGGGTGGACCGCTGGGTCGACCCAACGTCAGATTACAGAGAGGGGCTAGAAATATATACCAGAAATAATATACCAACTATAATAAATTACAACCCTTTCCAGAAATGACTTGTCCAGAAATCTCTAAACACATTTCTGGAACAGACAGACGTTTCTGGACCCGACCACCTATTGGGCAGTATATGAACTAGCGCCCTCTTTTTCCCTTCATCTCCATCTCAAAAACTTTTCAAAAATTTTTTCCGTTAAACCATAAAAATAGGCAGTAATAAAGAATACACAAAAATACATTCGGGGTCTGTTTTATTGGCAAATATAAAGCTATGTACACTCAGCAAGCAAAAGAATGGTCAAAAACATGCAAAGTTCGTCATCGATACAATCAATCCTATTTTCTTCTTGTACAACCCTAGTAGCTAAAGTTGTTGCGACGGCCAAGACCCAGGGCCTTCTTCTCCCTCTTCAGATTTTTTATGAGGTTGGCCCTGGCGTGATCCGTCATAGAACTGAGGACTTGACGTGTGGTACAATAATCACACACTTGGGACCTCTGTGGATTTTCTGATGGGTCGTATGGTGGAGGATAATCATCTTCACATTCGGCTTGTGAAGACGATGTAGAAGATCCGTCGTCGTAGGGAGGGTAGGTGAAAAAACTCGCTCCTTCTGGCACGTCGACAAGCTCTTCTAAACGGACGGGGGATGGTGCATCGGGGAGAAGTTCTGGGTAAGCGCAAGGCTCTCTGAATATTGACTTGCGTTTTGGTGGGGGTGCCCTGCGTCTAATAAAGGTGTAGCCGCAAGTGTAGCAAGTGGCTGGTTCTTCAGGTACCTCCAATTCGTCCATGGTGGCCAACGATCGGACGTACCTTCCCTCCTTCTTAGCCATCTCGAGGACCAATTCCGTCTCCATACGATCCTTGTAGGTGGCGCGCTGGAGATCGTCCATATCTTCAATGTTGTGGTAGTCAATAGTGCTCTTATAGGAAGAAACGTCCATTTTCTCCCAACTTTGTTTTTGCAGATAGAGCGTTGAAAAGAGAGTGCCGGGATATGGTGAGTGCGGCGAGGGCGGCAGAGTTCCTCTTTTCGTTCGGAGATACAGTAGAGAGAAGATCCTTTGCAAGAACTCTGTCTCCGGCTGTGGTGGAAGAACCGCTTACTCTGTTGTTATATTCTTCTACAGACACTAAAACGTCGTCGTCTTCTGTGCAGCTATCTTGTTGCCGTTGTTGGAATAGAAGTAGTTGAGAGTGCGTTGGATTTAACTCGGAAGAAAAGTCGCCTTCTTCTTCGCAGTCGTCGTCTTCGTCAGAGACTGCTATAGTAAACTGGGGTTTGTTCCTTACTCTTCTTCTGGAACTGACTGCCGAACCTCGGCGCTGGGCTCTTTTATACACCCTAGAAGCCCCGCCCCCAATTTTTATTCCGCATTCTTCCTGGAACTGGTGGGCATCATTGACGTCATTGCCCTGACTCACCATCAGGTTTCTTCGTACCACACCCTCTCCAGATGCCAATAAAGTCCTTCTTTTCCTTTTACGTCTACTTTTATCGTTGACTGTGCATGTTAGGAGCGCCTTGAATGCGCCAGAGTCGTATATTGCATCATTAAACACGTCTTTGCTCTTGTCAGACATGTTTTTCTGTAATCCATTAAGCCTCAATTTCCCAGAAACTTCTGAGAAATCTTGGATGATTGTCGTTATCGAAAGATCTATGCTCTGGCGCGTGGGCTGAGGCAATGAGATCATGGCCGAGGATGACGGGGAAGAAGAATTAGTCATCGCTGCAGGTGGTGGTTTCAGGGTTATACCACGCTTGCTTATACTCAATCCACAACGTACTCCATAATCGCCCTTATTCCCTCCACAAGAAGAACTAGAAGAATTGCTACCAGTGTTGTTGTTACCGCCAATATTCACTCCTCTGTTGCGAATACTTCTAAATATGGAGGTGGAGAGTTGCACAAGGTCCGTGTGGAGCCACGTGTTACTCCCATCTCTGGGCACCACTCCTCTTTCCAAGAAGAATGCGTTGTTCAAGCATGACGTCGCAAAGGCGCCATTAGTTATCATTAAATCTATCACTTCTATTATACGATCAAATTGTACAGAGAGGAGCCCCATTGCAGAAATAGATGTCTTCCATTCTATAGGAATAAAACTGAGCACTTCTTCTGGTATTTTAAATCCAACAATATCTCTAACAGAGAAAATGCTCGTCATAGTTTTAATCAAATTGAGGGGAATTTTTGGGGTAGCAGCACCCATAGCTGGAAGAAAGTCTTCAATCAGAGCCAAATGTTTTATTATTTTTGCCGTCTCTTTTAACCATACTTTAATATTACTAGGGAGTTCAGATACGACATCAAAATACTCGGATTTTTCACATTCAATTTCAAACTTAACCTCAACTTCTTCCTTAGTTTTCTTATCAAACAGCACGAACCGTCGGTCGGGAGGGTTAGCCCATTTCCAACTCGAAGGGCTGTTTACCTGCATCAAATCTTTAACAGAGTATTTATTGAGTAGTGACCTTATACGGCTAGCCCCTCTGGTGGACTGACAAGTATTATAACAGCTGTCAGCTTCACTCCCCTTCATAAATAGGGAAGTAAATTCAGTGGATGGGGGCGGACACCCTACTGGCTTTATACCTAGGCTCTTACAATTTCCAACGTATTTTTCCACAAAGGATAAAGTGTTAGCAGAGCACTCCCCCTTCCTCCGTGACCGCTTTTTAATGTTTGTTTTTTTACCATTTTTCTTCCTTTTTGAATTTTGTCCATTGGGGAAAATGATTGCATCGTCTTCACAATCAATAACACCATTAGCACCACAAGTTTCTGCCTCTTCTTCATCTTCTTCATCGTCATATTCTTCTTCTTCATCCTCTTCATCTTCTTCCATTTTCTTCTTCTTTCTAGTTCTATTGTCATCGCCCTCTTCTTCATCGTAACCATCCTCATAGAAATCTTCCTCGTCAATATCTGATAGGCAACCTCCTTCTTCATATTCATCTTCCTCTTCTTCCTCCTCACTTGTCATTTCTTCATGCTCACCATTTTCCTCTTCCTTGACTTTTTTATTTTGTGCGCGTTCAAGTTGCTTGGTTCTAAATTCGATCAGATGTTGTCCTATTATATTCTGATGGTGGAGTAAATTACGCTGGTTCACTTGCCTTGAACTGGACACATTTATATCATAACAAACTCCAACTTTCTTTTGGTGGTTAAAAGTACGAGACATTTCAGAATCGTCAAGTTGTTGTGCAGAGGCAGAAACATTATTCACCAAATGTAAAATATCAGTTGCTCTTTTATTGGTGTTATTTTTTAGTACTGTCAACATGGAACCTGAAAGGCCATCTATACCGCTTTTACCGCTCAAGTTTGCAGCCTTGTAGTTAATGCTCCATCTCTTAAAAGGCCCACTTAATCCAGCGGGGAATCCAACATTATTCAGTAAAGATTCAGCGCGAGTGTCGTGGGGAATTTTTACGCAGAATTTGTTTTCACTTTTATTGGAAACTAAATCAGCTCCATGGGAAAAAGATGCAAGCGAAACGAACGAATCGAGAGCCAGCATTAAAACGGCAGACTGATATAGTCCATTTTTATCATCTATATACATTTTGAATTTTAGTGTTATTGTACCAGTATCTTCATCCCTCGTTATGTGGTCCTCCAATTTAAAGAGTGGGTTGCATAACACGTTAGTTTTGGTCCAGTATCTATTCAGTTCGTTAGCTGGGATAGCGCTTGGATTCTTCTCAGCAGTTAGAGGAGCTCCAGAAATGTTGACCAAATGAGACCACGTGTCAGTAAAGGCTCGGACGTAATTAGACGCTATTCTGGTAATATTTTCATTCTTGAATGGTGACACTGTTCCAGTCGACTCTTTTAGGGTTATTGTTTCTTCCATCGCTATCTATTAAATCCAATAATTGGTCGAGGGCAGAATCAAAAATATTGTACGGTTCTGGACTTTTTTCCCCCTCCTCAGAATTCCCAAATGAGGGAATATGCGCGGGTGAGGAGGAATCGTTATCAGCTGGTAATGAAGCAAACACTTCAGATATTGCTGAAGGAAGTTCCTCTTCTTCTCCACCCTGTTGATGTTGTTCTATTTCAGGGATATCGAATAATTCCACATCGAATAGATTACTGTCCTGTACTTGAACGTCTTCTATTTCAGTACTGTCGTCAATAACGCCTGTTATTTCCTCTTCTTCTTCTTCTCCTCCCAAGTCTTCTACGGTTTCACTGGAAGGGTAAGGGACACGTCCGTCTCCGTTGACTTCCAACACCGCTCTGGCGTCAAACAAGGTCGGGCGGTAGCTTTCACATGAAGCGTCCCTGCTCTCGGTGAGTAAGTCATCCGCTCTTTCAATAGTACTGTAATACACGTCATTTGGTTTCCGTGAAGGAACACTTATTACACCATCATCAATCATTGTGTATTTCAAAATTGTGTAAAAATCAACAGGGGCGGCCACGTTTGAGTCACGTCCAATGTTAGTGTATTCTCCAGTTCCCACCCATTTATTTGTTCCCTTCATTACAGGGTCTAGTAAATCCTTTACCCAGTCAATGTTCTTGTATTTTTTCCTATCCCTACAAAGATCATCAAGCCTAAATAAGGTGGCACGTGACGCAGGGTCAATAAATGTATCTGCAGCATTTGAAGGGTCAATATTGAAGAATAAACACTTCAGCATCTTGCAAAAGGCATGGTCACATTTCTGTCTGTGAAGGGCCGATCTCCCTCCTCGACCCTTTTCCATGGCGATGGATTTCAGTTTCATTATACAATCAGGGAGTAACATTTGCTTGATTCCAGGTTCTGGACAATGACCAGCGTTCATGTATTGGTGTCCTGCAGATTGAGCAGTGGCCACGTTCAATTCTGCTGCAGTCATATTTGGTTTGAAAAATTTTCTCGTGTTTTTCACTGTACCCTTTTCTAGAAGGTTTTTTGTCTTGCCTCTTGAGTCTAGAAGCATAGGCATATCTCCGTCCACTAGACAAGCAATAGTCATATTCATAAATTTTACAATGTTATTTAATACGATAAATCTTCCAAGATCTCCTTTTTCAGCACCTAACACGGCATTGAAAATTGGATTGGTGACAAGACTTGTGAATAATATCTCATTTTGAAGTACTCTTTCGATAGCGAGAGAATCTTCTACCCCTGATAATGAAGGAGGGTCCATGATCAATTCCCGCATACGTTGTTCCACATCTTCAGGGTTGTTAGAGTCTACAGGACAAGGGCGTTTGTTAGATTCGGCACAGGAAGCATCCCTTTCTCTTGCCCGCTCAATACATTCAGATGAATGGGGTGTATTATTACTACTGTCTTTTGATACGTTTCTTTCATAGTAATCACAAATACAGTTTGCCTTTGTGGTGTATACGCCAGTTTCTGATCGCCTATTTGCGTGTATGCTGTTAAGAATAGACCCCTTTCTGAAATGGAACACTGAATCTAGTAGATTTGTAACCTTTTCAATTAACAATTCTGGTAGTCCATTATCTCCACATTTTCCACCTTTAACATATTTTCTTTGCCTGGCCGTCAAAAGTTTTTGTATGCTCTCCACATTCACTTGGCGGTCATCGTTTTGAATTGTGGCTAATAAAAATCCTCCAATATTATCTCTTTCCTTTAACCTTTTTCCCTTGGTTGAAATGGGCGCATTTTTACCTCGCTGACGCTTTTGGGGAGGTTGTTGAGTGGAGGAAGTATTACCAGTGTTTTTACGTTTTCTTGAGTTATTTTCCCCATTCATATCTTCACCCTCACTATCTTCTTCATCCTCTTCTTCCTCTTCCTCCTCCTCCTCCTCACCATCATCTTCTTCTTCTTGATCATAACCAGAACCATTAACACCTGATGTTCCAGCTTCTTCTTCCTCTTCTTCCATTTCTTCTCCCTCTTCCTCCTCCTCCTCTTCTTCTTCTTCTTCTTCACCTCTTAGTCTTCTCTGTCTCGCAGCTGCTCGCTCCCTGGCTGCCTTTTCTTGCATTTTTCTTCTATGTAAAAGACGTCTAGCTACTCTATTTTCTTCCGCTACACGTATCTTTGCCAAACCCATATCCACTATGTGTTGTATGGTCTTTTCAATGTCTTGCATGTTCATCCTCGATTTATGGAGAGGTACTCCAATATTAATAGATAGAGGAATTGCATTACAATCAGACATTTGACCATAAATTGTAGCGATATCGAATTGGGAATAATTGCCCAAATTATTAGACTCGTTAGTATTGTTCTTGTAGGCGTCTCGAGAAACCATGTCTCTTATTTTTGCATTTGCAGCTCTTTCTTTCATCACTTCTAGGTTAAACACACCATTCAGAAACACGTCACCAATTCCCCTCTGAGATATAAAAAGAGCAAGTAATGCAGGCATATACAACTTGAACATTAAAAGTCGTTGAGCTTCGTACCCTATTAAATGGAGTATAGAGAAATTGATTTGCTTTAAAAGACTCTGCATAATAACCCATATGCCTGCTTTGGCATTATTAGCCAGTATCGCATCGGCCAGATTTGTTAGATGGGCCGGGGACAAATTCCCTTTTCCTCCAACTCCCTTAAAAATCATTTCTCGTTGCTCCTCTGTTAGACATGTTTTAATAAACTCTAGGATATGTTTTTTCCTTTTTTCTCCTATGCTTTCATGTTCTTTGATGGCAGCTTCTAAGGTCTTTTCTAACGTAGAATCATCTCCTTGATTTGTGTCGCGTTGGTTTTTTACTAGAACATCCTCCCACTCCAAGTTTATAGAAGAGTCTTCAGGGATGGCATTAGTTTCATTACTGATTGTTCGAGCATGTCTATTCTTGTACCGGATGACAGCTTCAACGATCGTCCAGAAATCAGAACTTCTTCCCCCTCTTGAAATATCAGCCAGAAGAGTTGATTCTTTACAGAAATGGTCACCAAGAAATAGTACATTTCGCTCATAACTTCCTTTTAGTTGCCTTCTTCTTACCTCGTGATCGTATAGAGCACAGCCAACCGAAAAGGGTTCGTAGCGAATCATGCCCGCTGATCTGGAGGCTTCCGCTATCCAGTTAAAGGCTCGCCATACACGAAGTCTCCTCATTGCATTCTTTGCCACATGTTTACTTGTACCACCTTCTCTTAGATCAGGAATGCGTTCGATGGCGTCTTTGGCCGATGCTGCCACTGTACCAAAACGAGCAGCATTTCTAAGTATGACCAACCAATTTATCTCTGATGCTCCAATCGGGAAAATTAAGTTCTGGGGAGTACTTCCTCCAGAATAGCGAAATCCGCATACTTCTCCAGCCGATTTAACAGGGTTACACACAAAACGAGATCTGTTAATTAGACCAGCTTTTTCAAGTCTGTTCATGATGTGCTCATGAAGAGCTGGCTCGTTAAAGGGACACCACTTGGGAGCCTCAGCGGTCACCACTGCATCCTTGTAGTTGTACACAAAAGAGTCAGAATAAGAAGAGGCCAAAACTAACTTTTCTCTATCGGAAGGAGCTCCAGGGTTAACAAGATAGAGAGAAGAAGCTACTCCTGATACCGTGCGTGTAAAATCAGCGTTGGTAGGCGCGCCCATTTTAAGCTTTTTTAACGTAGAATTATTTTTCACAGTCTGCGTCTTATAAGACCCTAAAAGGGTGGCACCTGTATGAGATTTATCTAGGAAGATATCCATTGTAATATCAGGAACGATGGATGAACGACGAAGAGATCCGTTACTTTACCCTACCAACCGAAGTATGCGCTTCACCGCGCAAATAACGTTATTCGTGACCGTGTTCGTGTTAGGCTGTATTTTTGCGCTAGTCTGCGCTGCAATGGCCTATAATGTAGCCAAACCAATGTCTGTTAATTTTCAAGCTATACACGAATTAGGGATGAAAAGTAAATTGAAAGCAGTTCAAGGAGCTAACCCTGAAAAGACACTAGAAGAATACCTAGAAGCCAGAGGTAGGCATGACGGGGTGGAAGATGCAAGCAATTACCCACCTCACCCCGCTCTCCTGGACATGATGAATTTGACTGTTAAAGGGAATAAATGGAACGTTCCGTCAGAAACGAAGGAAAGGAATTCTCGGTTCGAAAGTCATGATTTAGCTGCAAATAGATCCTCATCTCTTCTCGTGCCTGAACACCATATAGATAGATTGAGTGAGGCCACCATCGAAAAATCTAACAAATATCTAGATGCTGTATCGGGGAAAAAGTTTAGACAAAGGATGGTCAATTTGAAGGATAATATAGAAAAAGACGATACTGAATTGTACGATTCTTTATTTGGTGTACATGATATCCATCACCATAGTGCATCAGGCGTAAGTGGTGACGCTCCTCCTCCTCCTCCATCTACATCAGAAGGACATGATGAAGATGTGGATATTTTGGCCTACAATACTGGCGGGTACTGTTCCAACCCAGTTCCTTTGAAAGAGGGACAAACTTGCACATCTGTGTGTTATACCTCGAGAGCAGTTCGTGTGATGACACCATTTGTTGCTGGAGGAACATTTATCACACATAAATCTGGAGAAGATCCTAAACCTTATTGTTGGTCAGGAAACGTGCCCGGTGACCACATAGAAACATCCCCAACCACTGGAGAACGTGTAGTTAAAGAGTGTTCTGTGCACACATCTATAGTCGTTCTGACAGATGATGGGGGCTGGCAATGCAGACCTAAATACCCAACATATTTCGGAGGTTCGGGAGGAACATCGATGACTGCTTGCGCTTTCAATCCTTCAACCCACAAAGGACCACCACCTCCTTCATCTTCGACACCAATCTATTATGATGTATTAAAGAAACAACAAATACGGAATCATACAGAATTCCGCAACTCTTCTTACATCTCCAAATTGCGTCAATCTTCTTCCTTGGCGGAATTCAAAATTAAATGCAACGATCCTGAATTTTTATACAAAAACCCCATCACCTGTTTCTGTAATAATAAGAAGGATGTACTAAATAACGACCTTCTTTCTCAAGATGTAACAAAGGATATGAAATTCAGAGGTATGTATGAATGTATGGAAAACCCCTGTGTTATGATGCCCAACATAGACCCTTCGTTTGTTACGTTTGATGTGAGCACAATGAAGTGTGTACCGGGCGTTAATAATCCCCAAGACTCAAACAGGCATGCAATAATAGGCGATGACAGGACACCGTTAGTGGGGACTGTTCCTGCCATGGGAATTTTCTTGGCCGACCAATCTAAAAGAGGGGACCAGATTCACCAGCAAAGACCTAAATCAAGTATCGACGAAACTACTGCCAAGAAAATTGCACTGGCCCAAGCGCCCATCATCACGCCTTTAAACCTGGATGCAACAAATACTTCTAAGAATGTGCTCTTTGTACCAATACCTAGCACTGTTTTACCTCCTCTAGAAAATATTCCCCATGTAATCATCCGCCCGTCTTCATTGTTACATAGAAGTTGTTTAGCTCCCGTCCTGAACAAACCTTCCTCGGGGCAGCATAGGCCATTCTGTACTGCACCCTTTTACATTGAGCCAGCAGCTAATGTTTTGGCCGGAAACATACCTCAAAAACCCTATGAACATAGTATGTTGGCCACAGAATGTTTGCGAAATAGTCGCATGGTTTCGGGTAGTGTTCACGGCGGATCTGAACTTTTATTCTCTACACTTTTGAGTCAAAATAAACCCTCCTCTTATATCAGAACTCCCCCTGGAGGTACTCCAGCTCCAGAGTACAATTCTACAGGTGACCAAAGGCTGGAAGAAATAAGGGACTTTTTTGAACGTAATTTTAACGATGAGAGGAGATTGTCTCAGACAGAATACGTAATAAAGAAACACGCGAGAGGGATGAGGACAAGTGAAATATATCTCAAATCAAGTTCTTGGGATAGTTTAATGAAGAGGAAAGAATTTCTAAGACATATCATAAAAAAATCTGAGGATACTTTTGTATTGAAAGAGGGGTTATTAATGCGTTCATACGGACCTTATGCTGCTACTGTGCTAGCGCGAGATATGTTTGATTTAGATTACCTAAAAGGAAAACCTGCATCAAAAACTTCCAGTACATTGAAAGTGTCCAATCCTTTGCAGTACGCTTTCCCCACATCCTACTCTGTTCTTCCCGAAGAAGGAGCTACCGACGATATTTTTTCAGTAGACCACAATAGGATATTTGACAGCGAAACAATCCCCAGCTATTTTGATTGCTCCAATGTAACTCCCGGAAGTGAAAAATTGTTCGGAACATCATCTTCCTCATCCGAGTACAGAGTGGATATTGACGACGATGCGTGGGGTTTGCAATCGTTTCGTTTGGATCATAACCCCAAGAGTGGCCCGGTAGTACAGTCAGACCCTCGTCTAGCGTTTGATGCGTCAAACATTTCCTCAACCCCCGAAGGAGCTACAATAACACCCCTCTCTCTATTCAAGAAGTCACTCGTCGAGTGGGGGCATAAGAAGGCGGACGTGCAAGAAACTTCGTGGTTCAGGGACGGTGTGGATACTTCTGAGGCTTATAGACGATTACTTGTAGAGACTAGTATGGCTGTACGTAACTCCTGGTTCTCTTTAGCATGGGAAAATAAAAACTATTATTTTGCCAAAAATAGCAGCTAACCAGTATACCAAATTTTTGATCCGTGCAGGCGTACTCGTTTCAAGTATCGTAAAAAAAGTACACAAGAGTCTTCTTAAGGCAACTTCTTGTTACAACATATATTGGTTGATTTTCTGGTTGAATTACCATGGCTCACAAACTTTTATTTCTGGAGGAAGAAGATGCTAAAGAGATTGGCACCCTCTCCCACCCAGAACCTTCATTCGCTCTTTATGAGAGTGAAACATTCCGGTCGGTGGGCTTCTGCAAAAATGTAACCGATGCCTACCCCAAATTTCTTCCTCGGCCGATGGACATTAATTCTGTGCAGGCACTAGCAGTGCGTCTAGCCCTGATTCAATTCTACAAAGGGAGAGGGTGGAAGAAGAACATGTCCATTATAGACCTTGTGAAAGATAAGGTCGAAAGGAATTTTAAAGTGGACAAGAAAACGAGTGGAGGATTTATCATCGGAGATGGTACTGGTGTAGGAAAAACAAGAGAATTGGCAGCCTTCGTCATGAGTGTCATACTACAAGAAAAGGCACTCTTAGATGTACAAAAACACGTAGGGCCATCAATTTTTGGTCAAGATTCGGACAAGGTAATTACGGCCATCAACAGTGGCGTGTGGAAAAGGCACCCCTTTTTTATATGGTTGACGTGCTCTAAGCCTCTTTTCAACAGCTGTCAACAGGGCATGCGAGAAGTGGTTACAAATTCTAGAGGTCTTCGTGATCCTAAATTTTCATGGAGAAAACTACAAGTGCCTTGTGCTAATAAACCAACGTCTTTCAAGAGCGACGGGAAAAGTGGGTCCATGACAGTAGATGTGGAAAATTCTGTATCGTCTGCTAAAGACTCGGTGGATATTAGATTTTTCACTCTCAGGGATGTTAAGGAATTTCATAGTAAGCGTTCTTCAAGATCAATAGGAGATTTCTTAACAGAAACGCCCACCATTTTATTTATGACGTACTCTGATTTACGCACGAATCTGGAATTTGTACTGAAATTTATAACAGGAGGAACAGACCTCGATTCCAACAAGGTTATGCCCATTGACAACTTTGTCACAGCATTATTATGTGACGAGTTCCACAAGACTCAAAATATTAGTGACTCTTTTAGAAAGGAACTGGCAAAGACTTGGGAGGAAGAAGATACTAGAGTTTTGCGCAACATACAAAAAAGGGCAAACCCTTCAGTGTCAGACCTTATTAATAGGTTCAAGAGTGCAATGAGTGACGACAGAAACTTTAAAGTGAAGCGCATGAAATCATCCAATAATAAGGGCCGAGTTACAATGTCCAACTACTTGAAACTATTATCTCAAGCTGATGCGTTCCGTATTTTCTTAGAGATCTTAAAGTATGATACGTTCACGGTTATGGCCAGCGCTACGCCATTCCAGAGCAATGCTGATTTGCACATGATTGACCACATACTAAGGAAAAGTGCGCCAGCCTACACGAGCATACAAGCCTTCAAAGAAGTGTCCAGTGCTACTCCAGATGCTATGGCTGAGCACAGCGAGTACGTGACAGTGTTTCTGGAACAGGTTATTAAACTTTTAAGAAATAGAGGACAATTGGTTAGTAGGAGTATTAGCATGGCTGGAGTCGACTGCTCTACTACTAATTGTAAAGCCTCCCCTCTTCAAAAATACGCTATAGACGAATTGGCTTCGTACTGTTTAAACGCTAGACAAGTACTCATCGATTCTGAAAAAGTAGGAGGACATGTCAGAAGGGCCTTCACAAAGATTATACGAGAACACCAAGAAGGAGGAATATTGGAAGAGGAAGATGTTGAAAAATTAGTAGCAGAGATTAATTCCCCGTCCAGAAAGAGGAAACGTGCTGCAAATGATGATGATTTATATGAAGTAATGGAAAATATCGACAGGCGTTTTAAGGTGGTGGTTGTGCGCGATAGGGATGTCGCACATGATGGGAAAACAACACTAAGAAGTATAGTACAAGATGCTATAAAAACCTACTCACAGAAAAAGGATGCGCTTTCTAATGGAGGAGGAGGAATAATAACGTCTCCGGAAGTTGACATAAGCAGCATTGATATGGTTGCTCAAGATTTATACGATGCTATCAAGAAAAAGGAAAAACCTTCCAAAGGTAAAACTGATTTTAACGAAGATTATGACGACGGTGCTAATGAAGAAGACGGATGGGGTGAAGTATTTGACGACGAGTGTTTTGAAAAGTTGAGGAGACAATACTTCATTAATACAGCAAGTACTTCTGTGGCAGCATGTAAAGGTGCACTATTGAATATCAAGGCAACTTCTGTCACCGATGCAGTGAAGCGTTTAAGGACAACAAACGAATCAAAAAAGATGGTCATGTCACTAGAGCAAACTGGGGATTCTTTTCTCAAGAATTTGACTACACGCATCTTACAAACGATCGCCAAGGATGAAAGTGACGCAAAATACGGCATCGTAGACGTGGGGACATTCGATTCATCGCCTGTTGCTAATACAATATTCTCAGGCTATAGACTTTTGTGCCGTGCAGTCATGATGGCTTCAGCTTTCACAATCTCCTTAAAGAATAAAACCAATAGAAGAACTTCCCCAGCTCACGTTATGCTTGTGCCTTCAGTCCCTGACACGGAACCGCTCATGGCGCTAGCAGGCAACCCTATAGATTCAATCACACAATCAATAGGGGAGGATAGTAACGCTGAAATAACAAACAGGAAATTGTGTTCGCGTATAACGAATAGGGGATTGTTTCTGGTTAAAAACAACACTAAAACTGCCAACACAAACAAATGTATTAGTGCATTCAACAACACGAAAGAAGTCGACGTTATAATGCTGGGACCTAAAGGCAATACCGGTCTCTCTTTACATGACTCTTCTAATAACTCCATGTACGCTAAACGTTACCATTGCGTTTTAGATGTACCTTATAACGCCATTGCTTTCCTACAGACTATCGGTAGGACTCACAGAAACGGTCAACTTTCAGTCCCTCAGTTCCTCATATTCTCTACAGACTCGCCCGCAGAGAGAAGATTTTTTGATAGTTTGGATAAGAGGATCAAAGATTCAAAGGCAGGAACATATGCCGATAGATACAGTAATAATTCCATAGATATTGCTGCCGCAGTTATGAGGGAACAATTTATCGATCAAGGGTTAGTCCTAAAGACTATGGGGAATATCGTACAGATTGTCACAGCCAGTATGACAAAGGTACACTTGATGGAACATTTTTCAAAGATGATGATGAGGACAAATAGAGGAGGGGTTGCATTCGTAGAAGGTTTGACGTTAGAAAATGGTATCTTCACTGAAGTAATTGTCCTCGCGATGCACATAGCGCTAGTAGTTATAGGTGCCCAAAATAAAATCACATCATCAGACGATCTTGGGCATGCTCTTTCTTTCACGTCTGTACTTCCTCATAATCAAATATTGTCCATTGTTAAATCCGCATCTCAATTCGTTTTTTCTAATTTGTGTCTGCATTTAGTCCACTTTAAATCTGATTGTGACAATCTTCTCCCACGCGAGAAGCGAGTGCGTGATGCAGCATCTGCCCTGATAGACACTTTGAATACGAAAAATAACGAAGTTACTTCCAAGACAAATAAAATAGAAAGTGATGCACCTTCATTAACTGCTCTAATGCTCCCTTCTGGTCCTAGGAATAGAAAGATGGATGTTTTCTCTAATATAATGGCATATAATAACAATAACGGCATGGACTTTGATGAAGATGTTCCCGACAATGATGAAGACGAAGGGTGTTTACCTTTGCAAGAAGAAAATGCTACAACGTTAGCTCTATCAAACTTCCCCCATGATTATGATAGAGCCATAAAAGATGCACATCAACTAGTGACGGTGAGAATTGTTGGTCAAGGAGAGAAAGAGGGAGTGATTCCTATCAGTGAATGTTTAGATGTACCTGAATTAGATATGACAAATCTCATACCTGTAGTGACGGCAACTAATGTTATACAGAGTTTGGCTAAAGAAAATCCTGGTTTGCTTTTTACTATACATAATGCTGCACTAGCACATTCCCACAGAGAAGGGTACGGAGGTTCTCATCTTCTGGGTTTGGCTAAGAAATTGTCCCGTGGTTTCATTAATTTTAGACAGTTCCAAAACCAACTTTTCTCACCTAAAAAAGAGTCTAAGATTATGTACGATATATTCTTGAGCGTCAAAGCGATCATGGCCAGAGATGATAGGTATGATGGCCTTTGTGATATGAGAATGAACAGCATGATGGATGCAAGTTTCTTAAAGGTCAGGAAGAAGCCAGAGTGTGTTTTCATTACAAAATTATTGGACAAGAATTTTAGGAGACATATAATAAATGACGAAGAGGAAGAAACGAGGGAGAGGTTTGGCGGGGAGGAAGAAGAAGAAGACGACGACGAAGAATTTGAAGACGAGGAGGAGGAACAAGCAGAAAGGGAGTGGGGGGAAGAAGAAGGAGAAAGTGCTTACGACATTTCTGTCATCAATGATAAAAATAACACAATCGGGCACGATGTGGACATAATACTGTGCAATAGAAAGAAACTAACACTCACTAAAGAAAATAGTGTTTTTGTTAATGAACACATAGACTCTTTTATGGTTGGAAATTTAATAGGTGCGGAAGGTTCTTTGATACAAATATGCTTTGATAACTGCACAGGCGAGTTTGAAGGTTTACCCAAATTTTGCCTGTACGACTCCTCATCTAAAGACAAAGACACCATTCCGTAGATGACTAACACGGCTGGCTGAAAGTAAAAAAAAAGCACGTATTTCTGGTTATTGCTAAGGTTAGATGTACGCGATCAGAAATGGACCCTGGAGCATCGGCTGCTTCCAGGAGGGCTTTATGGTCTAGCACTGTAACAAACACAAGGCATTATCAGCAGCAATTGAACCGTGCACTGAATAAGATTGAAGAAGAAGATGATGTCGAGGAGGAACATGGGCAGGTAACAACAACAAACAAAGAAATGGCTTCTACTTCTACATCTTCTTCCTCATCCTCCTCTTCTTCTCCCACGTCTTCGGCCATCCCTTCAAGCGATGAGGAAGAAGAAGAAGAAGAAGAATATGACTCTGAATCAGACACTAACGTCGATTCTCTTCTTGGAGAGGAGGAGGAAGAAGATTCAGATACAGAATCCACATCTGCTGATGCAAACTTTCTACGATCTTCTTCACGGAATTCCACGACCAGAAACAGGCTAATAAAAAAGTACGTTGATAGATTTATCAAGTACGAAAAGGATATTTTACTTGCTGACAGGAATAAAAGGAAGAAGAGGCACCGTAATCGGCAACCCCAAATACATAAGCTAAACAACAAAAGACTCAAAAAACCAACAGACAAGAAACAGAAAACCAATAAGAAGAAAACTTGGAGAAGACTCCCTAAATTTATTAAAAAGATGTCTCCTGCAAGTAGACTGAAATTTTTCTCTGCTTGTATAATATCAGGGATAAAAATAACTTCTATAATAGTACTGTCGATAATGGCCCTTTAGGGCTATAAAAAGGGCCTGCTCCTACCTCCTCTCGTCATTCGGTGTACGGCATGAGCTCGGGTAGTATCAACAACCATCCCTCCTCAAACATGGACACCAACAAAATGGAGGAAGGGGAAGAACAGGATTTTGATGTATTAGAACTGGACTACTCCAAAATCATCCATGATATTACTGCCATGTTATCTGTTGCAGCTCCTCCTCCCAATTCCATACTGGACGCATCTGATGGACTAATAGCAACTGCGTCTGCGACAGCACCAGCAGCCGAAACAGGAAACTCTAACAGGATGAGGCTAGATAAAGACGTGTGCCAACTAATCGAAAGGGACATAGAATTAGTGAAGAGTGATACTATTGAAGTTGACTCCATTATTCGCCAACTGTTATATTTTGGAGAATCTGCATCAGAGAAAAACATAAAAACCAACTCTACTGAAAAGGAGCCAGTTTACTTCCCCAAAGAACCGAAAGGGGAGGCAGTCAAACTGGCTAAGAATACCCCAGTTCTAGATACGATAACAAAACTAGATTGGATGGCGAACATCTGCCAAAGCAACAAGATCGGGGTTGAAAATTTAGCCTCTGCGTTACAAAGTGGGCAATTAATATGGACAACTTTCCCAGCTGCTGTATATGCTTCGTTGGACAGCTTTTATCACATTGCTATAATGTGGAAACTTTTAGGTTCCTTTATAAACATCGAAGCTTTATCAAAAGGATCAAAGGACAATCTTTTGCCTCGTGATGATATACAGGTTGTCCATGCTAAACAGGAGATTGCTGCAATGCTTCAATCTAGACAAAATATTCTCGGAAGAGGACCGTCGGAATATCCGCCTGTGCCTATCACTGCAATTCTATCACGTACTATAATTCCCCTGTTGAGGAACTTTTCTGAGAAATTATGACCATGTGGAACAAAATTGTAATAACTACTAAACGAATGAATTGGCCTATGGTTGTTGGTGTTTTCTTTATTCTAGCAATAACTGCCTTAGCTGTCGCTCTCTATATACGACATGCTTCTAAACAAGAAAAATACTCCACTTCTCATATCAATGAACAATTTACTGCCAAACAGTTGCCAGTCACTTACTTGTCAAAAACGGGTAAATTAAAGGACATGCACTTGACCCATTCCGATTTTATGGCATATGTTGATGTGCACAATAGAACAAAAACTCTGAAGCACCCCATGTGTACTGACGAGGCTGGCTGGGCCCACTTTTGCCTGCTGGCTTCTGCTGAAGCTTATCGTCGCATCCGTTATGGGAGAGGAGAATTTGGACCAGAAAAACATTCCCTAGCTGAAACTATCCAATCGACAGTACAAGATATGTCGGAGCCATATATAACCCACATCTTCAAGAAGAACACGGATGTTGATGGACACGGAATGCAATCTGTTTTGGAGAAGAATAGGAATAAAATCAGAATGGGTGATGGAAAAACGTCATCAGAAACTTATAATCTTAGTGATAAGTCTATATCTATTGTTGGTGTATAGGAATAAAACAATGCAATTTTTATACATGTATAATCTTTATTGTTACTAAAATAAAAATATATAAAATATACATTTAATGTGTTATTTTACCTATCCATTTTTATGATGTCTGTGTTTATTATTTTTGTATAAAAGTCGTTGAAGGGTTTAGATTTGTAGCCCAGAATCTTGGCAGATTTGGAATAATTTGTTGTGGCAGGGAAGAAAACTGGGCGCAAATCTTCATGCCCAGGAAGCTCCTCTAATCTCATGGGCCCAGTTTCATTCCTCCTCGATTGAAGTTTACTATTGGCGTTGTCCTTTTCTGCCAATACTATTTTTGAACGATTTCCTCCCCCGTCTTCGAATTGTTCAGTCTGTTTCCTTTTAGCTGAATTCTTTGCACCAAACCAATTCAGGGTTAGCGGGCCCGACCCTGCAAAGAAGCGAACTATCAGTATGACCACTAGTAGTATTGAAAATACAATGAGGCCAGTTTTCCAGTTGGATGGATTGAGGCGTGTAGCAGCTATACCAAATCCAAGAGGCACTCCAAATATGAACAAGGGGTTATTTATTACAGCTGAAATTGCCTTGCTCGCCAACCCCACCACGGCGTCCTCTGCAACCTCAAAAATAGCCTCTGCAACATCCTTTCCTATGGACAAAAGAACGGAAGAAACTGCCTTTAAAGTGGACATCCCTTTATCGCAGGAGAGGGATTGTCCTTTAGGCAAATCTTTCATGCTTGCCACCCAAGGCAATACAGAATGCGGGTCGTCGAATGTTGCCCAAGATCCACATTCTCCTTGAGCAGCATCTTTTGTTCCACAGATTGGTGCGTAGGCCTTATATTTCGATTTGGGTCCTCCGTCTTCAGGGAATACATATGCTCCATTTTCAGTTAAGAATGATGCATCTAGTGCGATAACATGGTCTATTTCTTCCCTGAACGGGTGCTTGGTTGGCTTAGCCCATCCGGTGTTTCTATCTGCACAAGAAAAGTCCACAATTTTATAACTGATGACACCTTTAGGGCTGGTGTGGTCCACGACGTTGAGATGTGCCCCTCTGGACGCATGCACCAGGGCGACAGCGGCTGGACCTAAAAACCCGGCCACCACAGAAGCCCCTACTACAATTGTAACCTTTCCAAAGTTGTTCATCAACACTGTAACTGCATTGCCTAGTTTCTTCCCCAATACTGAATCTGTAGCCTTTGACAGTTCAGTGTCGTTAATTTCTTTGCCAGCCCTTTCTGGATTCTCTGTCAAATAACTGTCTATTTTCTTTAGTTTCTTCACTTGACTTTCTGGTATAGTCTCTTCGAATTTGTCGAGATCTTTCAAGTTTTGTTCAAGGGCTGCATCGGGGTATGTTTCTCTCATCTCTGCAGCAAATTCAGCATCTAAATCGGCACTAACTTGGACGCCCATGTCCCTTGCAAACGACGAAAAAGAAGTATTGTTTGCTCTTAATGCCCTAGTTTCTTCCAATAAAGAACGAGAGGTGTCATTTTTGAATACAACCGTTTTGGCGTCCTCTGAAAATTCTAGACCTAGATTCGCATCAGACCTTAAACTTTCAGCTAAACCTTCAGAGAAGGATGTTTCTGCCACTGTTGCAGCTGTCAGTCCTTCGGTCTCTTTTACTATGCCTTGGCCTAAATCTCTGAAGGTTTCTGCACTATATGTGGTGAGCGCCCTCGTCTCCAAAATGTCACGAAAACCGCTGAAAAATCCCTTGACTCCTTCAACCGTTATCTTGGCACTTCTTGCAGGGGGAGGGGGTTGATTTGTTTTATCCTTGAGAGCAATCCCCTTTTCTGTAAAATCGTCCCCGGGGCGCTCAATGCCATTTTCACGCAAAACAGCGTAGATGTTCTTCCTTGAATATGCTTTTTTGTTAAGGTTTCCGGTCTTACTTGCAGTCTGAAGCACATCTCTTATTCGTTCAACTAAATCCGTATCATCCTTAAAAGTTTCTGCTGTTTTTTCATGGAGCTGGATAAAATTATCACCACAATTGAAGGTGACACTTAGCACTTTTCCTCCATCACAACCATCCCATACGACAACAACATCCTCTCCGGAATACATGTCGGTATCTTCAAATCCTCCGGACAAACCGACTAGTACATTTTCAGGCAACTCTTCTATACCGCCATACGTTTGCAGGGAAGAAATGTTCCCAGCGTTATTATTAAAGTTGACATTGCTTCCACGGACACGGCTAGGGGGAGATTTATCCGACAGAGACACGTGCGTTGAAAATAGGGTTCTTTGTATATCAGTATTCCTAAGAATGTGCACTTCATCCAATATTCTTGAAAGGAATAAATGGGAAGATAATGCTTCAAATTCTCCACTAGAACCAAAGTTGTCCGTATCTGTTCCTGATACAGTATCATCGGTTAACACATTCTTGAAGTTAGAAACCAATATAGAAAGATCGTTCTCCACAAAGTTATTTAACACAGAAACAGCTTGACGAATTTTACGGCGTAAATGAGGCACTGAAAGGAAGTCTACTTCTGCAGGCTCCTGGTCCATCGCTTCTTCTTCCGCTTCTTCTTCCTCTTCTTCTTCTTCCATCTCTTCTGCTGTCAATGCCTTATGCGCTTCAGTGCGGATAAATTCTGCCATACTCCTAACGGCCAAATCGGCTATTCCGTTTCTTTTCTTCCCCAACCTTTTGTAATTAGCAGTGTTCTTATACACACCACTCAATGTCTGAGAATCAAATGATATCATGGAACTATTTTCTAGAGAATCTACCACATCCCCCAGGTGTTTGTACCAATCTGCTCCGAAGATACAGTAACATAAAAACTCCCCATAGTCGAAACTTAGCTGGGGAAGATTTGTTGATTGCACAAACCTTTTGTACTCTAATTCTGTCTTATAAGTTGAAGGTACTGCGAAAGGGCGGAAAGGTAAATCCTCCATATTGAATGTGCCAGGATGCATTGACGATAATTTGTACTCATTAGGGAGATTCCTGTAGGCCAAATAGTCATAATAATCACAAAAGTAAACAGAAGCACTTTCGGGCCTATGATAATGTTGCCCGTTGTGTCCGTTCATAAATTGAAGCACGAATCTTGATATGGAATGTTTCTTTTCTTCTTCTTCTTCTTCCTCATCTTCTTCTTCCCCGCTTTCAGTTTTATCTCCACAGGGACCCCATTTTCTAAAGGAGACCTTAAAAATATGTTCAACCAATTTGAAATGCATATCTGATGCGATGACTGTTCCAGCAGATACTGCTGATGTTTTTCCTCCACTAAAATTATCAAATAGGCTCGGATGGTGGGGAAGAGGAGCCTCCTTGAGTTTATTCAACCGATGAAGTACTTCTACTCTTTCGGCGCTTTTCAGTGCACCTCGTCTGCTTAGAAGTTTCTTGGCTGTTTTTAACCTGTCCAATAAAATAGATGTCCATTTTTCATTATTTAAAAGAGATTCTGCTATTTTTTTGGGGTCCTTTTTCATAACCTTTGTTGTACGTTGAAGCACACTCCCATCACTACCTGATAAGATTGTCAATTTTTCATCCACGGCAGAAGCTAGTGCTGCAAAGGCAGCCGCGGTTAGACATGTTTTATCTGCCAATTTATCAGGTTTAAGTGATTTAGAAAATACAGGTTCATATACACTTTCCACTAAGGATATGATATCCATCCATTCTTCTTCATTCTGAGATATGTCGAAAATTTTTTCTCCCCCACTTTCGTTCCATTCCCTGAATATTTTTTCCACTGATGCAGAAAAAGATTCTATTGAGGGAGGTCTTGCAATTGACAAGTTGTTTGATTTCTTTAAAATGGGGAACTGGTTCCCCAACACCGCATCTTCCTTAGAGAAATTCCCCTTGCTAGACGCTACGCGCCTAGTCGTACAGGAAAGAGTTAGCACCATGGTGTGTTTTGTTTTTACCCCTTCTATTGCTTTGTAGAGACTTGTATTACACCCAACCAATACATATATCGGACATGAGGTCATGAGCCACATGAACAAAAAAATTAATAGCGTCTCCCACTCTCTATCTAGGTCTAAACAACAAAAATGGACATTTTGGAAGACATCTACAAGAGCGCGATCACGCTCGTACTACAATCGCCCGAATTTGTGAATGATGTAAAACAGGAAGCTTCTCAGGTAGTTGAGGGGCTAATACCTTCAATTAGAGAAGCTGTCTTTAGACGGCTTCTAGAAGAAGAAAGGAAAAAACACGAAGACGAGGTGGGAGATGTGGAAGATAAAAGACAAGCAGTGATAGACAAGGCAAATACAATGATTACAACAATGGCGGCAGAGTACCTGGAATCTGTAGATATTTTAGAAGAGTTTGGGTTTTAAAAGTTAGATAAATGAACACTTTATTACACCATGGACCAGCTTACAGAAAATCCTTCTCTTTTAGCAGAGAGGCCTGTCTTTAGGCAGAAGGTTATAGATTTGTATAGGGAGGAAATACTACGTGATCTTATTAAAAAAATGACAGCTGACATGACTTCTGCCATTGAAGAAGAATGCACGGCCGCTGTTGCGGATGGATCTTTTTGGCGAGATATGCGATATGAAATGGTAGCTCATCAACATGACGTGACCTTTGCAGCAAAGAATATGGAAGGGTATGAAGAATTCGCGGCAGAGGTCAGGCGTGTGGAGGGGTAACTCGTGTTTGTACAAATCATTTTATTTTTCTGGTGCCATAATTGAATGTAAAAAAATAAGGATAATAATGATGTTCCTTTTATTATCTCTCATACTTTTTGTGTGTTTTGTGGGTGTGGTGGTTGGTGTGATTTTCATGTCACGACCAAATAAAACTACTACAACATCCAATAAAAAAACAAAGAAAGATAAAGAGAAGGAAAAAGAAGATGACACCGAAGGAGCTGTATTAGGGCGAAGGGAACCTGAAAATAGGCCGATCGGAAGAGACGAGGAAGGTGCTGTAGAAGACGGAAAAGAAGAGGAGGAAGTTTTTGAATTTGAACAACCGAGTGTAAATACTGGGTCCAATACAGGAGGTGGAGGAACAGGAACTGTGCCTGGAGAAGGTTTGTTACCTCCACCCCCTCCTACTCCTACTCCTACTCCTCCACCTACTCCTACTCCTACTCCTCCACCTCCCCCGACACGAACCCCATCTCCTTCTTCATCTCTTGGGGAAGATGATGATGATGATATAGACATAGACTTTGATGATAATGATATAGACGAATTTTTAGATAGTGGAGAAGAAATGGAAGAAGACGAAGAAGAGGAAGATTTGGACACACTCCTTTCAAGACTAGAAACAGGCATGAGCGGCGAAGAAGTAGATTTTGATGCATCATCTGCATATATTCAACCAGATCCTGTAGTTGTCAAAAACATAGAAAGGTCAGATTATACTCTGGACCCAATGGAGTCGTGGAAAGTTTTGAACAGATCTGAGGGAGATATTAGATTCTTCGTAGATCGAGGGATAACCAACAAGATTAAAGCCATGACGGAAGATCTGAAGGAACTGTAAGACGTTGGTATAAAAGGTGAGCGTGGATGTACCTGAGCCACATTAGACAAACACCTTTGGTTGAAGAAAGACGTGCTCTCACCTTCAAAATGTACCATCATAACAACAATAATCAGCACTCCTTTGTGAATTGCCAGTGCAGGCGAACTTCTTCCTCCATCAACTGTTCAAGCTGTTCCCGTGAAACTTTCAACTCAGTAAAGGCTATCCAGTACTTCAACAAAACTAGCAGAAATAATACTGCACATCATTTCAAGATGCCGGCTTCAAAGGATCGCAACTATTCTTCTTTCGAGTATGCTGAAACGGCAGTTGCTGCTCACAATATATCTCAGTGGTGATTTCTACGACTAAATAAAATATAACAAACTTTAATATCTGTTTTTTTCTCTCATGACCTTTGTACAACTTTCTTCAAAATGCACATGTGGGGGGTTTACGCCGCTATACTGGCGGGTTTGACATTGATACTCGTGGTTATATCTATAGTTGTAACCAACATAGAACTTAACAAGAAATTGGACAAGAAGGATAAAGACGCCTACCCTGTTGAATCTGAAATAATAAACTTGACCATTAACGGTGTTGCTAGAGGAAACCACTTTAACTTTGTAAACGGCACATTACAAACCAGGAACTATGGAAAGGTATATGTAGCTGGCCAAGGAACGTCCGATTCTGAACTGGTAAAAAAGAAAGGAGACATAATCCTCACATCTTTACTTGGAGACGGAGACCACACACTAAATGTAAACAAAGCCGAATCTAAAGAATTAGAATTGTATGCAAGAGTATACAATAATACAAAGAGGGATATAACAGTGGACTCTGTTTCACTGTCTCCAGGTCTAAATGCTACAGGAAGGGAATTTTCAGCTAACAAATTTGTATTATATTTCAAACCAACAGTTTTGAAGAAAAATAGGATCAACACACTTGTGTTTGGAGCAACGTTTGACGAAGACATCGATGATACAAATAGGCATTATCTGTTAAGTATGCGATTTTCTCCTGGCAATGATCTGTTTAAGGTTGGGGAAAAATAAACACATTTTTTAAAAATATACCTTTATTTTATTAACCAATTATTTACATTGTAGCTTGAAATTCATATATATACCTTTCATTGTTAGGGAAAGATTTATTGTAGTCAAACCCAGGTGTTTGCAAAAAGTCCATACCAACGGTTTCAGGGAGGGGGTAATAAGATTGCGCTAGACGACAAGTTGCCGTCCTGATCATAAGAATAGCCCCAGTAGTTCCTCCCAGAGCTTCTCTATTCCATCCTGTTGATAATAAAAACTCTATCAATTTTTCAAAAATCAAATCTAATAAGAAAGCGGACATATCATTCCTACTATTAGATGAAGCTCTCTGCGCCATAAACCGTTTGACGTATTTTAAAAATGAGAAATTAGTAGAGAATCTCATGAATTTATTCAACTCATCACATGAAGGAGTTTTTATCCTCACGACAGGGTTTCCAACTTCTGCTACTGTAATCGGGTCTGCGATTGTTGGGGTGATGTCTGGATCCGCTTGCAATACCAATAACTCTTCTTCAGTGGGAGGTACCATCAACCTCCCTACAGTTCCTCTATCAGCATAGAAACCTCTATCTTTTTCCCCGTGTATGGTTTCTGCTAATAAAAGCACAGACGTTGTTTCTCTTCGCGCCACATCAGCGTCTAATGTATCAACTGAGTAACTCATGCTTGCGTCTGGATACATTACCACGGCAATTTTTGAACGTGAATGAGTACCTATAGATTGGTCAGACGGCCTAATAAATCTGTACGATTTGCTTTCTCTTTCTCTAACAGCATTCACCCTCTCTGACCTCGCATTTGTACTGACATCTGTTCTACAGGAAACACTTTCTGGCATCAGTAAAGTAACTAAAAGGATATAATCTGTCTTATTGCTTACCACAAAAACACCCGATGTTCTTCCTCTAGTTGTTATTGAGTGCATTGTCATTACTTGTATACAATATTCGTTTTTTTTGTCCTCATTTGTCATCCCTATTCTATTTTCTATCATCACAGGGATTGTATCAGTTCCATAAGATCTTCCAATGTATGCTTCTCCGATTTCATTTCCTTCCCACATTATCTCTGCACGAGCATGGGTGATTGAATATTTTTGTATGATATTTACGGCATCTTTTCCGTCCGCTCCTTTAGGGCCATTTTTTCCCTTTCTTCCTCTACCTCCTTTCTCTCCTCTTGGTCCCACTGCTCCAGGAGGGCCCATGGGACCAGTATCTCCTGTACGCCCCATCGGCCCTTGAGGACCTGCTGGCCCTTGAGGACCTGTTGGTCCTTGGGGACCTAATTCCCCTTGTGCGCCAGGATAGCCAGGAACACCTCTCACCCCTCTAGGACCTCTAACCCCTTCCGTGCCAGGCTTACCAGGAGCACCAATAGGGCCTCGAATTCCTCGTAAACCTCTTGGACCTTTTTCCCCGTCTGCTCCAGCGATGCCTTGTTCTCCACGGTCTCCTTTATCACCCTTTTCTCCTCGATGTCCAATTTTCCCCATTCTTCCTTCCTTTCCTTGTATACCTCTAGGACCTCGAGGACCTTCTATGCCAGTGAGGCCTTGTATTCCTGTTCTTCCTTTTGTTCCTCGGGGACCTCGAGGTCCTTGCACGCCGTTACTTCCTTGAGGTCCTGAACGGCCACGAATACCTCTAGGACCTCTAGGGCCAGGTGCTCCCCTTTCTCCTCTAAGACCTTGAGGACCTTCTTCACCGGGTGGACCGTCTCTTCCTTGAGGGCCTGTTAGCCCTCTATCGCCTTTTTCTCCTCTAGATCCTTGTGCACCAGTTTCTCCTGTTCTTCCTTGAAAACCTCTTAATCCTCTAGGTCCTTTAGCGCCAGTTGTTCCATCTTGACCTCTAGGGCCTTCTATTCCGTCCTTGCCGGCTGGTCCCATTTCTCCGTCTCTTCCTGGTCGTCCCTGGATACCTTTTAATCCTCTTATTCCTTGAGGTCCAATAGGGCCAGCGGGACCAGGTGCACCATCTCTTCCTTCAGGTCCCTCTAGACCATCATTACCAGGTGCTCCTTTTTCTCCTCGAAGACCCCTAGGACCCATTATTCCATCCCTTCCTTGTCGCCCTGGAGGACCTGTTTCACCATCTTTTCCTGGCCGTCCCTTTAATCCTCTTTCTCCTTGCGGTCCTGGAGCTCCCGTAGCTCCTCTTAGTCCTTGGGGGCCCATAGGGCCTGTGGAACCATCCTCACCGTCCCTTCCTGGTCGTCCAGTTTCTCCTCTTTCTCCTCGTGGGCCTATAGGTCCAATTGCTCCTTGAGGACCCACGGAACCGTCCTTTCCATCTATCCCTGGCAGGCCAGCTAATCCTGTTTCTCCTTTAGGGCCTGCAGGACCTACAGGGCCAATTGCCCCATCCCTTCCTGTGCGCCCTATTAATCCTCTTTTTCCTTGAGGGCCAACAGAACCATCCACACCATCCCTTCCTGGAAGACCAGTTGCTCCTTGAGGGCCAGCAGGACCTATAGGACCAGTCTCTCCCCTTTCTCCTGGAGGACCCATAGGGCCAGTTGCCCCATCCTTTCCTGGGCGTCCATTTTCTCCCTTTTCTCCTTGAGGACCAATTGCTCCATCTCTTCCTGGCAGCCCAGCTAATCCTGTTTCTCCTTGAGGGCCAGCAGGACCTATAGGGCCAGTTGCTCCATCTCTTCCTGGGCGTCCATTTTCTCCTCTTTCTCCTGGAGGGCCAGCAGGGCCAACTGCTCCATCCTTTCCTGCGCGGCCTGTTGCTCCTCTTCTTCCTTGAGGACCCGTAGAACCGTCCACACCATTCTTTCCCATTGCACCAGTTTCTCCTCTAGGACCTATAGGGCCAGTTGCTCCATCTCTTCCTGGGCGTCCAGTTAATCCTGTTTCTCCTTGAGGGCCAGCAGGACCTATAGGGCCAGTTGCTCCATCTCTTCCTGGGCGTCCATTTTCTCCTTTTTCTCCTTGAGGGCCAGCAGGACCTATAGGGCCAGTTGCTCCATCTCTTCCTGGGCGTCCATTTTCTCCTTTTTCTCCTTGAGGGCCAGCAGGACCTATAGGGCCAGTTGCTCCATCTCTTCCTGGGCTGCCAGTTAATCCTGTTTCTCCTTGAGGGCCAGCAGGGCCAACTGAACCGTCCCTTCCTGCTGGTCCAGTTTCTCCTCTTTCTCCTGGAGGGCCAGCAGGGCCAACTGCCCCATCCTTTCCTGCGCGGCCTGTTGCTCCTCTTCTTCCTTGAGGACCCATAGAACCGTCCACGCCATTCTTTCCCATTGCACCAGTTTCTCCTCTAGGGCCTATAGGGCCAGTTGCTCCATCTCTTCCTGGGCGTCCATTTTCTCCTTTTTCTCCTTGAGGACCAGCAGGACCTATAGGGCCAGTTGCCCCATCTCTTCCTGGGCGTCCATTTTCTCCTCTTTCTCCTTGAGGGCCAGCAGGGCCAACTGAACCGTCCCTTCCTGCTGGTCCAGTTTCTCCTCTTTCTCCTGGAGGGCCCACAGAACCGTCCACACCATCCCTTCCTGGTATACCTGTTGCTCCTCTTTCTCCTGGAGGGCCTGCAGGGCCAACTGCCCCATCCTTTCCTGCGCGGCCTGTTGCTCCTCTTCTTCCTTGGGGGCCGATAGAACCATCCACACCATTCCTTCCTGGTAGACCAGTTGCTCCTCTTTCTCCTGGAGGGCCTGCAGGGCCAATTGCTCCATCTCTTCCTGGGAGGCCAGCTAGACCTGGTTCACCCCTAGGTCCAACGGGTCCTGTTTCTCCTCTTTTCCCTTGAGGGCCCTCAGAACCATCCACACCATCCTTTCCTGGTGGTCCAGTTTCGCCTGGTGGTCCTGGGAAGCCTCTTTCTCCTCTTTCTGCTGCAGTGCCGTCCCTTCCCGGTGGTCCAGTCTCTCCTCTTGGGCCTTGTATTCCTTGAGGCCCTATAGAACCGTCCTTACCAGCTTCTCCTTTTTCTCCTTGAGGGCCTGCAGGACCAACTGCACCATCCTTTCCTGCGCGTCCTGTTGCTCCTCTTCTTCCTTGAGGGCCTGCAGGGCCAACTGCTCCATCTCTTCCTGGGCGTCCAATTTCTCCTCTTTCTCCTTGAGGGCCCACAGAACCGTCCACGCCATCCCTTCCTGGTATACCTGTTGCTCCTCTTTCTCCTGGAGGGCCTGCAGGGCCAACTGCTCCATCTCTTCCTGCCGGTCCAATTGCTCCTCTTTCTCCTGGAGGGCCTGCAGGGCCAACTGCTCCATCTCTTCCTGGGCGTCCATTTTCTCCTCTTTCTCCTTGAGGGCCTGCAGGGCCAACTGCTCCATCCTTTCCTGCCGGTCCAATTGCTCCTCTTTCTCCTTGAGGGCCAACTGCTCCATCCTTTCCTGCCGGTCCAATTGCTCCTCTTTCTCCTTGAGGGCCAACTGCTCCATCTCTTCCTGGGCGTCCATTTTCTCCTCTTTCTCCTGGAGGGCCTTGAGGGCCAACTGCTCCATCCTTTCCTGCCGGTCCAATTGCTCCTCTTTCTCCTTGAGGGCCTGCAGGGCCAACTGCTCCATCCTTTCCTGCCGGTCCAATTGCTCCTCTTTCTCCTTGAGGGCCTGCAGGGCCAACTGCTCCTGCTGGACCAGTTTCTCCTCTTTCTCCTCTCGGGCCATGTAATTTCCTTACTTTTATTCCTTGATCCCCTTGTTCAGTCATTTCTTTCCACTTTCTTTTAAGTCTTATGTTTTTTGTTTCAAGCTCTTCCTCCCCTTCCTCCCTCTCCTCCCTTTCTTCCTCCTCATCTTCCCCTATACCAAATGTTCCATCCTTTAAATTTTCAAACAATTTGTACACCTTATCAGGCAAATCTTTTTCTAGTATTTTCTCGGTTTGTTCTTTAGAAAGTTTTACCACATTTTTTGTAACACTAAATGAGTTGCTTATAAAAGCAGCAATTAAAACAACACAAGTTATCACAACAAATATGTCTGTTACTCTTGATGTACTCCTAGGTTTATTAGAAGAGGAAGGTTGAAGAGAAGATGATGCCAGTGGAGGTTGTTGTTTGGAGAGCCTATTAGAGGGTGGAAGAAGGTATTGTTGCTGCATCACAGATTTGGCTCCAAACGCCCCTTGGTCAATGTACGCCAT